ACTGAGCTAGCTCGTCCGACCTCTGTTCGTCTTCCTTCAGCTCCTTCCATCTCTTGCCGAGCTCAGTCATAATCAACGACTTACCTTCTTCCCCGAGCTCTTCCTTGACTTGAGCACGCATTGCACTACAAAAGTAGATGTAGGCTGACTTGCGTCCCTTTGGAGAGTTAGTGTCCTTATCGCTTGTCTTTCTACCTTTCTTTGCAGGTGTTGTCTTGGCGAGCTCTTCGTCGCTCGGCGGCTGGTAATCCTTCTTCTCTTCATCGTACCTAGACTTGTCTTCTGCTGCCTCGGCCTCAAAGGCAAGAAGAGCTGCTTTGTCTGCTTTCTTGGTGCTTGCCTTGAGCTCGTTCCACATCTTTCCGAGCTCGGATGTCACCTCTGTCGCTTTGGCACCTTCACCGAGTCTTTCCTTGGCCTTTTCTCTGTTCTTTGAACAGAAGAAGATGTAAGCCGACCTTCCCCTCTTAGGGGCGTTCGGGTCCTTCAACTTCTTGTCGCTACTACGCTTGCAAGCCTTTTTCACTAAGGCCGAGAAAGCGTCTGCGTTGTCTTGATCGTTCCACTTGTCTACAAGTTCTTCCGACCCGTTGTCAGAGAGGAACTTGGAGACGAACTTGGCGATAGCACACTGAGTAAATGAGTCCATTTTGTTTCTATCTTTTCTCTACAGAGTTGTCCTAAAAAATCAAGTTTTTTTTGCCTAAAAAAGGCCAAAGCTAAAGGTTGGTGTTGGGTGCCTGAGTAAGAAACGACACCTTGTGGGTGTCGTTGTCTTTGTTACATACACATTCACAAAAGTTTTACTAACTAGACAAACAATTATTAATCGACTATAATAATTTGCACACTAGAAAATTTGTTACTTTTTATTGCAACCTCAAGTGCTTGAGAGGCAAGACGTTTTGGAACTCGTATTGTTAAGATTTGGTCTGTGTCGACTTGTTTGTCGACTTGTTTCTCGACTTGTTTCTCGACTTGTTTCTCGACTTGTTTCTCGACTTGTTTGTCGACTTGTTTGTCGACTTGTTTGTCGACTTGTTTCTCGACTTGTTTCTCGACTTGTGTTATTTTTGCTGAACACAAACTTGATTGTGGAGGTTGTGAAGAGGGAGGAGGAGGCTGTGAATGTGAAAAGGGAGGTGCAGGTTTTACAATAATTGGTTTTATTATACTCCTGTACTTATCAAGTCCTGTACGTCTCATAAATGACTCGATATTTTCATCTGGGTGCTTGTGTATACAAACCTTCGGTCCGTTGTTGACCAACTCGCCGTTTGACATTCTAACAAAACGACATCTGTGTTTAAACAAACAATCTGAAACCTTGAGTTCGTCAAGTGAATGCGCAAACCGACAATTACTGTGTTGGCATATTTCATTTTTGTCGACGCTGATACACATTCGAGACTTGACCAAGGAACTTGCAAGTTTTTCTTTATCAGCCAAAATGTCGTATACGTTAGTACGATGTCTTGACATATCGTCTTCATAACTTCTGTGACCCAAGATAATCTTGGATTGGGTTTTTTTTTCATCAGGCTTGATAAGCGAACATTTGGAAACAGGAAGAACTTTTGACGGAAAAACATTTGTCTCTGTTTTGAAAAGAGCCGTGAAACGATTAGTAGTCATCATTTGATTAATCTGATTCTTTTCTAGAAAGTTGTTTTAAAAAATCAATTTTCTTTAAGATAACTTACTTGAGTCTACTCTTGTTCATTACCGAAATAAAATTGAAAAAAATGAACAACTCTCTCAAAAAAAACAGAAATGATGTTCTCCGACTTGCGGTGTACTAATTGCAAATCAGTAAATCTAATCGAAGACTATGATATAACTTGTACTAACTGTGGTATTGTGGGTTGCGTTGAAAAAATACCTTGTTTGTTCTCATTGTCAGAGTTAGAAGAGTCTCTTGAGACAGAAAACGACAAAAAACACCGAGATATGGAAAACTTTGCGATCAAAGAAATCGAAAGAAATTTTGACTTGGCTGATTTGCTCGGAAATCTTATGTTCGTGCAAAAAAGGAGACGTGCGTCTAGAAAACAATGTGTTTTAATTAAAACAGAAAGACTTAAAATGACTCGTCGCGTTTGTATTTTTAGATATAAACCTTACTAATCAATACATATAATTTTCAAAAAAACAATACCTACAAGGTATTGTTTTAAAGAACAACAAATTTGTGATATAAAGATAATTAATTTTATAATATAATGCATACAACACTTCAGGATTCTGTTATTGGTTTCATAGATAATAAATATATATCCGATGCTAATCTAAATATAACAGGATGGTGTAAGTTAAAACAAACTAATGTAGTTAAACCAATTCGTGTTAAAACTGAAAATACTATTATTATGGACTGTGAAAATAAAGGTTTAAAAATTGTAAGACGTGATGATGTATCCAAATTTTATAATATAAAAACAGAAAATGATAATATGTACGGATGGGAAATTATATTACCTTTATCGTGTTTTCCATGTGAATTACAAATGGAAATAACAAGTGATCAATGGGTTCCTGTGTTTACGTTTGAAAACTTTCTTGAACTTAATTCATTTGTATCATCGTATATAGTTGTTGATAATTTTTACAAAAATCCAGATTCTGTAAGAGAGTTTGCTTTATCATGTAATTTTTATTATCACAATTCCCACAAAGGACAAAGAACTGAAACATGTTATCGATTTGATGAACTAAAAACACGATTTGAACAAATTATTGGGAAAAAAATTATAAATTGGGAAAAATATGAAACAAATGGTTGTTTTCAATATTGCGTTCAGGGAGATCAATTAGTCTATCATATTGATTCACAAGAATACGCAGGTGTATTATTTTTAACACCTGATGCACCAGTAAAAGCAGGTACATGTTTGCTTAGATCAATTCATACTAAAAAAATGATCGTTTCTTCAATTGAAGAACATAAAATTGTATTCCAAAATGGATTTTTTGACATAAACCAATTTGAAGTGGTTGATGTTATTGGAAATATATATAACAGACTTGTATTATTTAATTCTCAAAATATACATGCAGCAATGGAATATTTTGGAGATACAAAAGAAACAGGAAGATTATTTCAATTATTTTTCTTTGATTTAGATAACGATTCTTAATTTTAATCTGTATTGTTTTCAACGCACCATGCAGACGGGTCTTCATTTTTCATAAATGGTTGTTTCCAGAAATATGGAATTGTATGACTTGTATTTGGATATAAACTTTCATATATTTCTCTATAATACAATGATTCCTTATCATAAGGAATATTATGACTATATTTTTTAATTAATAAACTAAATTCTTCATCACTATATTTTGTATTCATATATTGTTTAATAATTTCATACCATGGTTTTTCGGAATTACTAACACCATCTGAAAAGGCAGTTTTTACTCTCCATAATAATTCAGGTGATAACATATGTTCAAAAGCTTTTCTAAATAAATATTTTTCAATCTTATTTTTATTAAATCTTTTATATGATGGTTTAATACTCATACAATATTTTACAAAATCCATATCTGAGAAAGGTACACGAGCTTCTAATCCAGCCCCCGCAATCGATTTATCTGATCTAAGTACATCAAAATATTGAATATTTTCCAACATTTTAAGATTTTCTGTATAAAATTCTTCGTCTTTTGAAGCATAAAAAAACCCTCTGTAACTTGCAAAAATTTCATCTGATACATCACCACAAAAAATTACTGTATCATCACTATTGTTTTTAATATATAGTGATATAAGATAATTACCAACTGATGCTCTGACAGATGTTGTATCATAACTTTCAATCTGTTTAATTGTTTTTTCAATTGCGTTTAAAAAATCGTCATTTGTTAATTCAATTGACGTATGATTTGTTTTTAAATATTCAGCCGCTATTTTTGCATAATGTAAATCAACTGAATTTTTTAGTCCAATTGAATAAGTATTTAATGTATAAGGTTCAAATCGACTTGCGACAATTGCTGAAACTGTCGTACTATCTAAACCACCAGATAATAAACAAGCCATTTTTCTATCAGACATTAATCTTTTATCAACAGCATTTGTAAAAAGTATTCTTATATTATTTATAATTTCTTCTTCATTATCATCGCAAAATGATTCATTTATAATAGTAAAAAATTTTGTAAACGTAAATGATTTTGATGACCAATAAGATGCTGGTGGAAATTGATTAATTACGTTTATATTAGGTTGTGCTTTTAATTCACTACAAAAACATAGTTCATTGGTTGATATGTTATAATATAATGATCTTATACCAAGATGATCACGTGCGACGTATAACACATCTTCATTAGAGTCATATAAACAAAATGCGAATTCACCGTCTAATAAACAGCATGTTTTATCAATTCCAAACTTTTTATATAAATGAATAATAATTTCACAATCACTGTTCGATTTATATTCGTTTTCTAGATTAAAATCTTCGATTAATTTTTTATAATTAAATATTTCACCATTACAAATTAAATATATTCCATTGTTAATAAATGGTTGCCCACTTTCAGGATTTAATCCATTAATCGCTAATCTATGAAATGAAAAAAATACTTTATTATTTATTCTTTTGTGAATAGTTTCATCAGGACCTCTGTGAACTATTTTATTAGAAAAATTGATCAGTTCTTTATCCGAATATTGTAATCCTAAATAAGCAAAAATACCACACATAATATTTTATTATAATATAATGATTTGTTTAAGTTACTTTATATTATAACCAATCATTTATATTTGTATATTGCATATATCTTTGCACAGCATTATTGGTAAAAGTTTAAAAAGTTCAGGAGACACCTTTTTGAAAGTACATAAGTCTGTTATATTTTTTACTTCTCCAACCATTGCAATATATCCTGAATCTTCTTCCATCCTTTCCATAACGTAATCATAATATTCTGGAAACATTTTTGTAAACCCTATCTTTTCAAAATTCTTTACAATACCAATCATACTTTCAATTTTATCAACACCTTTTATATTTCCAGATGCTTCTATTATTATTTTAGAAGAAGGGGTTATAAATTCTAATTTTAAAGCTTCGCATATACAACACATTAACATTCCATAAGATATACCTTTAATCTGTAGTATAAACGGAAATTTTTCTTTATCAAGAGAATATCTAGTAAACGAATTATAAAAATTTATTATATCACCATTATAACCTTCTTTATACTCAACACTTTTTTGTGGTATACTTTCTATATCATATATATATTTGTATGTTTGAATTTCTGTAGCATAAAATTGTATATGAACATACGCTAACCGATTTATTTTGATATTACATTCTGACTTCAGACTTTCAATATATTCAATAAAACTTTCATCATTTCCTATATATGAAAGTTTTGCACGACACTCTAATATTTTTCGACCTACATCCATTTTAATCCTAGATATTATAGATATCTGAAAATCGTCGTTTGCAAATATATGTGGTTTTGGTTGTATTTTTTCAAGTTCAAGTTGCATTATTAGTTCACTCATACTATCAGCTTTTTCAAATTTTTTTCTAGTAATACGATCAATCTTTTGATCCAATACATAATATTTTTGACTTAAAAAATATAAATCTTGTTCATATTCTGTAAGCATTAAATCTTCCGTGACTGGCCAACAAGGGTCTCCTTCTCTTCCTTCGCATTCTCTTATTGTATATATAGGTTTATCAGAATTATCACCGCAATGTGCGGATGAAACATAATCATTACCATAAAGAGTTGAAAGAGATGCTGTGTACTGAAATTTTCTTTCTTTTTCAATTAGTTCGCCTTCATCGACAATCACCTCTTTTTGAGGAAATATAATAAAAGATTGTTTGTTTGTTTTATATATGGCATATAATAATTCTCCTAAAGGTACATACACTGGCCATCCTAAATTAAGTTTTATTATAGGATAATCCAAATGATCTTCGATGTTTTTCATTGTAGGTCCTTCACACTCCAAAAATATTTGATGGCTTACATCTTTTGCTAAACTTCTCAAATTAAAACAATAAGGTTTTAAATCTTCAAAAGGTGAATCAGAATCAGCTTTGGCAAAAAACACTAATCTTTCTCTTGCTTCTGCTGAAGAAACGGCTGGTAAATCTAAACTTTCGTCTCTTTCTCCAGTTGTTTTGTAGCCTTCGACTGCTTCACCTCTTAAATAAGCTTTTATATCATAGAGTGCTTCTTCATGTAAATCAGTGCAACGTTTACTCATATTGAAGTCTGCTTTAATAGGAGTTGTTGATATTGGTTCAACGATATTTAACCATTTTATATTACGATCACGATTTATTTCTCTTGACAACTGTTCTTCTAATTGAAAACGTTCTTCTTCCTCATTTAGAATACATAAATTTTTATCAGCCAAATAAATATATTTTTTATGTTCTTTTAAAGAATCATCTTCATTAGCATCTCTGATCAAGTTATACTTTTGATGTATCCACCTAAGAAGATCATCATACTCGTATAATGTAGATCCATTCTCTTTATTATACTCTATTATTTCTTTAGTGAAAGGAAATTTTTGTTTGATCAGTTCACGTGCATAATTTATTCTAGAGATTTTAGTAAGTGTAGTAGGTTTATGTATTACGAGATTAAGAAGATCGCATACTTTTAAAGCCATAGCTTTTATAATTTTGGAACTCATTTTATTTTCATATTCATTTTTTACCCAAAAAGGTAAAATACATTTCTTCATTGATAGTTTACGCAAAAGTTCAAAGATGTCTTCTGTTGAATCAACTAGTGTAAAATATTTAAAATATATATCTACACATCCTACATTTTCTAAATCCGAATCAATATCTCCTTCAATGATGCATGAGATTATCAGTTTTGAATACATATAATTAGCAATAAATTCGTCAGAACTTATATCATCTATAAATAATTTATAATATTCATCATAAGAGACTATTGTATTTGAGGCAGGGGTATTAATATTCACTGAAAAACCTCTGTCTCGATATTTCATTATTCTGTTGATTATATTGTTGTCAAAATTTTGTAAAAGTTTTATATAGTCTTTTTCTAAGTGTCCAGATCTGCTTTTTATGTGATCTGGATATGTCGCTTTCACGCTCACTCCATCAAATAACACTTGTGAAAAGCTTAAATCAAAATTTGTTACTGCACTAATAATATCTTCTCTGTCTTTCACAATCATTACGCAAATCTTTGATTCTGCGCCAATATAACTACGAACACTATATTCAAGCTTCACTTTAATTTTTGTAATTCTCAAAAATAAATTGGCAATATGTGTTACAGAAACGTGTTCCTTATTATTTTCATAAAGTAAGTCCTTGTCTTTAAAAAAATTATATATTTCTCTAGCTCCATTAAAAGTAGAGTATATATAAGTAATATCTGATAATTTATCATCAAAATCGGCAAGGCAATTTAAAATATTTCCACCTGATACTACAGACCCTGTTTTTTGTAAAAGAGAACAAAAAAGTTTCATTTCACTATATCTACATCCGGTAAAATTTCTTAAGAAATTTTTTACGAATTGTGTATCTGATTCTCCAAGATCAAATAATTCTTTCATTTTAATTAAATACATTAATTAAATTAATTTAATTTGATTACAAAGTCGTATGTAAATTTATAATAAACTTATATATTGGAAGTAACATTTTTATCTTTGATCAATCCATACATATTTATGTATGGATTATAATAATAGTTTGCATATTTAATTCGAGATGTGAATCTCTAGTTTAAGTTCGTCTCGTATTTCTCGTAAAATAATAATAACATCTGTTAAAATAACATCATCAATATCATTAAGATGCCACCAATCTATAGTTATGTTCCTCAATGTATTAATTTTATAGGAGCCTAATCCTATTTTCCAGCTATATATAACAGCCGAGATGCGTGGTAAAATCCACTTCAACGACAATCTGTTATCACTATATAAATGATACAGTAAGGTTTCAACTTTTACTAAATGATTGTTGAAATCTGTCAAATTGGACAATCTCTCTAAACGATTAAAGCGACCATAATAGGCACAACTTGAACACACAGCTTCCTTAGAATTTTTATTTTTTCTTTGAAATGTGATTGTGTCTAAAGGCTGTTTACAAGATTCACACCTATCTTCGTCGTTCAAACCTTCCTTTGCTTTCTTAAAGCGGTAAGAAGGAGGCTTGAAATCAAACAAAATTGTTGGACGATGTGTTTGAAAAAAGAAATAGTCGTCCAAAGGCAAACCGTGCTTTGCTATGTCTGCCCAGGTTTTTCTTGGTGTGCAGAATGCAATACGACCATCTTCCGTAGTCATAAAAGACTTGCTGTCTTTAAAATTTCGTTCATCACAAGAGTTCATTGTTATCAATTTATTTCAAATTCTGTTTTTTTAGAAAAATTCAATTTTTATTTGACTAAACTTTTTGTGTTAAGAAACCTTATGGGTGTTGTTTCCTGATTATGGATACTGGACAGGAATATATTCTGAAATAGAACTCGATTAAAAATATATTTTGATGATTTATTCCAGATTCAGTATCGCAAATAAGTGGTTCCGCAAAAATCAAGTAACAATATTATTGAAAATGAAATACCATCAGTAAATAAAAAGATATTATAAGATTGAAGGTTGAAAAATGAATTGTTTATATCGAATAGATTTTACAAAATATAATCTATTCAACAAACTTTTCTTTAGAACTAGAATTCTAAAAAGGCGGAGGCGGAGGAGGAAAATAAAAAAGATAATCCAAAGGAAATTTTCTACGAATTTTTGAAATTATTTAGAAAACAAAAGAAAAAAGAAAAAGATTTTTCCTCCTCCTCCGACTTTTTGAAAAACGGAGGAAATCCGCAAAAAAAGTTCATTTTTCAAAATCTAGCTTTATATTTTCAATGGATATATATATATTTCTATTTTTCTTGGTAAAAGTCATTTTAATCAGAAAAAAGTGACTATTTTCAAACAATTTCAAACAATTTCAAACAATTTCAAACAATTTTATTTTATCAGATAAAAGTAGTGATTTATACAAAGAAAAAATGATTTTTCATTTAAAAACAAATGAATAAATGAAAAAGCAAATGGAAAAATGTAAATTTTGCAATAATATGTTTGGAAATACTCAAATGTTAAAACAACACCAGAAAAAAACAAAGTATTGTTTGAAAATACAAGAAGAGTTAGAAAAAGAAAAAACGAATGTTCAAAATAAAGAATTAATATGTCAATTTTGCGGTAAACAGTCAAAAACCAAATATCATTTAAATATTCATCAGACACAAACTAAATATTGTCTTAAAATACAAGCATCTCAAAATTCTCAAGACATTATATCATCTTTAATCACCTGTAAATTTTGTGATAAAAACTTTTCTTTAGGAAGTTTTAACAGACATAAATTGACATGTAAGAAAAAAAATCAATTTCTTATAGAAGAAATTGCCAAGTTAAAAGCTGAAAATGCGGAGAAGGAAATATATAAAGTACTTGCAGAACGTTCTCAAAATGCTATAGAAGAAATAGCTAAAAAACCAATGTATCAAAAAACCAGCAATCGAATTGTTCAAAACAATCTTATGATCTCAAATTTGACTCCAATGCAATTGATACAGCCTCATGTTGAAAGCGTTATAGCTTCAAATTATACAAGTAATGATTTTTACGGCGGACAAAAAGGTGCAGCACAAATGATATACAAACATTTTGTTGCAGATGATAATGGTAAATCTAAAATAATTTGCACAGATATTAAACAAGGTGCTTTCCATCACAAAAATTCAAATGGTGAACATATAGTTGATTATAACAATTCTCAGTTAATAAAAACAGTTCACGCTCCTCTAAAGAAAAAGGCGTGTGAGATTGCTGCAAAAGAATTAGTAAAGAATCCAGATATGATGAAAGAAATTAACAGGAATTCAACTTCTATAGCAGAGTTAACTTCAAAGCCTGGTGTTTTCAACACAGCAATGGCTGAAATGACGGGAAAAAATTCAGCTAAAGAATTGTTAATAGAAACGTCTGCTCGTGATTTGTCTATTACGGAAGAGTGGTTAATAGAAAATGCAAAGTTCTTAACAATAGAACATATATTAAGAGGACCAGAAGGGTATGCTGATTACGCTTTATCTTATCCTTTAAATGATCGGCTTATTGAAGAAGAATATTCAAATCCTACATTTATAAAGTATAAGAATAGATTAGGTGATATAATAACAGACTATGGTGGAAAGATGTTGACAAAGATGTTATTTGATTCAGTAAGAGAAAGGACATATGAGTTAATAGAATCGAATTACAATGTAAGATCTGAGTGTGGAAATATAGAAGATTCTATTTTTCAGGAAGAGTTTATAAGTATTGTGATGAGCAATATATAAATAAAGACTATAAATATTCTGAAAACAACATCTTTTTGATGTTGTTTTATATAGTAAATTTTTATACAACCATAGTAATTTTTACACATCTTTGCTATTGCGACGCATATAGTAGTTCAGTTGACGTTCAAGTGTTTCAATTTTCACTCTTTGAGATTCAATTTCAACCTCTTGCATCTTGATCTTTTTTTCTTGCTCTTGTTGTTTCTTGAACTCGGCAGAAAAACGATCGCATATTTCTCTTAGTTCTTTTTCTGAATAGTGATACCTTCGGGCAGCCTCTTCAAAACATTGAACGGCTTTTCCGGTATCTGGGTCTCCAACTAAACCAAAGTGTGTTAATATACCCATAGCAATCTTGGCATCACCGATACCGTATGCGTTACTAAAGTGCTTGTATGCAACTACCCAATTGTAACGAGACATATACAACTTACCCAAGTGGTAATGAATCATTGAATTATCATCAAATCGCAAACCTGGAGTAGCCAACAGCTCTTCAAAGATCTCGATGCTTCTGGTAGGATCTATAGACTCTAGCCATGTTGCTAACTTTATTTTGCAAATAAAATCTCCTAAAGAGGCACCTTTTTCCAGGAGGATACCTGTTTGCCAATAATCTTTGTCATCTATTTTCCAAAGAGCATTTATGATTTCTTCTAGAGCGTCTGACGAGGTCGACGTTTTTTCTTCCACTTGAAAACTGTGTGTAGTCATTTCTGTATTAAATCTTTAATTTTTTCTAAAAATTCAATTTTTTTAATTAAACATAACTTCTCGGCATAATGGACACTTAGAATCACGAGCAATAATTTTAACAATGCACGATTCACATGTAATATGTGAATTATGGCACGGCCACTCTAAAACGTCACCTTCTTGTAAACACACTACACATTCACCCTTTGAATGTAAGAGTTGAGGAATTGGATGAGCGATAGGTGACCACGCAAGACGAATGCATTCGTCCAATACACTTTCTTGCGTGGTGAATATTCTTTCTCCGTGTTCGTATCCTAAACAAGGAGAAATAATCATTCGTCCTGTTTGAGATTTCATTTCAATACGTATACATATAGTGTCTTCAAACGGAACAATATGAAACATTATTCTTTCAATTTTTTGATCGTTTAATTGACGTATCGGAGAGTCATATGGAAAAAGTACTTCAAAGTACGTATCTTCCAAATCGGCCGCAAAAAATTCAAAGCCTTCTTTTGGTAATCTTTTGACAAGAAATCTGTGTAAATTATCTGTAACCTCAAGACAATTGTGTTCCATTTTCTGCTATTTCTATTAATACTTACTTTAAAAAATCAATTTAATATGTTTAGTATAAAAGTTGTAACTCATCTATGCAAAAATAGGAATCCTACTTTTTACAAAAATATCTCGAATAGTAAGCTTGAGCTCGTGTTGCAACTTTCGCAAAATAGTAACAACCTCTAGTACATTTATAAGATTAAGATCATCAAGAGGCCAAGCATTAGATATTTTTCTCAATTTATACATTTCGTAAACGCCTATATCTATTTTCCAGTTGTTCATAACAAATCTGAGGGATGGAAAAATCCAAGACACAGATACTTCATAATCACTCGGGGCATAATCTAACATATAAAGCAACGCATTGATTTCTTCTAAATGATTATTTAATTTTTTTGACATCTCAGATATTTGTATTTTACTAGGATAAATACAACTTGAACATACTGCTTCTTTACAATCTTTATTTTTTCTTTGAAATGTGATTGTGTCAAAAGGCTTTTTACAAGATTCACATCTATCTTCGTTGTTCAAGCCTTCCTTTTCTTTCTTACATCGGTGAAAAGTAGGCTTAAAATCAAATGAAATTGTTGGACTATGTGTTTGAAAAAAGAAATAGTCGTCCAAAGGCAAACCGTGCTTTGCTATGTCTGCCCACGTTTTTCTTGCTGTACAGAATGCAATATGACCATCTTCCGTAGTCATAAAAGATTCACTGTCCTTAAAATTTCTTTCACTTTTCATTGTTATGGAGACTTATTTTACGATCTGTTTTTTAAAAAAAAAAATCAATTTTATGTGTTTGCGTATTATTCTATTAAATTATATGCACTAAGGTTTGATATATAATTAACATTTATATATTCTGTTTGAAGGTGTTTTGTTGGAACAAAAACAGAATTAGTTGTGAATATATATTTTTTTGGAACAATACATACTTTCAATTTGTTTGAAACAAAATGATAATGTTTGTTTGCATAGCAAGTTGTAGCTATTCCTCTTAGATTTACTAATTCAGGAATAAAAGATGGCAAATAACGTTCTAACTCTAAATCAATTCTAATTAATTCTAATTGCTTACAATGTTCAAGACCTTCTAAATTGATGTCATATACTTGAATATCTAGAATTTTTAGGTGTGGTAATTTTTCCCAATCTATTTGAATTAAGTGATTATGTTTGCACCTATTAAAATTTATTATTTCTAACGTCTCCGTATATGATTTCACAATTTTGTAAAGTTTGTTATATAAAATACAATTATTGAATACTACTTCTTTTGGCCAAGGTACATCTGATAACCATAATATAGGATTATCGATATTACATATTACGAGTTTTTCAAGAAAAAACTTGGTATGACGAAAATACTTGACAAAAGGTATAAAAATTTCCATATTCTTTATTTTGATGTATTTTAGATATCCAATCTTTTTTTTCATTTTTTTGAAAAACTTGCAGGTTTTTACTAACAAAATTCGTTCATTATCTGTAAATATTTGTCTCCACATATATATAATCAAATCATCTGAAAGATTGAGCATATTGTAACAATGAATGTTTAATTAATCTGTAATTTTCATTTTTATTTTACCATGTCTCGCTATACATTTCAGGTGCAGGTGTAGAACTTTCAAGAGTCGCACCCGCATACGAACCAACCGCTATAGGAACATAACCTTTCTTTCGACTTCCTTCCGGAATAATCATTGCTGGATCAACTCTTGTAAGTTTTCCAGGATCTTGAGTCCAAGAGCTTCGACGTGTTTGGTTTCTAAAATCGCTGGTCATTAAAAATTCAAAACGAGCTTGTAATTCGTCTAATTTTGACTGAGTAAAATCGGAAGGAAAGTCTACTGCAAGAGACGCAATTGCAGGTTGCTCGTTAAATTTAACAAGACCATATTCGACTGTAGTTCCATCTTCTAATACAACAGTCTTTATTCCACCAAAAGCAATAGGTGATACATACGCTTTAAGAATATCGTTTTTAAATGTAACTGGTTTTGATCCAGTATTATATTCAATATTTTTAAGAACTTCAGGTGGACCTGTTGGTACACACCAACGTCGATTAACAGTTTTCCCAGTACCATTTGTAATAGAGTCTTTAATATCATTAGTTTGTACATAATATCTACTTAAAGGTTTTCCTGTGTCAGGGCCAGTGATACAATATGCATTTCCATCTGCGGTAGGTACAACTTTTGCATCAATTTTCAAAACACTGTCGATTTCAGTAACTCCTACTTCAACAACTCGTTTTACTCCAATCTCAAATGGAAGAGTTCCCGAAACAGATGATATTTTTGGTAAAAGAGTTACTTTTTCGTTTGATAATTTCTTTTCTAATTTTTCTTTTATTGTTACATAATTTTTTTCAGTAAAAAAAGATGTATCAGAACCCCATACATTGCCTTCAGCAGGTAATTGAATTTCGGGAACTTTCCAAACCATTGATCCATCAGCGATGTCAAGTGTAAAAGCACATTTAATGTTTGGAATTTCACCACCAACAGATACATTTACCGCACCTGGAGGACCGGTAAACCCAAGTCCAGCACTAATGTCTGTAGTTGCATATTCGGGTGGAAGAGATTTATCTTCGGCCAACCTTACGTTACCCCAAGATTGAATCCTTCGTGCAAAAAATTGGGGTGGATAACAACAAACAGGTCCACTAAAATTTTCTGCATCTGCAAAAAAAGTCCATGATATTGGATCTTTTGCAATGTTAGCACTTGAAAAATCAAAAAAAGGCATTCCTATCCAACCTGCACCAAAAAGTTTACCATCGTCAGCGGATGGAAAGCAAACACCGTATGGAGGTAATAATAATGTGTCGCTCATAACAACTCTGCTCCAATATTTAAAAGGAAGAGCTGCTTCAAAAAACCCAAAACCACCAAGTGTATCACTTCGGTTGTTATATCGATGTGATGATGCGGCAACATGATATCTTACTCTTCCTAATGTTTCTGAAATAAAAACACCACCTTCTATTGATGCCCATGGCCAAGTTTTGCCATTTTTTTTTAGTGCGTCGTTTGCTTGAATCCACTGTCCGGAAGTGCCATAATGATCAGATGGCGAAATACTTGCAAATAATTTACCAATTAAAGAGTATCGCATTATTCCAAGCATTTGTTGTCCTTCGGCAACACTTGGAGTAAATTGTGAAGAAATTCTAAACCCATGCCCAGATACCATTGCTGTAAGGCATTGTGGTGTAAAATATAAAGTTATTGTACAATTTCCAAATACAGCATTCTCACTAGTTAAAACTTCGCAATAATCTCCTTTTTCAAACGTTTTGTAACCTTTTGGTTCATCATCTGGTCCTACATCAATAACTCCTCCTAACGTATTAAAACTCGAATTATTTGCATTAATATAGTAAAAAACAGTTCCATTTTTGTTAATTTGTAATTTTCCATTACTACTTGTGTTTTGAATTGCATAAGAATATCCTTTTAATACACATGCAACTGGTATCTTAAAACCATTTAAAGTTGAAGAAGTATTGGTATCGTATTTACCGTTATATGATAAATATTCTGAATTTAATTGTGAATTTCCCCCAAAAACGGCAATAAAACCTATGTTTGACAATGCATCCGGACCTTTTTGGCCAGTTGATCCTGTTGGACCAGTTGATCCAATTGAACCAGTTGGTCCAGTTGGACCAATTGATCCAATGAATGAAGACTTTGTATTTAAATTTAATACGTTAACAACACCAACAGTCATAGTTGGCGTAAGATTGCAATTTTTAATGCTAAAATACATTTATTAATTCAAAACATTAATAAATTTTTAATTATGATAAATCAAGAAAAATATAAAGTAATAACTGTTTCTCGTGTAGATGTACCTGACGATTGAATAATTTCACAATATTGTCCTTTATTAAAAATAAGATTTGTATCTTGATAACCAAAATTATCTTCCAGATCTTTGATGCTCATAATTGTTGAACCATTTTTTTTAATATCTAATCGAGTAGATGATGTAGCACTTTGTGTTGCAAACGAAAAAGAACGTAAATTAGCTGTTACCGGAAGATAAAAACGTGTTTTATATACTGTCGATGCAAGAGACATTTCCGAAATAGCAGAACCATTATATATCAAATATTGATTAGGACCAGTTATATTAGCACCAAAAACAACATTAAAACCCTTTGATAAGCCTATAACTCCTATAGTACCAGTAGGTCCAGTAGATCCAGTAGGTCCAGTAAATCCAGTAGGACCTGTAGGTCCAATACCACTTGATATTCTTAATTGTGAAGAATTTGAAATTAAATTAAATTGCGACGCGTTAATGTTTTCTGTTGTAATAGATGGTATAAATACTGCTTTATTTTGCACATTAGTAAAATGATTATCTGACGACATTTATTTACATAAAAGTATTTTAATTAATTAATTAATTAATTAATTAATTAATTTAAGAAAAATATAATATAACCTTTGTATCATTGATAATTTCGTTTTCAACTAATATATGACACGTTGAACCTTTTTCAAAAATATAAGGATTTATATTGACAAATCCAGAATTACTTAAAGAAGATATAGTTTTGATAATTTGATTACCATCTTTAATAATCTTTATTATGGCATTTGATTTTGGAGTTTCAATATTATAAGAGACGTACGTTAATAAACAATCTACTGGTAAAATAAAAATATTTTTATTAGTAATAATTGTATTAGTAGGCGAGTCTTTATTACCGTTGTAAATTAGATTTAATGATACATCGTTAACTTTTGCACCGAAAACGGCAACAAAACCTTGACATGATTCACCTGTATAACCTACAGGGCCTGTAAAACCTATAGAACCCTTAGGGCCAATAGTTCCATTATACCCTGTAGAACTTGAAAAATTATTATTAGCGACAGAAAATAAATTTAATTTACTAGTATTAATAAGTCCAACTGTATAACTAGAAAAGGTCGAACAGTACTCAATATTTGAAAAATTATTATTTGAGGACATTTATTTAATAGAGTCTTTTAAATTTTTATGATTTTACTTATTTTGTGCAAATGAAACAACTTTTGATTTTTTAATATAGCGATCATATGATTGAGAAGTAGGACTTATCCCTAATGAATTACCATCATAAATCGGTACTTCATTTATAACTATTTTATCGGATGATTCACCATCAGAATTTGGAGCTATTTTATCGGATGATTCACCATCAGAATTTGGAACTATTTTATCGGATGATTCACCATCAGAATTTGGAACTATTTTATGATTAGATTCTTGTATTATGTTTTTACATTTACATCTGTTATTTTCCCATTGATCATTTGATTCGGGTGTGTATTCAAATCGAGATGGTTTCCCAACATACATTCCATCACAGCTTTTCATATTTTTTCCTTTTTCCGTTGCAAGAAATTTAGTACATTCTTCTAAAAGTTTTGGATCACCGCTCTGCATATATGGATATCCTCTGCATTTTTTTCCTGGCGATACTTCAAAACGAAAATTATCAGTTTGACAATTTCCTATTTTTCCAAACTTGTATGTAAGCACAAAACTTAACGTTGCAAGAAGCGAAACCATTAAAAAAGAACCCAGGTGTAAATAAGAATTTTTAGATGTCACTAGTTTTTTGTTAAAAACAAACAACGTTATTGTTATAACAACAAAAATCAAGGAAAAGAAATAAAATTCTTTAACTGATAAGTACATTTTACTTATTAAAAAGATTTAGTTTTTCATTTAAAAAAATATGTTAATTTCAATTTATTATAAATTGAAATTGTAGTAGTAAATTGTCAATAAGATATAATTCTATTATCTACTTTCAAATTCACTAATAATTAATGTCAATGAAGAAATTTCTTCTTCTAATTTTGTAATTTTTTCTTCTGTTGCGATAATTTCTTTTACTAATTCATCTAGAAATTCATTATGTTGTGTTAAAAATATTTCTTTTTGATCTGGAGTTAATTCTTTTGAACGCTGTAGTTTGTTTTTTGTTTTTAGTTCTTTTTTATAAACGACTGAATTTACCTTTGATTGGTCTCTTAAAATTTTTAACATACCCTGATATTCACTCAAAATGAGATACCTATCTCTCAATATTGGATCAATATCAGTTATCTTCTTTAGCTTTCTTTTGACCAATACTGCTGGAATAAATTCACTCCCATAGACGTTATCTATTAATTCAAAATGACCAATACCAAATTGTGCAAGTTCAACCAGATTATCGCCAGATCCAATCAATCCTCTGGGTGAATCTGTTATAGCAAATTCACCATAACGATTTGCTGAATATATTTGTATACTTAAATTATATATTTCTGCTATTAGTGTAGCAGCATCATAAAATATCATTTGACCATCATCCATATTAAACATCTTATGTTCTGTATCTGCACCTAACCCAGCATTTTCTCTTAATTCTCTTAAAGTTAAATATGGATGCCCATTTCTATGTAAATAATCTAATATGGAAATCCAAAAACATTGCAAAGACATACCTTCAAGAGAGCCGGTATTGCTAATCGTTTTTACTTTACGTTGTAATTGAGGTGCTTGCGATAGTTCAATATCTTCTGGAAATTTCCATTGAGTTTGAAGTGTTTGTAGATTAAGATAATATCTTTTACCATATGTTCGACTAAAACGAACAACCCATGGGTCTGGAGGTATACGCATGTCTGGACTTCTTGGAGAATCCAAAAAATTAGATTTTTTAGGCATTTATATTTGGTAAATATTAAAAATTTTTAATATTTTCATCTATATGTCTTCAAAGACCTACTTATCATCTTCCTTGTGTCCAAAAAAATAAAGAAAGATTGGTTAAAAATTAGTTATGTAACCAATTTTTTTTAAATTTTTAAAACTTTATTTTATAAATTTAAATGTACACAACATTACTATTTCAAGAATCTCCAGAGATTGTTCTAATTATTATAATATTTTGTTTTATATCAGCTATTTATAAATGTTCTTTTTTGTTTTGTTTGTTATTAATAGTTTTCGTTATATTAATTATTTTTTATAGGTATAAACCACACAATAAAAGATACGAAAATAATGTTATTGTATCTCCAGCCGAAGGAGTTGTGTGTTATCTTAAACAAAAACAAAAATCAATTATTGTATCGATTTACTTAAATTTTTTAAACAATCACACTCAAATATATCCTGTCAACGGAATTGTTCTTAAACAAATATATGATAATACGGGTAAATTTGCCTTAGCAAATAATATAAAAAAAAGTAATTACAACGAAAAGAAAATACATATAATTCAAAATATGGATAAAAAAATTATAAAAATAACTCAGATAGCTGGTTTTTTTGTAAGAAGAATTGTTTCACCTGACAAAGTATGTAAAAAAGTATTGGCCGGTGAATATTTAGGAATGATAAAATTTGGATCAAGAGTTGATCTGGAATTTGAAGGAAATATAGAACAAATAAAAATTAAAAAGGATCAAAAAATAAATATTGGAGATATTATATACTCGTATTCTTAAAAAATAACCCTACAAAATATAAATTTATTAATTTTATAAATTTATATTATATAAATGGAAAACACTTACGATAATAATCAAGGTTGGAAAAAAAGTCTGAGCGAAAAAGGACAACCTTTTTATGAGAAAGAAAAAATCGATTATGACACTTTGGTTGTAAATAATGATTGGGAAAAAACTACAAATAAAATACTAAAAAATATAATAAAGCAAGGAGGAGACAGAATTGAAATTAACGACATAGAAAATAAAATATATCAAGATAACCTGTTGCATTTGCGTAATATCGACGCTAATTTGGAAGAGACTGCTAAAATTTTTTCAATCAAGAAATATCTGTTTAACCAAAAATTAAGAGGACGAATAACTGAAAAAGATATTTTAAATTTTTTACGTAAAAAAAGAGTAGAAGAATAGAAAATTGTTTTTAATTAGGATTTTGTATAGTTGGTATACAAAAATAAATTAGGCAAATGTACCTTGAGATCCTGTAAAAATATTAGTTATATTTGTTCCTTCATAAATCATATCTAATACTTGACTAAAAGAAATACTATTATAAAACATATAACTCATATCTTTTACTTTTCTTGTATCCCAATTATTTAATGGTTGATTAAAAGAACTTGCACCTCTAAACATAGAGTTCATATTTTCTACTTTTTCTGTAATCCAACTATTTAATGGTTTATTAAAAGCAATTGCTTCGTTAAACATATGTCTCATATCTTCTACATTACTTGTATTCCATTTATGTAAGTATTGATTAAATTTAATTGCTTTATAAAACATAGAATTCATATCTACTACTTTTGATGTTGTAAATTGAACTACCGATTCATTAAAAGAAATTGCACCTCTAAACATAGAATTCATATGTGTTACGTTACTTGTATTAAACAATAAAAAACCGTTAAAAAACCGTGCTCCATCAAACATATGACTCATATCTGTTACATTTCTTGTATCCCATTCCAAAAATTGATTAAATGAATCAGCAGATCTAAACATATGACTCATAGTTCTTACATTTCTTGTATCCCAATTTAAGTGTTGATTAAAATTTTTGGTAATTTCAAACATTCCATGCATATTTATTACATTACTCGTATTCCATTCTAATGGTTGATTAAAAGGACTTAAAAAAAAACAATATTCCATATTTATTACTCTGCATGTGTTCCAGTTAGTTATTCCATTTATAAATATATTTATGCCAGAAAATGACTTACTCATATTTGTCACATTTGATGTATCCCAATAGGTTAAGTCTACGTCTATATGTGATAAAAAAAAATTAAACAGATTACTTATGTCAGTGACTTTTCTAACATCCCAGTATTTTATATTATCAAAAGAACGAGTATTAACTTGATCAATGATTGTATTGTTATCAAATACAGGAATATTAGTCATTTCTCCAAGTAAAAATTGTCGTTCTAATGTATCTGTATCTGGAGTTATCAAGTTATTAAGCAAACACTTTGCAAAAATGTTTATATTAAGAGATGATTTTGATATATCAATTAAATCATGAACTCGGCTAGTATAACGATGTTCTGTAATGTATTGGTTTATATATTTTTTAATAGTATTGCACCATTCTAAATGTGATGAATGTGAATAACTATTAAATATACCAATGCTAATCAATACTCTAATAAATTGGGCTGTATTAAGAAAATCAAGTATTCTAACTTTAATAGGATTTGTAGTAATAATCTTATTAATTATATTAATAGAAAATGTTTTAGCAATATTAGATTGAACATCAGTATCAAATGTCAAATTTAATATTTTAATAATTATATCATCTGGAAGTGAAGACAAATCAAAACGTTGACTTCTTTCCATCTTTTATATATGTAAAAATATATTTAGTTTTAATTTAAATTTATATAGACATAGTTTTCATTGAAATTAAAACTAAATATAAAAATCTTCAAAAATGTATGAGTCTGGATTTGATATATTGCTTAAAATTATAGGTGCATCAGAAGATCAATTTGTAAAAGTTCCTGTATTTGGAAAAAAAATCGTAGATAATCTTGAAGAAGCTCAAAAATTTATTCTTGATATTAAAAAATTTGCTACTTTCAAAAAAGAAATAGTAACAATTGCAGATGACAATTTAGTTAATATGAAGATAGTTTTACCTGGCTTTTACCATTTGCCATCTTAGTCATTAATTGTATTCTGTCAGTTAAATCGTTGGTTTGTTTCCTTTGGTCACCTTGGAATTATTTTATGAAAAAGTTATTTATAGATTTGTGTCACTATAAATAACTTAATATTTTGAAATGTTTTACTCACAAGATAATCAGGATGCATATTTAGAAAATAATATTTTTAAAGGTTATAAAAATGGATTTTATGTAGATGTAGGTGCTCATGATGGCGTAAGTCTTAATAACACACTATATTTTGAGAAAAATAATAACTGGAGTGGAATTAATATTGAACCGATTAAAAAAGTGTTTGATAATTTAGTAATTAATAGACCAAATAATATTAATTTAAATTGCGCAGTTTGTAATAATGATGGAGAAACCAACTTTTTGTGTAATACAGGTTATACCGAAATGCTTTCAGGAATTAAAGACAATTTTGATATAAGACATTTATACAGAATACAAACTGAAAATATACAAATGGGTTCAACCACTGAAATAATTAAAGTAAATACTAAAAAATTAGAAACTATATTTGATGAAAACAATGTATCCCATATAAATTATTTGTCTATTGATGTTGAAGGCTCAGAATTTGAAGTAATTAAATCAATTAATTTTGATAAAGTATTTATTGATATTATTGGATTTGAAAATAATTATAATGATGTAAGTATTCCTATTATAGAATATTTAAATAATAAAGGGTTTATACTCATTCATAAGTCATCACTTGATATTTTTATGATAAATAAAATGTCTATTTTTTATAAATAATTATATCATAAAAATTGGCGTTTGAAATGAGAAAAGGTGTTAAAAGTTCCGAGGAGGACGAATATTTTTTATTTTCTCCTCTAAGTAAAGATTTATATCATCTGGAAGTGAAGACAAATCAAAACGTTGACTTCTTTCCATCTTTTATATATGTAAAAATATATTTAGTTTTAATTTAAATTTATATAGACATAGTTTTCATTAAATTTAATAGATATACCCATTCTTCCTTTTTCTTTTTAACTATATTATATAGTATTCTATCTCCTGATTCAACTGCATCTTCTTCATCTACAATATCTGGTTTTGTTAATATCATAAAATATACATTTACATTTTGTTGTTCTTTTGGAAGATGCCAGTGTGATTTATATCTAATTGCACGACCGACCAATTGTTCTAAACCAGAATCATTCCATGTTGGGTCTAATACAACTACATTTCTGACTCCTTTAAGATCAAGACCTTCTGTACCAGCACGAGTCAAAATCAAAACATTAAATTTGTCATTATTAAAATTATTTACAATAGATTGTCTATTAATAACAGGAATGTCACCTGAAAAAATATCAAAAGTAACACCATATTTATTTAATGCTTCTATAATAGGATTAATTCCAAAATCATACCAATTAGTAAAAATAATTGATTTTCCTGTTTTAAAAATAGGTATTGAAGCTTCTATTTTACTTGAATAATAATCTTTACCTGTTTTATTTACAGCACGTCTGTATCCGTGATAAAATTTTCTTGGATTTTTAAATTTAAGACCAAACAAATCTTCTCCGTTTACTAAGTCTGAATACCTTTTATAATAAGCATCACTCATTTGAATATCAACACGGTGATCTATACGTGTTGGATAATATTGCGGGTTTTCTTTGCATTCTACAACGTCTACTTTATTTCTTAATAAAGATCTAAAAGTATTAATATTTGATAGATCTATATGTTTTCCTAATATGTGATCTCTTCCTTGTTTGGCTGTACCAACAATAAATTTTCCATAGACTATATTTATAAGAGGAATAAAATCTTTCATAGAATTGACAAATGGAGTTGCTGTAAGAAGAAGGCGTTTATCTGCTTCAAAAGATGCTCTTACTAATTTGATAGATTTTGCACTTTCTGGATTTCTCATATTATGAACTTCATCTATCACAAGAAATTTATCTTTAAAAGAAATTGGATTTCCTGTTTTATATGTATTTAAAAATCCGTCAAAAGAGTAAAAATCATATTTTTTCCTATTTTTTACACCATATGTTTTCATTTCTTTTTTAAAATTTGACACAAGAGACGCTGGACCTACAAAAACGACACCTTTGTCTGGATATTTATCCAAATAACACTGTGTGCATGTAATAGCAGTTAATGTTTTTCCACATCCAGTTCCATGAACTACAATTAAACCATCATTATCTTCCATATATTCTACAACTTTAATTTGCAAATCTTGAAGTGTTAATTTTGATCTTGTGACACAATCAGATACAATGGTGTTAACACGTGTCCATTTTTTAAAATCGTCTGTATCTGGTTGAATGTCACGTATACGTGAACTTAAACTCGGAAGCTCTTTTTTGTATCCAGGTTTATTTTTACATCTGTGAGTAATTGGATCACGGTATTGGTGTGGTTTACAATCTACATATTTTTTACGAGTAGAAGATCCTTTTTTTGGACTTGTTGTAGGGGATCGAGTTCTTTTGTAATCAGGTTTATTTTTACATCTGTGAGTAATTGGATCACGGTATTGGTGTGGTTTACAATCTACATATTTTTTACGAGTAGAAGATCCTTTTTTTGGACTTGTTGTATGGGATCGAGTTCTTTTGTAATCAGGTTTATTTTTACATCTGTGAGTAATTGGATCACGGTATTGGTGTGGTTTACAATCTACATATTTTTTACCTGTATGCGAATTTTTTTTTGAACCTTTTTTGGGACTTGTTGTACGAGATCGAGTTCTTTTGTAATCAGGTTTGTTTTTACATCTGTGAGTAATTGGATCACGGTATTGGTGTGGTTTACAATCTACATATTTTTTACGAGTAGAAGATCCTTTTTTTGGACTTCTTGTAGGGGAACGAGTTCTTTTGTAATCAGGTTTATTTTTACATCTGTGAGTAATCGGATCACGATATTGATGTGGTTTACAATCAACATATTCTTTTTTTGTACCAAAACGTTGTTTAACAATTGGACTACGGCTATTAGCTTTTTTTCTAGCACCTAAAAATTTACCTTCAAGTTCCGTAATTCTTTTACCATCTTTATAGTAATATTTTTGACCATTTTCAGTTGTAATGTAATAAATATTCATTTACTTAATACATAGAAAAAAATATCAATATATTTAAAATTAAAATTTTAAATATTCACATACATAATTGTTGTTTTGTTATTGAACTGAGAGAATTTAAATTACACCAATGTTTTCTTATAACGTGTAAAGAGTTATTAAAAAAATAAGAATCTTTAGTAATAGATATTTCTATCTGTTCTTCTTTTCCTGAAACTTGACCCATTTTATTTATAAGTCAATTCTATAAATAAAAATATCATTTTTATGATTTAAGCATGTATTAAGTTTTTAAATTAAGTTGTAAAAAAGTGTCTTCTATTGTTAAATTGCAATTTTGAATATCTGTATCGGTTCCGTTAATTCCATAGATTTTAGCTTTAACAAGGTGTGGTACTGTTTTATAAACACAAAGTGTGTCAAAATGATCAATTAGAAAATGATCAATAGGTTGTTGAATTCCTAGTTTATCAACAAGTTCAAGAAGTTTTTGTGCTCCTTTTGGGCGTAATACATATCCATACGCACCTGCACCATATAATCGCATATTAGAAGAGAATTTCATTACACCATGATGCACAAATACGTCACCGTAAGATTCCCCGTATTCATCGTCATTAAATCCAAAATACAAAATATCCCATCTCAAATCATGCTTAATATTAGCATAAATATCATTCCATTTTTCCACAAAATTATCATCCAAAATGACATCGTCTTCAAATATAATTGAAATTTTATCTGTAAGAGAAGCTTCTTTCCAAATACGAAGATGGCTTAAAGCAGCACCTAAAATTCCAGCAAAATAATTATGAGTTAGATGTGGCCAACGTTTGCCAACAAATCCTTGTTTAACCTCAAATAATTTACTTGTTTTTTCGTCAATAACAAGTTTTTTTCCATCGGTAGCGTCAAATCTTTTATACTCTTTAAGACCAATTTCTTCTGCATGTTTAATAAACGCATCCCATCTATCTCTTCTACGTTCTAAATTAATAACTTGTATAGAGCAATCATCCAAAAAGTTTGGTTTTAAACAATTTTTTTTTGTTATAATAGATTCAATTACTGGAATCAGTTGCATTTCATTCAATATTTTTAATTTCTCTTTTTTAATAATATCAATCCTTTTTTCCCATTCATTTCCAGCAATTGCGTCATTAATAATTTGCAAACTCTTTTCACAGTTATCAGGGTCAATTAGTATATAAGCTCTTTCATCAATAAACATATTAATGTTTGGACATCCATAGTAAAAGCATAAACACTCTCCTAAAATAGCATCAACAATTTTTTCTGTAAAATAATTATTAACAGATGCGTTTTCACATGCAATAGTATATTTATACGGGAAAATACCATTATCTTTTTCGTAAGGAGGAAGTTCTCCTATATAATTTTTAAAACCAAATTTATTACTTCTTCCATAAAGATCAAATTGTAAACCATATGCTTCAAAACGAGTTAACAAATCAATACGTTTGATATGACCAGGTAAGCGGTATTCGCTTGAAGTAACAGTTGATAAGCATTTTGTTTTTTCAATTTGCATTGATAATAATTCTGTATAACTTTTGCTCAAATGCCATTCAAGACTGTTTCTTTGAGAATAATAATAAAAAAAATTGTCTGTTTGTGGAAATATCCATTCATTCGGAAAATATGTTTTCCTATTTTCTATTTCTTCCATAGAAAGTAATATTGATTTTTCAGGTTCCCAATATTCATCAGGTCTAGGAAAATTAATAATACAATACCAATCTGCTTTTTCTTTTTCTGTAAAAAATATATTATTCCAACTCTGATTTGGTTGACAAAATCTTTTACATATTTGAGTCCAAGATTTGTGATCAGTCCAATTAGTCATTAATTTAACACTTATTTTATTAGAAGTATCTTCGTATCCAAACAATTGTAACCATTCTTTAGCTCTTAATTTCCACGATTGATTTCTTGCCCATTCAATTCCTTTAGAACGAAAATTTTCTTTTAACGTCTCATTATTTGCAATTTCTACAATTTTGGTTTCAGCTTCTTCAAAATAATTAGCTGAATGAATAGAATTTTTTAACAATATTCCTCTGTCTCCTACAGTATCTTTTAAAGCTGCTAAATTTGACGTAATGCAAATACATCCAGCTGCCATAGATTCTAAAGCACTAATACAATATGTTTCAGCCCAATTAGTTGGATAATACCAAAAATCTGCTTTCATTTGATGTTCAACTAATTCATTGTTGTCACACCTCCCCATAAATTTTATGTATGGTATTGTTTTAATTAATTGAAGAAAATCTTTGTATTCTCCTTGAAAATCATCTTCACCCCGATATATCCATAATTCTGCATCAGGCAATTTTTCTTTAATTTTTGAAAAATTATCAACAAGTTGTTTTAAACCACGATTTGGATTAGAAGTATAAATAAACCGGTTTTTTACTCTTTCTACTTGTTTATTATAACGAGTAGTATCAATTGCATTACCAATTATATATATTTTAGATTCATCTAAATTATAATGCTGTATTACAAATTGTCTGTGCCAATCGGTTAAGACTACTATACCATCAATTTTATGTATAATATTTTGTAACAAGAATTTTCCTTCTTGTGGCATATATATTCCGTTCCAAGCAGGATGTGCGATTGTATCGTGAAGCCAAATATAAGTTTTAAGAGCTTTATTATCAAATTCCAAAAAATGAAAAATATATCTGCTGACAATCATAATGTCTATTATATTTTCTGACATAAATTTATTTAAATAATTTGAATTAAAATAAGACACATTGTTAACACAAGTATCATTTAAACTTGATCCAAATACATAAACATTATGAGTTTTAGAAAACTCTTCTGCTAAATTTTTTAAGGCAAATTCGGCACCATATACTCCGTTTAAATTTTTATTGAAATCAGGAGTATAACCTATACTAAAACAAATAATTGGTACAGGTTTCATATTTATGTGTAAAAAGTTTTTTTTTAAATATGAAACTAAAATATATTTTACTTATGCAAATGACAAGTGTGTTGATGAAAAATCAGAAACATATAAAAAAATTGTTGGACGAATATAATATCCGGAAAAATTAAATGTAAATTTTGACTTAATTTAGATTATCACGATTACATTTTGAAATCTAATGATAAAAATATTTCTCTATCACATGTACTAGTTAATAGTATAACTTAGATTTAGTCCTGCTAACAAATTAATAATAAAATATTAACTAAAAAAAAGATTGTGGTGAAAGATTTGTAACTGTAAAGAATATAGATTTTGTTAATGGCATTTTAAACTCGTTAATTACACCTGAAATTAAAGTTCAATATAAAAATTAGTATATAATTCGTGTATAAGTGGTGTATTATGTCCCATTTCTAATACAAAATTTTATGTTGATTTTTTGCAAGTATTGTGAAAATAAATTAGAATTTAAAAAATTATTAAAAACTAAGATGTGTTATAATTAAAAGCCGATTGATGATTTTTCTAGATTAGGTATTAAAAATATTATTGTCTAATGAAAAAATACGATGTATAATATTTCAAATTTTAGAAATAATTGTGAATTTATATCACATAATTGGGAAAAATATGGCATATAAAATTGTTTGACGCCGATATATTTTATATAACAGATTTGTTATTGACAAACTTTTTGAAATGGTGTTGTGTAAAATAAAAATATAATTATATTGATTTGTAATCACAAGTCTGTATCTCAAAAATATGATTAATTTAAAATAAATGTCTTGAAAACGGAAAATGTTTAACACAATGTCGGTGTAAATGTGATAAAATATGTATCTGTTGACATAATGGTTATTGTTCTTCTAAATGCTGTATTCCATCTAATTGTAGAAAGTATGAGGCAACCTAAATGGGTAAGCGAAATTCATAATGGAATGTGTATGAATTGTGCTTCACAAATGGGACCTATATTTGAATGTCCTGTTTATTTAGAAAATAAAAATATAATTATATTGAATTGTAATCACAAAATATGCAATGAATGTTGTTATAATTACAGAAAAGGTAATGATGACTATAATTATAAGTCTGTATGTCCATTATGTATCAATTGTGAGTATAAATAAGCAGAGAATATAATATTTTATTTAAATTTGTTTGTATGTTTAGCAATAGTATTTTCTTGCTCAGTGTCAAAAAAAAACTGTCCATCAGTAAATTCAATGTCATTATAGTACATTATAAATGATATGCCACAGTCTTCCATTATATATGGATAACTCTGAGTAAATATATCATAACTAAGAACATCAAAGTTTATTTTTTCCATATGATTAATAACAATATCACAAGCTTTATTTGATAAATAAAAAATAACACCAGCTGCACCAAATAGATCAGGACGAGTTACGTATTTAAAAAGAGATGACATATTCATATTTGTCATACCGTGTTGACTATTTAAAAAATCTTCTTGATGATTAATATAGTAATCTATCATAAATGTGTCAGTTCTTATATTTTTTAAAGTATTTTTATCAATACATTTATAATTTCTAAAAAAATATGATTGACCCCAGTAATCAAATTTTTCATATTTAGTAAACATAGTTAAATTATTTTCATTAAAAATTAAGTCATCACCACATCTTAAAATACCTTCTTTAATATTAAAGAGACATTTTACTGATTTAATAGCTAATGCTAACTTTTTTAGTAGGTGTAAGTATGAGTCTTCACATTTTATATACAACATATTACCATCTAAAATATAATTTTCTTTTAAAAATAAATCACCAATTACGTATATTACTTCCCAATTATTATAATTTGTTTTACTTAAAGAAAATTCTTTTAGTCTTGTATTTTTATGTTTTTGACAAGATAATATTAATATAATACCATCAACATCTTTTTTAGAAATACATACATCTAGTATATTTTCTGTTGAAATCATTTTGTTTTATAACTTATATATCTCTTTAGATTTATTAGTTATTTTATCTATGAAATCGGCGTTCTAGTTCTATATTTAATGCACGCATAAGTTCATCTATTGCATCACGTTGTTCTTGAGTTAGTGGTGCTTCCCATTGAGTTTGTCCGGATAGCTCATTATAATAATATGTGTCACCATTACGACGACTATTACGTCTTGACCAATTTGGTTCAAGACCAAATGAACGTGATATACTATTGTATGGCGATGGATTGTATAGATTTGTTGGATCGAGTAAAATACTATCATCATTTCTAGGTGTAATTGGATCTTCATATTCGTTAGCTATTGCGGTTGAATAAAATTGTGAACGTTGAGGTGAACGTTGAGGTGAACTATAGCTTGAATACATGTTTTAAATTTATTATACGTAAAGATAATAAATCATAAATAATAAATTTGCAAAATATAGGTAATGTATTTGTTCTTGATTGTTTGGCTTAATTTACATTTTTTTATCAATATATACTAATATTTTAAATGCTTGTAATTGACATAATACATCAGCCAAATCATCTCTTTTTCTAGCAGATGTTAAATTAGAAATAGTATCAAAATCTTTTCTTTCTTTTAGTATAGACATAGCTTTTTCGACACTCCATTTTTTTCTAGCAGGTTTGTCAATACTAGTGTATTTTACATTTCCTTTTTTCATTATTGTTTGAATCTTTTTTGCTCCTAAAATTTGTGTTTTATGATAAGCTGGGAATTCTATAATTTCTTTAAATCTTCCATATTTAAAAGAAAAATAAGACCAACAATGCTGTCCTAATTTTAAAGCCATAGTGTTATGTCTTTTCCCAAAAGACATTTGTTTTTCAATAACAAATGCATCGCATTGATCCCAATATCCGACATATTCATCTAATAAGTCTGTCATATTATGATATGTTTCTGGATCTAGATAAGAACCTTTTTTACATCCTTCTGTAAGATCGCTGTTTTGAAAAAGAATACTTTTACCATTCATACAAACATCATTTACAATTTTAGAAAAACCAGGTGTTGTTGTTCCATCATCATTGTATCTTTTAATATTTGGAATATAAGGCAATTTTATTAATTCTGATTTATCAAATTCCTCAATGTAAAAAGCAAAATTTTTTTTACCTATATCAAAACTTGCAACCCATACAATACTATTATCATTCATTATTTAATAAAGACTAAATGTGTTTTAGATTAAAACTACGCTTCTGTTTCTGTTTCTTTAAGTATATATCCATTTAATCTGGCATTAATGAGCTGTAGTAAAGTATCCATATCACAACAAAATTTAGTATCTTCTATGTATGTAAATTTAAGATTTATAAGTCCATTTGTTGCAAGTTGAAGGTCTGAGAGTAAATGACCAAATAATACATGTTCAGTATTTTTTTCAGATCTTTCATAAGTTATTAACAGCTCAAAAGCTCTTGAGATTGTTTCTTGACAAAAATTTAAAACATTACCTCGATTATCTTGGTAAATAAAAGTTCTTACTATTGAAGTGCTAAGACCATTAGGTTGAGTGTACATATGTCTTGTATTAACTTTTTCACCTTTTTTAATCTTTCCAATAAATTTTAATTTGCTTATAATTTCTTGATTGCTTTCCATTTTATTAACACTATTTCCGATATCTTTAAACGCTTTGAACGCAACATTTGCTAAATGCAAATACATAAACTTTATTAAATTATGTATATTAAATTTAAATTAATCTACACATATATTTTATAATTATCTTTTGAAAATAATATTAAGAGTCTTCTAATTTAAGCAAACTTGTAAAACAAGGAGGAGATGTAATGAAATCAAGAAGGAGCTGTAATTATATCTTATATAATATGTGGTTTGTTTGTCTTCATAGGATTATCACTTAATTTATATTATTAACTCTTTTTATAAGTTAAGTTCATAGAAAATAACTTTTTTTGGATTCATAAAATATTTACATTATATTAAATACAAAACAATGAATACAAAATGTAATACCAATATTGTTTTTCAAGAAAAAGAGTATAACATAGAAAGTGCAGTGTCTTTTTATCAAAATTTGGTTAGATGTGACAGAATTGTTACTATGATTGGAGAGTTACATAATAAACCTTTTAAATGTAATTCACCACCTCAATCAACTATAACTATATCTGAATATTGCACAAAAGCAGTTAAACGTAATCCCAGATGTCGTGTAATTTTAGAATATTACAAAGATACCGGAGATGGAAATGGAGAAACAAAAAGTGATAATCCTATGAAAATGAATTCACATAGTATTAAAGAAACCTTTGAGTCTATACAAAAAATAGGAAAAGAACATCAAATAATTCCGTTAGATTACAGACCTACTTTTTTAACTCGTGCTGGTCAAGATGACTTATATGGAACTAGGTGGTGGAATGAAAAAGAAAAAAGTAAGAATATTCACAAGCAAATTCGAAAAGCTTTTGTTGACCCATTTACAAAAGCGGCAGATAAATTTGGGCTAAAACATCCAAATCAATACTCTCCAAAAGTTAAAAATTTTATGGATTCTTATTTTGAAAATATGCTTAATGATTTTGAAAAAATAAATCAGTGTCTTCTTACTCAAGAAAAAAATATAGATTCTATTCGTCAACAACTTTTTGATGCTTGGAAACTCGTTGCTGATTATTTTATTATTAAAAAAATTTTAAAAGACGAACCTGAAATTGATGAATATATATTAATATTAGGACAAGCACATTTATTAAACATACAAAGTGTGTTTAATGATAAACATTTTTCTTCTTTAATAACAGAACTTGTAAATCCTCAAAAAGGAAGAAAAGGAAAATGCATTCAGATAAAATTATTCAAAACAATTAGGTTTAATTCTGATGTTTAATTCCGAGAATTAATCCTTTATTTATTAGAAATCGCTTAAATGTTTGATTTATTATTAAAATATTATCAATCGAATTTTGAGATTTTAATCTATAATATAAATTAAGAAAAACAATACTTAAATCTATCATATCGTTTCGATTACGCAGGAGTTTTTTATTTTGACTTGAAATATTTAATATAAGAGTATATATATACAAACTTATTTTTTTTGTAAATGGGTTGGATCCTAATTTTTTACTAATTTCAGTAATAAAAATATTAAGCAAATCATTGGTAGAATAAATATCCTTAGTTTCTGTAAGAAAATATTCATCCATATCTTTTTGATATCCCGATACCATCATAATAGACATACCTGTATATTTGTTTAAAAAATGTACAATTTTTGCAATTTGTTCAAAACACATAACATTTGAGTTAATTTCATCTACAAAAATAATATTCTCCAACCCTTTCATAAGAACACCTACGGATTTTATATCAGTTTGCTCAATCATATCTTTCGGAGAAGTAATTATTACGTCTCCCCCTAATAAGACTCCAATGTTTTGAAAAACATATGCATATCTTTTTGCAAGTTCGATTTTTTGAGTACCTGAAAAAACTATATTCACAAATGTATTTATAAACGGTTGGGGTCCTTTACTCAAAATAAAAATTTGAGTACACAGTTGTTGTCTAATACTTTTTAGATTTATTGAAACAATACCCATTTTTTCATCTGTAATAGCTCTTGTTAATTTTTTTCTAATAAGTATTATTTTATTTTCCGAATCATTAAATTCGTCATATGTTTCTCTCGCAAGTTTACTCAATGTTTTTGCTTTTGTAATAAACGCAGTATTAATAATTGGGGATGCAGATATACTATGACTTTGCATAGTTTTATATTTTTTTTCCTTTTCCTTGTAAAGTTTTTTAAGAGAATTTCCAATCTGTATACAAAAATCATCCGTATTAACTAATTTTAAAAGATCTTCCGGACCAAAATCATTGTCTGTTTCTGTGTTATTATCATCTGTCAAATTAATTTTAATATCAGAATCAATGTTTGAATCTACAAAATTAAAAATTAATTCAGTTTTACTATCTGATGCTGGGGTAGGTGTAAGTGTATCAAATTTTTTTTTTGGAGGAGAACCCGGTGGAGTACCTGGTTCATATTCGTACATATTTAAAATAGTTTCAATATTATCTTTTTCAAACGCTTGTTTTATCGCATTTTGATAAATATTACCATCACCGCCCCATTTTTCCCAAAGTATGTCACAAAGTTCTAAAGAATTTTTGGAACTAAAACGATTTAAATTATGAATTTTTTGAACGTAAGGTGACCGGTTGTTATGTTCTAAAGCTAAATCTTTTAACGTTTTCATCTTTTTCAAATTATATAAATCTTGCTTTGATTTAAAATCAAGACCGTTAAAATGATATAGTAAAGACATTTAGTTTATATAAATATTTGTATTTTTTATATAATAAATATGAGCGTATTATAATACAAATACCATATTTATTATATTATATATTTCAAAGTAGTTTATACATTTATAAACATTATAAAAATGAGTTGTTTATTTAATAGCTTGAGCTATTTTATCAATGATGATAGCTTCAAAATAAGACAAACAATATGTGATTATTTAGAGCAAAATAAGCAAATTATAGATGGAGTTGAAACAAAAGAAATTTTAATATATGAGAATACTAATTACGTTCAACATATGAGAAATATATGCACATGGGGAGGTGCGGTTGAAATACAATGTGCGTGTAATATCTGGAATTTAAGAATATTTGTATTAAATAATAGAGATCCTGGAAATAGATTAATTGAATTTATACCATTATCTGGACAATATGAAAAAACTATATATTTAGATTGGACTGGTGGTCATTATGAACCTAATACACAAATTTGTAAATCATAAAGTTGTCTTGATTATATCCAAATAATAATTTGCAACTACAATTTTACAAATCAAATTCATTTTTTAATAAAAAGCTTAATCGTATCATCATATTTTCAATCATATGTAATACTTTTTCTTTTGCATTTTGACGTCCATATTGAGAATATCTAGAATATGCAAGAAATTTTTTAATTTCAAAATGCAAAGTAGGAAAAGGATGATCGTTACTATCTATAACACACATAATCATAGATTGCAATGGTTTTGAATCGTTTGCGTATTGTCGTAACCATCTAATAATATCGCTATTGGTTGTAGTAATTGTGCTACAAACATAATCTTGATCTATCAACATACATTCATTTAGACATATTTCATTCATAAAATAAGTAGCTTCTTCCTTTTGATATGAAAGCCAGTCTAAAGAATTTTGTATATTCTCTGCTCTTTGTTTTGAAGTGAGATAATCAACTTTTGAAAATGAAGTATAAATAAGATTTTTTGTACACATTCTTATTTATTGAAAAAATAATTTTTTTTAAAATAAGAATTGTGTGTGTATATAGAATAATTTATAAAATTTTACACAAAATTACAAGTCTTATCAATAAGAAACGACACCTTGTGGGTGTCGTTTGTGTCGAGTAAAACCTGCAAAAATCAAAAAAAGTGTCAAAATTACTTAACTATATCAATTTGAATATGCGTATTTCCACTTTTCATCGCAATTTCGAGAGCTTGACAAGCTAGTTCTTTCGGAACTCTAATCACTAACATTTGATTTGTTGATGCATCAATAAATGTCTTACTTGAAGGTGGTTCAATCTTGTTTGAGCTGTGTGTAACTAGTTCTTTAGAGCTATCCGTATTTGAGCAGTGTGTTACTATTTCTTTAGAGCTATCCGTATTTGAGCAGTGTGTTACTATTTCTTTAGAGCTATCCGTATTTGATAGAGACACTTTATTTGTACACTTATACCTATCAAGTCCAGTGCGACGCATAAAAGTATTGGTGTTTTCGTGTGGATGCTTGTGTAAACAAACTTTTTCGCCGTTGTTGATCAACTCACCGTTTGACATTCTAACAAAACGACACTTTTGTTCAAACAAACAATCGGAAATCCTGAGATCGTCAAGAGAGTGAGCAAATCGACAATTATCCCCATTTTGGCATTTTTCATTTTTGTCGACACTGATACACATTCGAGACTTGACCAAAGATACTGCAAGTTTTTCTGCGTTTGCACTATGACTTGACATATCTTTTTGCTTGTAATAAGGATATTTTTCACGAAGCTCGTCTTCATAGCTTCTGTGACCCAAGATAATCTTGGTTTGTGTCTTTTTTCCTGAAGAACGATGAATAACTTCAGTCTTGAAGTCTGATTCAAGATCAGACTTATACGGGTGTTTTGAACAGAGTTTCTTTTCTTTTCCAAGAGATGGAAAAGCGTTTTCGTAAGATGATTTGGAAGAGACAGTTGTCTCATCCTTAAAGAGAGCAGCGAATTGATTACCAGTTGTCATTTCAATATTCTGATTCTTTTCCAGAAAGTTGAGATAAAAAATCAATTTTAAATTGGATGTAAGATATGAGTGATTTATTTTATCTCGCTAAAAGTATTGATCTAACTTATTATGTTAAAAATATGTGTCAACTGATGAAAGTAGAAAGATAGAAATATTATTTATTGGGCAAATTTACTACAAAATTGTTATTTAATATAAATTAAATACACTAACATTATATTTTGATCATATTAATTTATAGTAAAAGTTTATTATTTTCAAATTGTAGGAACTAGAAACGATTTATCTTAATAAATGACTAAATTTTAAAATACCTGGGTATGAAGGTTTATTATCTATGTAAGGAACTGGAGGCCATGAATTAAAAAATGGTTGGGGTATTGTTTTCATATTTATGCAATGCATATAAGAATTAGGATCTTTATGATCTCTTTTCTTCAATCCAGTCTCAGCTATTTGTTTAAAATCGAGTTTATTTTCGAGGAACAATCGATATGTATCTGCATGTTCACTACCTGTATAAATGATAATGTTTGTTGCTTTTGCAGGCTGGTCAGTTGCACCAACATAACCTTTCTCTTCCATTTGTGTGAGATCAAAATTTTTGAACAATCTGCACAGAAGATAGACATCTGCAACTAAACTATTGACACTAATCAAGGAATTATTAATACTATTAAAAGACTTTTCAAATTCTTGACTTGTTGGTCTATCTTCACCTTCACTTATAAACTTTAAAACAGTTTCAGTATTTTCTCTCCATAATAACTTATTTTCATCCATAAATTTTTTATTTTCATCCGCAATAAATTCTTCAATTGCAATTCTGACGCTATTATTGTGATCAAACCGTCCAATTTCTTTTTCTACATATGTATTTTCTTTAGTCTGAGATATTAAAAATTGTAAGATAATATTATCATCAGAGTCACCAAGGTGTTCAAGCATTTTGATAAAATCTAAATTTTCTTTTAAAAGTTTTTTGACTAGATTAGCAAAGGAATATTCATCTTTATTTGTATCAATTATTTTTCTAATATTCTGAATTTCAACTTTGAAATAATTTATAATATTACTTCCTTTAACAGAACTATCTTTATCATTATATCTTGAGTCAAAATAGTGAATTCTTGCTAGCCTACATTTTTTATCTGATCTTGTTATATAATTAATACACTCTTTAAAATTATCAAAAAGTTTAGAGAGAGCAAAATTTTTCTTATCACCAGCATAAGGATCAAAATCGTCATGATACCCTTTTGATTTTATTTCGGTTGCTGGAAATTCAAATAAAAAATCTATAAAACAATCGGTAGTACGACTTAGTTCCTTAAGAAAATATTGAATTGACATTATTTTAGATCCAGGAACATCATCCATTTTTATATTTTTCTTTCCAAACTTGAAACAATCTATCTTATCCGAATGATGCTCACCAAATATATATATTATCTTTTCGTGTTTTTCACTCCAGTGAACAGTAAGATTCATTGGACTACCTATGTATTCGGGTTGAGGTTTTTGAACATCCGAAGAAAAATGATTGTATATAAGATTCATTAAGACATTTTTACCTTTTCCACTATTTTTATGTTCAGTAGATATTTTCATAAACTCTTTTCCTATTTCTTTATTTTTATTAAGAATATTTGTATTATAAGTATTAGTAAGTTGAGTACAAATTTTTTCCATTTATTATATTATAATTTATATTATAATTTATTTAGAAAAGTATCAAGTTGATTATTATAAATTTTAGTATTTTTATTTCAGAAAAATAATATAATGTTTTGAAAAAAATTGAATTATAAACAAAAGTATTAAAATAAATTTTAATCAAATGAATTTTTATCAAATGGAAGCATTTATCTTAGATTATGCTAAAAATAACAAAGATAATGTGTTAAATAACTGTATAGACAAAGAAACAATATTAACACTTACAAAACAAAAAGATCCAGATTCACAATATTTGCTTGGTTTAATATATGATCACGGCGTTGGTGTTGAAAAAGATGAAAATATGGCATATCAATTGTACTTGGAAGCCACAAAAAAAGGTCATTCAGCTGCCCAACGAATTATGGGTATTAAGCGTATTGAAAAAGAACAAATTGGAGCAACAAATATGTTGAATAATAATGAAGAAATACCTAGATATAATATGTTTTCGGTAAAAAAACTAAAAACTAATTAATAGTTAAAAAGGTTAGAATATTTCAAAACAACACTAAAACTGTTTTGTTTTATCTTTCATTTTGTCGTTGACATAAACACAAGTTATGTTAATTACTTCAAATAAAGCTGATAGTTGTTTTGTCTTTTTGAAAATAACTCTGTATTGAATATTTATTAGTATTTGTATACTAAATCAATACAGAACTTGTTAAAGACAATTAGTATATTTATTATAAAATAAATTAAAGACAAGTATTTTTTTATAAAATGGAAAATAATACTATATATGTTAACTCTTGATTATTGGTGGTATATTATAAACAATAAATTTAATACATACGTTAACAATTCTTTAGAAACTGTATAAATTTGTACTGCAACAGAGTTGTCCTAAATCAACTTTTTGACTAAAAAGTCAAAGATTAGTGTTGGGAGCCTGAGTAAGAAACGACACCTTGTGGGTGTCGTTCTCGTAAAGTCTTCTTGTGTCGATTACCTGTAGATATCAAAAGTTCGTCTTGCTACCTATCAACTCACCACTACTCTTATACTTACAAGTCACAAGTATTTCTACTCTACTACAGCTGAGTCACTCCACTCCTTTTGTTCGTCTTTTGTTAGCTCTTTCCAGAGACGAGCCAACTCACGAGTGATATCCTGTCCCTTCATCTTTGGGTTTTCACTCTTGACTCCATCTCTGTTGTAGCTACAGAAGTACGAATATCCAGTCTTTTTCTTAGGAGACGTCTTGACTTCTTCAGTCTTCTTGCCCTTGTCGTTAGTCGACTCGTCTTCTGAGTCTGCCGGCTTTTCTAAGCGTTGTTTCTTGTCGGTCTTGCTCTTCTTGGGTCTTGTCTTATCATCGGAAACGTTCTCTTTTTCATCTTGGTAACGAACCTTGTCGTCTTCTGCCATCTTTGTGTACTCGGCTAGCTCGTCCGATCTTTGTTCGTCTTCCTTCAGATCCTTCCATCTCTTGCCGAGCTCGGTCATAATCAACGACTTACCCTCTTCACCGAGCTCTTCCTTGACTTGAGCACGCATTGCACTGCAAAAGTAGATGTAGGCCGACTTGCGTCCTTTGGGAGAGTTAGTGTCCTTGTCGCTCGTCTTTCTACCTTTCTTGGCAGGAGTTGTCTTGGCGAGCTCTTCGTCGCTCGGTGGCTGGTAATCCTTCTTCTCTTCATCGTACCTAGACTTGTCTTCTGCTGCCTCGGTCTCAAAGGCAAGAAGAGCTGCTTTGTCTGCTTTCTTGGTGCTTGTCTTGAGCTCGTTCCACATCTTTCCGAGCTCGGATGTCACCTCTGTCGCTTTGGCACCTTCACCGAGTCTCTCCTTGGCCTTTTCTCTGTTCTTTGAACAGAAGAAGATGTAGGCCGACCTTCCCCTCTTAGGGGCGTTCGGGTCCTTCAACTTCTTGTCGCTACTACGCTTGCAAGCCTTTTTCACTAAGGCCGAGAAAGCGTCGGCGTTGTCTTGATCGTTCCACTTGTCTACAAGTTCTTCCGACCCGTTGTCAGAGAGGAACTTGGCGACGAACTTGGCGATAGCACACTGAGTAAACGAGTCCATTTTGTTTCTGTCTTTTCTCTACAGAGTTGTCCTAAAAAATCAAGTTTTTTTTGCCTAAAAAAGCCAAAGCTAAAGGTTGGTGTTGGGTGCCTGAGTAAGAAACGACACCTTGTGGGTGTCGTTCTCGTAAAGTCTTCTTGTGTCGATTACCTGCACAGATCAAAAGTTAGTCTTGCTACCTGTCAAGTCGCTACTACTCTTATACTTACAAATCACAACTCTTTCTACTCTTTTCTGTTCGTCTTTTTGTTATCTCTTTCCACAGACGAGCTAACTCATAAGTGCTATCCTGTCCCTTCATATTTGGATTTCACTCTTGACGCCATCTCTGTTGTAGATACAGAAGTATGAGTAGTCAGTCTTTTTCTTCGGAAAAGTCTTAGCTTTATCGGTCTTTTTGTCGTCGTCGTTAGTCGACTCGTCACTTTTCTAAGAGTTGTTTCTTTCTCTTTGAACCTTGACATGTGCACAAATAAATTAGTTATATTATTGTTACTTTTGTTTTAAAATTAATTTTAAAACAAAATGCGGGTGTATATAAATATATTTATTATCATAAAATTTGTATAAATATTTTATTTTATTATATTATAAATAATGGATTTATCTTTAGAAAAATATTCTCAGAGTTTAGAAAATTGGAAAGATGATTCTGAATCCGAATCAGATTACGAATCAGATCCGGACGAAATATCTTTAAACGATCTTTGCAAAGAATTAAAATCAACTTATGACGTTAGTTTAATTGATAAGATGCCATTACGATTAATAAGGTCATTCATAATGAAAGCATCAGAATGCACTAAAGGAAGACCTGTTTTAGCCAAACTTATTGATAATTATTACAATAAACACCTTGCACGTCCATCAAAACGAAAACCAACGCCTATGTTTATTTCAGGACCAAAAAATCTTACAGTGCATTGGCATCCTGGTTTTAAAAAGTTGATATATATTTTTGGAGAATTTCATGTAGAAACAACAAATTGTTTGTCTAAGTTTCCAGAAACTGCTTATCTGTCTCATCCTGATATTATGAGTATAGAAGATTTTATGATACAATTATTTGAAAATTCAGACGTTTTTATTGATTTTTTTTCTGAATTTCCAGCAATTAAAAACAAAGGGAAAAAATATTCTACTAAATTAAGTCGTGATGTACCTTTTATAAATAAAAGAGTTACTTTATACAAACTGTTTAAAAAATTTAAAAAATGCATAACTCCATTAACACGTCAACAAAACAAGTGTAAATTAGGTCGTGTTCATTTTTTTGATGTCAGAACTTATGGAAAAGTACATGTTGATGATTTATCTTCTTTTGCGTTTAGACTCTACTATGTCCAAAAAGATGGAAATGAAGTTCATAAAGTTCTTACACAAAATGAAAATATGAAGATAATAAAAATTTTTTACCAATGTTGTGTTAGCAAGGAAAGACTTAAAGAGTGTTTTAATGCTTATGTATTAGGAAACCCATATAATGTCAAAGAATTAAATAGACTTGAATCTAACTTACAAAATAAACTTGTAGACTTTATTAAATATGAAATAAGTGAATCTACTGAAAATTTTTATACAAGTTTTAAAGATATTATTCCTATAATAGCAAATTATTCGAATTCTACTACATTAATAGCACCTGATGACGTTGTAGATTCTTTTATTACTATTAGGAATTATCTTGTTGATATAGCTTCTATTATACCAGATGTATATAATTTATCGCGTATATTTAAAAAATTTAATTTAGAAAAACCAGGATTTAAGAAAGCAAAAAAAAGAGATCAACCAGAAGAGGCACACAATATAATTATATATGCAGGTGATTCACACTCTCAAAGATGTAGAAGATTTTTAGATTTACTTACCTTTACTGAGGTTGGAAGAACAGGTAAATCAGAAAATGGAAAAAATGAAGATTCATGTATAAATATGGAATATATACATCAACCATTTTTTTCAAATGATTCTAAGAAAGTAATTTTTAATCCAAACCCACCTTATAATTATCATCATAAATATTTTGGTTCGGATCTACATTGGGATCCTATGCATATTGAGTAATCATTTTTAAACAAATATGTTTAAAAAAATTAATTATACTTGGTCCACAATTTTTGTGCAGATTTTAAAACTATTTGCAAAACTCCATATGGTATGCTACTGATTCCTTTTACTAATTCTGTGTCAGTCTTTTTTTTACTAAATTTTTGTTTCTTATTAAAAATAATAATTCTATCACTAAAATCGATTTCGAGTGTAGTTTTTTTCACATTTTCCATTGTTAAAGAATAAAAATTAATATATCTATTTGCACTTGTTAAAAGATTACTCCATTCACATGTGATAATTGCATCATCTGGTAATAAATAATATTTTTCTTTCAATATCTTGAACATATTGTCGAATTTTTTTTCGAAATGTGCTATGTAAAATGAATTAGTTAATGATTTAGCCATTATTTGTTTTGTTTTACTAAAATTTGTTTATTTAATCCAATTTTTTTATCAATTTACTACTGTTGAAGCATCGCTCAAAATAGAATCACAAGATTCTGAGCGATTAAATGAGTGAAAGTTGTTTATCATTTCAATTTCAAAGTTTATTTCATCAAATAACATAGATGAAGTATTTTGAATTTCTCCGTTTGATACATTTGTATAAATAAAATCGTTAATTTGATAAGTAGTCATTCGAGTTATAATGTTTCTAATAAATTATTCTAGAAATTCAATTTTGTTTTATGTCAGTTAAAAACAACACTTTTTTGGTGTTGTTTTTGTAAAGTACTCAATTTATTACTTATAATAATTTAGATAAGTTTTATCGTAATATTCATTTTACCAGAGTTTATCATTATCTCTAATGCTTGTAAAGCCATTTCTTCAGCAACTACAATAACTACTTCTTCAAACGAATTAGTTTTTGAATCCAATGCTAAATCAGGTTTATCTTGACAAACCATCAAAGTTTTAGAATTTGTTTCTGAAAACATATTTCTCTTGAAAGTGCGAGAACAAAAATTATCTTTGGTTTCTTCTGGGTGTTTATGTTTGCAAAATTTTCCTTGAATAGACGTGTATACACCGTTACTTTTGTTTACATATTTACAATTACTACCAAAAGGACAATCAAAAACTACTAATTCTGACTTGCTATGTGCAAAGCGACAATTTTCTTTATACTGACACTCTTCTCCAGTAAAAACAGAGTTGCACATTTGTGTGAGATTCTTTTTGTTTTGTGATTTTTCACTTGTTTTCTTTTTGACTTCTTGCCAGTTTTCTTCCAAATTTAGAACTTCTGGTAAAATATCAACTTCAACCTCAGTTGGTACTTCAACCTCAGTTTGCATTTCAACCTCGGTTGGTTCTTCATTCTCAGTTTGTACTTCAACTTCAGTTGGTTCTTCATTCTCAGTTTGTACTTCAACCTCAGTTGGTGTTTTAATTTCTTCTGGTACTTCAATATTTTTATATTTGCAAACAATTTTTGTTGTGTGAGTTGTTTTTTTAGCATTTGATGCCATTTTCAAGGCAAGTTTTTGCTGTGCTTTCATTTTTTTCATAAAAATTTTGTTCTTTTCTATTTCTTTCCGTGCTCTTACAGATGAGGACTCCTTTGGTAAACTCCTCATAAACTCGTGATGTTGAGTTATCTTATTTTTTTCATTTTCGTCGGAATCTTTCATTCTCTCGATGAAACTTGTTTGCATTTTTGACATTGTTTTTGTTGTTTCTGTTTCTGCATTTTCTCTTTGAATACGTACTTGTTCGGCAAAGTATTTTTGCATATCATTTACAGTCAAGTACTTTTGCTCACAGAGTTTGTCTTTTCCATTCCAGTTGCAATTAGAACAGTCGCAGTGTTTTGGTGCTAACTGAACTGGTGCTGGTGCCCCCAATTGACGTTTTGGGAGAAAAAAATCTTCGTTTCCCAAATAATCCAAAGGTTCATAAAACGTGTCGTCGTCCGAAATATTCCAATCAGAATAGAATGATGTCATTGTCTATATTATTTTACAATAGTTGTTCTAAAAAATCAATTTTAAAAATATTGCAACAAAAATAGAGTAAACGGAGATAATTATTACTCAATTGTGATATAATATTATAAGAAGTCCGTTTGATCCCTCAAACATATTGTTTCTGATTCTACAACTTCTTAAATCCCAAGGAAGAGCTTGATTGAAAGACACAGCACCTTCAAACATTTCAAACATATCCATTACTCTGCTTGTATTCCATCTTCCAATATACTGATTAAAAGTGTTAGCACGAGAAAACATTCGACTCATAAGTCGAACGTTGCTAGTGTCCCACCCTCCAATATCTTGGTTAAAAGACACAGCAAGTCTAAACATCGCAGACATAGTTGTTACTCTGCTAGTGTCCCACCCTCCAATATCTTGGTTAAAAGCTGTTGCACCTGCAAACATTGCAGACATATCTTGGACTCTGCTCGTATCCCATCCTCGAATATCTTGGTTAAAATTTATTGCATTATTAAACATACAATTCATATCTGTTACTTTAGAAACGTCCCAATTTGAGATATCGGAATTAAATCTGCTGTTAAAAGCAAACATATAATTCATTTTTTTTACTCTACAAGTGTTCCAATTTGTAAGACCTGTAAAAATTATTCCAGTATCATTATTAAACATAGCTTCCATATCAATTATTTTAGAAACGTCCCAATATGTAAGGTCTAACACATTTATATTTGTTATAGAATCAAATAATCTTCGCATATTTGTTACACCTCTTACATCCCAATACTTAATTGGAGGACCTGCTCCTCTTATTGTTCCTCGATATAAATATTTCTTCACATCATTTGTAAATTGAATTTGATGGACGACTGGTTGGTGTCCTAAAAGAAAATCACGTTCGTAAGGATCTGTTGTTCGATTTGCTAGCCTTTCTAATAGGGATCTCGCAATTGGATCTCCTTCCCTCAAACAATCAATCAAATCATGAACTCGGCTTGTGTATAAATAGTTATCAATTACATTTTGTTGATGATCGATAATTAGATTATCTTCCCAATCAAAAGTTTTATTTGCAAGAATAAAAGTATTTGTTAGACAATCATACCCCATTGAATGAAGACAATTTAACCATAAACGAGTTCTGATTAGACATAGGCTCTTTTTATTTTGTGCGAGAAACAAACAATCTATTAACTTAAAGTTTCCTATATTGAAAAGGGTATCAAATATTTCAATACCTCTTTCTTGTTTTAAAAGACTGTTTAGTGTTACAATTAAGATGTCTTTTGGTAAGTGCTCCAGTTCAAGAAAAAAATCGTTTTGAGCATTCATTTATTTATTATTTAATAATAAAATTAAATAATACAGTTTACCTAAATTTTATTAGACGACCATTTGATTCATCAAACATATGGTCTCTGAATCTAGCATTACTTACATCCCAATAAAGCCACTGATTAAAAGAAATTGCTCTAAAAAACATCCAACTCATATTTACGACATTACTTGTGTTCCAAATAAGAGGTTGATCAAATTCTCTTGCATTATCAAACATTAGATTCATATCCACGACTTGACTAGTATCCCAATCTCCAATATATTTGTTAAAAGACACCGCACCTGAAAACATTTCATGCATATGACGAACTCGACTAGTGTTCCATCTTCCAATATCTTGATTAAAAGAGATTGCATTAGAAAACATTCCACACATATTTGTAACTCTGCGTGTGTTCCATCCTCCAATATCTTGATCAAAAACGGTTGCCCCACTAAACATTCGTCTCATACTTGTGACTTTGCTAGTGTCCCATCTTCCAATATTTTGGTTAAAAGCTCTTGCTAGAGAAAACATCCAAGTCATATCTGTTACCTTGCTTGTGTCCCATCCTCCAATATCTTGGTCAAACGCTCTTGCTCCTGCAAACATGTCAGACATACTTATCACGTTGCTAGTATCCCATTCTCCAATATTTTGGTTAAAAACAGTTGCGTCACCAAACATCCAAGTCATATCTGTTACTTTAGAAACATCCCAATTTGAGATATCAGAATTAAATCTATTATTATTATATGCCATACGACTCATATTTGTCACTCTGCAAGTGTTCCAATTTGTAAGACCTGTAAAAGTTATTCCATTCTGAATATTAAACATAAAAGCCATATCAGTCACTTTAGAAACGTCCCAATATGTAAGGTCTAATATATTTATATTTGTTATACCTCTTACCGCATAAAATAATGTTCTCATATTTGTTACACTCCTTACATCCCAATACTTAATAGGCGGACCTGTTATTTCTCCTCGAATCCATTGATATAAATAATTACTCAAATTATCGTTTGTAAATTGAATTCGATCATAAATTGGCTGGTTTCCTAAAAGAAAAGCACGTTCGTAAGGATTTGTTGTTCGATTTGCTAGCCTTTTTAATAGTGATCTCGCAATTGGATCTCCTTCCCTCAAACAATCAATCAAATCATAAACTCGGCTTGTGTATGAATAGTTATCAATTACATTTTGTTGATGATCGATAATTAGATTATCTTCCCAATTAAACGTTTTATTTGCAAGAATAAAAGTATTTGTTAGACAATCATACCCCATCGAATGAAGACATCTTAACCATAATCGAGTTCTTAGCAGACATAGGCTCTTTTTATTTTGTGCAAGAAACAAACAATCTATTAATTGAAAGTTTCCTATATTAAAAAGGCTATCAAATATTTCAATACCATTTTCTTGTTTTAAAATACGATTTAATGTTACAATTAAGATGTCTTTTGGTACGTTTTCTAATAAACCCAAATTATCTTGAGAATTCATTTATAATAATACAATAAAAATATTTGAATAAATACTTTTAGTTACCTATATCTAAATCTTATAATAAATGTTTATTTTATTATAATAAATATTGATAAAATATAAAATATATGAACACACAAACGTTAATGAAAAACTTATTAGAATTACCAGCTGGTGTTATTTATACCATTTTGAATTCAGAATGTATTAAACAAGATCCAAATCTCCAGTTGCATATAACTATTATGAATATTCCTATTTTTACCTTAATAAATGAGCTCTTTCGAATATATGGACCTAAAACCTTTGATTTTATGAGCACTCTTTTGTGGTTGAGAACCATCGCTACAATGAATATATTTGGAAATATGGATAATCATATATGGCCTGCATGGGATAAAAAAATCATTCGTTATCAGCATACATATATTTTATCTGGTAGCTATAAAAGTCGAGTTCACGATTTGCTTGATTTTGCTCGTGAAGACAGAATGGAAATTTTTAAATCGATTTCAATATTTTTACTCAATAATCTTATAACACCAACTACTCCAGCAAATGAACGACAATTTTTGTTGGGTTTAAGAAATGTACCGACCGATATACATACTAATACAACTATTCATAACTCTATTCAAATGTCTATAGTAATAGGAAATGTAGATGAAATAAAATTTTGGGATGTAAGACAAGTAACAGATATGAGTAGGTTATTTCGCGGTATAAATACACCTATACAACATACTCAAGTATCACTAAAGTATTGGGATACTTCAAACGTCATAAATATGAATCAAATGTTTTCTTATACGATAATAAACATTGTTGATTTATTATTATGGAATACTTCTAGAGTAATAAATATGAGAGAAATGTTTACAGCTACTCCTTTTTTTAATTCTAATGAAATTTCAGACTGGAACACATGTAGTGTCAGAGATATGACTAGGATGTTTTATGACTCAAATTTATTTAATCAACCATTACGTTGGAATACTAAAAGTGTATTAAGTATGGAAGGCATGTTTGAATCAACAGGTTCATTTAATCAGCTATTACAATGGAACACTCAAAATGTGCAAAATATGAATAGGATGTTTGCCGTTTCTCAAGCGTTTAATCAGTCACTCTCTCATTGGAATGTACAAAGTCTTAACCATATGAGTCAAATGTTTTTTAATACAACAGTTTTTAATCAACTCTTGTTTGTAAATACAAGAAATGTAAGAGAAATGAACAGTGTTTTTAGGTCTTCACGTGCATTTAATCAACCATTAATATGGGACACTAGAAATGTAAGAGATATGTCTTATATGTTTTCGGATGCTCTTGCATTTAATCAACCATTAGAATGGAATACTATAAATGTTAGAAATATGAGAGAAATGTTTAGGGGAGCCATTGTATTTAATCAACCACTTATTAATTGGATTACAACTAATGTAGAAAATATGCAATATATGTTTGCAGATACACCTGTATTTAGTCAACCATTACTTTGGGATACAACAAATGTTCGAACAATGGAATCTATGTTTATGAATGCAAACTTATTTAATCAAACATTGCAGTTTCAAACTGAAAATGTTGAAAATATGAAAGCAATGTTTGCAGGGGCAACTACTTTTAATCAACCATTAGACTTCGACGATCTAAATAATGTAAGAGATATGTCTTATATGTTTGAAGGTGCTCAAGCATTTAATCAGATATTACGATGGGGTACATGTAATGTAAGAGATATGTCTTATATGTTTAAAGATGCACACGCATTTAATGCATTATTACAATTTGATACTGAAAATGTTGAAAATATGGCAAGAATGTTTTGGATGGCAATTGTATTTAATCAACCATTAGACTTTGATGATGTAAATAATGTAAGAGATATGTCTTTTATGTTTGAAGGTGCACATGCATTTAATCAGCACTTACGCTGGAATACAGTAAATGTAAGAGATATGTCTTTTATGTTTCGAGATGCAACTTCTTTTAATGAGGAATTAGAGTTTAATACTGAAAATGTTCAAACAATGGAAGGAATGTTTGCATTGGCAACTTCATTTAATAAACCATTACAATTTTATGATACAAGCAAAGTAGAAGATATGTCTCATATGTTTGAAAGTGCCAACGTTTTTAATCAACCATTAGACTTTGATACACAAAACGTAAGAAATATTTCTTTTATGTTTGAAAATGCAACTTCTTTTAATCAGGAATTAGAGTTTAATACTGAAAATGTTCAAACAATGGAAGGAATGTTTTTTATGGCAACTGCATTTAATCAGCCATTAAACTTTAATACAGGAAATGTAAGAGATATGAATAGTATGTTTGAAAATGCAACTTCTTTTAATCAGGAATTAGAGTTTAATACTGAAAATGTTCAAACAATGGAAGGAATGTTTTTTATGGCAACTGCATTTAATAAACCATTACAATTTTATGATACAAGCAAAGTAGAAGATATGTCTTTTATGTTTGAACATGCAACTTCTTTTAATCAACCATTGGACTTTGATACTGAAAATGTACAAACAATGCAAAAAATGTTTTCAAGGGCAACTGTATTTAATAAACCATTACAATTTTATGATACAAGCAAAGTACAAGATATGTCTTTTATGTTTGAATATGCAACTTCTTTTAATCAACCATTGGACTTTGATACTGAAAATGTTGAAACAATGGAAGAAATGTTTGCAGGTGCAACTGCATTTAATCAAGAACTCGATTGGAATATCGATAATGTTGAAAATATGGTAAATATATTTCTTAATTCACAGGGAAGATTAAAATCATAAACAGTATCCGTAAACAAATATATTTTTAAAATTAAATTTATTTACAAAGATAAATGGAATATCAATATGTTGACGGTAATTTTTTCAGAAATATGCCCTATCAAAATATAATTGTAATGATAAAACAACTTTTAAAACAAACAGATGGTATTGAAATATTTGATAAGCTTTTAAATACACCAAACTTTCATTTAATAAATTGTTTGTTTGCTGCACAAAATAAAAAGAGCTTATGTCTAATGAGAACTCGTTTGTGGTTAATAATTCTTTCTTCAATGGGATACGATGGTCAATCAAATATTTTTATTCCTACGAATAGAAGGTTTAAATGGAGTGATTCAATTATTGAGTATCAAAGAAATGTAATTGATAACTATTTATACACAAGTCGAGTTCATGATTTGATTGATTGTTTGAGAGAAGGAGATCCGTTGGCTGGATTCCTATTACAAAGGCTAGCAAATAGAGTAACTGTAACAGATCCTCACGAACGTGCTTTTCTTTTAGGGCAACAACCAATTTATGATCGAATTCAATTTACAAACGATACTTTGAGTAATTATTTATATCAATGGATTCGAGGAGAAATAATAGGCCCGCCAATTAAGTATTGGGATGTAAGGGGTGTAACAAATATGAGAGTATTGTTTCATAATGTAAGAGATATAACAAATATAAATATGTTAGACCTTACATATTGGGATGTTTCTAACGTGACTGATATGGCTTTTATGTTTAATATTCAGAATGGAATAACTTTTACAGGTCTTACAAATTGGAACACTTGCAGAGTGACAAATATGAGTCGTATGGCATATAATAATAATAGATTTAATTCTGATATCTCAAATTGGGACGTTTCTAAAGTAACCGATATGAATTGGATGTTTGGTGAAGCAAGTGTTTTTAACCAAAATATTAGACAATGGGATACTAGCAACGTAACAATTATGGCCCAAATGTTTGCAGGCTCAAGAAATTTTAACCAAGATATTGGAGGATGGGACACAAGCAAAGTAACAGAGATGTCTGGAATGTTTGCTCGTGCGTCAACTTTTAACCAAAATATTGGAAGATGGGACACTAGCAGAGTTCAACGTATGAGTCGAATGTTTGGTGAGGCAACCGTTTTTGACCAAGATATTGGACGATGGAACACTGGCAGAGTCACAGATATGTCTGGAATGTTTTCTAATGCAATCGCTTTTAACCAATATATTGGTGGATGGACCACTAGTCGAGTTCGTTTTATGCAGGAAATGTTTTTAGGTGCTGTGTCTTTTAATCAATATATTGGAGATTGGGACACTAGCCAAGTTGTAAATATGACTTCAATGTTTGATAATGCAAGAGCTTTTGATCAACCTCTTATTTGGAACACAAGTAACGTCGAAAATATGAGTTGGATGTTTTTTAGAGCAATTTCTTTTAATCAGTGGCTTTATTGGGATGTAAGTAAAGCTAGAGTCAGATATCGTATGTTTGATGAGTCAAACGGTCGTCTTATAAGATTTAAGTAATCTTATATCAAAAATATAGAATACTCTTGTACGCGGTACTCTGTACTTAATTTAAATTTAAAAAAGATTATATTAGTCGAGTTCAATATATGTTTACTGAACACAAGTAATTTTCAAAATATAATAAAAAATTATTTTGAATAATAAATGAATTCTCAAAATCAATATAATTTTTTCACAGATTTGCCATATAAAACGGTAGTTGTGATTCTAAAACGACTTTTAAAACAAGATAATGGTATTGAAATATTTGATAAACTTTTTAATATACACAACGATCATATAATCAATTGCTTATTACTCGCACAAAATAAAAAGAGCCTATGTCTAATGAATACTCGTTTGTGGATAAAGTGTCTTTATTCAATGGGATACGATGGCCGAAGAAATCGCTTTAATCCTGCAAATACAATGTATGATTGGAATGATTCAAATATTGCGTATCAAAAAAATGTAATTGATAACTGTTTATACACAAGTCGAGTTCATGATTTAATTGATTTAAGGGAAGAAAGTCAAATGGCTAGATTCTTATTACAAAGGCTATATAATAGAACAAGAGATCCTTATGAACGTGCTTTTCTTTTAGGAAGACAACCAATTTATGATCGAATTCAATTTACAAACGATACATTGAGTAATTATTTAAATGGATGGATTAGAGGGCAAATAAGAGGTCCTCCAATTAAATATTGGGATGTAAGAGGTGTAACAAATATGAGCAGATTATTTGAGGTTATAAACGGGGTAATAAATATAAATGAGTTAGACCTTACATATTGGGACGTTTCTAAAGTTACGGATATGACTTATATGTTTAATATTGGGTTTGGTATTTTAATGATTTTTAGTGGTCTTACCAATTGGAATACGTGCAGAGTTACAAATATGAGTCGTATGGTTAATAATCGATTTAATTCAGACATCTCAAACTGGGACGTTTCTAAAGTGACTAATATGAGTAATATGTTTTATGTTGCAATATCTTTTAACCAATATATTGGAGATTGGGATACTGGCAGAGTTAAAAATATGAGTGAGATGTTTAGTCGTGCAATCGTTTTTAACCAAAACATTGGAAAATGGGACACGAGCAGAGTCGCAACTATGTCCTTGATGTTTAAGGATGCGAGAGCTTTTAACCAAGATATTGGAAGATGGGACACGAGCAATGTAAGAAATATGAGTGGAATGTTTGATGAGGCAAGAGTTTTTAATCAAGATATTGGAAGATGGGACACGAGCAACGTATGGGATATGAGTTGGATGTTTTCTGAGGCAAGAGCTTTTAACCAATATATTGGAGGCCAAGACGGAAGTTGGATCACAAGCAGAGTTGAAAATATGTGTGGGATGTTTAGTCGTACACAAGTTTTTAACCAAAACATTGGAAGATGGGACACTAGAAGAGTCACCAATATGACTGGAATGTTTGAGACCGCAATTGCCTTTAACCAACCTCTTATTTGGGACACAAGTAACGTCGAAAATATGAGTTGGATGTTTGCGAATGCAATTGCCTTTAATCAGTTACTTTATTGGAATGTAAATAATGCTACAAACATAACTGGTATGTTTGATAATTCACAAGGACGTCTTATAATAATTTAGTTTTTAAAAGATAATCTTATAAGATTTTAGTAATAAAACATCAGTAACGCTTGAATGAAAATACCGTTTTGTAATTTTCATTCATATTTATTCAAAATTATATTAATATTTTGAAATATAAATAATGTCTCAAAGATTTAATTCCATGGATTTTCTTCCAGAAGGAAGAGAAATTATTGATTTTATACCTCAAAATAAATATGCTACTCTACAATCTAAATGTGATTTTAGATGGCTTTGTGATACTCTTATACAAACTTATAACACATCCGTTTTAGATGTATCCGATCCAACTTTTAAAGATGCATGTATTGAGCAAGCCCACAAATGTGTGCGTGAGGAAAATAGAACATCTGAAAGAACAGTTTTATCCCAACTTATTCTTAATCATTCGAACGAGAATGATCCAACCGTTCCAAAAGAAGATAAAAAACCAATTGCGGATTTTATAGGAGGACCTGCAACTCTAACAATGCATTGGAGTAAACAATACAAAAAACTAATATATATCTTTGGCGAGAAACATAGCGAAAATACTGACTGTAAAAATTTTTATTCTAAAAAAGATCAAGATCAAGTAATGTTAATAGAAGATTATCTTGAACAATTGTTTAAAAATACAGATGCTTTTATAGATTTTTATTTTGAAACGGAAAGAACTTATCAAGATAGTTATGGTGACATAAGACTTGCTGTAATAGCGAAACGTTTTAAAGATTGCTTTCACAATCCTAAAGAAAATGAAAACAAGTGTAAGTTATCTAGAATGCATTATTTTGATGTTAGAGGTGAAAGTTCTGATTTAAAACCTAATAGTATGTCTTATGCTTCTTATTCAATGTATATGATCTATTTTGAATTTATAAAACAAAATCTATACCTAGAACAAAATATAAAACTTCGCCTACTCGCAAGTTTGCTAGAACAATATGATTATGACATAAAAATTAAACCAGTTCTAGAAGAATTTTCTGAAATTGATTTTTACGATGAAGAAAAAGATGATATTAAATATATGGAATATGATGAATTTTGGGATAAACAAATAAAAGAACAGATTTTTGTTATAAAAAAAGTATATAGGTCTACTATACACAATATAATTAAATCTTTTATTAAAAAAGAATTGCATAATCCGGATAAATATTTCAAAAAAGGCTTTCCTGATTCGGATAAACATTCCCAAAAAATTGATATAAAAAAACTTGTTAAAACAGTTAGAGAATTTATTGCTACACTAGATAAATACAGCACAGGGACAACAAATAAATATGATTTCGAATCTATTAGAGAAGATGATAGTAAGATACTGTTAAATTTAGAATTTTCTAGTGTGCTGTTAGCAATTAATGCTCTTATTACTACAGATTATTATCTTTTGGGTCGTATATTTAAAATTTTTGATTTAAATCCGGAAAACAAAGATAAAAGACGTAGTACGGATGAGCCGAATGAACCTCATAACATAATAATTTATGCAGGAGATGCTCACTCGGAAACAGTGAGAAAATTTTTGAAAGAGCTTGCGTTTAGAGATATTTCGCATGTTAATACAAAATCATACGTAAGTAATTGTATAAATATGCACGGTTTTCCACAACCTTTCTTTTCAAACCATAGAAAAATAAAATGGAGTGATGAATTACTCGACGAGTTCGTAGTAGACGAGGAAATAGTAGACCTTGAAAGTGCAGCGGCAGATGAAGATCTATATAGTTGAAAATATGGTAGCATTCGTAATAATGATTTGATGACTAAAAATATAGTTATTTATTTAATTTTAAATAATCTTAATTTACGTTCAAACAAACGGGTTACATTTTTTATTTCGGTATCAATATTATCAACTCTTCTCGTTTTATCAACATATATTTGAAAATTAGTATTGGATATAATCCCAATATTATGTTCAATATGATCAATGACAACAGGGGTAATTGTAGCGTTAATATTTTTTGCTATACTAAACATACCAGATCTAATATCTGATAACGCATATATATTTGAGCGTTTAAAATAATCTTTTTCTATAAAAGTTACTATACTATAACCATTCTTTATTTTTTCTTTTATTTGTGATTGAGTTGTCTTAAAACACCCACCTTTATAAACAATTATCATACCATTTTTACCATAAAATCGACGTACAACTTTTGATATTCTAACTCCGCCAAATACAACAATACATAATTTGTCACTTAATAAATTATTTGTTAAATATTCAACAAAATTTGCTGGGTAATTGCATAAAAATATAGTAGGTTTATTTGGTAAAGAATGACCAGTAAATTTTACTTTAAAACACGTATAAAACAAAAATGCAGTTAATAATTTTGTTAATGCGTAATCACCAGTAAATATAATTAGAGGTAAACAGAGTGTAAAAATTAAAGGTCCTCTTATCCAATTAACAGATAATACAAAACATAATACTATGATTTTATCTTTTTTAGTTAATTTAAAAAACCATTTTACAAACAATATTGTTAGAACAATCCATGCTTTTTCCAAATTATTCATAGATGAAAACATAAAAACAAATCTAAAAATGGCACACGTGATAAGTAATATAGTAAAAAATATTATACTCATTAAAATTAATACATATATGTATTAGTTTAGATTATTATAGGTTCTGTTAATTTAGAATAATGAATTAGATTATAATTATCATAGATTTTTTTATTAATGTTTCCACGATTTAATGTAGCTATAGAATCATATGAAATTTCTCTATGCATTATACCATTAAATATAATCGTTTTATGTATAGCAACAGCAAATGCGTCTGGTCCAGTTATTCTCAATACTTTTTCTTTAGTGGGTGTTGCAGATGAAAATGGTAAATTAAATATTGTTGGTTCTACACCACTATGTAAAGCTTCAACCATAAGATTTATCATATTTTTTAAATATAAATGACCTTTGCAAAAAATTAATAACCATTGTTCATATGTACCATATCCAAGTACATATCTCCAATTTTCGTTAGAAAACGATTGTTTGTCTAATATACATATATCATTATCTTTTATAATATTGTCAAATAGTTTAGTATTTAAAGAAGATTTTATGTCTAAATATATACCACCTTCATTATATAATACACAATATCTAAAAAAATCAGCTAACATAGCACCATATTTCGGATTAATTTTTTTAAAAGCTGAGTACGTTTTTTCATCAAAATTGTTTTTAATATAAGAGTCTTTATCTGTATGTAATTTAAATTCAATATCAGGATTATTCAGTTTATTATTCTGTATAATTTGTTTAATTTCCGGGCATAAATCTGTTGTATTCCATGTTTGATGACAAATTTTTGGTATTTTATATTTACGTGGAAAATTATAATACATAGTTTCGAATGACTTTTTATATTTAACATATTTTAGTGAACGCAGAAGAAGAAATATACTTAAAAGTATACATATAATTAAAATGAATATATTTATCATTTATATGATATAAATATTTTCCTTAAACTTTTTAATAAAGTCAGTTAGTAATCTAGAAAGTAATAAAAACACATTTTGTGTTTTTATTCATACATAATTTATATAAATACTATATTAAAAAGATTCCTACAACAATCCAATTATTTTGATATAACCCTGTTTTTTTTATTGTTGAACCATCATAAACTAACTGTACCTGACAGTTTTGGTCATTAACAGGATTACTTTCACAAGACACATTATCTATATGTCGACCACGTTTATCATATATTGGTATGTCTTTACGAAAAGCTTCACATTTCATCATATCACATATTGGTATACTTTTTTGAGTATACTTATCGTATTCAAATACAGTTTGAAATCTTCGTGTGAGTATTTGGTCAGATTGACGAGGAATTGATCCTTGCCAAATTATGTTCGGAAAACGAAGAATGTGTTCTTGCAAAATTGTATCAACATCGTCAATCAAACGCATAAAATTTTTTTCTAATGTGTTCATTTTAGAACTATTTGGCATTAATATATGAATGATTGCACGTTTATCTATACTATTTTCAGACATATTTTTGATTTGAAGCGGTGGTGACATAAGAATTGAATTGTCATATGTTGTAATGATTTTAGAATGCCCAAATTCTTTTTCTTCTCTAAAAGAAAGGATTTCAGTTGCATTATGCTGAATTCTCCAATCCTGCCGAACCTTCATCATTTAATTTCAAATGTAAAAATCCTTAAAAAATCAATTTAAATATTTACATACCTGATGAATAATCTTTAATACGATCATAATTCGGCTGAGGAGAAAATAAAAAAAGATAATCCAAAGAGAATTTTTTACGAATTTTTGAAATTATTTAGAAAAAAGAAAATGTTTTCCTCCACCGCCGAACTTTTCAAAACCGGAGGAGGAAAAAAATTCCAAAAATCCGGAGCGGTCAGTAAAAAAAAATCTCAACACACACAATTATTGTGTTAGGTGAGATGGATAGCGATGGTAACGTTTTTATACTATTTACACAAAAAAAGGTTCATTTTACAATAATAAATCCAAATTATTTTGAAATATTTTGCATTTTTTCCAAATGATAATATTTGCTCAGCTGCTACGTATTTATTCTTAATCATAATTCGGTGGAGAAGGAGGAAATAAAAAAGATAATCCAAAGAGAATTTTCTACGAATTTTTGAAAATATTAAAAAGAAAATGAAAAACCAAAAACTTTTTTTGCTCCTCCGAACTTTTCAAAACCGAAGGAGGAAAAAAATTCCAAAAATCCGGAGCGGTCAATAAAAAAAAATCTCAACACACACAATTATTGTGTTAAGTGAGATGGATAGCGATGCAAAAAATACATACAATTTTGAGACTTTTAGTACCAAAATTAACACTACCTTCTCAATATTTCTCAAAAAAATGAGAAAATAAAAAAATACATTTAATACTATTTTCTCTATATTTCTCAAAAAAATGAGAAATATTTAAAGATAAAATAAACACAAATAAATGAAGTGTGAATTTTGTAGTAATGAATTTTCTAACAAAAATACCTTAAATTCGCATCAAAAAACAGCAAAATATTGTTTACTGTTAAGAAATGTAGAAGCAGAGTTATATAACTGTGAACATTGTAAAAAAGGTTTTACCAAACTTTTTCATCTTCAACGTCATCAAGAAAGTTGTAAAACAATTGAAACAAATGCATTGTTAAACTTAAAATTTATAGAACAGGAAAATATTGATTTGAAAAATAAATTATCTCTAAAGGAAAAAATTATAAAAAAAATACGAATAGAAAATACACAAAAGCTTTTAGAGAAGGATAAAATCATCGAAATACAGAAAAAAGATTTACAAGAACATAAAAGAGTTATAAATGAATTACAAGAAGAGTATAAGAAACAGATGAAAATGCAGAATAAAGATTTACAGGATCGTATGCAATCTATGGCAGAGAAGGCGATTGAGAGAACATGGCAAACAATTGTAGAGATTGAACAAAAAACCGATACTCCTGATCAATCAACTGATGAACCATATGAACTTGTTCCTCTTGAGCTTGATAATGGTTATATTATAGAAAGCAGAGACGAAGATGGATATATTGACGTTACTAACCTATGCACAGCTGGTAAAAAGAAATTCAATGACTGGTATAGATTACATAAAACGAAGGAATTTATTAAGCAATTATCTTCGAGTGCGGGAATTCCCGCAGTCGAATTAATCAAGCAAAATACAGGCGGAAATGGAGAAAGACACACATGGGTTCATCCTCAGGTTGCTATTAATATAGCACAATGGATATCTCCTCAATTTGATGTTAAAGTATCTGCTTGGGTACTGGAAGTGATGTTGTCTGGTAAAATAGATATTACAAATACAAAAAGTTATAGAGAATTACAAGAAGATAATAAGAACAAACAACTAAAAATACAGCTAATGACAAAGAAATATGTAAAGAAACAACCTCGTATTCAGTTTGACGAGTCAAATGTAGTATATATCTTAACAACTGCTAATATGAAAAAAGAGAGACGTTATATACTTGGTAAAGCAACAAATTTAACTTCTCGTTTATCTGTATACAACAAATCAGATGAACATGAAGTAGTATATTATCAAGAATGCCCAGATGAAGAAAGAATGAGCGTGGTTGAAACACTTGTATTTTGTAAGCTAAACGAGTATAGAGAACAAGCAAATCGTGAGAGATTCTTACTTCCAGAAGCAACTAGTATTGATCTTTTTTCAGATACAATCAAACAATGTATTGCGTTTGTAAAATAAAAGTTAATGATGCTTTTATTTTGATTTACAATCTTACTCATCTTAATTTATCTCATAAATATGATAATAAACAATATTCTCAAAAACATATATCAGATAGCTTATTACTGATTATAGACTTGAATCATTTCTTTTAAAAAAAATCTAATTCTAAAAAGGTGGAGAAAGAAAAAAAGTAGGAGTAGAAAAATCCAAAGGATATTTTGAAATATTTTGCATTTTTTCCAAATGATGATATTTATATGTTTTTAGTTTTGAAATTATATAAACTTTTGTATTTTTTTGGATTTAATCCAATATTAATTAAAAGTAAAGTTTATATTAAATAAATGTTCAATTGTTCATACTGTAATCATGCATTTTCTACAAAAACAAGTTTAATTTCACATCAAAAAACAGCAAAGTATTGCTTAAAAATACAAGCGTCTGAAGGAATAGACATCAAATTTTTATTCACGTGTGATTTTTGTTCTAAAATTTTGTCTCAGCAAATTGATTTAGACAGACATCAACTTAAGTGTTCTAGTAAAAAAGAAGCAGATAATAATAATAAACACGAATTGATTATTAAAGAACTAGAAAATAAATTATTTCTAAAGGATAAGCTTATAAAAAAAATACGAATAGAAAATACACAAAAGCTTTTAGAGAAGGATAAAATCATCGAAATAAAGAAAAAAGATTTACAAGAACATAAAAGAGTTATAAAGGAATTACAAGAAGAGTATAAGAAACAGATGGAAATGCAGAATAAAGATTTACAGGATCGTATGCAATCTATGGCAGAGAAGGCAATAGCAAAACCATCTTCCTTCAATCAAATAATAAACAATCTATTGCCTATAACTACTGAACATCTTAATGATCAAGTTCAGTATTTAACTATTGATCACGTAAAGAATGGAGCAATTGGCTATGCAAAATATGCTCTAGAACATCCGTTAAAGGATAGGTTGGTATGCACTGATACTTCTAGAAAAAAAGGAAAGTATAAGGATTCAGATGGAAACATTGTTTCTGATCCAGAGATGTCAAGTATAACAAAAAAGTTATTTTTAGCTATCAAGGATCGTAACTCAGAGTTAATAACCGAATATGCAAATGATTTAAAAGTTAAACTTGACAGTTTTGGTTCTGATAATAATGAGATGACTAACGAAGAAACAGTTGAAATTAATGGAATAACAGATGATTTGATTGATCTTGTAACATCTGTTTTTTCTCAAAAAAGACAATCTAATGAAATTTCAGATGGATTAAAGCCTGAGCTTTTTCATCAATTCGTTAAAGAAATATCGACTGGTTCTTATCGTTCAAATTGAAGAAATATTATTATACAGAAAAATTTAAATTCTTACATTTAAATTTTATACTAATTTTTGTTAATACAAGTCACATATTTTCTAATTAAAATTAGATTAAATAAATTGTTTTTTTGTACCGCCATTATATCTAATTGCATATTTTTTTTCAATCATATCTTGATTAAATGATTTGATTGAATTTGGATCATCATATAATTCGACTATTTGGTAATTATTGGCTGAACTTACTTGTATTATTCTTTTTAATCATCTATATTTAACCCCTAAGGGAGCGAAGCTCTTAACCTATATTATCCATTATATCCATTAGTTCACAATGCAATATACTTAAAATATTGGGGTAATCTGTATATGATATTCTTACCATCTTGAACCCTTTATTTTTACAAAAATCATCTTTGATTTTATCATATTCTTGTTGTTTTCTAAAATTTTCTTCTGCTTCTTCTTGTGTCATATTTCCAAATCTTACAGGCATAAAATGCTGTCTTCCATCAAATTCAAATACTTTCTTATGATTGATAAACATAAAATCAAATCTCAAACGTTTACCACAAGAAGTTGTTAATTCTGAGAAGGTTGAATTATGTCGATAATCTTTATCTTCAAAAAAACCCAATTCTTCAAAGGATTTTATCATTTTAAATTCACCCGATGATATATTACTTGAACCTGTACAAGTTTTTATATGTACTTGTAAACTTGAATTTGAACTACTCTTAAAATTACAACCTTCTATATCACATTCGAAATCTTTTATCTGATTGTGAATTGCTTTAATATGTGCTTGTAAAGTTCCATTTGTACTACACCTGAAATCACAACCATCTCTATCACATTTAAAATTTTTTATTTTATCATGTAATGCTTCAATATGTTGTTGTAAATCTGCATTTCTGCTAAAAGTAGAATAGCAACCATCTCTATCACATTTAAAATTTTTTATATTATAATGAACTGCTTTAATATGAACTTGTAAATTTGAATTTGTACTACACCTGAAATCGCAACCTTCTCTATCGCATTTGAAATTTTTTATATTATCATGAACAGCTTTAATGTGTGCTTGTAAAGTTTCATTTTCACTACAAGTATAATTACAACATTCACTATCGCATTTGAAATCCCTTATCTGATCGTGAACAGCTTTTATATGTTTTTGCAAATCTCCCTTTCGACTAGAAGTATAATTACAACCATCTCTATCGCATTTAAATCTTTCACTACATTTAATACAAGTCTTTAATAGTACTCCTGTATTTTGTCTAATTTTAAAGAGTGATAATAATTTTACGCAGTGACACATAGAACATCTTTTGGTTTCTGTCATTTTCTGTCATTTTCTTTTACTTAGTAATCTTTAAACTAAATTATTTTCTGACTCTTCTGAAGAATCATCTTTATGAGTTTCTGTAGATTCATCTTCAGAGTTGGTGCTGGTGGAAGAACTTTCTTGGTTTTCTTTTTAACTATTTTGTGTATCGTTTTAATATTTGATTGCTTAAAAGTCTGATAATTCCTTCTAACAGTACCGTATTTATCAAATTCGTGACATTTTACCCAAACTAGATGTGTTGATTTGGCACAAATTGCCTTAACTTCGTTTTTATTCATTATTTCTTTTTCAAGAGGAATGAGAATAACTCGACTAATTAAATAATTTCTGCATTTAATAGCAGATAATTCTTCTTCTTTCTTTACTTTTACATCAGAAATGTTTTTAGGTACTATTTCTGGCGAATCAATACCAGATAATCGGCAATTAAATTTAACTAATTCATTATCAATTTTAAAAACAATATGAACTGTGTCACCATCATATACATATACTACTTTCCCCCACATATTTTTACCATTCATCGAAAATTCTTTCACTTGGTGATCAGCCGATTTCAAATCCAAATGCTCGTTCATCTTTTATACTACATAAACTTGTTTTAAATTTATATTTATATTTAAAACAAGTTTATGTAGTATAATTACATTTGAAAACGCTTACGTTTAAACCCAATAAGTACTATTTATGTAAATTTACATAAGGCGCTCATAGAGCGCAACAAGTTGATATGTTCTTACCAAAAACTTTTTTTTTTGAAACTTACATTTCAAAATGTAGGAGACAGACAACTTAAAGAAGTCAATATTGAAATTACTTTGTTGTTGTCATTTCGTGAAGATTATAAAAACAACAAACTGGTTGTAAAATGTATTTTAATACTATTTATGTAATTTGCCTATTAATTAAGTCGCTACGGAATTATTGTATTTTTTTTAATTTCAAGATCTTGTATTTCTTGTTGTAATAATGTTATTATTTCATTAAGTTCGGGTACAACTGATGACATATCTGGATTTTTAATATATCCTTGAAACTTTTCAATATCCCGCCTCCTATCTTTTATCAAAAAATCAAAAATTGTTTTATCTGGATTGATTGTAAGAGGGTTTCCCCAATCTGTAGAATCTTGATAATTTAATTGTGAAGATCCTTTATCCCCTGCACCTTGATATACTCTCTGGCCCGGGCAATTATTAATACAATGTAAATAATATTCTCTCATTAATACACCGGCACTATTATGATCAGGAAAAAATGTAGAATATTCTGGATTATCATTAAGTTGTACCTGGTTTATACTAACATCTGTATGAAAAACCGTTGGAAATGCTGTTTTCCACCATTGTACAGTACCATTATTAAATATACCATAATGGTACGTTTCACCTTCTGCATTTTCAGCCTCTTCCTTATGATAGTTTAGACATTTTGTAGGATTATGTGCAAACATAGCATCACCTGTTAGCCTAATATTTTGTTTCTGTTCTTCGGTAAGATTTCTAATTATAATTAGAGTAACATGCCCTTTTAAATTTGATGCATAACCATCATTATATATAGTACAATGTATTTCAATACTATTAGGAGACGTTATGTATTTGGCATTTTTGACATTTCTATGTCTATTAATAGAATCAATACTATAAGAAAATTTTTTCTGCTTATTTAGAATCACCTCATCGTCTAGCGGGTTATCAGTTGAATACAATTTGCTTAAACGTTCATATTCTTCTGTAAAAGATTCTTTACTTTTGTTATTTTTATATGTTTTATAAGCTTTTCTCATATCTTCTAATTTTTTAGGAAGTTTACGACCATCAGGGCACAACGGGTCATAAGATTCATGTATAACAGTATTATAATAATTCCACAACTTAATATATTTTCGTCTTTGTTCTTTGATCATACGAGTGAAACCTTGTGTCATTTCTATTTCATTTGGTTTTGAACCAAAATATTGATATAGTGTTTGTCTACTAAGAGTATCATATATATTATCTTTTAAACCAAGTAAATGCTCAAATTCGTGTATCTTAGCTTTGCCTGTATCTATTTCGCGTTGGGTAGAAGTTTGTTGTGATAGAAAAAGCTCTTTTGCAATACGATCTGTTTCTTCTTGGGAAGGTTTGTCTTGGGAAGGTTTGTCTTGGGAAGGTTCGTCTTGGGAAGGTTTGACAACAGATGTTCCAGCTCTAGAGGCCATTTTTTGTTGATGAATTTTGTTGATTGCATCTTGATTATTTTTTGCCTCTTTTGCACGACATTTTAATCCTAGAGAACCGTGTTGCCTATGAATCCAGCGGGCCGTCTTTTGTCGGCCCGACGGCTGTTCGTAAACTCCGTCTTGGTTTACTTTTCCATTAACATAATATTGTAATTCCTCTTTACAAATATCACATATGTTATTTTTCCATCCTCCCCCTTTTAGGTTAGATTCAGATTTTTTACTATGTCTCATATTACGAGATCTTCTGATTGAACGAGTTAGACGATTAGGTATTTTAAACTTTGATGAACGAGAGAGTTGATTAATTAATTTATTACGTTTTGGTGACATATTATGTGATTTACGCTTTAGTGATCTACGTTTTGGTGATCGACTTTTTACTGATGTACGTTTTGGTGATCTACGCTTTAGTGATCGACGTTTTGGTGATCGACGTTTTGGTGATCGACGTTTTGGTGAATTGATCATTTTTATTTAAAGAAACATTTTTAAATTAAACATAAAAATTATAATAAATTTTATTATAATAAATGGCAGAATTAGACGAACTTGCGGTTCAAACAAATGCATGTTGTAATTTAATAAAAACATATGATTGTAATTACTTAAACTCAATGGATACAGATTTAAAAAAATCTTTTTATGATAAAGTTACTGGTGGTAAGTATTGTTTTAACACAGTAAAAAGACCTGTTCTTGCTAAATTAATTTATAATCATTTAAATAATGAAAAGGCAATAACAATTTATCCTTTTATTGGAGGACCTAATTCTCTTACAGTTCATTACAGTAAAGAATTTAAAAAAACAATATATGTATTTGGAGAATTTCATAATAAAGAAATAAATTGTAGTAATGTGGCAGAAGATGATCCGACGGTAGATCCTATGGATCAAGAAGTTCACATAGAAGATTTTTTGTTTACATTATTACAAACGACAGATACTTTTTTAGATATATTTATTGAATCAAACCCACTTTCTTCCACAATACGTCCATTAGAATCTGCAAACAGGCTTACTAAATTATATAACCAACTAAAAAAATGTATTATTAGAGAATCACGACATGATCCAGAATGTTTACTAGGTCGTGTTCATTGGATTGACACCAGAGATGGTCCTGAATTGAGTATGTTTACATCATTATATTTTCATGGTTTACTAAATAATGCAATTAGTGTGACTATACCAGATTCAGAAAAAATTGTAAAACTTGAAGAACTTGTAGATAGATATAAGGAAGTATTTGAAGAAATTCAAAAATTATACTATATATCAGACAGATATGATTATTTTTCACTTAAAATTACTACAAATAGTATTAATGTTAAAGAATTTACAGATACAATTGTCCATCGTGCAATTAAAAAATTTTTGATGAACGAATTATATACAACAATATGTGGTTTTGAAAGAATAATCGAGGCTATTACATTTTTATTAGCAAAAACATACTCAATCGAATCTGATGATTCTAAAAAACATTATCAATTACGTGAGACGCTAAAGTTTGTATCTTATTTTTTGCTTCAAATTGATATCATTAATATGGATTATTATTCATTATTGCGTGTGTTTAAAGATTTTCGTGTTGATGACGAACAAAAACCTGCTTTTGATGGAGCTATAATAGGTGATCAACCTAAAAAGGCATATAATATAATAATATACGCTGGATCTTGTCATAGTAGCAGATATCGCAGATGTTTAAAATATTTAGGATTTAAAATGTATGAAAAAACAGGCGACTTAAACAAAGAAGAAACATGTATAAATATGAAAGATATAATAATGCCATTTTTTCAAACATCTGAAATAATAAGCAAAGATGAAATTGATGTAGATTTACAATTTATTTATGACCATCCAAATATTTGGAATAATCCTACGACATCATAAAATTGTCAATTTATTATATTTAGTATAACAAATATGAATAACTTTCAAAAACGTATATTGTTGTTCTTGATATTTTGCATAGGAATACGATTTTTTTTAGTTTTTTTAGCTAAATTTGCTGACAAAAAAATATTGCGTTTGATGGGTTTTTTGGCACTTTTACCTGCAATAGGATTTTTATATTTATTTTTTACAAAAAAAAGAACGACAGGTCCTGAGACTTTTGGTGCTAAAATATGGTGGACCAATTTGCGACCAATACATGGAATTCTATACTTGCTATTTGCATTTTACGCAATAAAATGTGATAAAAATGCATGGATATTCCTTCTTATTGATGTTATTATTGGTCTAATTTCTTTTTTAATATTTCACCTATTCATAGAAAAGTAATAATTATTATCTTAATTAAAATCTTAATTAAACTCTTGATTCCATTAAAGTCTGAGACCATCTTATTGATTGTTGAATTTGAGTAATATTAGTGAGGTAAAATTTATATAAACTTGAAGACTCAAATTTGACAATCCATTTTAAAAAGGTGTCATCTATATTTAGATCCAAAATAGTAAAATAAAATTGTAAATATGGTTGAATTTCTTCTTGATAGTTTATTAAAAGTTCAAAATCTTTAACCAATCTTTCTTTTAGAATATTATCTTCTTTTACTGGATTTATTTTTAAATTTATTTCTAATAATTCATATATACACCTATTCAATTCATTTTGATCAGGCATTTTAATAGTAAAAACTTTTTCAAGCATATCTATATCATTAGAAATTAATTCACTTTCTGTTTTATCTAAGTTATCTGAAAGAGTTTTAATTTCTAAGTCTAAATCTTTGTTTTTTAGTTTTTGATTAAATCTTTCTAATATTGTAATATTATATTTAGAGACAATATAACTTGGTGTTAAAGTAATGCATTTTTTTGCTAGTTGCAGTGCCTCATTTGTATCTTCAGTATAATTAAATATTTTGTCATATTTATTAATTGAATCTGTGTATTGAAGAGATAGATAATTATATCTTTTTTCTTCAGTAATAGTCGAACTTAATTCACGATTATAATTTTGCATCAACCATTCTATAAACATAAGAGGTGTATACTTAGCTGCTCTTGACGTTGTCAATCTAGCACAATAAGTATTTCTAGCATCCTTCAAACCGTCTAAATCATTAAGAATATTATATGGATCATCTTTTTTATAAAAATCAAATAGTGCCATAATATTTTTTTGTAAGTTTCCTCCTCTTTTGGCCGTTGACGCAGAGTAAACTATAAATTTATACATATCATGCCCAGGAACCATAAAATGTTTGTGACCGCCCTGATTTGAACGGTAAGAGCCAATAGAATTATTTTCAACAAATGTTGTTGTCGAACCAAAATCAATAATAATAGGAATAAATTTAGGATTACTAACTTTATATGTTTTCATATCTAAATGAATATCATAACTTTCTTCAGAATTGCATTCTCGTGCCATAACATTTGAACAATGCATATCAAAATGTGTAAACCTTATTTCTCTTTGTGCTATTTCTAATCCTAATAGCAATTGAAAAAACAAAATTAACCATTCATTAAAAGTAATTGTATTGTTTTCCAAAATTGAATCAACAGTATTTCCTTCTATATTTTCATATAATATATATAAGGTTTCACTTGGAAATTTTCTCTTTCCACAAAATAACTCACGTTTATTAACTAATGGGTTCTCTATAATTGTTCCCGATTTGTCAGAAATAGATTCTGAACAATAAAATGCTCCTAAAGTATACACAAATACAGGTGTCAAGTAACGTAGTCTGTTTATAGATTCAAGACCAACGTAATATTCTTTTAACATTCCTGGAATATTAATCTTTTCTTGTGCGAATTTAATTATAATATGAATATTTGGTGAAAAGAATTCTGTTTTGTATATATTTCCGTATTCACCTGTATGTACTAAAAGTTCCATTTTTTTTATATACTTTGTTATTGATTCGTTTAAGAATGGAAGTCCTTTTGTTTTTTTTTCTGATGTAGTTGAAAAAAGAGTATTAAATAAGCAAAACAGTGCTTTCATATCTGAAGCATTATGATTTTCTTCTTTTAAGATTTTAACCAAGTATTCAATAGATATTTCGTTTAGTTTATCGGCATATTTTATTTTGCAAGCCTTATAATCTAACAATTTATCTGTTAGAAATTGTTCTTGGACAAGTTCTTTCTCTTGAAATGATACCATTTAGTATCTGTTTATAAAATTAATTTATAAATTAATTTTATAAAAATCTTTTTTTATATAGAAAGATTTCCGAGTAAATTTTCCAGGTCATCTACTCCTCCTACATCTAACACACTTGCACCTAAATTTGAGGAATCAACGCCACAATGTGTAATATGCCATCCATTTGACACGGCAGCTTCACATCTCATTATTATCTCAGATTCTTTCATTATTACACTTCCAGTATCTGTACCGTCTGTAATAATAAACAAATGATGTTCAACATTTTTTTCTGGATACCAATCATCTAGAATTACACCTATTGCATCATACAGAAAAGTAAGCCCGAATTCAGGTAATTGATTCATAGAAAAAGGTTTAACACTTGGAACATGAGTAGCTTTACACAGATATGTGCATTTATCACAAAACAACATTACAGAAAGATATACATTTCTACCACCATCATTCATTTTTTTCAACTTACATATAAATTTATTCAAACCTTTTATGATAGATTCAGAGTTTTTTTTCATACTATAGCTAATATCAACTAGAACGATGGCATGTTGTTTCATTTACTTTATTTATTCACTATTCTTAAAACTAAATTTAATTATATATAATTTTTACTAGAGGTAATGACCTAATAAGATATGTTATATCCTCTTCGTTCAATAACGGATTATCAGATACTATTAATATTCTAAGTTTGTGTTCTTGTAATATTCGGAGAATTGGTATAAAAGCTTCAATCATTTCTCTATTCATACTTGGAACATCTTCCTCTTCAAATATACGAATAATAGTTTGACTTAAATCTAACGTAACGAGATTTACCAATTTTCCCAACACTGGACTTAATAATTCACGAATTGATCTGGGTGTATATCCACATTCAGAAAGGCTTAGAAAAGTAAGTTGTGTTAAAGAACTTAATCCAGTACCTATTTCTTCTAAGTTTGGAAACATTCAAAGAAAATGTATCTTTGCTCTTTGAGAATCTTTTGGATATTGAAAAGAGAATTACAAATCTTCAGGAATAAAAACTTGAAACAAAATAACACTTATTAGTGTTATTTTAGTATATTTAATACAACACCTTTGACAATAAAAACAAGTATCATTGGCATCAGAATAGATTCCTGATCTAATTATGTAGCTGATAACAATCATTGCACTAATTTAGAAAGAGCACAAAAGAAATTTGAAAAAAAAGGATTAAAATGCCCGTAAATCATTTTCTGGAACTTAAATCAGATGATTAAAATGTAATCCTTATTTCTCTCAATCATTACTCAAGTATGTTTTAAAAGATGAAGAAGCAAATACTATTCCTTTAGAAACATTTCTTAAAATGATAAGAGATATAATTCAGTTTGTGAATTACTTTCTGAAAATTAATATAATATACGACAACATCTTATATCTTTGTGTTCTTCAATTGCTTTTAATATTATCTCTTCAATTTCATTTATTTCCGTTTTGTATTCTAATATTTTCTTGAAATATTCTTCCTTCTCATTATATTTTTCCTTATATTCTTCATATAATTCTTTACTTCTATAGTCTTTTTTTGTCTTTATTATTTTATTTTCTACATCTCTGCAGTCATTATATGCTACTTTCAAATCATTTAATAACATTAACTCTTTTATATAAAATACTTTTATCTTCATAAATATATTTACATTATATATTTCACTATATCTATTTCTTATTGTATTTGGAATCATAAACTGATTTTTTTCTTTTATATCTTTCACTCTCTTTTCTATATCATTTATGCATTTCTGTATATATCCTATATCATAGATTTCTATATTTTTATCTTCTTTATTTTTATCTTCTTCTTTATTTTTATCTTCTTCTTTATTTCTTTCATTTACATTTGATACTCTTTTTGAACTACTTAATAATATTTTACCTGAAGTAAATTCACATTCTGATATTAATTGATCAAATGAATATGCTGTCATTTTATGTGCTTCTGCTTTTGCATCTAATTTATAATAACTTATTATACTCATTAAAAATGCATTTAATGCTGTTGCACCTGCAATAACTTTACCAGCTAATGGTATTTCATTAAATATACCACTAACTACAGAACATACAGATGATAATAATATACATGGCATCATTAACCTATTTAGATAAAATTCACAATAGCTTTTTGCCTCTAAATATAATAACTTCTGTCCTTTTAGATATAGTGCTATCATATCTATTGCTGTTGATAATTCACCTTCTTTGTATCCAAATTTATTATTCATTAAATGTTTTATATCATATATTGATTTATATTCTAATGGCTTCTCTTTATCTTCTAATCCTCTAGCACAAAAAACATCATCATCTGATGTTTTTATTTCTTTTAATTCATTTTCCATTATTATATTTACCATATATTTTTATAAATCATTAAATTAATTTAATGATTTATATGACTAAACGCCAATTTTATTTTTTAATTTTTTGAGTAATGATTTATATGACTAAACGCCAATTTTAATTTTTTGAGTAATGATTTATATGACTAAACGCCAATTTTAATTTTTTAATTTTTTGAGTAATGATTTCCATTCATTAACACTTTCCTTTTCTTCAATAATTTTATAATTGTTGTCTAAAATGAGTCTTTCATATTTTTTTCTTTCTACATCATCATTAGCATACTTTATTGCTTTGGTAACATATTCTTTTTCCGAATTGCATATAAATTCTGTTATTCCCATTTTTTTATATAATCCTTCTGTAAATCTACCGCTAATACGTTTTCCGGGTCTTGTAATGCAAACTTTGCCAAGTAAAAATGTTTCAATTGTCGAATTAAAACCACCAAACGGAAAATAATCTAGCAGTATGTCAGAATTTTTGATGTTTTCCGCATATTCCAAAAAAGGAGCGTGGTGTATAAAATAGACACGGTTTATCTCTTTTATTTTTTCATTTATGTACTTAGTAAAAATTACATTCTCTTTTTTTTCTTTTTCAGAAGACAAAAGAACAATTACGGCATTTTTATCCTGTTCTAATATATTATTTAGTATTTGAATGAAAGATGGATGAATTTTTATAAAAATTTGAATACATCCGTATATAATGGGAGAACCGATTCCTGTTGCTTTTACAACTTTTTCTCTCAATTTATTTTTAATCAAACTCATTTTAATTTTTTCAAAGCCAATTTCGTTTGGAAAAAGGCTAAAAATATCATAATAATATGTTCCAAGAGAATCGAATAAAACTAATTTTTCACTATAGTGAGACTGATCTTTTTTTGAATTAAAGAATTTAGAAGACACAAAGTAATCAATATTTGGTATTCCGGATGTATCGGAATGTCCCCAAGTATTAATCTGAACAGGTGCTAAACGAGAGAAAGCTAGCCATTTTGTTTTGATACACATTCCAATTTCAGGATATACAATAATATCAAAATTTTGGTCTGCTATTTGTCGTCTATTTTTACTCAAATCGTTTTCATCCAGATAGATAATTGTTTCTTGTATATGATTATCCATTATTGTTGTATAAAAAGGACAAATATCTCTTTTACGAGTCATTATTTTTACATCAAACTCTGGATCATCACATAAATGTTTAATAATTCCCAATCGATCTTTTGAAACAGAATGAAAAGTAACAAGTAAATCAGAAATAAATCCTACTTTTATTTTAGTATTCTTATTTTTTTTTGTATTCAATGAATTATATAGTAAATCAGGACATAATTTATATTGTAAAGTCGAAATATTTTTAAATATTTCAACATTACTTAAATCGTGATAAGAATATGCATACGCATTATTACGAATAATAAATGTATTTAAAATATTTATGTTTTTGTAAAGAGATCCTGCATTTTTAGTCATAAATGTAATCATTTTTTGATAACACGCACGATGTTTTAAAATTTGTTCTTCGGTGTCATACAAAAAATAACAGTTTGTAATTATCTGAACTAAAATAGTGCACATTCCAATTGAATTACACTTCTTATATGCACAAAGAAAATCATCAAAATTTTCAATATCAAAATTCTTTTTATTTGTTATTTTCTTATAAAAATCGTTAATTCTATTTATTGTTATTCTGTATTGGCCTTCCATTGTTCCAAACATAATAAGAAACTGCACATTCTCATCATTTATAGATTTTAGTAAAACTTCTTCGGAGACACTTTTGGAGACACCTTCGGAGACACCTTCGGAGACACCTTCGGAGACACCTTCTTCTTTGTCAATATTATTTAATATATTTAGCAATATTTTACTATATAATGTTTGAAAATTATTAATAATCCAGTCAAAATTAGTGATTTGTTTTAAATAGTATTCACAATTATTATCATAAGACAAAATAAGTAATTCTTCTGGAATATCTGTTTTATCTTCAAAAATACTAGATATATTTGGTAATAGAAAAGTTGATTGTTTTAAAATAGTTACTTCAGTTAATAAAGAGCATTCAATACTTTTTATCCATTCATTTATTTGTGAATTGTTTGGTTCTGCCATTATAATAGGATTCTTATCTAATTTTATATTTTCATATGATATAACACATTTATTTTCTAATAATTCGGTGTATTTTGATACACAAACTGTATTAATATCCAAACAAACACCACCAAATTCCTTTAATTTAATTAATCGAAAAATAACAGACTCGTTTGACTTCTCATAATTTATGGACTCTGCTATTTCTTTTGTTCTTTCCCACCAATATCCTTTTGGCTGTTCCTTATAGTAAATATATATTTTGTCTGGATTATTAATTACTTTACAAGAAAGTATTGATATATAATAAACAAATAAAAATTCTTTGTCTTTTGATTCATCGTCATAAATAAAATGTACTATATTTGGTATCATCTGCTTATAAATATTATGTTAATTATCTGATGTTTTTAAATTGAACTATACAACAAATAAAAATTAAGTAGTTGGTGTATAAAATTCTTTTTCTAACAATGAAAGAACCACTTATTCGGGATTTGTGTTTTGTCATTATAGTTTTATTATATTATATATAATAAAATGTATTATCATTCTTCTCCAAAACGGTTTATATATCCTAGTATTCTCCTCATCTTGATGATGAATTCAAATTCATCTACTACAAGGATTGGAAAGTAGGAATGAACGTCCAATGCAAAAAGGCTGGAAACATTGTGGATTTGGGAACGATAGTGAATACAGTTCACCAGGTTGATTTTGGTGCTACATACCGATAATACTTATTGGTCGGCGGATAAAATTATTTAATTTCTATTAAATAATGAATACAACTAATCCAAATCCTTCAAAGAATCTTATTCAAAGATTCGCGTTGTGTCAAAGATAAACTTATCGGAAATTCAATTTTGAATTCTATTATTAAATTACCAATCCCAACTCCTTCTTTTTTCATTCCCATTTGTGGCATTATCATTTTGTGTTCTGGATTTATGATAGTGTGTTCTTCAAGATTACTAATTTTTATAATTTTTCCATCTAATTTAGTAATCTCAAAAGAAAATCCACACAATGCTTCTTTTAAAGTTAATGTTTTATTATAAATTAAATCCATATTTTGCCGTTTAAACGGTGTGTTGTTTTCAATTTTAATAATAAGATGAACATCACCTTTGCAATTTTCAACAATATTTCCTTTTTCTTCTAAAACAAAAACTTCATTATCAAATCCTTGATGAATCGGCACTTTTATAGTTTCTGTTTCGTTTCTTCTAGAATTACCAGATACAATAACTCTGTTAATTTTTATATCAACCGAGCAACCTTTATAAGCTTGTTCTAAAGATATTACTGATATTTGTTGCATTGGTTGTGGTTTCATAAATTGTGGCACGCCATTGTGAAAAACGTGAATACCATTATTCGAAAATCCAGGCATTCCTGGGAATCCACCTCCATTAAAAAACATATTAAAAATATTATTAATATCTGCACCACCTCCAGAAGGAAATGGAAATCCGCCTTTCGCTTGGTTGTCGTACATTTGTCGTTTTCTTGGATCCCCAAGAGTTTCATATGCTTCATTAATTTGTCTGATTTTTTTTTCCGCATCAGGTGAGTTATTTCTATCTGGATGATATTGCAAATTTAATTTTCTATACGCTTTTTTAATATCTTGTTCGCTTGCGTCTTTTGAAATTTCTAAAATAGAATAGAAATCATCGTCCATTTTTAAATTAAAATAGTTCGTTTTTATATGTGTTTATTAAAAAGTAATTTATGTAATCCTATAATTCATATCTCAATTCAGGCATCGTTCTAAAAACATCTAGTAATAATTCTTTTCCTTCTCCTAAATGAAAACCATCTATCTTAAGAAAATGTAAATGCTTCATCCTAGTGAAAATTTCTATCAATGATTGTACACCGGATAAACCTCTTAGTTCATTTGACTCGAGAGTTAGAGAAGTCATACTAGTCATCCTTATAAGACTAGGTTTTAATAAAGATAATTGTTCAGGATTTATATAATGGCTATTTAGATTAAGAATCATCAAATTTGTTAGCGTAGGAAGAGTTTTTTCTAATACTTCAAAATTAGTATATGGTAAACTGAGACACTTCAAGTTTGTTAGTTTAGCAATACTTGATGTTAATAAATCTTTTGTTATTTTTTGCCTTGGACTATCTAGACCAAGAGATGTAAGATTTGTTAATGTAGCAAGAATAGGTGATAAGATCAAAAATCCATCTTTCATAATAAAATTATCTCCTATGTTAAGATCACTTAGATATGTTAGTTTATCGAGAATAGATAGAAATGAGTTATAATTAGAAAAACTAATTCTATTGGAGCTGAAATTCACTGCTTTAAGTTTAGTCATTTTCCGAATAATCGGAACTAACATATCTATTCCTTCATCTGTTATATGATTATCCTCAAAATTGATAGATGTAAGATTTGTTAATTTCTCGATACCAGGTAATAATAATTGTATTTCAGAATCTTTAAGTCTATTGTGAGCGAGATCAAGTTTTTTTAAAGTCGTATTAGAATTAAGAAGAGTTTGTGTGAATGAATATATTACTTGTGCAAATAGTTCCTTTTTTGGTTTAATTGGTTCATAGATCGTTTTGAATTGAAATTTTAGACATTTAAGTTTTGGTAGATTAAAAAAAATAGGTACAAACTGATGTGTTACTGGTGTTTCAATAGATAGAGATGTAAGATTAGTTAAGTTTGCAATATCAGATGTTAACAAATTAGCATTTACATTTCCATTAGAATTATATTTGATACCAAGTGATGTAAGCTTTAGTAAATCTCTTAAAATACTCTGAAAAAATAATGATAAATTAGGTTTAATGAAATGGTCGTCAAAAAGTATTAGATTAAGACAAGTAAGATTCGGCATCATTCTGATACGTTTTCTTATGCTTTGCCAACAGTTAGTATCAAAGGTAGAACAAATATTTAATGTTGAAATGTAATACAAAATCATTTTATTAAAAGTCCTACAAACGATACGCAACCACATTATACGATTGTTGTTTTTCTTTGAATAGAATTTTAACGCAAGCTGAAAGACGAGTGAGTATTTAATCTTTGTCAAGTAATCATTTTGTGATATAATAGTCAAAAACTAAATTCAATTTTATAAAATATTTATTCATTCTCTCAATTTAAATTCTTCTTAGTAATAAAAATTGCTAATTTAAACAAGAAAGTAGCAATTAAATAAATAACGCAATTAAGTACGCAATTGGACATAAGATATTGTCTAGAAAAAATCAAGAGTATTTACAATTAGAAAAAAAATATGGAGGAACTCATATTTCTTCTGTATTACCTTTGTATAATATACAGAGGTATGCTCAATTAAGATATGGCCTTTCAGAAGAAAAAGATCGACAGTTTTTGCAATATCTTGGTTCTGAGTGGGGAAGAAATAAAGATCCTAATGTTTGTATTAGTCTAGTACTAAAAGAATCTTTTAGAGATGGAAATTTCTTTTTATCAGATTTTCCTAATCAAGAATTTTCTTATGATAAACTTGTACAACCTTTTAATCTTTCAGATTATATAGAAGACTTTTATATAAAATTAGATCGTTTAGTTGATAACATAATGTGTAATACAACTAATTTACGAAGTTAAAAATTCGGTGTTTATAAAAATAGCGCCTCCGTTTTTTTTTATACACTCATTAAACTCAACATGTTCGCATTTTTCATTGCCATTTGGATGTGTTCCAACATATCTACAATGAGAAGGTATTGATTTAATTTTATAAATACCAGCGCCACCAAAAGCAGAATCAACTTCTAATAAACCTTGTTGAGGGTAATTTTTATATTTTGATATAACATATTTAAATCTTGCATAAACGTTAAATGGATGACTTTTTACCTTTTCCCAACAATCATAATCTATATCATCTTTTTTTCTCAAAGCCCATAAATCATAATATATTCCTGATTGATTTGCGGTAAGAACATCCCAATTTTCATATTCAAAACAAGTTTCGATAGAATAAACAAATGCACCCGATTGATTAACATTATCCATATCTAAAATAATAAAATAATCATAGTATTTATCTTTATTAATTTCGTGCATTTTTTCAAGTATTTTGTTTCTACCATTTGCTAATCTTTTTGTTCTTAAAGGTTCCTTAACATTGTCTTCAAAAATGTAATGATAATTTTCTTTTTTGTGTTTTTCTAAAATGGATCGTGTTTTATCTTTGGAATCGTTTTCATATAAAATAACAGCATAATCGTTAAATTTTTTGCCACATTGATCAATGTTAAAAAGACCTTTTTCAATATATTTTTCTACGTTACGTATCGTTCCTCCAAATATAACGTTATATTTTTTCATTATTTCTTGACCTTTTTTACTACCTGTAAAACCTTCTTGTGATTTTTTATTAAAAATTAATAGATATATTAATACACTTATTCCTAAAAATGCAATTGCGAATAAAAAATTATTCTGCGATAATGTAAACATTACACCTCCTTTTATTTAATATTAATTAAATAAAAATGCATTATTAAATTACATTTTACATTGAGAATTTTACGATATAAACCTACCTCCTGCTGTTTTGTCAAAAATATATCTCATATTAGTAACTTTACTTGTATTCCATTTTAATGATTGATTAAATGAGCTAGCATCGTAAAACATACTATTCATGTCTTCTACATTACTTGTATTCCATTCAAGTGGTTGATTAAAAGAATAAGCATATTGAAACATATGACTCATATTAGTCACATTACCGCTTTTTTAAATCTAGAAAAATCTAAACTTGAGGACAGCGTAACCTACTATTCTTTATAAAAATATTTCTTGATCCTGTAGCATCTCTATCTATCACTAAACCACACTCATCACAACTATAAACTTCCAGTTTTGTTCTTTTGATGTTTCCACATCTGCCACATGTACAAGAAGTATAACTTTCATCAACTATAATGAGTTTCTTATTGTACATAGAGCATTTGTATTTCAATTTCTCTTTGAAACTGTGAAATGAGAACATCATCAACAATCGTTTGGTTATGCGAGCTAACTTTTTTCCTTTTACCATTTGGCTTACTCTGAAATCAGGTAACAAGATTATATCATAGTTTTCTACTAAAAAAGAAATAGTCTTCCAGTGTAATTCAGCAACTAAATTCTTTACTTTTCTCCAAAGCTTAGACTTTATTTCATGTGTAGTCGTCTTATCTATTTCAACCAAAAGTTTAGTTAGTTCAATGTGAGCATCTTCACCTATAAAGATAGATTCTCCTCTAGGATCATATCCAACAAGAAACTTTCTTACACCAGGATCTAAAGAAATAATCCGATCTCCTTCTGAGATAAACTTAACTTGGCTCTCGTTACGTCTATCTTCTTCTGGAAACCAGTTTCTATCAACCGGATAATGTAAAAAATATCTTCCTGTATCTTTTTCATATATAATTTCTATTCCTTTTTCTATTGTTTTAATATCAGAAAAAGAAATTCTATCTCTTCTACCATTACTATTTGTAAACCAATAATTACTTTTAATTTTCCTAATAAAAGAAGGGAAGCTTTTATCCTCAAAATGTAGATATTCGGTTGGTTTTTTCTTGGACATAAATTTCATTTCAAAATGTTTTACGTTTCGATTCTTATAATTAGAAATTGCAGAATTAAGACTCGAAGTAAATTTATCACTTGCTCCTCTAGGTAATCTGTTATTCACTTCGTTTTTATTCCACCATGGTGGAATAGGAGTTTCATTCCTTTCTTCTTTATATTCAAATGATTGAAATACTAAATGTTCAAATTCTTCTTCTGTATATTCATATTTTCTAATTAGATTTCTAATAGACCGATTAGAATACGATTTAACATCGGTTATTTTATCAGCTCCATAATGCTGGTATACTATGGCGACTGTAGCATTATAATACCATCTATACTGTTCAAACATAATCTCAAGTTTCTTCATCTCCTCCTGATTCGGAAATAGTCGTATTTTCAGTGTTTTCAGAGCAACCGGAGGTGGCTTCCCGTATTTTGTTTTTAATTGAGTGACTTCTGAGTCCATAGAGTCTGGAAGAGAAAACTGTGATGATTGAAAGGATGTCATTAACGAGTTCTTTTTCTGGGGATGTTTCTTCTTTATCGAGAACCAAGATTTTCCCATTGGTGCTTTCAATGATTCGGAGGACAAGTTCAAAACCGAATCTACACAATCTATCTTTGTGGGTAACCACAATTTCTCCGATATCTCCTTTGAATGCGGAGTCCAAAATGGTGTTAAAACCTTTTCTTTTAAAGTTAAGGCCTGATCCAATATCTTTAACGATTTCGTAGTCAGGATATTTACATCTAAAATACTCAACTTGTCTTTCCAAATCTTCTTTTTGTGAGGAGGTTGAGACTCTGCAATAGCAGATATTTCTTTTGTTGTTTTGTTGTTGTTGTCTTTCTTTAGCTGACATAGCAATGACATCTGACATGAGATATCTACGGTGGTTTCCTTTTGTTCTAATGCATTTAAGGATTCCTTGATTATTCCAATTTTCGAGTGATCTAGTAGTAATTTGGAGTATTTTTGAGACTTCTTCTGGTCTAAGATATTTTTCATTCATTTTTTTTATTTTAGAACTCATTCTTTAAGATCATTTCTTATTTTTGTAGATTTAAAAGCAACAGTTGCCCCAGTATTTTATTTCAGAAAGTCTATTCTCATCTATTGCTCTTTTTACACTAGTGTAAATTGTATCATCCGTTAGAACAGGTATATCTGTCATACTACCATTTAAAAATTGAATATCCATAGTACTTGAGTTAGGAGTAATAAGTTTCTGAAGCAAGTATTTTGCACATGATTTAATCAAAGGCGAATCGGTTCTAGATTCTGATAAATCAAGCAAGTCGTGTGCACGACTAGTGTACCGAAGTTCATCTACGTATGTACGTATATAGTCCTTGATATTATCGCATAATCTTGATCGTGAATTATTGTAATTTACTCCTACGTTTATCAATAATCTAATAAATAAAACTGTATTCATAAAATCAATTATTCTAACTCTAGAAGGATCTATTGTAATGGTTGCATTTACTATTTCAACTTCTGTTATTTGTTCTGGAGTCAAAAGTACAGGAAGAGCCCGAGTCAACATAAAACCAGCATTTGCAATATTTGTTTCGAACATTTCGCTTCCGTCAAGAACAAACTCTAATATCTTAATAATTATTTCGTTTGGAAGTAAACTAAAAACAGACTTTTTTTTACTTGCACTTCCATAATTTTATTATAATAAAATTATAATAAAAATTAATTCTGAAATCATAAACTACTTGCAATAGACATTTTCTATAGTTAGTACTTTACAAAAAAGTCTGGAGTCAAATTATTAACTCTTACTAAAACTTCGCTATTTCTATTTATATTTTCATAGTCCCATGGATACGTTATGTTATAAGTATTTGGAAACATTTGTAATCTAGAACTAAACAAATTATACCAAGGTTTTTGTATATAATCAGGGTTTACATTGACTTTGTCAAGGAGATCATTCTGATGTAAAATCTGAAAATATTCAATCATCGTTTTTCTAGATTTTGACACTTCTTGTTCTAAGTTATCAATATATTCAAGTGTTCCAAATTTAAATGAAGGTATAAATTTTGCTCTAATTTCACTTGAATACACAAATGTTTGGTTTGGGTCAATTCGTATCCAGACTTTCAAAGAAGGCGAAAAAGCGACACTCGGGTCAAAAAAACTTTCTATTTCTGATTTAATAGAATCACGAATAATAGGACGTAAAAAGGTTGGTGCTCTAAAAAATGAATAATTATGAATCATACTACGACCAAAATCAATTCCTTCTTTTTTCAGTTGTTTTCCTGTTTTTAATCCATCTTTATATATACTTTTGTTTGATATATGAGAGAATATCAGAATACCTTTTTTTACATCTGGTTTCAATATACACACATCATAATCTTGATATAAAATATCTTCGTTTAAAACATTTTCGTTACACAAATGTATTTGAATGGTTGTCGTTATCTTATATCATATTAAAACGTATATTTTAAATTCAATTTTATTGAATATATAAAAGAAGACAAAACCTTCGGTATTTTCAATTAGAATTATTATTTTTTTACATAAATAAAAAATAATCTTTATGAACTCTTATTTCTAAGAGTAATTCTCTATAGTCTAAATATACATCATACTTAAAGAAATATCAAGTTCTTTTTCTTCTAAAAGTGTATCAAGAAGATTTGAATCTATCAAAATTGGAAAAAAAAGTTTGGATTTTAGCTGGAAAGAAGTTTTAAAAGGCAAAGATCCTTGTTCATTTTGATGAGTAATGATAAAATTAATTTTATTAACTAAATCTTTAATTGTTTTTTCAAGAGTTCGAACTCCTTTATCTCTAGAAATACATACTTTGCTTATTAAATAAGCAGCTGCTCCTTTTTGGAAAGTAGCAGAAGTTGAATCAAATCCGCAATTTTTAAGAGCACGTGGAAGTAAATAATTTTGTATAATAGATATTTTATCGTTACGGTCATATCCATCTACGTTTATAATCCACCATCTGTCTACAAGAGCCTCATCTGTAGGACAAGAATTCATAGACCCAATGTACCAAATTTTGGACAAATCTATTTTAATTTCTCCACCAAGAAAACTGTCACGATAATCGCTGTTTTGACTTGGATCAATTATATGCAATAATGCACTTCTAATTTCAGGATTGTCTGTAATTTTATCTAGTTCGTCTAAAAATATTATTCCATTCTTATGACCCATTCGTTTTATACATTTTACAATCTCTCCAGGCTGAGCACCAACATATGTATATTCGTGACCTTTAAGAAAATCAGCCTTATCAACACCACCAAAAGAAATTTGCGAAAACCCACAATCCATTATTTCTGAAATTAATCTGGCTATACATGTCTTGCCTGTACCGGGTGGACCAACTAAACCAAGATTTGCATGTACCATACTCGGGTTGCGTAATTTTGCGGAAAGAAATAAAAGAATTTGCTCTTTTACTTTTTCCATTCCGTACAATTCTTTATCCAACCGAATTTTTGCTTGTTTGATAAATTCCGTTATATTTTTGCCTCCGGTTTCTTTTACTCGGTCGTGTGGAAAATCTGTAGCCCATGTAAGCCAATTTTTTAATTTACCGTATTCGTCGTCTGAACTGCTGTCCATTGCTAAAAATTCTTCATAACGTCTGTAAATAACTTCTTTGTTATCTTTACAAGTTTCTAAGTTTAAAATTTTGTATTTTAGAGCCAATTTTGCATCAAAACCAGTAAATTTTTCTTCGTCTTGTTTCATACGTGCTATGTCTTTCTTAGAATATTTTTTTGATTGTTCATACCCAGCTTTATATTCTTTAAACATACGATTATATCTATCTCTTGCTTCTAACCATTCGTTGGTGTTTGGTGCTTGCATTTTATATATTTCATAATATTGACACAATTTAGCCCTATCTTCTAAAAGCATAGGTGTGTCAAGCATTATTTTTACGTTTGGTTCAGTTCTATATAATTCTTTTTTAACAGCTAATAAATTATTGTAAGCTTCTGGATTTTCATTTTTATCAATATTTATTTCGTCAACTAAAAATTCTTCTTCCGAATTTATTTCTTCTTCAGAATCTTCTTCCGGATCCTGATCTGAATCATCTTTTTTTGTAAAATTATTTTTATCGTCGTGTTGTTTATTTTTTTTAGAGTTTGGTAATAATGCATCATCAGTTTTTTGTTTTCTTTTACGAAGACACGGAGACATATTTATTATTAATATTAATTCATTTTAGATTTGTTCTAATTCTATAAAAATCAACCGCCTGCTCACTACTAATATCATCAAATAATTGTTTAATTATGTCAACTAAATCAACATCTTCTTTATCATGAAAACGCTTACGTTGAAGGGAATCATCACCATATAAATTAAATTTATCATTTTCTGTTGGCATATATGTTGCTTTATCTTTTACGAGTGTTCTAACAAAATTATGAAATTCTTTTGGTTGTCCAAGAACAATAATATTTTGAATCAATTGTTCACAATCACATTCTGTCAATTGGCATTTTTGAGAAAAATCACTTCTAAAATCATTGTCACCAAAAACATCTCTATATAGTTTTTTAAACATACTAATCATATATGGCAGAACGTTAGATATAATACTAGAAGATAACTCTTCCAGACGGCAATCCATTTTCCAATATCTCTTTTCTTTTACAACTTTATCAAGAATATAGAATGAATACGGATCTTCTTTTGTATTTTTAGGCAGAGGAAGATATATAATATTCCAAAAATCATACCTATTGAATAAATAACGTTTTAATGTTTTTTCAATTGAAAAAAGAACTAATCCATAATTGTAAAAGCAGTTAAAAAATTTTATACTATCGTACGAAACTAATTCTTTTGAAGCATCAATTTCTAAATCTAAAACAAGATCAAGTTTTTGGATTTCATCAATTTCTAAATGTAACTGAGTATAATTTCCATAAGATATTAAACGACTCTCTAAAGGAGATAGACCTTTTGAAATAATTGTTATACTTTTTTTATCAGTATAATCTTTTTCTTTAAAAATATCTTCTATTTTTCGAATATGTTCGTTAATTAAGTTTTGATAAGCAGCCAAAGACATCCTAGGAAAAACATTCATTCGTGAATGTGCCAAATCTTGTAAAGTCTTTGTATATACTCTGTTTTTTTTTAGAGTTACAAAAAAATCTTCAAAATTTTTGTTAGCATTTTTAAAATCAGAATATTGTTCTAACAATTTTTTATTTTTAGAATCGATCAGCGATATTTTATTTAATTTTTCATCGTTACTGGCTTCTTGCACAAGATTTAAGGATGTTCTAACTGACCTATAAGATTGTTTTTTAGATTTAAAAGGATCTTCAACTGTATCTGTTGCTTCACTAGCAGGATCTCTTGACCTACTTTTTTTTATAAAATTATTTTTTGTTACAAGTTGATTAATTGTAGAATTTTCTGATTGTTTTATAATAAATCCTTCAGCAGCTGATATTTCATGTATATATATATTTGTAATACCAGAATTTGTCCAAACATGTACACCGTCTTCTTCTTCAGTTAAAACATTAGATATTTTGATATTAGTGTTATTTTCAATTAAATTACAATATAGTTTATTTTTAAAACGTTCTAAATGTATTTGTGATTCAAGTTTATTTTTCTTTTCAATTGATTGTTTGATTTGCTCTGGTTCAAACATCATTGTACCATCACATTTTTTAATGTGTAATTTTATTACATTCTCATCTTTACTAGAAAATAAACATTTAGGACATGTATATATTAGATAATTTTTGGTATGATCAATCATTTGTTATTATATTTAATTTTCTTTTGACCAATTTTGAATCAATTTTATTACTAAGATTGTAATAAAATTTATTGTCTAATTTGTTTTGAAGACCGACCTTTATTTACTTTCTTTTTATTTTGAGTTTCTCCACTCATCATATTAGATAGATTAGGCATACCTCCACCATTTCCAGCCATCATCGCCATCATTGGACCTAACATACTCGCAATATCAGGCATTTGTTGTACACTTCCATCGTTAGATGGTGATTTAGATCCTGCGTTTAAACTACTCATCATTGTGTTAATCATATTTACAGCTTGTTCACCACCTTCGTGGTCTCCAGCATCGTCACTAAGTTTAGTTACCATTTTTTGTACTGTATTCATTAATTTTCCAAGATCAAGAGACCCATCTTGCAATCCATTTCCCATTCCGCTAACTAAATCTGTAAAAATTCCAGATTGCATAATCGCTGTCACAGCTTCCATAGGATTTGAATTTGGATCTACATTTGCTTCTACTTTCGAAATAATGTCTGTAAGAAAATTTATTTCACCTCCATCACCTTCTTTTTGTGCTTCTTCCTTTAGAATTTCTCGAGCTTTTCCTGCTGGATCTACAAGAGCTGAAATTGTAAGAAGGTGCATCCAAATAACATCAATCGTTTCTTTATCAGCTATATCAAATATTTCTTTCACATTAATAAAAACACGCTTTGAATATATAATTTTTTCTTTTTTAAGATCAACATTTCGATTAGAAATGGCATCTCGATTTGCAATGCAAAAATCTCTAAATGCATCAATATGTTTTTGAATCGGTTGTTCATGCGAAAGAGTAGTCTTATTAATTAAATGAACATACAATTTTAAAGGCCTATGTTTATCACTAAAGACATCTCCTAAATCATTAGTAAAATTTGAGATCGTTTTGAACGTAATTAAAGACGTATCTGTTGACATTTTTTGTTTTGAAAATATGATTTTAGATAGATATTTAAATATTTAAATGCAATTTTATTTATATAATATAAAAATGGTATTTAATAAAATCGATCAATATTACCAAAAAAATGATCATAAACAGAGCAATACAATTGGTCTTGCACCAAATTGGATTAGGCGTATTAGTAATAATGTAGATGTTGGACGTGTATATTATTTTAATTTAATAACAGGTAAATCTCAATGGAAGATACCAATATCAATTAATCAACAAATTGATTATTCTCCTACTACTATCGTCGATCTAGATGACAGAATTATGCATATACTTATAAATCATTTAGACAACACAAGTGTATCAATTTTGAGTCAAACAACTAGACAATTTAGAAACTTGATTAAAGATGTAAAAAATATAGATATATCTAATATGGACTTAACAGAAAATCAATTAATGTCATTAGTGAGCTTTTTTCCCCAACTGACAAATATAAAAAAACTTGACATATCCTTTAATTTTAAAACAAACACTCCTAAAATAAATACAAATATAGCTAATGTATTAGCAAGATCATTAAGTCAAATGAGATCTTTGACACATCTAAATTTAGCAAATTGTGCAGAAAATGCTTCTGTAATGGAAGTAATACTTCAATCTCTTGTAGGAATAACAGAACTAACATATCTTAAACTTAAAGGGAATAGGTTTGATTATGAAACATTTGCACCGATACTTGCAAATATGTTAAAATTAGAATATCTAAATCTTAAAGATACTAGTGATGATGGTACACAAATAAAAGCACTAGCACCAATACTTTCACGAATGCCTAATCTAACTTATCTTAATCTTGGATCTAATTATATTAGTGAAAAAAGTGCTAATGAAATTGCACCATACCTTGAAAAAATGTCTCAATTAACTTATTTTAATTTTGGTAGAAATAAAGGTGGTTGTAGCGAAAATTTACTATTATGTATTCAAGGCATGCAAAATTTAACACATCTTACTCTTAACATGATTGTTTTAGAAAGCAGTTTACATATAACACTGATCGGATCAATTTTTAATAAAACACCAAATTTAGTATATCTTAATCTCAGTTCTAATAAACTTGGACCAACTGGTTTATTTGAATTAGCATCACATCTTGCAAAATTGTCAAATTTAGAAAATCTTAATCTCAGTAATTCTCATATGTGGTCTAAATGTAATGAATTAATACCAAGTCTTTTACAATTATCTAAATTAACTCATCTCGATCTTTCACATAATTATATTGGACCAAATGTAAATGAGTTGGGAGAATGTTTTGTACAAATGCCAAACCTAATACATCTTAACTTGGGATATAATAGGTTTTTCTTAGATGATCAAGTTTATAATGGTGTTAAAGAATTCGTACCATGCCTGTCGAGATTATCTAAGCTAAAATATCTTAACATTCAACATAATTCACTCAGTACAAAAGAATATTGGCATGAAGATGATGTTGAAAAATTAGGAGAAGGTCTTGAACACATGACTGAACTTACATATCTTAATATTAGTCATAGTAAAATTGGAAATAAAGGTTTAAAAGATTTAGTAAAACATATTTACGTAATGTCAAAACTTACTCACTTATTTCTTAACGACATTCAAATTAGCGAAGATTCTGTTGAAATGTTAGGTCTTCTTTTACAATTTATGCCAAAATTAACAAATATTGAACTTTCACGTAATAAAATAGGAGATAAAGGTGTCGAGTTTTTAAAAGAAAGATTTAATCAACTAAAATCTCTTAAACAAATATCATTTTTCGAAAATAATCTTACTTCTATATCTACAGATGCACTTAAAGAATTAGCTATTGCGAAAAATTTTAGAATATTCGTTTAATATGAGTGGATAAAGATATGATTTTTACAATAAGATCATACTGATAACACAAGAAAAGCTAATCATAAAATTAAAAATAAATCAAAAAAATTGTTGTTACCTATACATCTTGAGTTTACAGACCTATTTATAAACTAGTCAATTGGAAAATCTTGGTTTTCAATAAATAAGAAACATCCACATAAACCAAGATATGAATATTGTTATGTAATACTACTAACTTTGATTTTTTGGTTGAATAATTTTGTTTAAAATTGATTTTTTAATTTAACTTGTTACAAAATTTAAAACAAATGCGTTTGCAACATATGCCAGATGATCTTATGGTCAAGATTATAAAAAAACTTTTTGAACAATTTCCTCTTGAAGCATCCGAATTGACAAGTTATATGATTATAATTTTAGCAAATATGAAAATTATAAATAATGTCTTGCAAGCAGAAGACTCAAAACATATTTTTGACCTTCTTAACACAGATACATGGATACGAATGATTGTTAGTATGGGATTTAATATTTGTACAGGAATATTTGAAAATAAAAAAATATTCTGGAATACAAAAGATGTTCAATATCAAAAAAAATATATAAGCGAATGTAGATATACTAGCAGAGCACATGACCTAATAGATTTATTAGATCACTCAGATAAAATAATGAAAAAAACAGCACGAATCTTGCTTGATAAGCTTATAGAAGACGAACCAACTAAAGAAGGTAAAGATTTTTTGAAAGGAAATGTTGTTAGAATAAATTTTAGAGAAAATAATGGTTCTGTAAAAGAAATATATGATAAAGATAAACTTAGAATACTTTGTTTTAACAATGAGGATGATATTTCTTTTGCTGTTAATTTGTTAGATGAAAATGTGTCTGTGCGGTTTTGGGATATCAGAGGACTTAATGATACGTCAGTTCGTATTTTGTTATCTAGCAATATAACTTGTACTTTTGCATTTAAAATTACAGATGAAATAAATCTGAAATATTGGGATACATCAAACTTGAAAAATGCAAGTTTTATGTTTAGAAATTCAAATGCTTTGCTCACAGGATTAGAAAATTGGAACACATGTAGAATAAACAATATGAGTAATATGTTTGTAAACAACAAACGTTTTAATTGTGATATTTCACAGTGGAATACAAAGAATGTTACTTCAACAAAAAATATGTTCGCAGGAGCACATTCTTTTAATCAAAATCTTCAATGGGATACAAAGAATGTTAGAAATATGGAAGGCATGTTTATAAGAGCTTTATCTTACAATAACAAAGGACAACCTCTTTTATGGAAAACAAGTAACGTTTCAAATATAAGTTCAATGTTTTTTGGTGCTTTAGCTTTTAATGCAGATATTTCAAATTGGGATACTAGTAAAATTATAAATATGTCACGCGTGTTTATGGATGCAAAATCTTTTAACAAACCTTTAAACAATTGGAAAACTGAAAATGTTTTAGATATGAGTAATATGTTTCAATATGCGTTGTCTTTTAACCAATCTTTAGATAAATGGAATACTCAATCTGTTCGAAATATGTCTGATATGTTTTCTTCAGCTATTTCTTTTAATTGTGACATTTCAAAATGGAATACTAGCAAAGTTGAAATTATGGCGTGTATGTTTATGAATGCATCCGCTTTTAACTGTGACATTTCAAAATGGGATACTAAAAATGTTTTTAGTATGACATTTATGTTTATGAATACACCATCATTTACCCAAGTTCTTAGATGGAATACTGGAAGTCTAACAGACAATAATATTTCTTCAATATTTGCACAATCAGGAGGTCGTTTTTTTTAGATAGTTTCTCTCAAAAATATATTTAACAAATATATTTTTGTAATTTGTAACGAAAAACTACCACGGATAAGATTCTCTACGAGTTTTTATTACTGGAAAGCCTTTATCATATATCATACAACACAATCCATACTTATCACATTTATCGTTACACAACGAACAGTTGTTTTTTGAACATTCTTCTGATAGTAAATAATACTTATTACCTTGTTTGCTAATATTTAACCCGGGCTTTACAAAATATTTTAAATCTTTGTTAATCTGATATAAAAAATCTTTACAAAACTCGTGATATATTAACGGATTTCCTGTCTTAACAATATAATAGATTAAACATAAAAATAAAGGATTTCTTGGTGGAGTGCAAATAACCCCTTGATAAATATGGTCTTTAAATCCTGATATTACAGTATAAAGAATTGTTTTATCTGTAAAAATAGTTGATAACGGTGTTAATAATTCTGTGCTAATGTCCATATATACTCCTCCGTGTATATAGAGAAGACAATATCTAAGTAAATCAGCTTTATGAGCTCCTAATTTTAATTTTTTAAAGGTTTTTAAAACAGGTGGTTCAAAGTATTTCGATAAAAAATTAATACCATCCGTATCATCTAAAATAATATGAGTATATTCTGGAGCATATTTTTTCACTGTTTGGTATATTTCTTCTGGTATTTTGCTTTTATCATTATACGTTTGAAAAAGTAAATTTGGAGTTTCTTTTAATAATTTAGTATCTTTTCTACAATTTCGGTTAAATCTAAAATTTGATAAAAATATATGATTGATAATCAGGTAAAAGATTATAAGAAAAATAATTATATATCGTTTTTTCATTTAATTTTATACTTATTTATATAAAATAAAAAATATTGTTTCTAAATTTAACTAATAATAATTATGTTTTTAATCTTGGTTTTAGAGAAATGAACTGTATATTATCAAAAGGATTTACTATTATTTTAATAATTTTTATATTTTTAGTATTTTTTATCAATGGATGTATTACAAAAAATACGTATTTTTTCTTAGCAGGTGTAATATTTTTTATATCTTTCTGTATTATTTACAATCAAGTACACGAATATTACGCGCAAGATGATCCAAAATTAAAAGAAATAAAAAAAAGTTTAGAAATATTTTTTGCTACCGAAGAAAGATGGACTGGAGCTTTAAGTGTTCTTAATGAAAAAAATTTGTTGAATGACATTACATTTTTTAGAGGTGAGAAAAGTTACACAATTAACAAAAAACAAGTCTATATATGTCTTAAAGATGAAACTGGTTCATATTATGATGATAATACATTATATTATGTTGTGTGTCATGAAATCAGCCATGTCATTTGCGATGAAATAGGACATACAGAAAAATTTTATCTTATATTCAACGAATTGCTTTCAAAAATGGAACAAGCAGGACTATATGATTATAAAATACCTATAAAAAATGACTATTGTAAAAGTGGCGATCCAGAAATGTGAAAATAATTAAATTAAGGGGTTGGAGTCGCGTCAGGAGTCGGAGTCTCAGGAGGAGTTGAATCAGGAGTTGGAGTCACATCAGGAGTCTCATCAGTAGTTGTATAAGGAATTTGAGTCGTTATATTTAAAGCACTTAATATATAATTAGTAAGATACTTATCATCATTACCCCATTTTTTATAATCATCACCAGACAAAGTAAAGTGTCTATTTTCAATCCAATTATCTCCATTCAACAATGATACAGTCACACTAACACTTTTGAATAGTTCTAAATTTATAATACGAATTTTAATGTTATCAATAACCGATGTTTTTGTTACGGTAAAATTTTCTACTTGAATATGCATTTATTATAATATACTATAATAAATTAAATTTATAATTGATTTCAATACATTTGTAAAACTATTTATTTTATAAATAATTAAAGTATAATATCATATTTTATTTGAAAATATATTAAAAAAAAATTGTAACTAAATATAAAATAATGAAGAAAGGCATGATACAATTTTCTCCGGAAGGTCCAAATTTTTCTATAGAAAAAAAAGTTTCTTCCGATAGTATGTATGCCGAAACAAGTTACATAAAAAATGCACATATTGAATCTGCGACTATTGGAAGTTTAGTTGTCAAAGATCAGCCTAGTGGATTTGGTTTTGGTTCTACTGGACCACAAGGATTTCAAGGAATAAAAGGTAACACCGGAGCTACTGGGAATACAGGTTATACCGGCCTTCAAGGACCACAAGGAAATCCAGGAAGTGCAAGTAGCACAGGACCTACAGGAGATACAGGTCCTACAGGTCTTCAAGGTCCTACAGGTCTTCAAGGATCACAAGGAAATCCAGGAAGTGCAAGTAATACCGGTGCAACTGGTGATTCTGGTCCTACTGGACCACAAGGATTTCAAGGAATAAAAGGTAGCACCGGACCTACTGGGAATACAGGTTATACCGGTCCTACCGGTCTTCAAGGTTCTACTGGTCTTCAAGGACCACAAGGAAATCCAGGAAGTGCAAGTAATACCGGAACGACTGGTGATTCTGGACCTACTGGTCCACAAGGATCTCAAGGAATAAAAGGTAGCACCGGAGTTACTGGGAATACAGGTGCTACCGGTCATACTGGTCTTCAAGGTCCTACCGGTCTTAGAGGTCCACAAGGAATTCCAGGTACTGCAAGTAGTACTGGACCGACTGGTGATTCTGGTCCTACTGGACCACAAGGATTTCAAGGAATAAAAGGTAGCACCGGAGTTACTGGGAATACAGGTTATACCGGTCCTACCGGTCTTCAAGGTTCTACTGGTCTTCAAGGACCACAAGGAATTCCAGGAAGTGCAAGTAGTACAGGAGAAACTGGTTCTACCGGTCCTACTGGTTCTACCGGTCCTACCGGTATGACCGGTCTTCAAGGTCCTACAGGATTACAAGGAATCCCAGGTAGTGCGAGTAATACCGGTCCTACCGGGCCTACTGGTCCTACCGGTCCTACCGGTCCTACTGGTCCTACTGGATTTGTCTCTTTATATATTAACAGATCAAATGGTGAAACTGGTCTTAATTTTAGTGGTTTAACTGGAACTACTGGACCAAAAGACATATCTTATTCAGATAATGCTTACGAACCTAGTAATAGATATATAGTAACATCTAAGTTAACTCAATTAAATGCAGTTTTTGAATATGATTTTTATGGAAATTTTCACACATCAACACTTAATGTTCCTGTTTTTTTTGGGATTATGATTGGCCCACAATTTAATTACATTCCATGGATAGAACCAGAAAATTTATTAGGAAGTATACGTATAACTCCTGCTAACGGATCCTCTTATTTTAGATATACATCGACAATAACTACAGCAACTAATAATAGTGTTACAGGACCTTCATTTAATACTGCTGTCAATTTTATATTTGATGCAATAGGAGCACAATCAACATCTGACTACACTACTTGTCAAAAACGTATTAATATTACTAACAATAAAACTATAAAAAATGAATATTTTAATAATCCTACCGGTCCTAATACTATTTTAACACCATGTTTTATACCAACCGCACAAACAAATCTTGTTGTTACAAAATTAGGTCACACATTTAGACAAATTGCATAACTAATAATTTTTAAAATAATTATATAAACTAAATATAAAATAATGAAGAAAGGTATGATACAATTTTCTCCGGAAGGTCCAAATTTTTCTATTGAAAAAAAAGTTTCTTCCGATAGTATGTATGCCGAAACAAGTTACATAAAAAATGCACAAATTGAATTCGCGACTATTGGAAGTTTAGTTCTTAAAAATCACTCTGGTATATTTGGTTCTACTGGAGCAAGCGGGTCAACAGGATTTTCAGGTATCACTGGAGAGACAGGTTTAATAGGTCCTGCTGGTGTTGAAGGACCGACTGGTCTTGAAGGAAATACATCGAGTACTGGTGCAACTGGGTATATTGGACCTACTGGTCCTACTGGTGTTGGAGGATTTTTAGGTGAAACTGGTCATACTGGAAATACATCAAGTACAGGGGCAACAGGAAATATTGGTCCTACTGGTATTGATGGTCCTACTGGTCTTGAAGGATTTTTAGGTGAAACTGGTCCTACTGGATCTACTGGTATTGATGGTCCTACTGGTGATAAAGGATTTTTAGGTGAAACGGGTCATACTGGAAATACATCAAGTACAGGGGCAACAGGAAATATTGGTCCTACTGGTATTGATGGCCCTACTGGTGATAAAGGATTTTCAGGTGAAACTGGCCCTACTGGATCTACTGGTATTGATGGTCCTACTGGTGATAAAGGATTTTTAGGTGAAACGGGTCTTAAAGGAAATATGTCAAATACAGGAGCAACTGGATATATTGGTCCTACTGGTATTGATGGTCCTACTGGTCTTAAAGGCGAAACTGGGTTAACTGGACATACGGGTCCTACGGGTGTTAGTGGTCCCACTGGTGATAAAGGTTTTCAAGGTCCATCTGGCCTTAAAGGCGATACATCAAGTACAGGGGCAACTGGAGCTACTGGACCTACCGGTGCTACTGGACCTAGTGGTAATATAGGTCCGACTGGTCTTGAAGGATTACAAGGAATTAAAGGAATAACAAGTATTGATGGAACAACTGGATATACGGGTCCTACTGGTTTTACAGGACCATCCGGGATGACAGGAACTGCTGAAAATTCTTACATAATGATTAACAAAACTGAATCTCAAACATCTATTCCAGCAATAAATTATACTTTACCTGGAGATGTAGGACTATTTACGTCAGTTATTCAAGAAGGTACAGAAGAAATTAGTGAAACGGTTAAAGTTATAGATAGTGCGGTTGAAACTTATTACCCTTTCGATTGTAAAATATTACTTTCTTATTTACGTCAAAAAAATTTTGTTTTTGAATATGATTTTTATGGAATACTTAACATTTCTATGCGAAACAACCTGGGTGAACCAGGTTTTCTTAGTAAACAAATATTTGGTTATTTTGGAATTATTGTGAATGACGGTGGAATTAATCCATCTGATGGTACATTCAAATGGAAACCAACTCTAAATACTTCCATACCCTACACTACAACTCCTCTGCCTAAAAATTTATTAGGACCTGTACAGATAGGGTTTCATCGAGATATGATTTCTCCTAATTCTTTTCAACAAAATTTCCCATACAATCAGATAATAAATGCAAATTTTAGATATACATTAACTCTAACTACATTAAATACTAATGTTAATCAAATTTCCTTTAGTTATGCTGTTAATTTTTCGTTTTTTACAACTTCTCCACTACAAAATGAATATGATCGTTTTGTTACAGGTACGCAAACATTAAATTTTACTGATGTAAATGCAAATGTTTCTCCTATTTTAGTACCTGCTTTTGTACCATCAGTATTGTCTATTGTTCAATCAGCAAAACAAGAAGTCTATATTACAAAAATTGGGCATACATTTAGACAACTTGCATAGAGTGTAATTATAAGATAGAATACTATTTTATAATTCAACAAAAAAAGATATTTTGTATCTGTTTAGTAAAATTATTAATTTTATTTTAAATAATAATTTTCTTTTAAATAATAAATAAAATGACTGAAGACTTTTTTAAAATTTACCAAACTGGACCAACAGATGAAAGTGTTGCCGATAGTGTAAAAAATGTTGATTATGCTGGTTTTAAAATTAGATATATTCTTGGTAAAAGAGGTAAAATTATGCCTATTAATTTTGGTACAATAATCGTAAAGTAAGCGTACAATAATCGTACAATAATCGTACAATAATCGTAACACTTATATATATATATAAATATTTATATATATAAAATTCACTCAATTCCGTATAAGAAATGATAAATACGGCTTGACATTTTATCACCAATTCGACGATTTCCACTTGTTGTAAGAGGGAAAGTAAGATCTGAAAGCAATTTTTCTCTAAGATGCTCTGGAGTTGTTTCATATTCTTTTATTAGTAAGTTTACACTAGAATACTTATCTGTTATAACAGAGGCTACTTTTTCTGTTACTTGAGGAATAAGAGATAATTGAGATATCATCCAAACTGATGGAGTCATATTAGCTTTTTTACTTTTTTTTAAGGTAGCAGCGTAATTAATATCTGAAGATTTATATTCTTCTTCTCTGAAATATGTATCACCATCTTTTTTCAGTTTGCTATAAAGTTTAATAATAAATTCAACACTTTCTTCGATTGTATTTGTTTTATATACTTTAATTCCGTCTCTTAATTGTGTATTAATTAAACTACCAACTAAAGTTGAAACAGGTAATCCTTTCATAGAAGTTTTATCCAAAAATCCTTCAATTAAATATAATATTCGATGTCTAGGTGTACTACCTAAAAGTCTCGCTTTTTGTTCTCGACCTCTGCCATCGCAAATACTAGCTTTTAAATCATTTACTGTCTTACGTTCAATCACTAAAACAGTTGTGCCTTCCTGACGAAATAAAATATCTCCAACATCTAGTTGTTCTATTACATAAGGAATTGAATTTTGGAGATTTTGTATTATATCATGTTCTCTATTATCAATAACAAGTTCAATCATTCTACTTGTTAAAAATACTTCCTTAAACAAATAAAAATGAATTTATATATTAACTATATTAAGTATATTAGTAAAAAATGTCGTATCGAGAAGACGGAAAAACATCATTAAGAACAGTTATAAAACAAGAACATAATATTAATATTATAGAAAAACATATATATAATATCTCATCAAATGACGAAAAAATATACAAAAATAACATTTACCAAATTATTGGAGATGTGTTACAAGGCAAGAATTTAAAAGATTTAATTTTAACTATAAAAATAGGTGATTTAGGATGGAAACATTCTGCTTTCAAAGAAATGCAAAATATGTTAGTTGAACAAAATGATTTTATAGAAAACCCATTTGCAGTTGAAGAAGGTGTTTTAGAATGCAAGGCTCGAGATAAAGATGGTAAACTTTGTGGAAGCAAAAGAGTCTTTAGTTATCAACGACAGGTAAGAAGTGCGGATGAACCTATGACAACTTTTGCTAGTTGTTGTCAATGTGGAACTAAATGGCAGTATTCTGGATAAAATTGTATACAGATATCAAAAAATTAATATTTTTTGATAAAAAAAAAATCTTTTTAATAAAGATGAATTTTTTTCTTACACTAAAAAATTGTATAGAAGAATTTTTTTTATCCATAGATATTTTTTTTCAAGAATTGTTTTTTGGTTCAAATCATGCCAAACCAGAGGATTTTGAAGCTTCTATTATATTAGAAAACGACTCTATTGTTGTAAAAAACCAACACCAGACAGAAGACGATTTTGAATTTTTGTCGGCAAATGATAGTAATTAAGCAAAAAAATTCATATATGTTCCTACCGATTCCATAGATTTGTAATATGTATTGTTAATACTTTGATTGGTGTTTCTAAAAATCAAGATTTTTAAACCCTTCGAAATACTGTTAAATCATTTTAGTATATCTTCCAAAAGCAAAAACAAATATCTGGAGTTTTTGTTAGCATAAATTTTTATGCACTTTGTTTTTCTGTTATTTTTTGTTACATTTTGCATTTTTAATTTTACACATAATATTTTAATAAATTATTTTTAAATACTACTTTAAAAATAATATTTTAATAAATTATTTTTAAATACTACTTTAAAAATAATATTTTTTAGTAATAAATGTCTAACAGTTTTCTTGTAAAAAATATATGTCAACAAAACGTTGCACGTTCTATTAGAGAAAATGCGCCAATTCCTATTTATAATGCAAATACATTGCAAGGAGTTCCAATTAATGATGCGATTTTAACACCTGACGATGATGGAAGTGTCTTAACATTCAGTGGTGGTATATGGACGCATGAAGTTTTTAATTTTAATACTGGATCAACAGGTCCTACCGGTCTTGCCGGACCTACAGGTCTTCAAGGTAATCAAGGATTTACAGGTCCTCAAGGTGATCAAGGTCCTCAGGGAGTTACTGGTTATACAGGAACTCAAGGATTGACTGGATATAAAGGTATTCAAGGAGATAAAGGTGGTGCTACGGGTGAGCAAGGTGCTACTGGTGATCAAGGAAATACTGGTCCTCAAGGAAATCAAGGTTCGAAAGGAGATTCAGGTGGATCCACTGGTGCTCAAGGTGAAACGGGTGAAAAGGGTGTTCAAGGAAATACCGGTGCTCAAGGTGAAACGGGTGAAAAGGGTGTTCAAGGAAATACCGGTGCTCAAGGAAACCAAGGCCCACAAGGATTGACTGGGTATAAAGGTATTCAAGGAGATAAAGGTGGTGCTACTGGCGAACAAGGTGCTACTGGTAATCAAGGAAATACTGGTCCTCAAGGTAATCAAGGAATTACTGGTTATACAGGTGAACAAGGTCCTCAAGGTAATCAAGGAATTACTGGTTATACAGGTGAACAAGGTCCTCAGGGAGTTACTGGTTATACAGGAACTCAAGGTAATCAAGGAATTACTGGTTATACAGGTGAACAAGGTCCTCAAGGAGTTACTGGTTATACAGGTGAACAAGGTCCTCAGGGAGTTACTGGTTATACAGGAACTCAAGGTAATCAAGGAATTACTGGTTATACAGGTGAACAAGGTCCTCAAGGAGTTACTGGTTATACAGGTGAACAAGGTCCTCAGGGAGTTACTGGTTATACAGGTGAACAAGGTAATCAAGGAATTACTGGTTATACAGGTGAACAAGGTCCTCAGGGAATTACTGGTTATACAGGTGAACAAGGTAATCAAGGAATTACTGGTTATACAGGTGAACAAGGTCCTCAAGGAGTTACTGGTTATACAGGAACTCAAGGTAATCAAGGAATTACTGGTTATACAGGTGAACAAGGTCCTCAGGGAGTTACTGGTTATACAGGAACTCAAGGTAATCAAGGAATTACTGGTTATACAGGAACTCAAGGTAATCAAGGAATTACTGGTTATACAGGTGAACAAGGTCCTCAAGGAGTTACTGGTCATACAGGAATTCAAGGGCCGACTGGTCCTGGAGGTGCTGATATAGTTAGAGCTAACAATGCTATTTTTATTGGTCTTAATGCCGGTGCGACTGGTCAAGGAAGCGAGTCAGTTGCTATTGGTTCAAATGCTGGTGCTACTGGTCAAGGTGATAGTTCAGTTGCATTAGGTCCAAGTTCTGGACAAACAAATCAGGGTGTAAATTCAGTTGGAATAGGTAACAGTGCTGGTTTTACAGGTCAAAATGGTTCTTCCGTTGCAATTGGTGAATTTAGTGGTCAAATAACACAAGGTAGCTCATCGGTAGCAATAGGTCCAAATGCTGGACAAACAACACAAGGCTCAAATTCACTTGCAATTGGACAAAATGCTGGACAAACAACACAAGGATCAAATTCGGTTGCTATTGGTTCAAGTGCAGGTGCTACTGGTCAAAATAATTCTTCAGTTGCAATTGGACAAAATGCTGGACAAACAACACAAGGTTCAAATTCACTTGCAATTGGACAAAATGCTGGACAAACAACACAAGGTTCAAATTCACTTGCAATTGGACAAAATGCTGGACAAACAACACAAGGGAGCTCATCGGTAGCAATAGGTCCAAATGCTGGTAACACAACACAAGGTGGCTCATCGGTTGCTATTGGTTCAAGTGCAGGTGCTACTGGTCAAAATGCTTCTTCAGTTGCAATTGGACAAACTGCTGGACAAACAACACAAGGTGATTCTTCCATTGCAATTGGTAAGGGTGCTGGAAACATAACACAAGGTGGCTCATCGGTAGCAATCGGTTCATTTGCTGCTACTACAACACAAGGTACAAATTCGATTGCTATTGGTACAAGTGCAGCTGCTACTGGTCAAAATAATTCATCAGTTGCAATTGGACAAAATGCTGGACAAACAACACAAGGATCAAATTCGGTTGCTATTGGTTTAAGAGCAGGGCAAAATAATCAAAGTGGAAGTGGGATTGCAATTGGTCAAACTGCTGCACAATCAACACAAGGTGCAAATTCAATTGCTATTGGTGTAAATGCTGCACAAATAACACAAGGTTCAAGTTCAATTGCTATTGGTGTAAATTGTGGTACTAATAACCAAAATAGTTCTTCCGTCGCAATTGGTTCATTTGCAGGACAAACAACACAAGGTTCAAATTCACTTGCATTCGGTTCATTTGCAGGACAAACATCACAAGGTTCAAATTCAGTTGCATTTGGTTTATTTGCTGGTAATACAAATCAAAATAATTCTTCCGTTGCAATTGGACAAAATGCTGGACAAACAACACAAGGTGATTCTTCCATTGCAATTGGTAAGGGTGCTGGAAACATAACACAAGGTGGCTCATCGGTTGCTATTGGTAACAATGCTGGTAACACAACACAAGGTGGCTCATCGGTTGCTATTGGTAACAATGCAGCTGCTACTGGTCAAAATAATTCTTCAGTTGCAATCGGTTCATTTGCTGGTCAAATAAGACAAGGTAGCTCATCGGTAGCAATAGGTCCAAATTCTGGAAACACAAATCAAGGGTCTAATTGTATAGCTATTGGTTTAAATGCTGGTTATACTGGACAGCCAGAAAATACGAATGTTATTGGTAAATTTGAAACTTCAGATACTTATGTTAATTCGGGTGCAACATATATCAAACCAATTCGGGATGGTGGTGCTGTATTGCCAGGTGGTCACAAACAATTAGCATGGAATACAACAACTGGAGAAATAATTTTTTATGGATAATATTTTAATTACTTCAAATATTCACAAAAAATAATTATAACAAAGATAAAAAACAACAATTATTTAATGTTGTTTTACAAAGTATATTTATAAAGTATATTTTATTGATCAGATTATTTTTATACAAAATATTATTTAAGTTTAAATATTAATATTAATATTAGTAATAATATAAATGGATGGAATTAATGATAACAAAAAATAAAAATAGAGAAGACGCCTTACGTGCAACTGAAATTATTTTACAACAGTATGAACTGGGACCGAATACTGGTCAGAAAGGAATTGGATAAACTAGTCCGATAGGTCCAACTGGAAATCAAGGTGTAACTGGTTTCACTGGCTTTGGAGACAAATATCTGGAGTTTTTGTTAGCATAAATTTTTATGCACTTTGTTTTTCTGTTATTTTTTGTTACATTTTGCAGTTTAATTTTACACATAATATTTTAATAAATTATTTTTAAATACTACTTTAAAAATAATATTTTTAGTAATAAATGTCTAACAGTTTTCTTATAAAAAATACATCTCAACAAAACGTTGCACGTTCTATTAGAGAAAATGCACCAAATCCTATTTATAATGCAAATAAATTGCAAGGAGTTCCAATTAATAATGCGATTTTAACACCTGACGATGATGGAAGTGTCTTAACATTCAGTGGTGGTATATGGACTCATAAAATTCTTAATTTTAATACTGGATCAACCGGACCTACTGGTCCTACCGGACCTACTGGTCCTACCGGACCTACTGGTCCTATCGGAATTAGTATCACAGGGCCTAAAGGAGACACTGGCCCGACAGGTCCTTACGGAGGACCAACCGGAGAAATTGGTTCAATCGGGCCTACTGGTCCTACCGGACCTACCGGGTATACCGGACTAACCGGAGAAATTGGTTCAATCGGGCCTACCGGACCTACCGGGTATACCGGACCAACCGGAGAAATTGGTTCAATCGGGCCTACCGGACCTACCGGGTATACCGGACCAACTGGAATTAGCATTACAGGTCCTAAAGGAGACATTGGCCCAACAGGTCCTTATGGAGGACCAACCGGTCCAACAGGAGAAATTGGTCCAACAGGAGCAGGAGGTGTATTAAGTTATTATGGTTCGTTTTTCTTTTCTGGAACAAAGATTTCTTCTTCAACAGAAACATTAATACCTTTAAATAATACCAACTTTTCAAGAGGAATAACATTGTCTGGTAATGGTGTAAAATTTGAACATTCAGGTGTGTATTTTGTTAATGCTTTATTTAATTTAAGTCCAAGTCCATCAAATAATACATTTTTTTGGGCTCGTATAAATACTACAAATACTATGTCTGTTAATAATAAAGGAGTTAATGCAGTCGATAATAAAATTACAGTACCATTATCATTTGAAGTTATAATAAATTCTGGAGATATCTTATCTTTTTATTTTATAGAAAATAGTACTGCGTATAATAGTACAATATGTAATATACCAGAGGAAGCTGGACATCCATTTGTTCCAGGTCTTATTGTAAATATAACTCAATTACGATATGGATTTATCGGTGAAACTGGTGTTACAGGACCTCAAGGTGTTACGGGTGCTCAAGGTAATCAAGGTGTTACTGGTACTCAAGGTGTTACTGGTACTCAAGGAACTCAAGGTCCTCAAGGTGTTACTGGTACTCAAGGAACTCAAAGTCCTCAAGGTGTTACTGGTACTCAAGGAACTCAAGGAACTCAAGGTCCTCAAGGTGTTACTGGTAATACAGGTGTTACTGGTACTCAAGGAACTCAAGGTCCTCAAGGTGTTACTGGTAATACAGGTGATCAATGTCCTCAAGGTGTTACTGGTAATACAGGTGATCAATGTCCTCAAGGTGTTACTGGTAATCAAGGTGTTACTGGTAATACAGGTGATCAATGTCCTCAAGGTGTTACTGGTAATCAAGGTGTTACTGGTAATACAGGTGATCAATGTCCTCAAGGTGTTACTGGTAATCAAGGAGTTACTGGTGATCAAGGAGTTACTGGTGATCAAGGAACTCAAGGAACTCAAGGTCCTCAAGGCGTTATTGGTAATACAGGTGATCAAGGTACTCAAGGTGTTACTGGTAATACAGGTGATCAAGGATTTCAAGGAACTCGAGGAGTTACTGGTCATACAGGTGATCAAGGTCCCCAAGGAGTTACTGGTCATACAGGTGATCAAGGTCCCCAAGGAGTTACTGGTCATACAGAATTTCAAGGAACTCAAGGTTTTACAGGTTATCAAGGTACTCAAGGTGTTACTGGTAATACAGGTGATCAAGGATTTCAAGGTTTTACTGGTAATAGAGGTGATCAAGGATTTCAAGGAACTCGAGGAGTTACTGGTCATACAGGTGATCAAGGTCCCCAAGGAGTTACTGGTCATACAGGTGATCAAGGATTTCAAGGAACTCAAGGAGTTACTGGTTATACAGGATTTCAAGGTAATCAAGGTGATCAAGGTAATCAAGGTGTTACTGGTCATACAGGTGATCAAGGTAATCAAGGTGTTACTGGTAATACAGGTAATCAAGGTAATCAAGGTAATCAAGGAATTACTGGTTTTACTGGTAATACAGGTGATCAAGGATTTCAAGGAACTCAAGGAGTTACTGGTTATACAGGATTTCAAGGAGTTACTGTTTATACAGGATTTCAAGGATTTCAAGGAGTTACAGATGATCAAGGATTTCAAGGAACTCAAGGAGTTACTGGTTATACAGGTGATCAAGGATTTCAAGGAACTCAAGGAGTTACTGGTTATACAGGTGATCAAGGTAATCAAGGAGTTACTGGTGCTCAAGGAACTCAAGGTCCTCAAGGTGTTACTGGTAATACAGGTGATCAAGGTCCTCAAGGAGTTACTGGTAATACAGGTAATCAAGGTAATCAAGGTAATCAAGGAATTACTGGTTTTACTGGTAATACAGGTGATCAAGGATTTCAAGGAACTCAAGGAGTTACTGGTTATACAGGATTTCAAGGAGTTACTGTTTATACAGGATTTCAAGGATTTCAAGGAGTTACAGATGATCAAGGATTTCAAGGAACTCAAGGAGTTACTGGTTATACAGGTGATCAAGGATTTCAAGGAACTCAAGGAGTTACTGGTTATACAGGTGATCAAGGTAATCAAGGAGTTACTGGTGCTCAAGGAACTCAAGGTCCTCAAGGTGTTACTGGTAATACAGGTGATCAAGGTCCTCAAGGAGTTACTGGTCATACAGGTGATCAAGGTCCTCAAGGTGTTACTGGTAATACAGGTGATCAAGGTCCTCAAGGAGTTACTGGTCATACAGGTGATCAAGGTAATCAAGGTGTTACTGGTCATACAGGTGATCAAGGTAATCAAGGTGTTACTGGTAATACAGGTAATCAAGGTAATCAAGGAGTTACTGGTCATACAGGTAATCAAGGTAATCAAGGTGTTACTGGTCATACAGGTGATCAAGGTAATCAAGGTGTTACTGGTAATACAGGTAATCAAGGTAATCAAGGAGTTACTGGTCATACAGGTAATCAAGGTAATCAAGGAGTTACTGGTCATACAGGTAATCAAGGTAATCAAGGTGTTACTGGTCATACAGGTGATCAAGGTAATCAAGGTGTTACTGGTAATACAGGTAATCAAGGTAATCAAGGAGTTACTGGTCATACAGGTAATCAAGGAGTTACTGGTCATACAGGTAATCAAGGAGTTACTGGTGATCAAGGAACTCAAGGTCCTCAAGGTGTTACTGGTAATACAGATGATCAAGGAACTCAAGGTCCTCAAGGTGTTACTGGTAATACAGATGATCAAGGTACTCAAGGTGTTACTGGTAATACAGGTGATCAAGGTACTCAAGGTGTTACTGGTAATCAAGGAGTTACTGGTGATCAAGGAACTCAAGGAACTCAAGGCGTTACTGGTAATACAGGTGATCAAGGTATTACTGGTAATACAGGTGATCAAGGATTTCAAGGAACTCGAGGAGTTACTGGTCATACAGGCGATCAAGGTCCCCAAGGAGTTACTGGTCATACAGGATTTCAAGGAACTCAAGGTTTTACAGGTGATCAAGGTACTCAAGGTTTTACAGGTGATCAAGGTACTCAAGGTGTTACTGATAATACAGGTAATCAAGGATTTCAAGGTTTTACTGGTAATACAGGTGCTACTGGTCCTACAGGTATTGGTGTTACGGGACCAACAGGGCAACAGGGAATAGCTGGTTCTGCTTCTAATACAGGCGCTACCGGTCCTACTGGTTTTCAAGGTACTACAGGACCAACGGGTCCTGTTTTTTCGACAAGTATGATAAGTACGATATCTGTAATAGGTTCTACAGGTGCAACAGGTGGTTTTAGTACTACAGGTACTACAGTGACATTTTCTATACTACCTTTGCCAAAAGTTTTAATAAATACAGATTTATCTATATTTAATATGACAGGTGACGGTATTAAGGTGTTAAAAGCAGGTTCATATTTATTTAATTATTCGTATACTGTGCAAAATACAGACGTCACAGATGAATTGATAGTTCGTAACAAATTTTCAATAAATAGTATACCTCAACCTCAAACAGAAAATATTGTAGGTTATGCAACTTCGTCTGGAACATATCTAAGTATATCTGGTTCATATATATTTAATCTTGCTTTTAATGACACCGTACGAATATTAACAAGACCTGAAGGGCCAAGTGCTAATGTTTATCCTTATACAAATATAAAATTGTCTTGTGTATTATTAGAAGGAGCAATTGGTAGTACTTGCCCAACAGGTATTACAGGACCTCAAGGAGTTCAAGGTCGTACAGGACCTCAAGGAGTTCAAGGTCATACTGGACTAACTGGTCGTACTGGTCCAACAGGGTCTCAAGGAGTTCAATGACCAACAGGACCTTATTTTACAACAGGAGTTTTAAGTACAATGACTGCTACAACAATAAGCCCGACTGGTGGATATCAAGCTACCGGAAGTAAAACTATATAGAAATACCTATTAAACGAGAGGTAATAAATACTGATACTCTTACATTTAGTATAGCAACAGGTGCAACAGGAGAGTTTTAAAAACTTCTACCTATTTATTTAATTATTCATATACAGTGGCAAGTCCAGACTTTATTGATGGTAATTTACTTCCTGGAACAGAGTGTGATTATATAATTTATAATATATTTGTTCGTAATAGTGTTAATGATACTTTATCAGAAACTATATCAAGATATGATGCTCTAAGTGGTTATTATTTAACTATGTCTGGTTCTTATATAGTTTCTCTTAATGCAAATGATATTGTGACAATAAAAACTAAACAAAATAGCGACAATGAGCCTGCAAATACCCCTTATTCTCTATATAATTTTGGTGAATTTTGTAAAAATAAAATAGTACCGTACTATCCAAATTTAATTGTTTTGAGTATGGATAACATAAGCCTTAGAGGAGCATTTAAAAAATAAGTTTAAAATTATTGAATAATTTTTCTTGTTTAATAAGAAATAATGCAAAAAATAATATTTGTTTTTAGTGGTATATTTATTATAATTGTTTTTTTATGGTTTTATCATTACAATTATGAACCTAAAAACGTAGAGAGATTACTCTCTAAAAATAATAGTAGAATTCCAAAAAGAATTGTACAAACGTGGCGTACTCACGATATTGGTAGTTTAGAACAGTTTTCTCAAACGTGGAAGGATTTTAACCCAAATTTTACATACACTCTTTTTGATGATATAGATTGTAAAAAATTCATCAGAAAAAATTTTGGAAAAAGATTTGAAAATGTGTACGATAAAATAAATTATGGTGCATTTAAAGCAGACTTTTGGAGATATTGCGATCTTTATATAAATGGCGGTGTTTATATAGATATAGATACTGTATGCTTAGGTCCAATAGATGAAGTTATAGATAAAAATGCTACTTTTGTAACTCCTGTTGATTTAAATCCGAAAGATTTATTCAATGCTTTTATAGCTATTATTCCACGACATCCAGTAATGCTTATATGTATTAATGAAATTGTAAAAAAAGTAGAACTAAATATGCCACAAAAAGGATTAAATTTTACAGGTCCTGGATTATTAGGTTTGTGTACCTCAAAATATTTAGGTTTTAACGAAAAAACAAATTTTGTACCTTCAAATTGTCTTTATAAAGGAATTCAGCTTCTTGAGTTTGAACCTACAAATGAAGTTATTTACAATTCGTTTGGGGATAAACTTTTTCAAAACAAAAACAGAAATATACTATTAAGACAAATATATAATAATGAGTCAAACAGAGCCGGGATTTTAAAGTACCGATAAACAATACATAATTTTTAATCATAATTTGTGATTAAAAATTAAATATCTTTTTGTTTAAGAATAATAATCAAACGTAAGTTGAGCTTTTGATTCAGTAATTATATCATCATCAAAAATTAGTTTTGTTTCCCACGATATATTTTGATCAAACTTAATCGCATTTTTGAACATATATTTCATATTAATAACTTTATTAATATCCCAATTTTCTACTGATTGATTAAAATTTGTTGCGTTATTAAACATATAGCTCATATCTACAACTTGACTAGTATCCCATTCTAACTTTTCATTAAATAATTTATTATTTTTAAACATAGAACTCATATTAGTTACTTTAGACGTATTCCAATACTTTAATCCTTTTACTAAAACCGAATTTTCAACCGAATCAACAACCGACTCAACTTTCTGAGTTTTTTTAGTCTTTATTATTTTTTTAATATCAAACATAAATGTTATAGACTGAGTTTTTTTAGATTTATCATTGTCTTTTAATGAAAACATATTTTTCATACTTGTAAAGTTTGAAGTATCCCAGTACTGCAAGTTAATCACTTTATTTACTATTTCTAAATCATTTAATATATTGATGGGATTAATTTGTCTAACATCCCAATATTCAATAAATTCTACTTCGTTTGTTTGCCTTTTTCTTTGATTTTTAATATGATCAATTATATTTTCTATACCTTCTGGATCAAGTTTAATATGTTCTAAAAGAACATTTGCAATCTTTATAATATTATCATAATTTGTTGAGTCATCTATTATATCTAACAAATCATGTATTCTACTTTTATATTTAAATAAATTTAAATGAATTAGAAAACGAGGAATACTCAAACCATTATTAGTATCTTTAATCCATATTTTTTTTGTTTTGTTATATTCTATGCCTATTTTTTCTAACAATACAATAAATAATTTTGTACTCATAAGACCAAATATAAAATCTTCCATCGAATTAATTACAAATTCTACTTCATTATTTTTTGTTTCGATAATATTATTTTTTTCTTCAATCAACTTATTTAAATCACTAACAATAATTCTAATATCTTGACGTACATTAGTATGATCGGTATTTATTACCAAATCTTGAGTTGTAATGTTATCTTTTACAATTATTGGATCAGCAACTTTATGTTGAGTTGTATCAATTATTGGTTCAGAAACTTTATCTTGAGTTTTAGTGGTATCAATTATTGGTTCAACAACTTTATCTTGACGTACATTAGTAGGATCGGTATTTATTACCAAATCTTGAGTTGTAATGTTATCTTTTACAATTATTGGTTCAACAACTTTATCTTGAGTTGTAGTGGTATCAATTATTGGTTCAACAACTTTATCTTGAGTTGTAGTGGTATCAATTATTGGTTCAACAACTTTATCTTGAGTTTTAGTGGTATCAATTATTGGTTCAACAACTTTATCTTGAGTTGTAGTGGTATCAATTATTGGTTCAACAACTTTATCTCGAGTTGTACTGGTATCAATTATTGGTTCAGCAACTTTATCTCGAGTTGTAGTGGTATCAACTATTGGTTCAGCAACTTTATCTCGAGTTGTAGTGGTATCAATTATTGGTTCAACAACTTTATCTTGAGTTGTAGTGGTATCAATTATTGGTTCAACAACTTTATCTTGAGTTTTAGTGGTATCAATTATTGGTTCAACAACTTTATCTTGAGTTGTAGTGGTATCAATTATTGGTTCAACAACTTTATCTCGAGTTGTACTGGTATCAATTATTGGTTCAGCAACTTTATCTCGAGTTGTAGTGGTATCAACTATTGGTTCAGCAACTTTATCTCGAGTTGTAGTGGTATCAACTATTGGTTCAGCAATTTTATCTTGACTTGTAGTGGTATCAACTATTGGTTCAGCAACTTTATCTTGACTTGTAGTGGTATCAACTATTGGTTCAGCAACTTTATCTCGAGTTGTACTGGTATCAACTATTGGTTCAGCAACTTTATCTTGAGTTGTAGTGGTATCAACTATTGGTTCAACAACTTTATTTTGACTTGTAGTGGTATCAACTATTGGTTCAGCAACTTTATCTCGAGTTGTACTGGTATCAACTATTGGTTCAGCAACTTTATCTTGACTTGTAGTGGTATCAACTATTGGTTCAACAACTTTATCTTGACTTGTAGTGGTATCAACTATTGGTTCAGCAACTTTATCTTCAGTTGTAGTGGTATCAACTATTGGTTCAGCAACTTTATCTTGACTTGTAGTGGTATCAACTATTGGTTCAACAACTTTATCTTGACTTGTAGTGGTATCAACTATTGGTTCAGCAACTTTATCTTGACTTGTAGTGGTATCAACTATTGGTTCAGCAACTTTATCTTGACTTGTAGTGGTATCAACTATTGGTTCAGCAACTTTATCTTGACTTGTAGTGGTATAAATTATTGGTTCAACAACTTTATCTTGACTTGTAGTGTTATCTTTTACAATTATTGGATCGGAAACTTTATCTTGAGTTGTAGTGGTATCAATTATTGTATTTGTACCAAGAGTTGAAGTTGTAATTATTGGATCAGAAACGGCATCTTGATCTTGACTTATCTTGGTATCAGAAGTCGTATTAGGAGTCATATTAGGTATAGGAGTTGTAATTATTTCTACTGCATCTTGATTAGGAGTTTTCTTAGTATCCTTTACAATTATTGAATCAGCGACTGCATCTTGAATTATCTTGGTATCAAGAGTAGTAACCGGAGTTGGAGTTGCTACTTCATCTTGATTAGGAGTAATTGTTGGATCAAGATCTTGACTTGTGTTGGAACCTTTAACCAGATGAGTTGTAATTTTTGGATCTTTTATAGACAATTCGTTAGGTGAAAATTCTGGTTCACACCATTGTGTTTGTTTTGTTATTAGATTTTTATAATAAAATATCAAGTCTTCCAGTAGTATACTGTAGGTTTTACTAATTCTTCGTTCCCATAATTCAGGAAGTTTTTCACCATTTTCGTATGTTTTACGCCAATTTTGTCTTAAATCATTACAATTCATTTCTTATTTATATAATAGAAATCAGATTTGAAAATTTTTTTTTCAAATAATTGGTTTATTTAAAAAAGTAGTCTAATAAATATAATTTTTATATCTTTATATTATTACCAAGCTCTTTTGAAAACGAATCTAACTCTGTGTTCAGATACTTATGTAAAAAATTGGAATCTCTTGATTGTGTAGCTTTCATTTCTTTACAATCTAATTCATTTTGAGTTATTTTATTTGTTAGATTTTCTTCATCGTATTCTGATAAGGCAGACATATATTCCTCGTGAAATTTATCATTCATTGACCTACTATGTTCTGCTGCGGCAGGGTGTATAATTTCTACCAAGCGAACTGCCTTAATATCATTGATATACTCACCCGCTTCATTTTTGTATTTGAAAACATCTCTACTTCTATCATAGCAAGCGTAAATACTTTCACCAGTATCAGTCTTAACTATATGATCGCTAACGAACCTAGCCAAACCTTTCATACCTTGAAGAAAATATTCTGGAGTATATTTATTTGCAAAAATAATTTTTGCCTTATCTTGAGTTAGATCAAATGGTGCAAGATTTATTATCTGTTTATTTTTTGTTTGGTGTGTAGGACGATTAATAGCTTGAAGAGTTATATTTTCTAGCCTATCTTGGAGATCTTTGATAGTATTGAAAGCATCAGATAACTTGGAAGAAAGTATAATATTTTCTTGTTCTGTAGTATTAACTCTATTTCGAAGTTCTTGAACATATACTGTATTTACGATTCGACATACATCTTGATGACTAATCAAATGATGTTTATTATGAAAGTCTTTTCCACATTCGCATACAAATTGTCCTTTTTGAGAATTTCCTTGTAGTTTAAGACAATATTTCGTATTTTTTTGATGAACATTTAGTGCGGATTTACTATTAAGAAGTTTTTTACAAAATTCGCATTCCATTTTATATGTATAATTATCTTTTTAAACAGATTTACAAAAAAAAGTAAATATTAGTAATCAAAACAATTTTTAATTACTAATATTTGTTTTCCTTTTTTTTCCCTTTTAAGAGAATAATTTAATTTGTAAATATTTGTAAATATTTACAAATATTAGTAATTTTGTCTACAAATTACCGTAAAAATAGTCATCATAGAAAATTTTTATTTTTGTGTGTGTTGACAATTTTTTATATCCACAAAATCGGATTTTTCAAAATTATCTTCTCCAGTTTTTAAAAAAGTTTCGCGGAGGAGGAAAAACTTTTTGTTTTATTCTTTTTTGTTTTCTAAATAATTTCAAAAATTTCCTTTGTATTATCTTTTTTATTTTCCTCCTCCTCCGCTTTTTTAGAATTTTAGTTCTAAAAATGTTAAAAGTATATCTTATTTTTAAATATAATATATTATATATTGCTCATTACAAGTTCTATAAATTCTTGCTGAAATAGAAAATCATCTAAATTAGGAAAAATAATATCATAACTTGGATTCTCTTCTTTCAAAGTTTTAGTTCTTTCTCGAAGAGAGTTAATGATCATACTTGTCAATATCTTTCCTCCGTAATCTGTTATTACTATATTATCATTACCTATATATCTCAATATACTAGTTTTTGAATCAGAGTTATAATAATCTTCGTCAATCAAAAGTCTATCACAGAGAGGATAAGAAAGTGCATAATCAGCGTACCCCTCTGGACCTCTACGTATGTAATCTAGTGTCAAAAATGTAGAATTTTCTAAGAGCCAATCTTCAGTAATTGATAAATTAATATTTTGTGATGATTCAACTGATAATAATGGCCTTGCAGATTTTTTTCCGGTGAGTTGAGCCAATGTTCTATTGAACAAACCAGGTTTAGATTCTAGCTCTCTGATAGAAGTCTCATTCATAATAATTTCCTTTGAAGCGGATGGATTTTTTACATATTCTTCAGCAGCAAATTTCCCAGCTTTTCTCTTAAGAGGTAAATGAACTCTATCAATCAGATGAGCATTCTTATAATCAACAATGTGTTCACCGTTAACATCAATGTGATGGAATGTACCACGTTCTGTATCCGTGCATATTATTTGAGATTTTCCTGAATCATCTGTGAGAATATGTTTATGAATTACATGTGCTGCTCCTTTTTGACCTTCATAAAAATCGTTCTTTGTATACTTTTCATCGATTATACTGTTAACACGAGCTTGAGACAAATCAAGAGGAGTAAGATTTGAAATCATCAGATTATTTTGAATGTTTTTAGTGCTGTTTTTCTGATAAGTTGGTCGTTTGGCTATTTCTTCGATAGTAGCCTGCGCACGTTCGGCAGTAGATTGTGAGCGTTCTGCAAGATTTTTATATATCTCTTTCTCATCTCTTTCTTTATCAATTTTCAATCTGGCAATTTCTTCTATAAGAACCTGATTTTTTTTCTTGCATATTGCGTCGTGTCTGCTAAAATTTTTGCTTGAAAAAGTCTTTTGACAGAATTTACAAGTAACTAAAGATGATATAATTTCTTCAGAATTTTGAGATTCTTGCAACTTAAGACAATATTTTGCGTGTGTTTGATGCGTACGCAACAGATATTTAGTTTTGAACTGCTTGGAGCAAAAATTACAAGTTAATTCATTAATTGTTTGTTGAAGCTTTGTTGTTTCAACTTTCTCTTTCTCTTTAGCCTCAGCCTCTTCTTTGGCTTGTGCTTCTTGGATTTTTAGACAATATTTGGTTTTCTTTTGGTGTTGTTTAAGCATTTGAGTATTTCCAAACATATTATTGCAAAACTGGCATTTTTCCATTTGCTTTTAATTTTATTCATTTGTTTTTAAATGAATTTGTCATTTTTGTTAAGATAATTTACCCTTTTTTTCTGTTAAAACTAAAAAAGAGTCAAAAAGAGTCAAAAGAGTCAAAAGAGGATGAAATTAGTCACAAATCTCTGATTAAATTCACTTTTTGGAAAAAATTTGAAATGTGTGTGTGTAAGACTCTTTTTAAAAAGCCATTTCTCCAAAAAATGTTTTTTGCGGATTTCCCCCGTTTTTCAAAAAAGTCGGAGGAGAAGGAAAAACTTTTTGTTTTATTTCTTTTTGTTTTCTAAATAATTTCAAAAATTCGTAGAAAATTTCCTTTGTATTATCTTTTTTATTTTCCTCCTCCTCCGCTTTTTTAGAATTTTAGTTCTAAAAATGTTAAATATATATCTTATATTTACCATTATACGATATTGAGACTGAAAATCTTATTTGAATATTAAATTTAATCTCCCGATTTATTTTTATGTTTAGATTTACAAGATTTATTTTCAATGTAGAAATTCATTTTTTTCATCCAAATGTGAATATATCCACATAAAGGAGAAGATTTTTGTTTGCACCAAAAAAGTATACGTTTTAACTCATCTATTGGTTGATCATTTAAAACGGAAGTATCATCTATTACAGATCTAACATATTTGTTATCATTGATATCTTTTAATATTTTTTCTTTTGTTTGTGCATTAATTTGTCTTAAAATTGTCCTCATATTATCAAGGTTTGATTCACTGTCATCCATTAATATTTTTAATTCTTCTTCTGTTTCATTAATTTCTTCTAATGTCGGTAATTTAAATTTAAAATTATTGAGTACGAGATTTATTAATTCTGGTTTTTTGATTGTTGTGCATACTCTACCAGACGTTTTTTGATGTCCTTTTAATTCTGGATCATCTTTACTCATATCACGAAGACAAAAACTTTTACTTTCACGATTGTATAATCCGTAAAAATTATAAATATTCGTTTTGATTTCTTTTTCTTTTTTATCGTTTAGAAGTTCAATTTGTTGAATGTATTCTGATTCGCAATCATTCCATTCGCCAATTTCTTCATTAAAACAACGAAAATTATCTTCAAGTAACCAAGAAACCCATACTCCGTCAAGATTAATATAATATTTTACAAAATACTCAAGGATGAGTTTCCTAATTTTTTCTTCTCGTGCAGTAAATTGTTTGCCTTTTACACGATTAAGAAATTCGCTTTTTATAGCAGATTCTAGGAAATATTCATTTACTTCTACTGGAAGACGAACCATAAATGTACGAATATCTTCTATATTATTTGCTGTTGTACAACATTTATTAACAATTTTAGGTAATGATTCAACATACAAATTTTCTACAATATTAGTAAAAGAAATTTGGTTTTTTAGATGAGGATGTTCGGTATAATAATCTGTTTCAGAAGAAGATAAACTATCAACTAGAAAAAAAATATTTTTATATTCTTTCAAATAAGATGGAAACCCATATTTATTTATAATTTTTCTACTTTCGTTAATAATGATACGCAATGCGGATATTACATCCGAATTCAATAAATCAGGAAACTGATCTATAATTACTGTCAATTCAAGTCTAAAATTATTACGAAACAAAATAGTTATTTTGTCAATAACAAGTTGAATATTATCTTCGTTATATTTTAAATGAAAGCTTGAATAATCAAGTTTTGTCAAGTTTTCAGGTGTTCCATCACAACCGTCGCATTCATAATAACAGTTTGTATAATCACAATCTCTGTTGTAATCTTCTCCAATTATTAAATTTCGTCTATATGTAAGTGCACAATCCCAAGCAGATTCTTTCATAATACGTTCAACACCTTTTATAGAAATATCTTTGCTTTCTGAAATTTTATACATATCTAAATCAATACTTGTTTTTTCTTCATCAGAAGGAATAGAAACACGTTGATAAATAGTAAGTTGCGGAACAATACCCGAGTCAATTAAATCTCTATGAGAACCTAGACGATAACCACGAGCAATAACTTGAGATGTTTCACTATAGTTAAACCAAGGTGTGTGAATATCTATAACTTGCACATTTTTAAACGTAAATCCTTCTGATATTTTACGAGATCCAATAATAACGTTAATAATTTTTCCGTGCATATTATCAGCTTTGTTAAAACGTTCAGAAATTAAAGTTATCTGTCTGTCTGTAGATGTATCACTTGTTAAAGTTGCATATCGAGGTTTTTGATCACCTTCTAATTCTAAACCAGATGCCTTTATAAATCCAAATAATTCTAAAATTAGTCCAAAAAGTATAATACCCGATCCTGTAACAAATTCATTATAAACAAAAACCGATTTATTATCTTTTTGTGCTTGAAGAATCGTTTGAATTGATTTAGCATATTTGCTACTAAAAACATTTAATCGTTTTAACATTTGTTCTGAAGTATCTGTTTCCTTTGTTTTAATTTGGTCTCTTAGATCACGAGAGAGAAAAAATGCTGATTTACCTTTCGTTTCTTTTTTAATAACGGTTTGTTGTTTTGTTTTAATAAATGTTTTAAATCCTTCTTTACCCCATTGACCATCTGGAAAAACAAAAAGAGCCGCTTGTCTTGAATTCGACCAAACTCCTTTATTTTTTCCATCTTCTTCGTAAGCTAAATTGTAATATTTTGTTTGAAAATCACTCATTCGATCTTCTTCAACTGTCAAATGTTGTAATGTTCCCTGTTTATCACCAGAAAATTCTTTTTTGACACTTGATTGCATCGCTTTCAAATAAGAAACTCTTCCTTTGAAAACTTTTTTAAGTTCGTTCACATAAAATTGAGATTTAACTGTATACAAATTATTATTTTTTGTGAAAAATTCGTCAACAAAAACATCACCAGATTGCATTTGTTTATCTTTTGGCAAAATCAAATTCATAACAGACGCTATTTCATCAATTCCGTCTTTCATTGGAGTACCAGACATAAGGAGTATTTTGCAATTTTTTACAGCATGTAAAAATCTCCAAAACTCATCATATACATTTAAAGCAGATTTTTTACCATCTTCATCTAGATCATCTGATGTACTCTTCATACGTAAATTATGAACTTCATCTATAATAATAATATGATTATCAAAGTTTTCACACCATTTTTCTAAGTCGTCTTGTGATTGTTTTCCTTTAATTTTTTTAGCGAATGTTTCAAAAGTATTAGATTGATAATAATCTTTAATAGCTTTTTTCTTTCGATGCACTTTTTTTAATTCACTAATAGCTTGATATTGTTCTGGTATATAACGACCATCAGTGCATTTAAAAATTAATTCATTTGTAAAATTGTTGATTAACGCTTCGCCTTTTGCAAAATATAAAGCACCTTTAAACTTTCCTTCTTCTCTAATTTGTTCAATAGCTCCTATAGCGGAACATGATTTTCCAGTTCCCATCTCATGTAATAGTAATAGCTCATCGTATAGTGTATTAGATGAAAAAAATCTTGCAATAAGTTTTTGATGTTTCATCAAAGTTCCAACTTGTTTTGGAATTTCTTCTAGAGATTCTAATCTGTTTTCATAAAATTCTTTTTTTTTGTAAATAACGTTATAAAAATCTTCGTCATATGGGTTTAAAATATTTTTAGAAACATCAAATTGTTCTATGTTTGGATATTTGGGAAGAAAATTAACAATATCTAATTCCATTTTTCTTTTATCAATATATATTTTAAACAGTAATTTTTTATACAATCGTGTATAAAAACTAATCAGAATTTTCGTCGGAATCAGAATTTTCGTCGGAATCAGAATTTTCTTCGGAATCAGAATTTTCGTCAGAATCAGAATTTTCGTCAGAATCAGAATTTTCGTCAGAATCTGAAATTTCTTTTTTATATTGTTCTGGTAAATATTCAACCAAATCTTTGAATTGTTTTAATATTTTTTCTGGATTAACCAAAAAAGTGTACATCTTTTTAATAATATCATCATCAAACTCGAATTCACGTTGAATAAAATTATCTTGTAGTAATTTTCCTATAATTTCATAATATCCATTGCCAAAGGAAAAAATGATGATAGATTTTTGTTTTCTAAAATTTTCAATTGTTTGACAATGTATATATGGCATTCTGTTTTTATAATCCAAAAAATATATATCACGATTAAAATGATTTGAAACAAGAGAAACTATATCTTCATTAACATCGTTTGTTACATTTTGCAAATTAGAAACAAATTTTTTAAAAGCTTGATCTTTTGCTTCAGATAATATAGTTAACAAGAATTTACGTATTACGTTCGTGTCTAGAATGTATTTTTTATTTTTTATAAAATTCATTGTTTCGTTAATGATTGCATCACAAATAATTGAAATTTTTTTATCTTCAGTCTTAGAATAAGCTTCTGGAAGAATTTTTTTTTTAAATCCATCTTTATATGGAATGGTTGTTACAATTAATTTGTATACGTCAAGAGATTTTTCATTATCACCAATTAATTTTTTAATAACCCTATGTGTTGATTTTCCTTTTGCTTTTGGATTGTCTTCTAAAAAAAGATAACAATTCAAGAGAATATCATTTGTAATTTCTTTAAAGGAAAGTTTCGATGTCATTCCGTTGATTTTTTCCCAAGTTTTACAATCTACTTTAGACGTAATATCTTTTTGAAAATTTTCAAGAAATGTTATTTTGTCTTCGGTGCTCATAGAGCCATATTTTTTTGAACAAGAACGAAGAACTGCTTGAAAAAAAGATAAAGACTTTTTGTTATTACCTGTTCGTACAAGAACATCAGTTCCTTGAATAGGAGATTTAAAAACAACAGTTTTATTATCTTCTAATTTTGTAGTTTCTATCATTATTTCAATTTTAAACAGATATAATTTTGTTTTTAGATTAATCATAAAAAATGTATACTTATTTCTAGTAAAAATAAATCTTTATCTAAATTAAAAACAAATGAAAGAGTCAGAATTGCCAAAACCTTGGAAATATAAAAATAATTGGATTATATGGCCGGAAACTATATTAGATATTTTAACCATATCTGATTGCAATGACACCGTTAATGGTATATGTTTATCTGGAAAATCAATAAAAGAATGTATAGATGAGTGTAAAGATTCGTGTGGTGCTGGATATCATATTGAATTTGAAAACGGTAGTACATTGTGCGCACCACTTCGTACGACTGTTAATCCTTTGTTGAATCAAATTCATCGTCTTAAAAAAAAAGATGTATATCCAGAATTAAAATATGCTACAATATCAACATTTATTAATACAGATCATTTCCCATTTCCACCAGAAGAAGCTAATGTTGTATTTTTTAGAGATGTTGTAGATATAATTGATGTTGTAAATAAAATGTCTATTACAACAAATATTCGTGAAAATGATTATATTTACTTAAAAAAAGAAAACAAAAATAATTTACAATTTAGAGAAACAACGCAAACTCTTGGTCAAATTTCACAATATATACCATTGCAATACGGTGTTCCAGTTCAAATTTCTATACCAGGTACTTCTTTATTAATTAGCAATTCTGATAAAAATATATTGACTTGGAATGCATCTCCGATTGTTTTTTCAACAGAAAAAACTACTTTCATTCTCAGATCTCTTGATCCAAAAAAAAATAAAGATAAAATATCATATGGAGATGTTTTTTATATAACTTATGGTGCAGAAAATTATATAGTTGTTATAAACACTCAATTGTCACGACTGGAAATTGTAAAAGATAGTTTAGAACAGATAGATATTAATAAACAATTTTTATACAAATTTACATTAGAATCGAATATGATGGGTTATTATTGCGATGGTAGAGAATGTAAAAAAATACCTATAAAAGATATGGAAAAAAATGGACATATAGGGCGTTATAAAAATGTAACTGTTGGCAGAGATCCTAATTGTTGGGGTGTATGCAAATATTTAGAATTAGGAACGAATTCTTATTCTTTGTTAAGTGATAAACCTCCGATGAATAAAAGATCTAAACATCTTATTTTTTATAAAATATTATTTATGTTTAGTTTACTTAGTATGATTGTATTCATACTGAGTATAATAATTAAACGATTCTTTTTCTAAGTTCTTGATCTTCTTCTACACTTTGAGTATGAATTTTAATAAATTTATACAAAATATGCCTTAATTTTATAGGAAAATCTGTAAAAGTCCAAGTTAAATCGTGTATTCCTTTTGTCGTTTTTTCTTTAATTCCTTTATATGGAAGTTCATCAGAATTTTCTATTTTTTCTTCAGAAATGCTGTAAAATTGTATAAGAGCATATACTAAATCTCTGCCAGTGCTATCTATATCTTGAATTTTATTTATAAATTCTTCTTTTTCATTAATCGATAAATCTTTTTTAGGAAGATCTTTATTTAAACTATCAAAAAGCGGAAAGCTCATGTTTGTTTTTAAGAGTATGTAATTCTTAAAACTCAATTTAATTTTTAAAACCTTTTTACTTGATTAAACCCAGGAGGTTGACGATTTTTAGAAGTGCGTTCGGATCCTGTAGCATCTGAACTGTAAGCATCTTTAAAATCTAAATAACATACTTTAGTATCAGGACCACAAAGTGGGTGACCAATTGTATAAGCTGGAATTCCTCCGTTTGGATCTTCGGTAATTCTTTCATCTTTTTCTACTGTTTCCTGCTTTTGCACTTTTCGTGCGACTTCTACTATAAATCTACCAATTTCCTCTGCAACATATGGACCATTATATCTCATATGAGGTTTACCATTAATATATAAAACTATATAAGGCACTACTTGAATAGGTGCAATAGTATCTCTAGACATAATTACCGTTTGTTTATTATGACTAACATTTATCATACCAAATTGACATCCACCTACAGACCCAGGTAGTCGCTTAAAAATCGGTATCAAAGATTGGCAGTGTTGACACTCTGTAGAATAAAATAAAATTAAAGAAAATCCTTGTATCATTGTACACATAATATGTCCTTTAACACCACGTTGAATATTAAAGTCTTCAGTCGTAAGGAAAAGCAATCCACTCATTTTATCAGAGTAATTAATTACATTTAAGCTAAAATATATTATTTTAAATCATACTTTATAAGTAATTTATAATACTCAACTTTTATGTACACTTGGTTGAAAAGAATAAATCCTTTTACAATATGTTTTTTGGACTAAGAACAGTTTAAAAGTCTTTTAGTCTTATTTAATTTATGAAAATAATCGAAACTGTAAAATATTTTTTAAAAAAAAGTAAAACATTTGCATTAACAAAAAATGACATCAGAGATTAAAATTTTTAACCCAGCGATCGAACCTTTTGGGTGTCTTAGTAATAATTATAAACAGAAAAGGTTGAGTTCTTATAATGTAAAAATTGATAATGTAAGTTGTATTACTCTCACAAATTACATATATGCAAGACTTTTAAAATCTAATACTAACAAACAAGTAATTTGTGGACAAAAAGATTACAAAACAGTTAGACAAAAATTCATAGAGTTAAATAATTCTGAACTTTTTAACGTTCTAAAAGCATCAATTATGACAGCTTTAGATGTAATGTTTAGTAACTCACCCGAATTAACTAGTTTGCTTTTATCAACAAAAAATTCTGATATAAAATATATTAACGATTTTTTAGGAACTGAATCGGACGGTCTTGATAAAAATTTATACGGAATATGTCTAAAAGAACAAAGACAAAAAATAATCTATGAAACAAAACAAAAAGAAAAAACAATAAATAAAGAAAAAGAACTTCAGTCTAATTATGAAATATACATAGCTTACCAAGAATTATCAACTCTTGTAAAAAATGGTCGTGATATAAGACATTTTTTAAAAAAGAATATAGAAGATATAATAAAAGAATTGGGTAAAGAAAAATTGGAATCATTTATTACTAAAACAAACTTTTCAACTCAATACGAAAGAAAAAACAAAGTTATAATGGAAATTAAAGAATTGTATGAATATCCACAAAATTTAGTACCTTATATTCTTAAATTGCAATTACCTCTTTTATTAGAAAAAAATGAAAGGAAAATAAAAAAGAGAATTTTTAGTATGTATGCAGACTATCTTCTTGATAGAAAATTTAAACATGTAAACATAAAAGATTATGAAAAAGCAAAAGAACAGCATTTTTTAGATCCATCATTCCAATTGATGGAAACTGATTTAGAAGACAGACTGTATTATCTTTATACAGAAGGAATGTTATCAGACAATTTATGTAATGATATTGACAAAGATTCTGTTATTAAATCATATTATTTCCCATCAAGAAAAGATGTGGAAGATGCTATCAATTATCCTTTATCTTATGATAAAAAAGATTTAAAAGATAGCTTTGACCAAAAAACAACTGGGGAAATTTTTGTTTTTCCTCCTTCTTCTAGACCATTAGATCCTAAATATAATGATCATTTGAAATATACTTGTTTTTCTCCATTGAGTTTTTTCAAAACAATTCTTAGAATTGAATCTTTTCAATATATTACTGTGATACATTATGTTATCGTAAAGCTTTTAGTTCACATTGGTATTGAACATAGTAAAGCTTATACATATATTTTAGAAAAAAAAAATGTATCTGGAAAATATACAAAAGATAGTTTTATTAACCCTGCAATTGCTATTAATATTTATAATAGACAAAAACAGCAAGTTGATAAAGATAATTTAATAAAATATGCTGTTGAAGGTTTAAAAATAAAATTCTTAGATAATCGTGTATTACAAGATTTTCTGTTGGCAACTGGCAATGCAACCTTAATATATGATGATCAAGATAATAATATTCTTAAAAATGTTGTTGGGAATGAATTGATGAAAATTAGAGAAGAAATTCGTCGAAAACGTGAAATAAATGACTCATTTGATTTATTAAAAACAGAGGATATTACGTTTATTTTCCAAAATGACTCTTTTATGAACAATTGGGTTCAAAAACGTGTGTTTGATTCTTGTAAAACGTTAACAATAATGAAAGATTATTTAAAAAATAAATACAAAAAAACGGTAGAAATATCACCAAAATTTACTGAAATGGTTCTTGATAATATTTATCAACCTTGTTCAGAAGTTTACGGTGCAGCACACGAAATTACAGCTAAAGTGCCTGATTATTTTATTAAAATGGTTGAAAAATGCAATATAACACCTTTTGATAATAAAATTATTGATGTGATATGGAAGCGTTTAGCTGTAGTAATTTATTATTTAATTAAACATCTCAAGACTAAAAATAAATTAAAAACTAAAATAAAAATTCAAGATATTAGTTCAGAAATAGTACGTACACAAGAATTAATAAATACTTTTTATCAATGTCAAGAAATTATTAAAGACGATAATTATGGTAATTGTATTGCATCTGCTATAATTAATCTAATTTGTGGAATTTTTAAATTTAATGATAAAATTTCTAAATCAAAATCAAATATAACTATAACAGAACATGATGTACAAGCAGCTGTTTCTATTATATTAGAAACAGTAAATGTAACAATCCCTAAAGAAGGTACTGAAGAAGAAGGTCCGGAAGAAGATATTGAAGTAGTTCCTGAAGAAGATATTGAAGAAGGTCCTGAAGAAGAAGATCTTGAAGAATTAGTTTTTAATTTAGAAAGTGATGAAGAAAGTGGCTATGAAACGGATGATGGAAGTCATAAATATGATTCCGATAGTAATAGTCCTTATTCACCTGGTAAAAATCACGCAATTATGATAAAAGATTTCCTAGAAACGTTAGAAGAATTTGATCATACAGATAAAGATGAAATTGCCAAAATTATAGAAAATGCTGTTAGATTTATTAAAAAGAATACAATTAAAATATCTAATAAAGTAAAGAAGAATCGTATAAACTTTTTTGCCAAGCAACGATAATCTTATATTAAGAAAAAAATAATACATAAAAATGAATAATTATACCAAAATTCAAATTTCTGCTAAAATATATTGGGGATTTAATATAGAAATACTAAACGACAAAGTTAATATAATGTCTGATCAAGATATCATAAACGATATAAAAAGTAGTATGAAAACTTTTTTTTTATTCTACGGAATGGAAGAACTTAAAGAAGGTGTTGACAAATTAAATCTTCATATTCATAATAGACCAACTAGTCCTGGACAAACAATCTATGTATGTGATCATAATTAAATTTATAACAATTTTATCAAAGAATCCTGGATGTTGCAAAAAATAAATTGAGGTTTAAGGAATAATTATCGATGATAAAATTAAAAATGTCTTTGAATCAAACCGTAACTAAAGCTGTAAATGAAATTATTAATTCTTTTGTAAAAAAAATAGCAACTAAGTATGATTTAGATCAAAATGAACTATTATGTTTGTGGAATGACAGCGACACTTCGGATAAAAAGGTTATTAAATCAACAGACAAAAAAATTGTAGATACACCAATTGTTGATAAAAATACAAATAACGATTTGAATCAAATTGATCTTTCACAGTATAAGAAAACTGATCTTCAAGATATGTGTCGTCAGCGCTCTTTAAAATGCACAGGTACAAAAGAACAACTAATTGGATTTTTGCTTGGGAAAGAAATAATTTCAGATACTCCAAAGAAAGAAGCTCCAGCAAAGAAAATCGAGGTGTCAAAAAAAGTAACATCAACACCTGTCGCACAAAAACTTACTTCTTCAATTCCAACCGTTGCAATCCGTCGCAATAAATATGGAAATCACGAACATCCAGATACAAAATTTATTTTTGACAAAAAGACTACGAAAGCAATTGGAAAACAAAATGAAGATGGCACAGTAGAAGATCTTACTGAAGACGATATTGATGTTTGTAATCAATGGAAATTTCAATATGTTATTTCAGATAATCTAGACAAAAAAACAAAACTGACAGATGTTAAAGTCGACGAACTTGATGACGAAATATTAGAAAGCGATGATGATGAAATAGAAGATGAAGAAATTCCTGTCGAAGAAGAAATAGTAGAAGACGAATTATTAGAGGATGACGAAGAATATGAGGAAGAAGATGAATATGAAGACGACGATGTTGATTATGAATAAAAATGATTTGATTGTATAAATTAATTTTGTTAACAAAATTAATTTTAATATAGATAAGAGAAAACCTAAATTATTTTTTTAGTTCGTGATTCATATTTAGACGAGCAACCATACGAGAAATATCACACATTTCTTGATCATTTTTAACTTTAACAGTTGATACAGGATCAAAACCTAACTGTCCATAAGCCAATTGATATATTTTTCCAACAGTATCTCTAACTGTTCCATCTTCTTGTATTTTCATATCTTCTGTTAATTTTACAATTCTCCTTTGCATATAACCAGATGTTGCAGTTCCCATAGCTGTATCACAAATACCTTCTCTTCCTGACATTGCATGAAAATAAAATTGTCTTGGATTTAATCCTCTAAGAAAACTACTTGCAATAAATCCTCTTGACTCATACTTCATTTCATGATCTAAATCTCCAAATGGATAATGCGGAAGAGACCTTTTACCGTGATTTAAAAGAAGAGGTACACGTTGACCTTTTAGATTTTGTTGACCAAGCAAACCTGTAATTTGTGCAATATTAAAAAAATCACCTTTACTTCCAGAAAGAACAGTTGAAAGAAAATTATTATCTTCCGTAAGTGCTTCTTTAGCTATTCGCAAACCAATGTCTTTCGCTTTGTTTAACGAAGCATTAATTCGAATTTCTCTGATATTTGGATGTGTTGTTGATTGTTTAATAGCTTCTGCTTCAATATAACATTTACTTATAACATCACGAATTTCTTCTTCTTTTGTAACACCATCTTTATTTTTGGTTTGAGGAATTAAACAATCACCCAACCCAACCGAAAAACCATCAATAAGAAGATATTTATTAGTAGTAAATTGTATACAATCAATAAAATAAGATGCTATTTCTGGACCATATTCTTTATGTAAAAGATGATGAATAGAACTGTGAGAAGCTCCAACAATTGCTTTGTCGATTGTTCCTTCATACATTACACCTTTCCATATTTTTACTGTTGGTTCTTTTGGGTTTACATCATTTGTTTTTTCATAATTAAAATCTAATGGGAGAAAAAGAGAAATAAGACCATGACCGTTGAAACATTGTACTTTTTTTTCTTTTTCTTTTAAAACACGTCGTATATGTTGAATTCTATCTAAAATTTCTTCTGAAGACATTACTTTATATGTAGATATTTCTTTAATACTATTTTCGTTTTCAACTTTTGTTTGTAACCACGGTGCTCTTGGCAGAGACATTGCAATATTAAAAAACTGTCCTTTTGTTAATTTTTTAAGATTTTGTGTCATTCTATAAGCACCTACTAAAGAATCTTGAACAATAGCCATATTTGGTTTACTACTTTGTGGCGAAATCATATTCCATTGAGCAGCCGACAAATATTTCATTTCTGCTTGTGACTCAAGAGATTGAGGTACATGTATATTCATTTCATCTCCATCAAAATCTGCATTGAAACCTTTAGTAACTGATAAATTTATTCTTAACGTTTTATGCGGCATAATTACAACTCTCATAGCAAGCATACTTGATTTGTGTAAAGTTGGCTGTCTGTTTAACAATACGTAATTACCATTTTGTAAAGGACGGTCAACTATCCATCCAATAGGTACTTTATATTTACGATTTGCAACTTTTAATTTAGTAAGAAATTCTCCATTTCGTTCTACTTGATCACATTCTTGTACTAATTCTCTTCCATCAATAACTTTAATAAGTTCTCCAGCTCGATGAATAATGTCACCGTGCATTAAACGAGTTCCACGACGAAAACGTTTAAGATCAATAACGGTGTCACTATCTGGTTTCCATAATGATTTAATTTCTCCATTGTCAACAAGAGTTTGTAATTCATCAATATTAAAAGATGTTACACGAACTGGAGATGTTAAAATTTGAGCAATTTCTTTTGGCACTCCAATTTCACCCATACGTAATGTAGGATCTGGTCCAATAACAGTACGAGCGGTTTGATCACAATTATGTGTGATAGTAGCATCTCCTAGCAAGAAACGATTATTTTTATCTACTTCAAAACCGTAATATTTTCCAATACCATCTTCAACTACTTTAATGTTATAACAAGACATATCTTTTTTAGACGGAGCATAGCATTTCTTATGCGGAAGAAGAGTTGGAATATTTTCAATACCAGAACCTGATATAACTAATTTCAAAGCATCTCCATATTGTTTTCCATCTTTATTAGTCCAGGATGTTTTCTTGTTAGTCACCGAAGTTCTAAATCCTAAAGATATCGCTATACGCTGTGCTCCATCAATAATTTGTTTGTGCTCATAGCATTGAGTTATTGCAATTGTTGTTCCATCATTTTCAACCGACCCATCTGTATCAATTAAACCAGCTAAAACAAGAAGCCTCGTATTCACATCATTAATAATATAATCTTCAGGAATATGTTTGTTATTAATAAGATTGTATTCTTTCATATAAACTAAACTAGGATGTTTAGTTGTTTTTCCCTTACATATTCCAAATTGTATGTTAGTACCATCGCAAATATCGGATATATATCCTCCTTCTTTTGTAGCCCAATTTTTCCAATATTCAATTAATTCAATATCAATACTTGTAAATTTTCTACCACATTTTCCACCATCTCCTAACCACATTCCCAAAATTCGTGGGTCAAGACTTACAGGTTTGTGTTCCCATTGAATAGGTGTATTTAATTTAACACCTAACATTAAACGACGATCAGTGTCTGACAATGATAAATAATCTTTAACATGAATATCAATAATAGGATTAACATCTATAGTGTTTCTGAATTGTTCCATCTCTTCTAATGCTTGTTCTTTCGTTAATCCAGGAACAACAGCAACTTCAATTGATTTCTTACTCCCATCATCTGTATAATTTAAACGAAAAGTTCCATATGTTTTTCTCTTTTCATTCCATGTAATTTTTTTATCCTTATCTAGCTTTAGTAAATCTCGTCTTTCTTCTACCTCTTTCAACGCATCCTCTTTTGTTTTTGGTGGAATAACAGATACTCTTTTTACGTGAATTTTCCTATCACTTCTTTCATACCATTTCATAACCCAAGATCCATTCTTACCTAAATTTTCTCTCCAATTGATGCAAGCATGACCACAATATTTAAGTGTCAAAATATGCTCACAACTAATACCATAGTCATCACCATGTGATTGTATAACTTTATAAAGAGGACTAGTTCCACTGACTGTATCTATCACCGTTCTTGGAGTGCCATCATCTCCAATAACTATATCTCCAATTTTTATTTCATCTGCTCGTTTAGGTAAACCGGTATTATACATTAAGACAGGAGTATCTGGTATCAAACTTCTCTTACCCATCATATTATTTCTTATCTGTCCATCTTTTCCTGTTAGACGTTCTTTAATACCTTTGATAGGTCTTCCATTAGTAGTGTGCTTTGCTTTTCCTTGACCGTTGTTGAATGTGGTCAAGATACGGAAACGTAAACTAGCTAATGCACGTTGACGAATCGTATCACGTTTTTCATTTTTTTTTGAACCATCATCTTCGTCAATCAAATTATTGTTTGCTTTAATAATTTCAATGTATTGAATTGTCAAATCATCATCGCACATTTTATTATCTGCACGAACATAAGGTCTATCACAAGGAGGAAGAACAGGAAGTACAGAAATAATAAAATTTTTAGGGTGACACAACAATGGATCAAATCCTAATAATTCAACATCCTCGTTTGAAATATTATCAAATAGTTTCTTGATTTCCTCCGTTGTCAAAATAATACTTGTTTTATTCTTCTTTCCATCTTCATACACTAAAGAAAAATTGCTATCAGCTGCAGTAAACTTAATTTTAGGCAAATCTTTTCCACATATAACAGGATCTCCGTTTTCATCAATTTCTCCAGTATATTGACAACAAATATCAACTTTCTTTATTTTTTCTAATATTTTAGCAAATCGAGTTTCTCCTTTGTATCTAGTAAGACCGCAAATAGAAATTTGATCTTGTTGTAATACAAGTCTGTAACACTTAAGACAAAAACAATTTAAAAAAGCAGTGACTCTTTTGTAAAAGAGAGGATGTACTATAGGTTCGTTTAATTCAATATAACCAAAATGTCCTGGACATTCAGTTGCATTTTCTTTACAAGTTTCGCATTTTTGTGTTGAATCTGTTGTACCCATTCGTGGATCATAAATACTACCAGGTCCACTTTTTCTTACATTATCTAGTTTACACACAGCCATATTTAAAACTTCTTCTGCTGAATATATTCCAAATGTTATTGATTCAATTTCTCTGGTATCATAATCCATATTTTAATAATTTTTTTATAAATTTCTTACAAATTTTCGATTTTATTTTTTTGCAATTTGTGATTTGTTTTATTCTAAACTTAATATTATATACCTCGTTATATAATATTAATTATAAAGATCATCATCTGAGGAGTCTTCTCTTTCCAACACAATAACCTTATCCTCTTGGGGTTTGGGTGGGGCTTTCCATCTCCAAGATTGATTATGATCAATTTGACGTTGGAGTTCAGCAAGTTCAAGTTCATCAACACCAACTTCACTTAATAAATTATATTCTTCTTCCTCTAATTTATCACTCCATTTTACTTTTTTATGGTTTGAAAAGAAAGGTTGTGGAAATTTTCGAATATCTATACAGTTACTTACGTTTGAGAAAGATGAAGTTGTAGAAATCTCTTTAAACTCAAGCTCTTTCAAAAATTTTCTCACATTTTCCGAATGTAAATCTCCTGCATAAATTATTATATTATGCGGTTCTTTAGGCTCATCTGTTAAACGACGATTTGTAAGTTTTGTAAAATCAAAAACTTTAAATATACGACACAAAAGGTAGTAATCTACAATTTTACTATTAATAATAATCAAAAATCCAGAGAAATCTAAATCTAACAGTATTTTACGATCCGTGTCCGTAATAGATTTGAAATCATATTTATTTACAGTTTCTGTTCTGTATTTATCTAGTGTAGCAATAAAATCTTTAACTGTTTCAAGAAGTATTCTTATATCAATTTGTTTGTAATATTTATGGTCGAGATTACGGATTTCTTTTTTAATAAAAGATTTAATTTTATCGTGTATAGTAGACCTATTTACTTTTTTTGTAACAAAAATATGTTCTTCTGTTTGTTTATCCCAAAATGCATCATATTCTGCATATTTTTCGTCATCTCCTTTGTCGTCGTAAATATTAATTTTAGAAAATTCTTCTAGAATTGGTTTAATTTGTGTGTCATAATTATATTTATCCAAAAGATTCCTAAGACTAAGTAGGCTTTTATCATTATTGACAATATTCGCAATATTAACCATTGCAAGAGTAGCATAACTCATACGATTTGATTTTAATTCAGGAGTTTCTTTTCTAATATCAAAACAATGCATTCTGGATAACTTACACTTATTTTGATTTTCTTTAGTATTAGGATTGTAAACGCAATCTTTAAAACGTTTTGCCATTACACCAATTCTTTGGTCACCATAACTATCTGGATAAGTTATGGGCGTTTCAAGGTAAAAATCTATAAAAACATCTGTATGTTTAAACAATTGTTCAAGATAATCTTCTATTAACATCATTTGAGCTGATTTAAAAGAGAACCAACAGTCGTCCGTTCTGCTATGTCTCTCACCAAAAATATATATTAATTTTTTGTATTGTTTACTCCAATGCATTGTTAGAGATAATGGACCTCCTATAAAATCAGTAATAGGTTTTTTTTCTTCTTTTGGAACGTCTGGATCATTCTGTTTTGAATGATTAAGAATAAGTTGGGATAAAACTTTTCTTTCAGAATCTCTATCTTCCCTCACACATTTATATGCTTCCTCAATACATGTATCTTTAAAAGTTGTATCTGATACATCTAAAATGGATGTATTATAAGTTTGTATAAGAGTATCACAAAGCCATTCAAATTGACATTTAGATTTATCCATATGTACTCTAGGATGATAATCATAGTGTAATTGTTGTAGAGTAGCATTAGCATATTTATTTCGAGGTATATCAACCATAATTTCTTTTCCTTCTGGCAAAAAATCCATAAAATTAAATCTTTGAGACATTATTTATATTTAACAAATATATATTTAATCTAATGATGAAATAAATATTTTATTTGTAGGAGCAAAGCAATACAAATAAAATATTTACTATCTTCCATTTATTTAGAAAAACTTATTTTCTTATAAAAAATAAAATAAAATGTCTTATGATATTATGGTTGGGTTTTTTGATCCCCCCCACAATAAAAGAAAAGCACTTTCATGTCCACGAATTTCTGGAAACACACCTCGTTATGTTAAAACTCAAATATCAGTATGGAAATATGATAACGATATTAAAATAAGTACATACGGACTTAATTTTTTAAGAGATTTAATTAATCATCATTTTTTAGATGATAGTATGTATATATTAGGACCAATTCAACTTGATAGAAATGGCAATTATGATATTCAAATAGGAATGTCAGGTAAATGTAAAATAGGTCAATCATACGATGATGGAATGTTTTTAGAACTCGAAGAAGAATTAGGATTAAAGTATAATACTCAAAACTTACCTCAACATTATCTTTATCAATCCCGAGCAATCTATACTCTTCATATAAATGAGACAAAATTAATTAATCCAACAAGAGATTATCCTATTAGGTTAACAAGTCATAAAAATGATCAATACAGACCAGTTTCTTGTTTGGTTTACGGTAGATTAAATGAGATATTAAATGTACTAAAAACAGATCAAAAAGATAGATTCTATTCATGCAACGACGATAATATTATTGGAATTGGGTTAATATCAGTTGGAAGAATAAAAGAATTTCTTATAGAATCGCAAAGACAATATGAAGACAAACCAGATAATTTATTAAGAAGACTTGATTTTGAAGATTTTTTTAGACATAAACATAACAGAAAAGAAATGACAAATTATGTAGGTGATCATAAACATGTACTTAAAAATAAAAGTCGTAAAAATCGTGAAAGATTGTCATCGGCTTATTTTTCACCACTTCTAAACACTGATCCGTCGATCAATCAGATGTCAATATGCAGAAAATGTCTTGACGGAAATTGTCCATTTCACTATGAATGTGAAACTACGGCTGAAGAAGAAGGTAGATGTGAAACGCACTTACCAAATTGGCGAAAATTTTGTGGGAAAGACACATTGTCAGAATACGAAAGAGAAAAAATGATAAGATGGGTTGGTATAATAGCACCTGAATTTTCACCTGCACACGTTAAAGATATGACTGATGAGGAATTATGTAAAGAGATTAATGTTCGTGATCTTGCGTGGAGACGGAGAGGAGGAGCCAATTTTGTATCTGAAGACGGTAGTGTTTTAGAAGATTCTGTATCTTTGAAACCATTTTCAATATTGCCTTACGAAATGATAGGAGTCTTTCGGCATCCAACATCAACAGGAGTAGATGCTATAAAATATATAGATCTTGGATCTTTAGAAAAACATTGGCAATTTCAAGATGAATCACGTGTAGCGAGAACTGTTCCACAGTTGCATAATAGAGATATGAACTATAGAGATTTAATTAAACGTTGGGATCAACGAATACAATTTGTTAACGAACAATTTGATCAAAAAAGTATTCCTGAATTAATAGAGATATTATCTCACGATAGTGAAACTGCAAAAGAAAAAGCTGTAAAAAAACTAGCTGAGATGTCAATAATAGTTGATAATCGAAGTAGTATAATAAATGGAATAATTCCACTAATTGAACTTTTTAGATTAGAAAATGAAGAAATAAATCAATATGTTTCAATTATTATCGCTAATCTGACTAATTCTTCCCAGCATACTCATATTATTGCTCAGAATGGTGCTATCAGACCTCTGGTTGTTCTCTTAAAAGGTGATAATTTAGTATGTAAAAGGAATGCTGCATTCGCATTATCTTACCTAGCAGAGGATATATACATTCAGGAACTTTTAAATGAGGATATAATTGATACACTTGTCGAAATGATGGTAGATGAACATAATTTAGCTAGTGTAGACAATGATGATTTACTTTTATATCCAGTTATAATTATTGAAAAAATTTTTAGAAATAAAATCTACAGAGACCTCCTTTTGTCAAAAAACACACTCGAACCATTAATAAATCTTTTGATGTATAGAAACGTTAGAATAAAAAAGAATGTCTTGATAGCTCTTATGGAAATTACTAAAGATTATGATTTTTCGAACATAAATATAGACACATTAGAAAAATCTATAACACCAATTCTTTTATTTATTCACAATAATGAGGCTCCACCTCGTTATAGTTGGATTGCACCACGTGTATTAGCTACATTTGCATTCGATCAAATTCTTTGTGAAAGAATTGTGGAAGAAGATGGTATTAACATATTGAGAGATTTATTCATTCGTGATGATACTATTCCTACAAAAGTTATGGTAACAATTGCAATAAGTAAAATAGCCTTAAATCACTTATATCGAGATGCAATTATGGATTCTGGAATAGTTGGACCAATTTCAGAACTATTATTGCACGAGAATGAGAATGCTAAAAAATCGGCAAGAATTGCATTAGAAAATTTAGGACTCCGTGTTTAAAATTTAATTACCAACTAGAGTATATCGTTATAATTTTGTATTAAAAATTGTCATTGGCCAGAAAGAAAAAAATGGCTGTCGTATTGTTTTCATATTTAGACAATTAACCGGATCTTCTAAAGATCCACCAGAACTAGCTATTTTTTGAAAACCAACGCTTTCTAAAAATCGTCTGTATCTTTCTGAATGAATATCGCCAGCATATATTATTATGTTATGAGGTTGAGATGGTTGATCTTTAAACGAAGATCCTTCATATGGATTTTTTTCAAGTTTAAATATTTTAAAAACTCTTGAAAGAGTATATACGTCAGCTACAATTGTATTAATCAGTGCAATTACATAATAAACAAATTCAAAAGATTGTAAAAAAGAATCATTATCAATTTCTGGGTTTAAAATATTTGAAACGTGTGTTTTACATTTGTTTAAATATTTTTCTAAATCTTCCATTTCTTTTTCAATAAATATCATAATTTCTTCTGATAAATACGAGTTTTTTATTTCCTTTTCCGCGTATTTATTTTTTTTAATTTGACCTATCCAAAAATCTTTAGATGAAGATAAATTAAGCTCATTCAACACATTTATAATTTGTTGATCATTTGATAGAATTTTTTTAAGTTTTATTATTTTATCCAGATTATTTAAGTATGATAGATTTAAAATTCTTTCTACTTTAATCTTAAACCAAGATGCATCATTTACACCTTCATTATACCCTTCATTATCTTCATATCTAACATCAAAAAAATGAATTCTTGCTAATTTACACTCTTTTGCTTGTCTGGATGCATATTGAACACATTTTTTGAATTTTTCTAAAAGTTGATTACTACGTAGTTCTGGTTTAAAAGGTTCAAAAGAGTCTTCATATTTTTTTGGTTCTTTCATATATGCAGGAAATTCAAAATACACATCAATAAAAACATCTGTAGTTCGAATTAGTTCACTTAAAAAATATTCGACAGACATTTTTTTTGAACCAGGTTTATCCCACTCACCATTTGCTTTTTCTCCAAATTTTTCACAATCCATTTTATCAGAATGAGTCTCTCCAAAAATATATATCATTTTCTGTTCTTCTTCTTTCCAGTGTACAGTAAGATTTTTTGGACCTCCTATAAATTCAGGACACGGTTTTTGTTCTACGTAAAGATGATTTAAAATAAGATCAGACAATATGTTTCTGTCTTTAATACAATTGTGTTTTGTTTCTGATACTTTATAAAATGCTTTTTGCAATTCAATATCGGCACCATCTAATAAATTTGCATTATACGTTTTAATTAATTTTCTACAAAGTTTTTCCATTTATTATTATAATTAATTTTAATTATAAGTAAAAATGCTACAGTCTAGTGGATCTTATATCAAGCTCTAAAGGTAAGAACAATGATATTTTGAGGTAAAAAATCAAGAAATACGCAATATAGATTATGACTGTTTTAATAAACTAAGAGATTGATTTTGAATAAATAATTCTCAAAATAAAAGAAGCAGACACTGTGATTTTATGTATAAATTAAACACATCTCTTTTCACAAAAAGATGAATGAATTTTAAACTTTTCACCTAAAATATGAAGTAAAATTCCTATTATAAAAATAATGTAAATTGTTTTCAAATTATGTATTCTTTTAATTACAAACTGTATTATATCAAAATAAGTGCATAAACAACTAATAAAGTAATTTTTAATTCTAATATCAGGTCTTTTAATACTTAATAAAAAAATTATAAAATATATATCACACAGAAGTTTATTCTGAATATAATAGAACAACATTTATATTTGAATTAAAAATATTAATTTGTGTATGTATATATAAAATGAGTTCTCATCAATTTGATTTTTTTTTATTTCCCAATAATGCAATTATTAGGATATTTAACTCTTTGTTTGATGATACACAAGAAAATTCCCAAATGTTTCAATCTAATATCGCAAATACAGGTTCTATTCGTATGATAAATTTGGCGATTCAAAGAAATCTTGTTAGGGTTAGAATACTTGATTTTATTGATACAAAATTATGGGTACGATTATTGATTAGTATGGGTGTCATCGGAGATGATGCACATCCAGAATGGTGTGATACTATCAAGGAATATATGCATCAATGTGTTAGAGAAGGTCTGTATACTAGTAGAGTTCATGATTTAATAGATATATTCAGATCTGGATTCGTCAGAATAAAATATGTAGCCCAATACCTTCTTCTGAACTTGATAACGGATAGTTCAGACGAAATAGAAAATCAATTTTTAGAAGGTCGTATGATTATGCCTTCTCTTAACAACATAACAATTACGCAATTACTTACCGCTAATAACTTTAATAATATAAAATACTGGGATGTTAGAAAAGTAACTGATATGAGTGGATTGTTTAATATTTATCAGAGACCTCATTTAGATATAGATCTAACTTATTGGGACACAAGTAATGTAAGAACTATGAACTCTTTAGTTTCTTATGTAAATATAACTCTTCATAACATAACGAATTGGAACACATGTCGAGTAAGAGATATGAAGTATTGCTTTCAGGGTTCATCATTTTTTAATGAACCATTAAACTGGAACACAAGTAATGTAACTGATATGTCAGGAATGTTTTTAAATACACAAGAATTCAACCAACCATTACAATGGGATACCAGCAATGTAGAAAATATGTCAAGTATGTTTGAAAGGGCAATTTCTTTTGATTCATTTTTAGATTTTAATACAAGTAAAGTAATAAATATGAGTCGTATGTTTGACGGTGCCGTTTGTTTTGATCAACCATTAGAATGGAAAACTGATAATGTAACAGATATGAGTCATATGTTTAGAAATGCTGGATCTTTTAATCAACCATTAGTATGGGAAACTGGTAATGTGATTAATATGAGTTGTATGTTTAGAGATGCAAGTGGCTTTAATAGTATTTTAGTATTTGATACTAGTAATGTAAGAGATATGAGTCATATGTTTGAACTAGCAATTTTATTCGACCAACCATTAGCATGGGAAAATGGTTGGGAAACTGGTAGAGTAATTGATATGAGTCATATGTTTAAATGGGCAACATCTTTTAATCAACCATTAGAATGGTTTGATTTAAGTAGTCTAAATACTATGGAAGATATGTTTCATAATGCTCGTTCTTTTAATCAAGTATTAGAACTAGACATACCCAATAGAGTTGATACGTCTGGTATTTTTGTTGGTTCTCTGGGTAGATGGACATAGTTAATTAATATTTTTATGTTATAAATAACATAAAAATAATTCAAAGAGTTTTTCGTTTTTTATAGTAGATTTTTACAGAATAAATTAAAAGGTTTGTGTAGTTCTTTTTTTAAATCACTAAAGGAATTATACTGAATATTTTTTTTATGTAGTAAACGATATACTAAAAATAGTGTCAAATGCCGACACACAGGATATTCTAAATAACCAAGTGAACGAAGATAATTTGCATATTGTAAATGAGAATTAGCTGCTACCAATCGCAGATCAAATTTTAAAGACGAAACTAATTTACGAATTAGTCTTACAAATGAGTAACATAATTTTTTATTTGGTTCAACAAGAGTGACATTACATTCATTCGTAATTTCATTTTTTGTGAAAACTAATGCATTTGAGTGTGTATTATGCTTATTTTCCCATCGAATTTTACAATGTAATACAATTTTTTTGTTATATTTTAATAAATGTCTGATTAAAGATGAATAATATTGTGAAATTTTTTCTGACTTTACTGGATCAATTTCAGTTTTGTTTAAAGATCGAACGCACCACCATGATTGATTTTTTGAAATATATATCTCGTATATCTCATCTTTTAAATTATCAGAAATATAATGTGCTCCCCATTTTTGATAAAGTGAATAAAGACTAGTATATGGTTCTAATAAAATTGAATCTATATATGATAAATTATCTTTTAATGTCATTCAAAGAATTAATTACCAATTATTTAATCTTTAATAAAATTCAATTTTTTCTCAAGGTACCTCTACATAAATTTTATAATCATTCCGAACTTTTTGTTTGGAATGATGGACCTGTTGGGGTTTGAACCCAAGACATTCGGTTAATAAGACCGATGCTCTACCAACTGAGCTACAGGTCCCCAAAGCTAGTTTTAAACAACTTTGGGGACAAAATTATTTTAATCATTTCGAACAATAATGTTCGAAATGATGAACCAGGTGGGGATTGAACCCACGGCCACGTGCTTAAAAGGCACGCGCTCTACCTGCTGAGCTACTGGTCCCCAAAGTTTCTGTGTACAGTTTTTTCAATAAAAGTTGAATTTTTGAATTTGCTGGATGTACACAACTTTGGGGACTTCACATAATCTCTTATGCTCTCTTCCTACTCTATAAAACCTTCTCTTTAAATCAATTTTAGTTTTAAAACTCCAAATGTAGAAAAAATTTGTAAATTAATTTTTGGCTATTTGCAATCAAAATTTGTGTGATCACAATATTGATATAATAAAATACTGAATACTTTCCAATCAAGGTCTAAAAAAGAATTAAGCATTTTTCCTTAAATCGTTGTAAACTTGTAATATTACAAAATAATCATAAACTAAATATTTTTAAAAAAATGAAATTGGGTAGATGAACCCACGGCCACTAGTTTTTGAATAATCTTGTGAGTTCGATCCCCGCGACTAATGATTAAGTTTTCTGAATTATTCTAAACTTTTTTGTTTGAAATGAACTTGGTAGGGATTAAACCAACAACCACTGGCTTAAAAGATGTAGAAGAGGAGTGTACGAGATTTGCACACGTTGCTTTAAATTTATATGGACATCTAAAGATTTCTATTTATATTATATAAATAGAAAACTGAAATGACAAGAACTTCCCCTACCAAAGATCTTTTCTTGCCAAATAATAGACTCGAAGTCTTTAAATCAAATACTAAATTAGTAAAAGAATCTGATGGTTTATTTATCTGTTCTTTAAAGTTACCAGATGAATCTTCTATTACAATTCCAATGAGAGAAGATGGTTACGTTAACTGTACTAAATTATGTAAAGCTGGAGGTAAAGAATATTCTCATTGGAAAGAAAATAAAAATTCAGAAGCTACAATTCAGGCTTTGGAAAGGTCCCTCGGAATTCCGAGGGACCTAATTATAAAGGATATTAAGACTGGAAAAAATGAAAGCAGAGGTACTTTTGTTCATAGAAGATTAGCTCTTATAATAGCGCAGTGGATAAGCGCTGATTTCGCAGTACAGGTAGCAGCTTGGACAGAAGAACTCCTATTATTTGGTAAAGTTGAGTTAGGTCAAGAGAAATCAAACAAAGAACTAGAGAATAAATTTCAAAAGCAGATAAAGTTATTGACACAAGAAAAACAACAAGCTATAAAAGAAAAAGAAGAAGTTATACTAGAAAAAGCAAATATTACTCGTCGTCTCTCATCAGTGACGCAAAATCATAATAAACTCTTAAAAAGACGTAGAAGAGGAGTGTACGAAATCGGAAATGTGGTGTATATAATGTCGCACGTTGCTTTCACTAGTCACTACCAAGATGACTACTATAAAATAGGTATCTCGACTCAATCAATGACAGAAACAACACCAGCATTTAAAATTAGATTAGCATCATACAAACAAGGTGCTCCTTGTGATTATAAAGTTCATTACTTGATATATGTAGAGAATAACAAATTAATCGAAGATATACTCAAATTAAAATTCAAAGATCAGCGTAATCCAATCAACGGAGAATGGATAAAAGGTGTAAAATTAGAAGAGATAATAAAGTCTATTAGATATCTATGTGATTATATTGGTTTACCATGTAAAGAACACAGTATAATGAAGAATAAAAATATTGTAGATGATGGAAAATTATTAGATTGTGAGGACGAAGAGGATATAGAGGAAACAGAAATTTTGACTGATAAGTCTGCTGAAATAAAATTTATAGAGACAGATGAAGAAAACACAGATTCAGAACAAGAAGATAATGAAGATAATGAAGAGATTGACAGTGAAGAATCAGATGTAAAACAAGTAGAAATGATAGAGGAAATTGAAAAGTATGATGTAAAACAAGTAGAAATGATAGAGGAAATTGAAAAGTATGATGCAAAACAAGTAGAAATGATAGAGGAAATAGAGAAGTACGATGCAAAACAATTAACAAAAATGCTATTAGAATTCAAATTACCAGTGAGTGGCATCAAGGATGTAAAAAAGACACGAATTCGTGAATATGCAAAGAAAAACAAGATAATTGTAGACAAATATATTTCAAATGTAATGGAAACAGAAAAACAAAATTTTTGCATTGATTGCGGTCTAGAGATAACTTATAAGGCAGCTAGGTGCGAGCCTTGTTCTAGAAAATCATCTAGAGTTGTAATAGATAGACCTGATTATCAAACATTGAAAAAGCAATATGAAGATTGTGGTAAAAATATGACAAAATTGGCAAGAATTCATAATGTTTCTGATAAATCAATTGTAAAATGGTTTGTTAACTATGAAAAAGATCTTGGCATAACCAAAAGTTGTATTAAAAGTATTAAACCAAAATCAAGTATAAAGAAACCAAGTGACGAAGAACTTTTATATGATAGAAATGTTTTAAAACTAAATTATACTCAAATAGGACTTAAATACAACGTAGATAGAACTACTGCAACTGAATGGATATTAAAATTAATAATATAAATTTGTAATAAAATATTCTTACAAATTAGTAAATCACTCTGAATTAAATAGGTGTGAATTAAATCCACGTTCTAAATTATAAACATTTATAGAAAAAACGCTAAAAGGACTTGCTATTATAAAATCAATTTTTATGTATTATAAACAATTCAAAAAACATGTTTGGAATTGTACGGATCTGGTGGGACTCGAACCCACGGCCACCGGCTTAAAAGGCCGGCGCTCTACCAACTGAGCTACAGATCCAAAAAGACAATTATCTTTTTGGATATAATTACGTTTTCCAAAGTTGTCTGCGTACATTTTTTCTCAAAAAAAAGTTGATATTTGAATTGCTGGTAGTACACGACTTTGGAAAACGTTACATAAGATCAAACGAATGATCTATCTTATGCTCTCTTCCTATTCTATAGAATGAATATCTTTAAATCAATTTATTTTTTTTTAGAAACAAGATATTTAATTTTATATAAATGCAAAAAAATCTTATTTAAGATTTATAAACAAAATCAACCAATTTTTGTAGAGTATTGATTTGTTCAATATAATTTTCTAACAAACTATTTTTTGATTTATAATTATCTTTTTTATACATTATTTTTATAATAGTTCTCTTTCATCTAATTTTGTTTTATTCAATAGAAAATTTTTTCAAATACATTTTACCAGCAATTAATCGGCGTCTTGCATTAATAGATCCTAATGTTCTTTTATTATTATGTGCGATTGTCTGAATATCAATATTGTTATTTAACTCTTCTAATAATAGTTCATCTTCTCTTGGAAACCAGTGTTGCCCTGCATTAGAAAAAGAATCCATTTATTTATAATTAATATACTTAGCTTTATAATGACAAACGGAGAATGTAATTATATTAATTTGTAGATTAATATAATATAAATATTTTTACATAGGCGGAAGAGCTTTTCCGTCGTCTGAATATTTAACCAAATCATTTTCATCTAGAATAACAACTTCTCCAGAATCAAGATCGTCTTGCAAAGTCCTAATTCTATATCCATTCCATTTAACACCACGTTCTGAATCCCCCCACAAACGTTCAAAATATTCTTTGACTTCATTTTTGATGGGCAAAGACATATTAGGCCAACCTTCTTTGAACCAATCTTTGAAATGAGAATACATTTCTGTAATACTTAGAGTTCCAGAGCTGTCTTCAGCAATACATTCTTCAATAAATTGGCGATAAATATCATTCTGACGACGATAAATAGCTGTTGCTTCTCGTACTTTTTCTGGCTCAATTCGAACACTGACTTTTTGCCTCCACTGAAGCAAATACCATGCAAATGCGGAAACCATACTTGGAATATTCTTGCCAAATTCTTTATCCATAGGAAAACGTTTTTGTTTGAGTTGTTCTTCAAGAGTAGTTGGACACGGTTCATTTGGTTCAACGAAAGTAGACTCAAATGGAATAACACGAATACGGTTCCAAGTTGCTTTGTCAGAGTATTTTAATTTAGGAAGTTTATTGCAAATAAAAGTAAGAGTAAACATTGGAAAAACTTCTCTGGTACTTTTTCCTGGTTCAAACAAATCACGTGCCCAATAACTATCTCCACCGCTTAGCTTTTTTAATTCTCCGATATTAAGTTGTTCATCTGCGTCTGGTTCTTCCATCGTAGCGTGTCGCACAGGAGGCGCAGCTCTAGATAATTCTGGATTAGCAGAACCAGATGCGACTTTTTTGCCCGTAAAATATTGTGTATTAAATTTGATAGCAAGTTCTCCTAACATTAATTCAAAAAATTTCTGAGTGATAGATTTAGCATTGTCTCCTTCTCCTGTCCACATATATACCTTTTTTTGTTTATTTCCTCCAACAAAAATATCAGAGTATGTATCTAGAAAATAAGTTCGAATGGTTTGATCAGGAAAAACTTTTACCAAAAAGTCGATTACATTTTGTACAACTTCATCTGATTCATTATACTCAATGTAATTAATTGGCATTGTCTTATTCACAAAATCTTCTGGACGACCATCTCTAAATTCGTTCAATTTTAGATCGTAGACTCCGTTTTTAAAACCAATAATGTAAGGATTTTGATCCAATTTTTGTTTAAAACGTCTGTCATAAAATACTTCCATTGACTCTTTCATAATGTTAGATTTGTAAGGAGATGATTTAAGATTATTTATAATTTTTTGAACTTGCTTTAATCGTGCGTTAAACATTGCCTCTTCTCCCTTGTCTTGAATACCAGCTATTTTCATAAATAGATCAGAACCAATTGTTGAATATCGTAAAACAATTTCTTCAGAAATTTTTTCACGTAAAAACACACCTTCTTCAATTTCTTCCCATCTGTGATCTCTAAATTGAAACCATGTTTTTCCAGCTATTGAAGCGCATACAAAATCATTTCCATACTCTGAAAATAAAACTTTTGCAATATCATTGTGTGAACCATTTAAAGATTCTTTTATGTAATGTTCTGCTTGTTCATTCTTAAATTCTTTATAAAGTTGTGGACTGTCAATGCTCGCAAAATGTCTTAACGTTCCAAGTGTTAGATCTTTTTTTACCATTCTTTCCCATTCATAAATACAACTTGCCTCATCGTATTTATCTTCGCATCTTGCAGAAAAATCCATCCATTGATCAAGAGCTTGAGTGCTTGCATCACCAATGTTATACAAAATCCACCCTACTGTAATCCAATCATTTCTTTCTTCAGCGCGAAAATCAGCAAGCATTGGAAGAAGTCTTTCAGAAATTTTAAGAGCTTCTTCAACAGAAACTTTTAATGGTTTTTTACTCTTTACCTTTTCTTGTTGTAATTTTCCTTTAAGAGGCGAAATTAAACCGTTTATTAATTCTTGTGTTGAACGTCCATAAGGAATTATGCTTAAAATTCTCGGGAGAAAAAATTTTATATTTCCTTGAATAGGAATGGGCTTTTCTTTCATATCATAAATCTTATAATTTTTAAAAGCGTCTTCAATACTCAATTCAGAACCATCAGATAAAAAAACTGATGTTACTTTGTAAGGATCCATATCTTCTGATTTGCGACTTCCGTATATCAACCATGGAACTGTACAACAAGCCTTGTCAATCACAGTTGAAGAATCTTCATACCCAAGATTTAAAAATATCTTTAATTCTTGTGTTGCATCTTTCACTCTAGGAATGAGATGCACTTCTTGGTCTACTTTACTCAAAAAAAGATTTGGAAAATGCAAATGAAATCCATTTTTTGCATATGTTGTTTCCCCAGCTGAAATATAATACATTGGTTTTTCTAACAAAACACAAATCAAATGATCATCAGTACATTCTTCTACAATATTTCTAAGAACTGATTGGTATATATCAATCACCTGTCTTACTTGATCTTTTGTATAAAGATGATCTTCTAGGCATGGATCATCCGTTTCTTTGACTTTTAAATCTATATCAGCAAGTACAGGTAAATAATGTTGCGGTTTTTCAGCAACACCTACAATAGCATCTTCATCCTCAAAAATTTTTGTACAATATGCGTTCCAAAAATCTTCTAGTTTTTCTCTATTAAATTGAAATTTTCCTCTAGGTTGTAACATAGAAACATGAGTGTGAAAAACTCCATCTACATAGTTTTCTCGAAGTATTTGTTCAACTGGTGGATTCATTTATCTTATTATTCCATTCCATAAATGTTTTTTCATTTTTATAATTTGAACCATTTTTAAAAGTCTTAAAATTTTACTAATTTGTTATTTAAAAACTTTTTAGCAATAATTAAATTAACTCATGAATACAAACTGTGTTTCAACAAATGAAAAGGATAATTATAATGTTTCAACTTCTGAAGATAAAAATGTAAAATATCTTTCATGTACCGAATATATTGACAATAATCAAGTTGACAATAATCAAATTAATGACAATCAAAATAATGATTCTGAGAACAATGATTCTGAGAACAATGATTCTGAGAACAATGATTCTGAGAAAGATGATTCTGATAACGATGAAGATGATAGTGAAGACGAAATGTTGTTAAGTGTTAATTTTTCGGTAAAAGATGATTCAGAAATGTTTGTTTTGTCAATTAATGGTGTTCCAAATTTTTATACTAAAAATCTTAAAGATGCGAGAACACTTATGTGGGATTACGCCAAATCACGCAGAATACAAGAAACTCAATACAATACGTATATTAGAGCTTGTCCAGATAAGAACCGTATTGAAATAGTTGGAACTCATAAATTTTCTATATTTTTTGTAGATCGTGTTATTTGTAGATTACTTGTCTCTTCTATAAGAGAACTAGAACAATGTAAAAATGATACAATAAAAACTCCTACAATGCCTAAAACTCAAACACCTCCCAAAATACCATCTCCGCAAAAATCCGGATTTTTTAGTAGTTTCTTTTGGTAGAATACGTTTTTAAAAATAATTTATAAATTATATATAATTTATAATCAATGAACATTTTATTTGCAATCCGATGACCTAAACAAATTATTTACACATCCAGTATATACACCGTCAATATTAACATATCCACAAGTAAGAGAATTTTTTATATTTAGAGGGCAAACCACATTTTTATAAAAATTTTCAAGAGAAGTGTTGTAAATTGTAAGTAAACAACCATTTTCTATTTTACAATTTGTTTTAGACTTTTCGCAATTAATTGTAAATTGAGATGTTACTGTCCCTGAAATTCCTATGTTACGCAGATGCATAGCAACTCGATTACACGATAAATTTTTATTAGATATCATATAATTTATCGGTGGATTTTTATCACACGTTATATGTAAACTCATAATTGATTATACTAGTTTCTTTTTAGATTGTTCATAAAATCATAACCAAATAAAGTTTTCTTTATATATTGCTCATCACAATACTTATGAACTCTTCCTGAAAATTAAAATCTTCTATATCTTCATATTCAACGATTACATTGTCATTAGAATTTATTAACTCATACGTTCTATCCTTTACTGAATCAAATATCATCTTTGTCAAAATCTTTCCACCATAATCTATTATTATATTTCCTAATCTATCCTTATACTTTATAAATGTCGTTTCTAAATATTCTTCTTCAATAAGCCGATCATTTAAAGGATAAGATAATGCATAATCAGCATAACCCTCTGGTCCTCTTAATATATGATCAATAGTCAAAAACTTTGCATTTTCTAATAACCATTCTTCTGTGATTGACAAATTATGTTCAGATGATATTTTTTCAATTAACAATTCTCTAGCTGAATTTTTTCCCGTCATTTCAGCCATTGCTGTGTTGAAAACCCCAGGTCTTGAAGTCAACTCTGATATAGAAGTCGAATTTTTATTGATTTCTTTCATCATATCTGGGTTTTTAACTAACTCTTTTGCGGCAATCTCACACGCTTTCTTTTTTAGAGGAGCGTGAACTGTCTTTATCAAATGAGAATTATTATAATCAATAATATGTTCACCATTTGAGTTTTTGTGATGAAAAGCACCTTGTTTCATATCTGTGCAAATTATTTTAGATTTACCATTATCATCAGTAACAAAATGCTTATAAATCATCTGTGCTGCACCTTTTTGACCACCGTAAAAATCATTACTTGTATAGTTAGAATCTATAACACTCTCAACACTTGGTTGATTCAAATTCAACGGTGTAAGTTGAGAAATCATAAGATTGTTTTGAATATTTTTAGTGGTTGTTTTCTGATAAGTAGGCTTTTTAGCTATCTCCTCAATAACATAATTTGCTCTTTCAGCAGCTGCCTGAAAGTTTTCTGCTATATTTTTATATATTTCAACTTTTTCATCTTTCAATTTGGTAATTTCCTGATCTTTTTCAGCTTTCAACAGAGCAATTTCTTGATCTTTTTCAGCTTTTATTCTGTCTATTTCTTGGTTAAAAAAATGAATTTTTTTCTTACATATTGAGTTATGTCTGTTAAAATTTCCAGATGAAATTTTCTTTTCACAATATTTACAGGTAACTATAGATGAGATAATTTTTTGTGAATTTTGAGATTCCTGTATTTTTAGACAGTATTTTGCTTGTGTCTGATGATTGTTGAGTATATATTTGGTTTTACACTGCTTGTTACAAAATTGACAAGTTAATTCTTTTGTCTGAGATTGTAATGTTAATAATTCAGCTGATTCTTTAGCTGATGCCTCTTCTCTTTCTTTAGTCAACTTTTCTTGTATTTTAAGACAATACTTTGTTTTCTTTTGATGCTGACGTAGCATCTTAATATCACCAAACATATTATCACAGAATTGACATTGTTCCATCTTTATTGTTTTCATTCCTTTTTTAAACTAGGAATGAAAATTTAATTTTTTTTGTTGATAAAACAATACTTTTTCTCATAAAAAATAAAAAGATGAAAAATGATGACAAAAGATGAAAAAAGGAAGAAAAATGATGAAAAAAAAGTAACTTTAATCAGATAAAGTGACTTTTATCCAAGAAATGAAATTCAAAATAGAAATATATATATATCCATTGAAAATAAAAAGATAGATTCTGAAAATGGAACATTTTATCCGTTTTTTTAAAAGTCGGAGGAGGAAAAAGTTTTTCTTTTTTCTTTTGTTTTCTAAATAATTTGAAAAATTCGTAAAAAATTTCCTTTGGATTATCTTTTTTATCTTGCTCCTTCCTCCTCCGCCTTTTTTGAATTTCAGTTCTAAAGAAAGTTTTTAATCACAAAATAAAAGTAAAGATACTTTTTATTTTAGAATAAATATTGATATATCATAAATAAAATTATTTAACGAGTCTTTTCCATATAAAACTTACTTTACAAATACAAGAATATGTAATTTGAAAACGAAAAAATTTAATTGACTGATTTGATAGGAAGTCAATTAAAATTAAACCCAGATTGTTTTGGTATATTCTTTTATCTATTAAAAGAATATTTTATTAATGAATCTTCCTTCTGACTGATCAAAAATATTACTTACATTAGTTTTAGTATATTCCAATCTAATTCTTTATTAAATGATTTTGCGCCATTAAACATATCTTACATTACTTGTATCCCAATGTAATGTAAGATTAAAAACAATGATTCATATCTCTTACTCTACATATATTCCAGTTTGTTATATTGATAGATAAAATACTCATAAATTCAGATATTTGTTGCATTTTTTGTATCCCAATAAGTTAGATTTCTTCGAGACATTTAATAAAGTTTGTAAAAAAGAGTGTAATTTCATTATTTCTCATTTATTAATTTTATAATAAATGTATCAAATAATTTCAATTTAATTATTAATCTATTAATCTAAAGAATTAATTTTGAATGAGAAATGACAGAACAAAAACAACATCCTGAATGGGAAAAGGAATCATCACTTACAAGTCCTTCGGATCGTGATCTTAAAAATAAGTGGCGTCCAGAACAAGATGTACCTCCTCTTACAAATCAAGAAACAATAGAAGCTATGAAAACTATTAATAATACAGATTTTGTTAAAAAGTTTCCTTCTGTTGATCGCACATACGCAGATCCGGCTATTCCTATGCAAAATTTTGCTCTTTTTTCTTTTACACCTGCTAAAGGTGCTACTCCAAACGAAAATGGCGTATTTGGTTTTGCAAAAGTTAGAGGTACTTACGCTACTGATGTAGAAGCTAACCAAAGAGCCGAATTTTTAATTCGAAATGTAGATTCTTATCATCAATTATATCATTTGTATGTTGGAAGACCATTCCCGATTACCTCTTCTTCAAAGTATTCTGCCGAAACAGCCGAGGTTGATATTCGTAAAGAAACAACAAGAGTTATTTCTGAAAATATTAAACAAGAAAGGGATAAGGAACAAAAAACGGTAAAAGAAATGAAGGAGCGTGAAGAAGCAATGCTTGCCGAATCCGAAAAAGCTCGAAAAGATGATGGAAAGAGTGATCCGGAAGTTGATCCTTATGAAGAGTATATTACACTTTCAGTTAAGAAAGCCCAACTTTCTTGGACTTTTTTGGAACATTTGAAAAAATTAAAAGAAGTTAGAGATATTATTATAAAGACTCGTAAAACGTTGAATGTTATGGATAAAGATTATCCAGAATTTAAAGATAAATATTTTGAAAAGTATATGGACGCTCGCAAAAAGTCAGGTCTTGATGAAAACATAAGAGATATACAAGATAATTTTATGAAGTATATGGTAGAAGATATAACAATTCCAACGATTGACACAGACGAAATTTTGCCAGAAATAAAAGAAAAGGAAATTTCGCCAAAAAATCTTGATAGTGTATCTGAATAGTAATTTTATATTAAAATAAATATAAAATGGCACTTTTTTAACGGCATGATTTGCATTTTTTTAGGTAAAGTAATGCTATTATTAATGATATTATTGTAATTGAAATGCCTACGATAAACATAATTTTTTTGACTTTTTTATTTTTTTTACCTTTTTTAGTAGAAGCTCCAGCTATTCCGGCTCCGACCATTGCAACTGGTAAAGAAACACACGCACCACAAAAATCTTCTTTTGTATTTTCAAAATTTTTCATTTTATATATAGAGGATAAAAAAATCTTGCACAAAAGAAAATGGATTCTTGTCAATTTAAAGATGTACCGGTGTCTTTATTTCTTGCCGTATCAATAGTTGTTATTTTTGCATTATATGTTACAGCGGTTATAAAAACAGTACCGTGTGGTAAAAATGTCTTGTCGCTTTGTTGTAGTAATTTTGTTCATATAGAACCATATCACCTTGCTGCTAATTTGTTAGCACTTTACGCTCTTACAAGAATTGAAAGAGATATAGGACCTAAACGTTTTGGAAGTTTAATTTTATTTTTAATACTTTTTACATCAATTATTGAAGTTATTGTACACAAAGTAGTTGATGGGTTTCCTTGCTCAATTGGGTTTTCTGGAATACTTTTTGGAATTATGACTTGGGAGTTAATAACTAAAAAAGGTTTAAATTTAATAATTGTTATTTCAATTATTGGACTTGTCGCAATGCCATCAGTTCAAAATTCAAAAGTTTCGTTAATAGGTCATGCGGTTGGCGCTGTCACAGGTGTTATTGGAGGTTTATTATGGAAATTTCTTTCAATCAACTAAAATTTTTTATAATGAAATGTTTTATTGTTGTATGTGAATGATATATTAAGGATGTTTCAAGAAGAGATCATCATCTGATATGGAAAGTCTTACATAGTACAAACTCATTTAAATATGCTTTTACGTACACAAAGTGCAATAATCATTAATAAAATAATCATTAATAAAATAATCATTAATAAAATAATCTTTAATAATATAAAACATTATGTCAAGACCATCTATATCTGGATTTCATTTTTCTTTACTTCCACCAATTGCAATTCTTAAAATACTAACAGAATTATTTAAGGATGAAAGAGATACTCCTCTACAACACAATATTGCAAATATTGGTTCTGTTCGTATGATAAATATGTTTATTGAAGCAGATAATAGTAAAGTTAATATAGTTGATTTTATGGATACAAGATTGTGGCTTAAATTATTGATAAGCACTGGTATATTTGACATTCAACCACATAAAGAATGGGGTGATACAATTAAGGAGTATCTAGGTAGAATTGTTATAGAACGTCGGTATACAAGCAGAGTTCATGATTTGATAGATATATATAAACACGATTCTTCTTTGAGTATAAGAGATTACGCTCAATCTTTACTTAATAATTTGATAACGAGAGGTTCGAGTGCGCTAGAAAGGAAATTTTTACGTGGTGAGATGACTGATATACCTAGATTAAACAACACTACTATCAGAGAATTAGTAAGAAATAATGAACAATTCAAAATCATAAGATACTGGGATGTAAGAAATGTTACTGATATGAGTAGTTTATTTTATGATAGATATAATGTAAGAAATTCAAAACTTGGATTAGATCTAACTTATTGGGATACAAAAAATGTAACAGATATGTCCGAATTAATGAGATCTGTATTTATCAATATTCGTGGAATAACAAACTGGAATACATGCAGGGTAAAAAATATGGATTGTTGTTTTATGAATGCAGAATTATTTAATTATCCTATTGAGTGGAACACAAGTAATGTGCAAAAGATGAATGCTATGTTTTTCAATGCAAAGTTGTTTAACAAATCTTTACATTTTGATACAAGTAATGTACATTATATGAATTCTATGTTTCATAGTGCAACCTCATTTAACCAACCATTATATTGGGATACAAGAAAAGTATCAGATATGCGTAATATGTTTAATGGTGCAATTTCATTTAATCAACCATTGGAATGGAATATAAGAAGTGATGTATATGTAAATGGTATGTTTGACGGTGCAACTTCATTTAATCAACCTCTATTTATTCTTAAAATAAATAGAGCAATAGCTGTTCAGAAAGCAAACGCACCCCTTGTATGGACTGGTTCTTGGGGAGGATACCAACCTTGGGAACCGAGACATTGGGACCCGAATGGTGGATTTCCGTATGGATAATCAAATATTCACTTTGGTTTCACAATTATTGACTAATAAAAATAAACTTATCTTTTATAGTATAATTATTGTTTATTTTAAAAATAAACAATAATTATAAATGATAATTAACATCTCAAATAATGCAAAATCAAAACTAATTGAATTAATTAGTAAAAACGGAAAAAGTGCCCTTTTATATATAAAAGGTGGTGGTTGCAACGGATTTTCATACAAGTTTAAAATCTTAGACACAAATCTAAAACCAAACACATTAGATGAAGAGTATAAATTAGATGAACATAGCTTGTATTTATGCAATAAAAGCTTAATATATTTAATAGGACTTAAAATAGATTACATAGAAGATGTTATGGGATCAAGATTTGATTTTGCGAACGATAATATACAAAGCAAATGTGGTTGTGGTACAAGCGTTACTTTTAAAAATTAAATAATATTTTTTATGTCTGACTTATATTTAATTTTACCAGTTTATAGGTTCTTAGATTTAAAATCTAAGATGGCCGACTTTATTGCATCTTCTGCAAGCATTGAACAATGGAGTTTTACAGGTGGTAAATGTAAGTAAAAAGCAATTTCAGAATTTTTAATTTTTACACAGTCATTTATATTTTTTCCTTTAATCATTTCTGTCGCAAGCGATGATGCTGCAATAGCAGATCCACATCCAAAAGTCTTAAACTTAGCATCTATAATTTTTCCTGTTTTGTCTACTTCAATTTGGAGTTTCATAACATCCCCACAAGCTGGGGCTCCAACGAGAGCGGTACCCACAGACTTTTTTGACTTATCAAACGAACCAATATTTCTCGGGTTTTCAAAATGATCAATTACATTTTTATGATAAAAACGTACAAATATTTTTTTTATATTTGCGAGTATCATTTTACTTTTATTATTGCACATAGTAAATAATTACAAAATTATACTTTGAGAATTGTTTGCAAAATTATTTTTTAATACGCCATGTATATACTCCATTAATGTTTGAAACACTTCTATACATATTTCCATCATTTCCAAGCAAAATTTTACCTCTGCATTTATTTGCCGGGTAAGGAGGACTTTTTCGAGTTAAAGAATTATATTTTGCAGAAGTTTGTATTACACAACCAGATGAACTAGATTTCTTAGGACTAGATTTCTTAGGACTAGATTTCTTAGGACTAGATTTCTTAGGACTAGATTTCTTAGGACTAGATTTCTTCTTTAGAGACTTTAGTATTTCTTTACCTTTTTTACCATCTCTATCAACACATCTTCCACTCTTTGGGTTCATAATTTTACCAACAGGACATTTTTTAGTACTCGATTTCTTTCTTCGAGACCTTAGTATCTCTTTGCCTTTTTTACCATCTCTATCAACACATCTTCCACTCTTTGGATTTATAATTTTACCAGCTGGACATTTTACCATTTATAAGATATAAATAAAATTAAAATTTAACATCTTTTAAAATTTAAAAAAACATTTGTATAAAAAAATGAGTAAATGTGTTGTATGCAAAACTAAAATTAATTCTTGTATGGTTAACATTCATACTTGTAGATGTAAAAATATTTACTGTAATTTGCATATGCACGATCATAATTGCACATTTAATTACAAAGAAAATTGGCAAAGTAATTCCGAAAAGTTTCTACCAAAAATAAACGGTGAAAAAATTAAAAAAATATAATTATTTGAAATTTATCAGAATAAGTTTGTGTCGACACAAGACTCAATATTATTTAAAGTGTAAAACACGTTAATAAAATGGCTTCCAGAGTGTATTCATCAAATGGAGTATTGCTACCATATATTGATTCAAATAGTCGATATTTTTTATCAAATTGTAATGATAATGCAACAGAATTTTCATTCAAGATGAAAATCGTAGATGACAATAATTGGCAAAATTTAGCTTTTATGCCAAATACACTAATAAAAGATGTAAGAGATTTTATGAGTCAGTTTATTTTATATAAATATAATCAAACTATTCCTACTACATTTATTTCTGTTATGGATAGTCATTACAATGATATCTATCCAGACGATATTACCATTAATGAAGCTTTTAAAAAATCGGATGGTTTTTTCACAATTGAATTTGTGAATAAACCATCCGATTTTCTTACTAGAGTAAACTAATAAAAATCAATTATTGATAAAATTGATTTTTGAAACAAAATTTTCTAAAATGATTAGAGCAAATGACATTCATAAATGTTGAAGTTCAACGTACTTTCTTCGAAATTGTTTGCACAAGACGCAGAAAAAGAGTCATGTATGGTGTAACTCCATATCAATCAATAATTCTTAGAATATTGTTTGATAGATGCCTTAATATTATTTTATGTCATCATCCTCATATTTGGTCTTATGGAACTGGAAATTTACTTATTGCACCAAATATTCCTGAAATTGTAACAAAGTCAAATGAACGTGCAATTGAATGGCGTCTTGAATCTTTATTAAAACAAGAAGATGATTTGCAACTATGTAATTCATTTGGGTATTATATCAGATATAGTTTTGAATGTCGTGAAAGAATTAGTATATTTCGTAATCAGTTAAATTATCAACATAGAGAACATTTGCAAATGTTTAAGTATATTGATTCAATATCTCCTCGGCTTAACGATTTATGCGTAAATATAAAAGTCATTGATCGTATAGGTAAGTTTAGATACGGAGAGTATTTTACTGAAGGTTATTTAACAAACAATAATACTGTTAGTGAGATTTTAAAAGAATGCAATCAAACACCAAATATTAAAATATTGAGAGAATTTATGCTTGATATATTGGATCCAGAATTTGCAACAGAAACAATCGCAAGTCTTGTCATCCCTAACTTGTTATTATACGGTGATGAGAAATCAGAATGTGTTGTCTGTCTACAAGAAAAGGATGTTCTCATATGGCCTTGTCATAAATTACATGTAACTTGTACAGAATGTACTATTGAATTACTATCTTGTAAAGTTTCTTGTCCATTATGTCGTCAATCCATTTTGTACAAATATGGTAAATGGCACAATGATAAATAACTAAATAAAATATAACAACAATCACAAATTGTTGTTATTTTACACAAATTAAATTTGTTTTACTTTTGTAAAAATAAATGTAGTTTTATAATATAAATGGAAAATGTTCAAGATGCTGATTTTAATTTTTTCACACATTTGCCATATCAAACTATAATTGAAATACTAAAACAACTTTTAAATCAAGAAAATGGTATTGAAATATTTGATAGACTTTTAAATACACCAAACTTTCATTTAATAAATTGTTTGTTTGCAGCAAAAAATAAAAAATCTCTATGTCTAATGAATACTCGTTTGTGGCTACTAATTCTTTCTTCAATGGGATACGATGGTGAATCAAATACTTTTATTCCTGAAAATAGAAGGTTTATATGGGATAATTCAATTATTGAGTACCAAAGAAATGTAATTAACCAGTGTTTATATACAAGTCGTGTTCATGATTTGATTGATTGTTTGAGGGAAGGAAATCAATTAGCTATATTCCTGTTACAAAGGCTAGAAAATCAATCAAACGATCCGTATGAACGTAATTTTCTTTTAGGACGACAACCAATTTGGGATCAAATACATTATACAAATAATACTTTGAGTAATTTTTTTCAACAATGGATCAGAGGTCAAGTAGAAGGTCCGTCAATCAAGTACTGGGATGTAAGAGGTGTGACAAATATGATGAATTTGTTTAATGTTAATAATTTAAGAGTACCACAATACTCAAATGTTTTAGATCTTACATATTGGGACGTTTCTAACGTGACTGATATGTCTTATATGTTTAATAGTTTTACTTGTTATACAACTTTTATAGGTATGAAAAACTGGAATACTTGTAGAGTAACTAATATGGATTGTTTAGCAAATAATAATATTTTTAACTCAGATATCTCAAATTGGGATGTTTCTAAAGTTCAAAATATGAATAGGATGTTTTATGGAGCAATAGTTTTTAATCAAGATATTTCAAATTGGGACACTAGCAGAGTCACAAATATGAATGAAATGTTTCGCGGAGCAAATAATTTCAATCAAAATATCGGAGAATGGGATACTAGCAAAGTAGAAAATATGTCTGGACTATTTCAATCAGCAATTTCTTTTAATAGTCCTTTATACAAATGGAACACTAGCAAAGTAATATCTATGAATCAAATGTTTAGTGGAGCTACTAATTTTAACCAAAATATTAACAAAAATAGAACACATTGGAACACTAGAAGAGTCGTCAATATGCATAGGATGTTTTCAAGAGCAACTTCTTTTAATAAACCTTTAGATAGATGGGATGTAATCAACGTAGTAGATATGAATGGTATGTTTGAAATGGCAACTTCTTTTAATCAACCTCTTCCGTGGAATACACAAAACGTTGAACATATGAATGATATGTTTTGCGAAGCAATTTCTTTTGATCAGGATTTAATATGGAATATAAGAAATCTTAGGTTTAGGAGAGATATGTTTTCTAGATCAAGAGGACGTCTTATAAATCATTATTAATTTAATTTTTTTTACCTATTTATATACTAAATGAATATTTCGAACATGCAAATGGATGATGATGATCTTATTGCATCTGTATACGATATTGGATTTCAGAAACCATCGTTTCTCAGAAACTTTAATACATTTATGCAACAAAATAAGTATGGAGTAGGACCGACAATCTATGGGAGAACAATGTTATACTCAAAATCTGGAAGTGTACCACTTCTAAATAACTATGTTGAGGGTTGGTATTACCATATGACGTATGAGTTTATTCATTTTGGATGGCCAAGAAGAGGATATAATGAAAAATTTGAGTTTCAATCTGCATTTATTTACGGACCCGGAAACATTCCTAAATGGCTATTACAAGATGTTGTAGACGAGATTCTTAAAAAAGTTACAGATGTCACAGAAATTTGGCTATGTAGTATAAATAATTTTCAGAATACGGCAATTGTTGTTGTTAACAAAGACGGTTTTTACGACATTTTTGCAAACTCAAACGATGATGAGTTGGATGATTCTGATAAGTGTATACTTCATAGACTCAAAGTTATTAAAAAGAAATATACTCATAGTTCGGAAAGAACCATAAGATGTATAAAGATTGTAGAAGAAGGTCAATATAAAATGAATTTGCATCCTGAGGATTTTGAGGTTCTGACTGAACGGAATCCTAATCCAACAGATATTGACAGTACAATGTTATATTTTGCATTTCCTAATCCAACAGATGTTGGATGTGCAATGTTATATTTTTATAATCCTCCAGTCCATAACTCGGGTAAATTTGAATCAAACGGAGTTATTTCATACTCTCTAAAGCGTGCATCACTTATAAGAGGTGCACCTCTAGTTCTAACACGCTTTCTTATTCGTGCAAATGATGATAGTAGACAATATGGCTTATCTCGATCAAATCCTATATTAAAAAGGCTGTACTTTGCATTTGCGAAGCGTCGTTGGCTTACTTTTCTTAATGCAACAAGAACAATAGCTGAAAATGCAGCTCATCCTGAATCAATCGGATTTGCTGGTTCAATGGGTCGTTTTAAGGGAATAAGTAATCAAGATCCTTTTTCTTCTTATAATGATTGTATGGAATATAAATCTAATAGGCATTTGTTGCGTTTTGCACAAGAATTTAACAAAACAAAAGGGCTTCCTCCACCTGAAATTGGTGATGACGACGAGTGGAGATCACGCATTTGTACAGATTTGAGTAGAAAAAATCTTCATACGGAAGAAGAATTTTTACATAAAAATGCTGATTCTTTCTCTTCTGGAACAATAAAAAAACCAATAACAAATAATTTGAAAGAAAGACTACAAAAACGGGAAAAAGATCGTATGCGAAAACAGAGAATATATAATCATTTAGAAAAAGGAAAATCAGTATTGGTACTTTGTCAACGTAAAGAGAGTCTTAATGATAAGTCTATAAAAGAATCTGTAATTCCAAAACTAGAATATATTATTGAAGATTTTTTAAAAATATCTGATACTGAAAATGTTGATATAAAATACATGGTTAATCTTGAGAATCCTGATAATGATAAATCTGATTTTAATATGATTTTAGATAAATCTGACTCTAACGCAAACGAGTTTATCAAAAATCATAAAGATTTTTATGATCTTATTGTGTTACAAACGTGTCCAGATTATATTATGGATTTAGGATTTATATATTATATATTAAAAACTAAAGGACATATACTAATAACTAAAGTTGATTATAATGGAGAAATTAATATTCTTGAGACGTCCGAATATAATAATATAATAAAGAAGTATACTGAATTTGGTTTTACTCTTATTCAAGACGATAATTTTATTGTATTCCAAAAAAATAAATAAGACGATTGTAATAATAATTAAATTATATAATTTAATTATCTACCACCGTTCGATTATGCAATTGTATTACTTATATTTAGTCAATAAATTTGAGTTTAGGTGTAAAAAGTTCCATAAGTTCATTCAACAAATTACGCCTAACCTTATATCTGAACTTATATTGTTCCAACACGAAATCAACAACCCCGGGAAATGCCACTGACAGTACTTGATCCAATGGATTTGCTAAAGCTTTTAAGTAATAAAAGTAATCAATTTTGATAGCATTTTTGTGTCTAGAATAATATTCCGCGCATTCAACCTTCTCATATTGTTTTGCAGTATGTCTTTCTGGATCAGTTATTAAATACTCTAAACGACTTCCAGCATCTACTCTTTGACCTCTTCGTTGCATACGCTCTGCTAGTTGTACTTGTGCTGGTAAAGAAAGTAAATAATATTCTTCATAATTACTAGCTCCCTTTTCTTTCAGTTGTTCTTCTCTTTCAACTGGATTAGATGAAAGCATTTTAACGGTGTAATCACCTATTTTAGCTTTTCTAACGCCTTTCTCGTTGTTAATAATCATAATATCTTCTTCTTTCGGAATAACAGAATTTCCAACTGATTTAGTAACAACAAAATCTGTGTAAGAATTACAACCAGAGAACATTTTATTAATTTGTTCTAGAACCCAATACAAAACATCATCTTTTGGTTTTTTATCTGCAATATAATTGATAACACCTTCATAGACAACACGTACAAAATTACTATTATCACGACGAGCAAGCAAAACACCTTTCTTACCAATGCTATCACTGTATATTAATTGTCCTCGTTTTTTCTCAATCTTTCTGTGCATATAGCGCTTCTTGGTAAGTATAAAAAAAAAATTATAAATACAGCCTTCAAACTCTAGCTTGATAGGTGGCGGAAACAACTTTGTGAGCTCGTCAGCAACAAATTCGGAATAGTCCCATAATTCTTCGTCAGACTTACCTTCCATTAGAGGAAAATTGATATAGTTACTATCGGTATCTCCGTAGACAAGCTCTCCACCAAATTTGTTAACAATAGTATCTGCTGTAATTTCTATGTTTTTTCTACCCATATAAGTGGTACACATTGCACCCGGCATAAACGGTAAATATCCACGCCTAACGCCCATAGCACCATACATACTATTTGCAGAAACTTTATATGCTAGCTGCCGTTTGTCGAGAACACCTAATAAACTATTCAGAGATTCAATTTCTTTAGTGTTATTTTGACCATTTGTTTCTAATTCATTGATCTTTTTCTTTGTTTTAACCATATCAACATTACGAGTGTGCGCGCGAGCATCTAAAAGATTTTGAATAATAGTTGGTAAAACCCCGCGAGGTTCTTTCAAAAACCGGTAATATCTTTTTGCACACATAGGAAATTTAGGCTTACTTTTGTTTAAATCTGAACGTTCTTTAACATATGGTTTAAGAGCATCTACAAGAATTTGTATTTCATCACCTAATTCTTTCTTCCTAAACTTGTCGGTTGTTTTATTTTTTTTATCTCTAAGTTTTTTAATATCTGCTTGTTCTTTTTCTATTAATTTACCCAACTCCATTTTTCTAATAACTTTTGGATCGTGTTCACATCCAATATGATCTTCCCAATGCATTATATGACATTTATTATCTGGAATATCTGATTCATCAGATACCCAAGTATGATAATCAATATTATAAGCAATAATCGTAGTTGGATACAGAGAAGCAAAATCAAAAGGGATAACCTGATTATATTGACCTGGTACTGGCGGAAATACATGCGCACCTACATATCTCTCTGCTTCTGATACTTGATAACCATCCTTTTCAACAACAATGTTTTCGTACATACAATATTTATAAAGTTGACTATAAACTTTTATCTGCTGTCCTTGAGTATACAATGTAAAAATAGGTACACAACAAGTTTTTGCCATTTCTGTAAGACTTGTCCAAGTTTGTAGCTTGTCCATAAGCATCACGGTTAGCATACTATCTTGAACGCAATATTTACCACAAATCGCCATAGCTTTTTGTGCCATTTTACTATATTCACCATCTTTATTCTTTGTCACACCAATCCTATAACATTTGAATATTCCTTTTACGCTGAGTGGATCTTTTGTTTCTCCAATAAAGTGCTCTGCAATCGTTTTCAATTTATAATTGCTAAATTTGAAATCTCTCTTTACTAAAGGTAAAAGGTCTACATATACTCGACCTTCCGCATCAAGAAATTGAAATTCTTGATTCTTATATGCAGAAGATGACCATTTAATTGTTTTTTCACGTGCGTGTGCGTATTTATGAAATCCTTGTTTATCAAAATCAAAAATACACATATGAAATTTTGCTCTATCAATCATATAAGGAATATCAAAACCTAATATGTTATAACCAACAATAAGATTTGGATTTTCTTCTCTAATAAATTTAGTAAAACCTATTAAAAGATCCGCTTCTGTATCATACATATAAATGAGTACGTCTTCTCCAACAATATTCTGATCTGGTTGTCCTAAAGTAAGTAAGTATTTTTCATAATTTTCTTGATTATCTCCATATCTTGATATTACACAAGAAATTTGAAATACTTTGTCACCTTGTTTATTTGGATTAGGCATAGCTGATGGATTTGAAGAATTAACCTCAATATCAAAACCCATAATTTTTGGACAAGGAACTTTGTCGCTAATTATTGGAAATAAATGTTTCCATTTTACTTTAAACTCATAATCACAAATTGTTAATTTTTCACCTTCTTGTTGAGCTTTACCGTGAAACTCTATCCATCCTGCCGTAGAAATTTGTCTGCAACAAGTCAGTTGTAAAATAGGATCTGCATCCGATTCGTGCATTTTTAATTTAATCATTCCTATTCCAACCACGTTTAAAGAACTTCTCAATTTGAAACCAAGCGTTTTTATATCTTTTCTCGCAGAAAAAGAACAAAACAAGAAGGGAAAAAGTTTTGTCGAGCCATTTGATTCAACATGAGCACCATATAATTTCTTTTTCATCATTAACATTTTTTTTAAAGGTTTTTGCCTATCTAACAACTCGTCTATCTTATTTCCAACAAGTTGTGCATTTCCAGCATTCCAACGTATTTTATCTGGAAGTTCAATATAAACATAAGGCGTAAAATTGTCAACTCGAAGACATACATTTGCGTTATTTTCGTCGATCCCGTATATTCTTATGGAAGTAATTTCTTCTTCTTCATCATCTATATGCCAACTATAAGGAAAAATTTTACCAGTCTGCATTGTTAATTTGTTAATTTACTATTTTGCTTTTTAAAACCAATTTTAGTTTTTAGTATTTTTACTTTTATTTAAAATTATATCATAAGAATGAAAGATCAATTGAAAATTATAGAACAAGTTAGACCAAACTTGTTAAATAAACTCGTATTATGTAAAAATTCTCAATCACACTACTCATACGGTGCATACTTATGTGCAAATAAAAAATCTACACGAAATGAGCGTATTTTTAATTTATTTCTCTTTTTAGACGCCACACGATAAAATGTGTTTATATTCTTACTATAACGAAAATTAAAAATGATAAAATATTATTGTATATAATCTTTAATCTAAACAGTTAATACGCATTTAATTAAATGAGGTGTTCAAAAAGGAGTCTTGATTGTATCGCTTCAAATACTAGGTCTAAAAAACAAAAACTTTGTAATGATATTGCCTTGCAAGAAGAACAACCAGTTTTAGATATGGTTTCAGCAAGTCATTTATATAATTATATGATTAATGACTCTCTGGTAGATTGGTTAAAGCTTGGTAATTGTCGTGGTGTTCAAAAATCTTTATCAATTCATTCTTCTTATGGTTTTACAGAATTTATTATGAACAAAGGTGTAGAATTTGAAACTGAGTTAATAAAGTATATTAATCAAAATAAAATCCCTGTTGTAAGTGTTTCAGAATATATTACAGATGAATCTTTGCTTAAAACTAAAAATCTTATGTTTTCAGGAACACCTCTTATTCATTCGGCACCGGTAAGAAACAATCTAAATTATACTCAAGGAGTTATTGATATTTTAATACGTAGTGATTTTTTAGAGAAATTAGTAGATACTATTTGTTTATCACAAGATGAAATTGTAACTTCAGCACCAAATCTTAAAAAGCCATATCATTATGTAGTGATAGATATTAAGTTTTCAACGTTACCTCTAAGAGCAGATGGAATACATCTTTTAAATTCTGGAAGTTACCCAGCTTACAAATCACAGTGTTTAGTGTACACTGAAGCAGTTGGTTTAATTCAAGGATTTACAGCTCCATATTCTTTTATTATGGGACGAAGATGGAAATGTAATAAAAAAGGATCTGAAAATTACAATAAAACATGTCTAAATCGTTTAGGTAAAATTTCTTATAATTCTGTTGATTTAGACTATAAAAATCGCACTAAAGAAGCAATTCAATGGGTTAGAGACGTAAGACAATTCGGTCATACTTGGAGTATAAATCCTCCATCTAGAATTGAATTATATCCAAATATGTGTGTTGATTCTGGAAAATGGAATACTGAAAAAGAAAAAATATCAAATATGATAGGTGAAATTACTAATATTTGGTATGTTGGTGTAAAACAACGAAATATTGCAATTAAGAAGGGAATTAAGACTTGGCGTGATAACAGATGTTCTAGTGAAAAAATGAATATATCTGGAGTTAGGGGACATACAATAGATGCTATTTTAAATATTAATAGGCAAAATTCTGATAAAATTAGACCAGCAGTAATAAAAAGCACTTTATATAATTGGAAAACAGAAAGTAATGAATTATATGTTGACTTTGAAACAATGAGTGATATTTTTTCTGATTTTTCGTCGCTTCCTGAACAATCAAAAACAGACATAATTTTTATGATTGGTGCTGGATGGTGTGAAAAAGGGCACTGGAAATATAAAAATTTTATTTGCTCTAAACCAACGCATGATGAAGAATATCGAATTATGAATGAATTTTCTCAATTTGTTATTGATCGTGGTAATCCTAAAATATACTATTGGCACGCAGAATCAAGTTTTTGGAATTCTGCAGAATGTAGACAATTTGAATTTGCGAATCAAAGTGGTGATACAAAAAAGAAAAATAATATAACTAGCTCTTGGAAACTAAAAAATTGGGCAGATTTATGTAAACTTTTTCGTGAAGAACCAATAGTGATTAAAGATTGTTTTAAGTATGGTTTAAAAGCTATAGCTGGCGCTATGAGAAAACATAATATGATTTCTACTTATAATAATAGTAATTGTGAAAATGGTGCTAATGCTATGATTTTTGCTTGGAAAACGTATTCAGAATCTGAAAATCCAGAAAATTCTGATGTAATGAAAGACATTATTACATACAATGAGTTTGATTGTAAAGTACTTTGGGAAATATTAACTTTTTTACGAATTAATCATTAATTCTTTTTAATCTTAGATTTATATTTGTGTTAAAATGTAAATCTTTACTTAGAGTAAAATGAGAATAGAGATCGATAAAGAAAATCCGATTTCAATGGCATATAATAGTATAATTATATCGTTTGTTATTTTTGTAGGACTTTTTTATTTGTTTACACCAAGTTGGGTTCAGGTAGTAAATCAAATTACAGGAAAACTTTCAATATCTTGGTCCTTAATATTATGTTATTCAATAACATTTTCATTTGTTTTTGCTATTTTTGTCTTTATGATTATTTTAAACAAAAGAAAAGAATCCGAAAATATAGGATATGAAATAGAATTAAAACCAAGTGTATTTATAGGAAATTAAATAATAACTTTAAATTTTACTTTGGTTTAAACAAGACAAAAGTAAATGCAAAAATGAGTAATCCAGCGACTATCGAAATTCAAGAACTTGATCCTGAAATTATTCCTCCTTTAACTCATAAAATAAATGACCCTGAATATAATGGAGGATCTAAAATTGTTGTAATAGGAAAACCAGGTACAGGAAAAAGTACTCTTATTACGGGCCTTTTATATTCAAAAAAACATATCTTTCCAATTGGAATGGCTATGAGTGGATCTGAAGATACAAATCATGCCTTTTCTGAATTTATGCCAAGTACTTTTGTCTATAATGAATATGATGAAGAAAAAATTAAAGATTTTGTAAAACGACAAAAATTAGCTCGACAACATCTTGAAAATTCTTGGGGTGTTATTATTCTTGACGATTGCACAGATGATCCCAAAGTTTTTAGTAAACCATTACAAAATGCATTGTTTAAAAAGGGTCGTCATTGGAAAATGTTTTATCTTCTTTCTTTACAGTATGCTATGGATATTAAACCTGCTATTCGAACAAATATTGACGGTATTTTTATTCTTCGTGAACCAATTGAGTCAAATCGTGAAAAAATATATCGTAATTATGCCTCAATTATTCCAACATATGAACTTTTTTGCGATCTTATGGATCAATTAACCGAAGATTATCATTCTATTTATATTCATAATGCTACTCGTAGCAATAGATGGCAGGATTGCGTATTTTACTGGAAAGCACCAAAAATACCAAAAGGATGGAAATTTGGATGTCCCGAATATTGGGATTTTCATAATGCTAGATACAATACTGAATATACAGATCCTATTGGCTTTTAAAACTATTTTTTTACATTAAGAAGCTCTGCGTTTATTTTTGCAGCTTCTGTGTATTTACCTTGATCCCATAAAATTTTGGCAACTTTAGACACAATTTTTTCTGATTTAGATTTTGTGTTGATTTTAAATGTACGTCTTACTCTCTCAATAATAGGATTCAAGATAAAATGCACAAAAGAAATTTGTTTATTAAAAAATTCAGAACTTTTAGGAAAAAGCATTTGTTTTTGTAAAAAACTTTTAATTTTATAAGATAATGTTTTTGGAGGAGAAGTAATAATCGTATTTTTATTATTTTTGCATATTTTTACACCGCAATATCCACAGTATCCTTCTGTACAATCACATTTTGTTGTATTTTTATCACACACAATAATTTTGGTCTGGGTTTTTCTAAACATAAACCACGAAAAAATAATAAAACCAGTTCCTGAAGCAATTCCAGAAACTAATAAAATATTAAAATCAGATATAAATGAATCCATTTTATAATAGATAAATATTTAGTTTTAAAATATATAATATTTTAAATACAAATGTAGCCAAAAACAAAAAATTAATTTGGTTAGATTAGATTTAAGTACAACTCTTTTTCAAATTTGCTAACAGTTTAGTGTAATCTCTTGTTTATTTATTACCTTGTTCTATGCTGAGCGTCTTGTAATCGATTTAGGTCTATAATTTCTTCCTGACTAAATATCCTTTCTGGTATATTAGATCTATGCCTAGGTATAGAAGACAATTGATTTTCTTCTCCTGGAAAATTCCATTGACTTTTTTTTGTTTCTAAATTAACATAATATGGTCTGCCTATGTCAATTCTTCTACTAAAACGAACTTCCCAATTTTTTGGAAGTTTTCTGGTTTCTGGTGAATACGAATTAGGTGAGAATCTTACTGATGAACTTGTATACATTTTTATTTATTAAAAGATAATAAATAAAATTATAATATCAAAACTTTTATTAGTCAATTATTTATATATTACTTGATGAGCGTCTTGTATTAGATTTAGGTCGATAATTTCTACCTTTTTAAGATCCGAGTTATTAGATTTTGAAATCATATTTGGCAGAGTCATATTTATTTAGAGTTTACATAGAAATATTCTTAAAACAATTTTTTTTTAATAATCACTTATGAAAAAAATTAAACTAATATTTCTAATATATAAATGGAAAGAGACGAAATATGCTGGTATGAAATGGTTAGTGATACGCATAAAAAAACGTACAATGTAAATAGAGAAACGGGAGAATCACAGTGGGGATTACCAACAACGTTAAAAAAACTTCCTGACAAATGGGAAATGCATTTGAGCCTTAAAAAATCACCTGGTAATTATTATTACTCTCATAAAGAGACAAATCTTGTGCAATGGGAAGATCCAAGTCTTGTATATAAAGATGAAAAAATATCTATTCCTTCTGGTTGGCAAGAAAAAACAAGTAAGTGTGGTAATGTTTACTACATAAATAAAAAAGAAAAAAAATCTCAATGGAAAATACCTACAATTGTTACTACAGCAGATTCCAAATCTTTTAGATTTATTATTCCTCCAGATGATGAAGTTGAAATTGTTGCATCTGTTGAAAAAGGAATACGTAAAAGTGTTGAAAAAAAGTTCAATCCACTATAGATTTAAACACTTGACTCAAGAGAATAATTTATATAGAAAATAGTTTCTAACTTTATAAATAATTTTCGTTTAAAGAAATCTACTTATAAGATAAGGAATATTACTTCCATAGATTATGTTTTTGTCAACCCATTTTATTTAGAGCACATACTATTAAATAGTATGTGCTCTTGTGGCCAAATGGATAAGGCGCTCGACTTCTAATCGAGAGATTGCGGGTTCGAGTCCCGTCAAGAGTATTTTTAATTTCTCAATTTTTTTGAAATTGAGATAATTTTATGAGTCTAAGTAACAAAAAATAAAAGTAACAAATTTTTAAATTTGAGTTAATGTGTTAAATTTAAAAAAATATGAAAAAAATGAAACAGCTACGTTGTCTTTTTTTTCCAAGTGGAAATGTTCATCCAAAATACATTCAATATGTTGGTTGGTCTTTTGTTTCAAATGTTTTAGTTTCAATGGAAAGTGCTATGGCAACTCACAGTATGCTACATGCAATTGGTTCTGATGTTGAAACTATTAGAACAGTAAATTATATAGGAAAAGATATTATAGGACAAATAGGCTGTTTAGCATACATTTCTAAAAGTGGAAAAAAAGCAGATAAAGAGCCTCGGCAATTTTTGGGTTATTCTAATATTTTACAACAACTTTCTTATGTATCAATATGTGCTACACCTATGTTACCAGAATACTTTTTACCAGTAGCAGGCGTTTCTAATATTTTAAGTAATATATCTTTTATTGGGTTTGGAGCTATTAATGCAAAGTGTATTCAAAAATTGGCTACAGATGAGAATATTGGAGAAATATATGCAAAAGTATCTGTTTTTAATACAATAGGAAGTAGTGTTGGTCTTTTTATTGGGTTAGGAATTATTACTGCTGTTCCGGATCATTATTCACGAATGTGTTTTATTCCAGTTATAGCATATTGTCGTATATTATCCTTCAACCGTGCTGTAAATGGACTTATTGAGTAAAAACATCATTTTTATTTAAAATTGAAATATTAACTATATTTTGTTTTATAAAACAAAATGCCATTCGAATCATCTCAATTATTTTATTTTGAATGCCAAGTTTGCGGAACAACTTATTCAAGTATATCAACAGATCCACCATTGTGTTGTTATTCTAAGGGTGATCCAATAGGATTATATATGAGCAGAATAAAGGCACCTAAATAATTGACAAAATGCGTAACATCTTGAGTTCAAAAATATTACACTTATTGAAATAAAATATCCACAATAAAAATTTAATTTTATATATAAAATTAAATTAATAAATGAATCAAACATGGCAAATAATTGAAATTTCGAATCAAAAAATTGTCTTGGTAAATTATATAACAATGGAACAAAAAATATGCTTTTTAACTTATGAAGATGAAAAAACACTATTGCCTAAAGGTTGGGAACGATGGTTTAGTTCTACTTACAGATCATTTTATTATAGATATTTTGATGATAAAGGTAACGAACAAGTTCAATGGAACAGTCCAAAAAAGATTAATTACAAATATTCTCCTATTAATGATGAAATTAAACTTGAAATTAATTTAGATTTGAAAGAGGGGTCTAAACTAAATGATGTTAATGGAAATATTATTTTAGTTTATGATAATATTAAGATACCATGCACTGTTAAAACATCCGAACTTGAAATAAATATTCGAATAATAGGAAAAAATGATTGTCTTGATTTTTCAATCTATAAAACAAAACCTTTTGCATACATACATGTACTCAATGTATATGAAAATGAGTGTCCACTGCCAGAAACATCACAGGGATCATTCTTATTACGTCTTGTTGATGAAATATGCAGACAGTCATCAGATGTAAATATACTGAAGTTATCGGATGAATCGTACATTATATGCAATGGAAATACAGTTGATTTACAATTTTTAAGCTTGATGAAATACGGTGTATCTTGGTACGAGAGAAACGGATTCTCTTATGAAAGTAAAACGAAAAAAGATATTGTAAATAAGATTTGCAACACATCTGTACAGAAAATAAAAGATTTTTTAACAAGTTTTCTAAAAAATTTTGAAACGGAAAAATTAAAACTAAATGATATATGGAAAAAAAATGATCTTGAAAATTGGTATCTAAAATATCCAGAGTTTCGTAATTATGATTACGTTAATAGTATCTCAAATACTGACAAAATATTTATGTTTAGAAAAAGACTGTATCAAAAATTGATTGATAATGAGTATGATTTTTCAGAACTACCAGATAAGATTAAGATTGTTCTTGATATATTATCGAAATACCAAGAAAATTTAGATAAAGAAACCGACGAAGATAAGATAAACAAAATAATAGAAAAAGATTCGTTATCTTATTTTCTTACTTATGTATGGAGTAAGAATTGTTCTCACTATGTAAAACTTATGGATGTTTTATATCCTAATATACGAGAAGGAAAAATGTATATTGATGAAAGCATTTTACTAGAATTTCCTAGAGATTCATCTATGGTAAAAGTATTTTAATCTATTATTAATATTCTTTATTCTAAAATAAAGAATTTTCGACATTTTATTATTCGATATCGCTATTATCAGATTCTGAAACACACATTTCCTTATCCAAAAGTTCTTTTGATTTTATGTAAACGGAAATCTTTCCTAAACTACCAACACTTGAACGGAAAAGCAAAGGCAGATCATTAGACCCAGAAAAAATTTGCATTGTTGAACTAAGTCCTGCAATTTTGTTAATACGTGTAAATTGATCTGTTGTAAAAGTAGCCTCGTAAAAAGTTGATACTTGTTCAACTTCATTTTCTTCATCTGAATCATCCGTTTCTCCCAATCTTACTTTACGTTTTAAAATACCATCTGCATCAGCAATGAAATCAATATGGAAACCTCTAGCTTTTACACGAATGTTTGTACTTCCAATACTACTAAGTTCTTTACACATTTTTTGAAAGTCGGGCGAAGGAACAATCACTGGCTTTCCATACCCCAATGGAACATCGGCTTCTACATTTTGAATATTTTGAATTTTAATTCCAGATGTAGTAATACGTGTATTTTCTTTTGGTATCGTTTTTATACCAAGTTCGTTAGGTGTTTCAGAATTAATAAACAACTGTAAAGAATCTTTTTTTTTAATGGATTTTAACATCTTATGAAAATGATTGAGGTTTAATCCTAGACAAAATCTATCATCCGATTTAAATTTATATAAAGAGAAATTTTCCGCTTGTAAATTCATATCAACCAACGTTCTTCTAGGTTGATCAAACATACGAAGTGTAATCCCATCATCAGTTAAATCAAAACATCCATGTTTTAAATTATTTGTCAATAATTCTGCAAGTATTTTTATCTGATACGCTTCCATTGATTTACATTTGAAGATTATAGGCATTTTAATTAAAAAAATTACAACTTTAAGTCGCAATTTTTTATTAATTAATTTTTAATACAAATGTTCAGTTGTCAAATAATACATTTCTATATACATAAATATATTTCTTTAAATAGTAGTTCTCATAGAAATGAAAAAATATATCAATTTCAAACTTATGTATTCAAATAATATAAATCTTATTTATTTTTTTAATACATACTTAAAGATTTATAATATATTATAAAATGACTGAAACAACAAACTCAATTGATATAAACTTATTTTTTAATGATAAAAATATTAGAGTATTAGGTACATCTGAAAATCCAATGTTTGTAGTTAAAGATATATGTAAAATATTAGGATTAAGTAATGTAACTGAAGTGTTAAGAAATATTCCTGATAACTGGAAGTGTTCAGCTTCTTTGAAAAGCGGTCAAGGTCTACAGACTTCTAATGTTGTTAATCAAGCAGGATTATATAAAATTATTATGCGATGTAATAAACCAGTTGCAAAACCATTTCAAGATTTTGTGTGTGAACAGATATTACCATCTGTTAGAAATACAGGTGAATATAAGTATCAAAAGATATTAGATGAAAAGAATAAATTAGAAGAAGAAAATAAGGTTATAAAAGAAGAGAAAGAACAAGCTATAAATAAATCAGAAGAAAGTCAAGAAGAGGTTAAAAGAAAAGAAATGATTTCTCAAAAGAATAAATTAGAAGAAAATAAGATTATAAAAGATGAAAAAACTAATTTGGTAAAAATATCAGACGGATTATTTAATTGTAATTTGAATCTACCAGATAGTTCGTCTATCTCTATTCCAATGAGAGATGATGGTTATATAAACGTTACTATGTTATGCAAAGCATCTGGAAAAGATATTAAAGAATGGAAAAAAAATAAATCATCAGTTGACATATTAAACGCATTTTTTTCACTAGGGGGAATTCCCCCTAGTCAACTTTTAAACTCCACCAGAGTAGGAAAAACACAACATACATTTGCTCATCCAGATATAGCTATACAAATAGCACAATGGTGCAGTCCTTCATTTGCTTTACAAGTATCTCGTTGGACTAGAGAGTTACTACTTTTTGGAAAAGTCGAGATAGGAAATGAAAAATCTGATAAAGAATTGGAACACAAATTACAGGAGCGGATAAAGTTATTAACAGAAGAGAAAGAAGAAATTATCAATACATCTAAAAAACAATTAGAAGAAAGTCAAGAAGAGGTTAAAAAATTAATGAAAAAATATGTAAAACAACCAAAAGAAGTAGTTGATCAAAAGAATGTAGTGTATCTTATGACTTCAGAAGAAAGTGAAAAGAATGGTGAATATAATGTAGGAAAAGCACTAGATTTATCCAAGAGAAAAGAGTCTTACAATCACAATAAGTTACATAATTTCAAAGTTATTTATTATATATCTTGCAAAAACTCAAAATTGATGGATATACTAGAAAGCGTCATTCTAACGAAACTTGAAAAATATAGATGTAAAGCTGGTAGAGATGTATTTTTATTACCTACAGAAGATATCACAGTATTTACAAATATATTTGATGAGTGTTTAAAGTTTTATGAAGGTATTGACGAGCCTATATATCCTAAAAGAACAATACAAGAAGATAAAGAGAAACAAAAAGAACGAAATATAAAATACCAAGCAGAACATAAGGAAGAAATTAAAGAAAAAATGCATGAATATTACGAAGATAACAAAGAAATATTGTCTGATATTAATAAAGAATATTATGAAAAAAATGCTGATGTTATAGCTAAGAAACATAAAAAATATTATGAAAAAAATAAAGAAGCAGTAATAGAAAATGTTATTGAATATTATAACGATAATAAAGAACATATATTAGAGCAAAGAAAAGATTTTTATCAAGATAATAAAGAACATATATTAGAAGAAAGAGAAAAATATTATAAAGCAAATTATAAGACAAAGATATCAACTCAAAGACAAAAAAAGGAAGAATGTGAATGCGGAATGATAGTTACTCATTATTGTATGAAAAAACATAAAAGTTCTGATAGACATAAAAAAATAATGGAAAAAATACAGAGTATTGTATAATTCAAATACAATAAATAATATTATTTATTGTATTTATAATTGTCTGAGATGTTCATTAGCTGTTACTTTGTAATTACATTTGTTTTTAATATGTGTGGCTCACAAAATTTTTTTAAACTATTTACATCTCTGTCGGTTGCTTTTACATTAATAATTTTTCCATTTTTATACAAAGCATAATCTGGAAAACCATTAAAATCCGGTATAATTTTTTTAAGACGTTTTCCAAGAGGAATCTCTGTTTTTGGTTTTTTATGTCCATTTGCTTGTATAGTTGCACAAAATACATTCTTTGACATTTGATTGGCAAAATCTTGAAAAGCTGGCTTTGAGTCTTTGCAAAATTTACACCAAGATGCTTGTATCATAATCAAAACAAGCATATCTCTAGGAATTTGTTTATTAATCAAGTTTCCTTTTTTGTCAAAATCAAAATCTTCCATATAATGTACATTGTCATTAAATTCTTTCAATTCTTTCATCTTTTACTAATTAACAAGATTCTGATTTTTTTAAAGTTTCATTACTTAAATTAAAAATGGTTCGCTTTGTTTTTATTAACGAAATTTTTAAACATAAAGATTTGTTCGTTTATGAATTAGACACGCAAGATAGTGTTATTAACCGTTTAGCATCGGAACTAAATACTATACCAAAATTTTTATATTTTAATGACGGAATTCCTTCTTTAGAAGAACTTCATAAAGAAACTCCTATAAAAGTCGAAAATCTTTTAAATACTATCATAATTACTAATAAAGAGTTTGTAGAACTAATAAACGAATTAAACCAAGAAAACAAACTAGAACAACAAAATCTACAGGTTCTTGATATTCTTTCTTTGTTTTTTGCGTATAATCAAGAATTAATTGAAAATTATAAAAAACTTGAATCCAAAAGAGCAGATTTAGGTCATATTTTTTTAAAGTTTAAAACGGATATTGAAACAATTGGATTGGATTTACGAATTGAAGAGATAAAAAAATATTGGGAAAAAAGTAAGGACAAAAGAGAGGAAATATCAAAACTTATTAAAAAAAATAAAGATGATGCATTAGTTGAAAAAGGTTTGTTTAAAAATTTTGAAGAAATTGATAAAAGAATTCAATACACTGAATTTGAACTAGAAAGCGTAAAATTTAATTTTACTATAGATGTAAAAAATATTACTGTTATGGAGTTGTTTAACAATATTGTATTAAATAATGAAGTTCCGTTCGCATGCATTAATAAATTTTTTAAAATATTCAAAAATTTTACTCCACCTGAAGATTGGAGTTTTTATGACGAATCTGTTATTCTTTTTAAAGTTTTAACAAAAAAAACAATAGAAGGTTCGAAGATTGAAGATTATATTGATACTTTCGTTTCTGTTGAAGGTGAAGAAGGTGAAGAGACTGCAAAGGTAACTATGAAAACATTTATAAGTGCAAACGGTAAATATTTATCTCAAAAAGAACTAATTTCAAGATTTTTAAATACAATTACTAATTTAGGGTCTATATTTGCAACAAATATTACAGAAACTCGCGTAAATGGTTCTTTTTACTTTCCCAATCACAATATGAATAAATACGTTATAGCTGATCTTATTATGAACAATCCGACATTTTCTTCGTTAATGTCGATAAATGAAAGTGATAAGGCTAGTAAAAAGAAAGAAAGTGTATATATTCATTTTTATAATCCTAAAATAGGTAATTTAACGGCTAATTTAACAGAAAAAATAGCCGAAAGAAACGATCCAGAATTAAGAGGTAAAAATAAAGCTGAATTTAAACAAGGAACTTACTATATTCGTGTTAAAATTACATCTGCTGACAACATAAATGCAGTAGAAGCTTTTCAAGAATTATTTTCAAAATTAATGATTGTATATGATCAAGAATATCAAACAATAGTTGATTTTTACAGTGAATACATCAAAGATTTTGGTAAAATCAAACAATCTAAAATGCAAACACGTACCAAATTAACAATTAAAGACATCGCACCCGAAGTATTTGTGACAGGATATCCTCAAAGGTGTCCACAAGCACCAACAATAATTGATGATGATGAAGAATTAGAGAAAGCGTTAAAAGATGGTTATGAAATAATGACATATCCAAAAGAAACAGAAAGTACTCAAAATTTTCCATCACGTAAATATATTTGTAAAGATCCTGTTGCTAAATTTCCTGGATTACGTGATAATCCGTTAGAAAATAACGATGTGGTTCCTTATTTACCTTGTTGTTATAAAAAAACACATAATAAAAAAGATTGTGGTAGCATTTTACGACATTATGAATTTGGAGAAAAATTAGCTGAAAAAAAAGCTGAACAACAAGATTTAATAAAAACAAAACGATTTGCAAATCAAGACTCGTATGGTACATTGCCAGATAATATAAAAAAACTTTTTGAAATTTTTGATTATGATCAGGAATATACTTATGTTAGAAAAGGTATGTATAATGGAAATAGTTCTTTTTTGCAATGTGTAATGGAAGCTATGGACACTGATATTTTAGAATCTGATGATACTGAAAAACGATTGATTGAAGAAAGAGAAAAAATGGCTACTCCAGAAAATGCAGCTTTATGCAGACAAGAAATGTACGATTACACAACAGAAGAAATTATTAATATTATAAGAAATCCAGAAGTCTATATGAACCCGAGTCTCTTTACATCTCTTTTGGAGCAATATTTTAATTGTAATATATTTGTTTTTAATCGAACAAACGAAGATGGAGAACTTATTATTCCTCGTCATACACAAGCGTATTATAAAAATAAACGAAACGCAAATTGTATTTTCATATACGAACATATTGGTAGCAATGCTGATAAAGGAATCTATGAAGGTGTACATTGTGAATTAATTATAAAATGGAAAAAAACGGATAAAAAAGATTTGACATATGCACTTCCTTATAATTCTAAAATTTCTAAAGGAGTTAGAAAAATTTTTAATCGTATGTGTCAAACGTACGTACTTAATATTGAAATTAAACAATCGTTACTCCCAGAAGATGTAAATGTTTCTGATTTATTTTTTTATCAAGGAATTGATTCTTACGGTAAATGTCGAATGTTAAAATTTAAATTTAAAGGTGTTATTGGAACGTTACTTACCGAACCAATTCAGCCTTTTCCAATTATTGAAGAAAAAGGTTGGCTTGCGACAACAATTCCAAACGAAGTAGCAATTGATTTTGCAAATGATAATAGTATGGTATTAACAGGACAACGTGTAGTTAATGATGTATTAAAAGAACTGTACTTTAATTTTGGTAATATAAAAGTATCAATTCCAGTTCTTGATGATGAAAAATTTGAAGATTTGACAACAATAGATCAAGTTGAGAATTATCCGACAAAATCGGTATCAGTGTTAGAAAAACATAATAAATACAAACAATTAACTCGTTGTATTATTGAATATATGTTTTGGTTATTTTCGAGATACTTAAAAGAAGATCCTAGACGATTATTATCGGATCCAGACACAATTAACGATTTTGCGCAAGAAAAAATAAAAATAGACAAAAAATTTAAATACAAAAAAGTAAGTAATATTTTTAATGAGCAAAGTTGTGTGATGAATGATAATAAGTTAGTAGTTAAATCAGAAGAAACTTTAAAAAGATTACTTTACACACTTAGATTATCTTTACGTGCTTTTGGAAAGAAAATAGAAAAATATCATGAAAAAAAAATTATTGAAAATTTTTACATTGATGTAACAGATTTTGATCAACACCCACAACAAGTTATATTAAACGGTGATGATTCTGTAGAAAAATGGAATTTAGAAAAGAAACATAATAATCGAATTAATAATTCTGTACAAGAAGAATTACAATTGCCTTACTTTTTTCAAAACCAATTAGTAGATAATAATACCTTTTTTTTGGCACAAAACACCACAACTTTAGAAAAAGCTTTTGCGATTGCAGAAACGTGGTTTGAATCAGGATATAATCCCGGTTATGATGCAAAAGATTCAAAAAATCGGTATGAATTTAATCTTTATGTTTATGTTAACTCTATCGATATTGTTTTATATAAAATTAAAGGTGCACAAACATTAAATAATATTCGAATACTAGGTTATAAAATAGAAGGTAAATCCTTTTTTACCGTTTTGTTAGATTTGTAAAAGCATATTTCATATTATATAAAATAAAAGCGGACTTACTTTTATTTTTTGCAATCAAGACTTTTCTTTAGAACTAGAATTATTTAAAGTCGGAGGCGGAGGAGGAAAATAAAAAAGATAATCCAAAGGAAATTTTCTACGAATTTTTCAAATTATTTAGAAAACAAAAGAAAAAGATTTTTCATCCTCCAACTTTTTGAAAACGGAGGATGAAAAATCTTTTTTTTGGAAAAATGGCTTTTTTAAAAAAGTCTTACACACACACAAATTAGAAATTTTTCGAAAAGTCACTTTAATCAGAAAATAGTCACTATTTTCATTATTTTTCGGACAATTTCGGACAATTTCGGACAATTTTTATTTTATCAGAAAAACTGATATTTTTTTGTAAATAAAAATGAAATATTTCGTTTAAAAAACAAATGAATAAATAAAAAAATGGAACAATGCCAGTTTTGTAATAATATGTTTGGAAATACTCAAATGCTGAAACAGCACCAAAAGAAAACCAAATATTGTCTGAAAATACAAGAAACGAAAGCTCTTGCTCTTGCAGATGATAAAGAGAAGGTGAAAGAGTTAACCTGTCCGTTTTGCAACAATCAGTTCAAAACCAAATATCAATTAAGTAGCCATCAGACACAAGCAAAATATTGTTTAAAAATACAAGAATCTAAAAATTCTAAAGAAATTGTAGTATCTTTAATCACATGTAATTTTTGTGATAAAAAATTTTCATCTAGGAGTTTTAGCAGACATGATGCAATATGTAAGAAAAAAAATGAGTTTCTTATCAAAGAAATTGCTAAATTAAAGCTTGATAAAGCTGAAGAAATTGCTAAATTGAAAATTGAGAAAGCGGAAGAAAAAGAAAAAGAAATTAGTTCTATATATAAAGCAGCATTTGAACATATAGCAAAACATCCGACTTACCAGAAAACAAGTACTAAAAACATTCAAAATAATTTGATGATTTCAAATCTTACTCCTCTTGATTTATCTCAGGCTCGTGTTGAGAGTATAATCGATGAAAAATATACAAAAAATTATTTTTATGAAGGTCAAAAAGGAGCAGCTCAAGTTATAAACAAGTATCTTTCTACAGATTCAGATGGCAAATCTCAGATAGTGTGTACCGACACAGAACGTGGTACATTTCATCACATTGATGTTAACGGTGAACACGTTGTTGATTATAAAAATGTTCATTTGATAGAGAGAGTACATTTACCTCTTAAGAGAAAAGCTAGTAAATTTGCATCAGAAGAATGTGTAAAAAATCCAACTGCTTATAAAGATATTGTTATGAATGAGAGTTCTATCAGAGAACTAGAGACAAAACCAGGTTTGTTCAATAGAACAATGGCAAAACTCACAGGAAAGAATTGCGCCAGACCACTTATTACATCATCTGATAAACTAAATGATTTGGTAATCACAGAAGAGTGGTTAATAGAAAATGCAAAGTTCTTAACAACAGAACATATATTAAGAGGTCCAGAAGGATTTGCTGATTACGCTTTATGTTATCCTTTAAATGATCGACTTATTGAAGAAGATTGTTCAAATCCTACATTTATAAAGTATAAGGATATAAGAGGTGATATAATAACAGATTATGGTGGAAAGATTTTGACAAAGATGATATTTGATTCAGTAAGAGAAAGAATAAGTGAGTTAATAGAATCGAATGATAATGTAAAAATTGAGTGTTCGGATATAGAAGATTCTACTTTTCAAGATGAATTCATAAATATTTTGATGAACAATATATAGACAAAAAGATGTAAATTATAAAAATAAAATTGATATTAAAAAGGATAATTTTTAATATCAAATAAAATGCCTCCAAAGACTGTTGTTGATAAAAAACGTTATCAGAAAAAAGATCAAATTGAGCATATTCTTCTCAGACCAGATATGTACGTTGGATCGATACGTCCACGTAGTATAAGTGAATTTGTAGCCGATAAAACAAACGATGGTTGGCGAATTTATCAAAAAGAAATTTCTACATCACCCGCTATTTTGCGTATATTTGTCGAAGCTTTATCAAATGCTATCGATAATGTGGAAAGAAGCCGTAAAACAAAGACGCCGTGTACAAAGATTAAGATATCTATCAATTCTGACACAGGAGAAACTTCTATTTGGAATGACGGAGATGTTGTACCTATCGAAAAAGATGCTGAACAGAATTGCTATAATCATAGCATGATCTTTGGGCAACTTTTAACGGGTTCAAATTATGAAGATGAGGAAGAACGTGTTGTATCAGGTCGTAATGGTCTTGGTATCAAGTTGACAAATGTTTTTTCAACAAAATTTACAGTAAAAGGTTTTGACCCGAAAGCAAAAAAAACACTTTTTCAAACATGGACTAGAAATATGAGAGATACATCTGGCCCAGAAATTATCAAAGAAACGAACTGTAAACTAGGTTATACAGAAGTATCTTGGACTCCTGACTTTGAACATTTTGCTCTAAACAAAGGTTACACAGAAGATATTATTCGTTTGTATTCTCGTTACATTATTGACGCATCGATGTTATCTAAAGTAGAAGTATATTTTAATGATGAACTTATTCCTGTAAAAACACTTACTCAATATTCTGCTCTTTATGATACGCCTACAGAGGAGTCTCTTCTCATTAAGATAAAGGATGCAGAAGTTTTGATTACTCCATCAAAAGAATATCAAACAATTTCTTTTGTTAATGGTGTATACACTCGTTTAGGAGGACAGCATGTAGATTCTTGGGCAGAAGCATTATTTAGACCAATTGTAGACAAATTTAACGGAAACAGTGCAAAGAGTAAAACACCTAAAATTAATATTACTGATGTTCGTCAGTTCTTTAGATTGTTTGTTGTATCTACAGTTGTTAGACCAGAATTTGATGGACAAGACAAGAATAAGCTAGAATCTCCCGCTGTAGAAGCTGTTGTTAAGAAAACACATATTGCGGAAATTTGCAAATGGTCGATTATGGATAATATAGAAGATATTATTCGTGCAAAAGAACTAGTAGTACTTAAGAAAGCCGAAAAAGTTTCTAAAAAGACAAAAATTGAAGGATACGATCGAGCAAACAAGTCAGGTACGAAAGACAGTATACAGTGTACTCTTTTTATCACAGAAGGTCTTTCAGCAAAGACATACGTAGTAGCTGGGATTGAAGAGGGTCTGTATGGAAAATCTGGTCGTGACTGGAACGGTATTTTACCTGTACGAGGAAAGTTGCTAAATGTGAGAGATAAGCCAGTAGCAACTATTTCTGCAAACAAAGTTATTTGTTCTTTAATACACGCTCTTGAGTTGAAACTTGGTGTAGATTACAAAGATGAAAGTAATTTTAAGAAACTTGCATATGGAAGAGTATCAGTAGTTGCAGATGCGGATGTTGACGGAGTGCATATTGAAGGGCTCATCCTTAACTTCTTCCATTCTCTTTATCCTACCCTTTTGCAAAGAGATCAACCCTTTATTGTAAGTATGAAAACACCTATAGCTCGTGTAATCAAAAAGACTGGTGACTTGTTATTTTACGATGAACGCAGATTTCATAACTTTCTTGGCGAACAAACTAGTAAATTGAATGTCAAGTATTATAAGGGACTCGGTACTACAAAAGCAGAAGATGTTCCTGATACTTTTGGGTTGAAAATGGTAGAATTTGTCAATGATGACCAATCTTTAGCAAGTATGGTGAAAGCATTTCACAAGAAAAGTGCAGATACCCGAAAAATTTGGCTTGAACAATATAATCCAGAATCGTACACTTTTTCTCTTGATGATCAAGGAAAGACAACTTCAATGAGTATTACAAATTTTATCAATGGAGAACTTATCAAATTCTCACACGCGGATTGTGCGAGAAGCATTCCAAATGGAATTGATGGTTTGAAAGAATCACAACGAAAAATTCTATACGCTGTAAAGAAAAGAAATTTGAAGTACTCTGCAAAATCTCTCAAGGTAGCACAGCTAGCTGGTTATACAGCTGAACATTCTGATTACCACCATGGAGAGAATAATCTACTTGAAACTATTATTGGTATGGCGCAAGAATTTCCAGGAAGCAATAATATACCTCTTTTGTATCGTGACGGTATGTTTGGGACAAGGCTCGAAGGTGGGTCTGACTCGGCAAATGGTAGGTATATTTTTACAAAGATGGATGCACTAACAGAACTTATTTTTAGAGAAGAAGACGAAGCTATTTTAACATATGTGCGCGATGACGGTGGTAATTTTATTGAGCCAGAATTTTACGTTCCTATTATTCCAATGATGTTGATTAATGGATGTTCGGCTGGAATAGGAACAGGTTTCTCGTGTAAAGTTCCTTTCTACAATCCTCTTGATATGGTGGAAGCTATTAAAATTTACTTAGAAAATGATGGTGAAGTTTTAGTGTCTGATCCTGATGATCCAACAAATATTGTTAGCATGTTTCCTGAATTCACACCTTGGTATCGTGGATTTATAGGAGAGATAGAGAAGAATGGAGAAAATAGGTTTATTTCATATGGAATTGTTGAGGAAGGAAAGAAGGGTGCTATTGAAGTTAAAGAATTACCTGTTTCTTTGTGGACTTCTAATTTTGCAGAATTTTGTGAAGATTTAAAAGCAGATAAGAAACTCAAGTCTGTATCAAATTATTCGTCTACAAAGAACGTTCATTTTGTACTCACGGAAGGAGATGATTTTAGATGCGATTTAGATAGTTTAAAACTACACAGTTATCTATACACATCCAATATGGTAATGTTCAATGAAAAATTACAAATAAAGAAACATGACACTGTAGACTCAATTTTAGACAATTTTTGTAGAGTTAGATTTGAGTTTTACGAAAAGAGAAAAAGACATCAGCTTGATGCATTAGAAAAAGAGATTAGATATCTTGGAAATAAAGAAAGATTTGTATCAGAAGTGGTAAGTAAGACTATAAATATTATGAATGAGAATGAAAGTGATATAATAAAAGTGTTAACAGCACGAGGTTATGATGAGGATCCAAAAAAGAATGAAGGAGAAGGAGGTTATGATTATCTTCTTCGAATGCAAGTTAGAACCTTTACTGCCGATAAGATTAAACAACTTAATAATGATATTATGTCTTTGAAAGAAAAATTGGACAAGTTAAAATCTAAGAGTGAAAAGGATATATGGATTGAGGAACTTGATCAATTTTCAAATGGTTACAAGAGGTGGCTTCAAGAAATTGAACAAGAAGAAGCAGTTGCTAAAAAACGTCGTTTAACAAAGACAAAAAAGTGAAATAATTTCATTAAATCATGAATTATTTATAGCATTCATAAAACGATTATATACAGGATTTAATCTGCTGTTTAATTGTCTAATTAAAAATATAGTATCTTCTTCATCATGCGTTGTAAGTCCATCATCAATTAGTTTCTTTTCGTTGGCTAGTTTTTCAAACATTTCTTCAAAAATATTTTCACAAAGACGTTTTAAATCATAATGCACATTTCTATCTCTTAATATATTAATCATTGACTCTAAATCCATTATATAAAATAATACGTTTAATCTGTTGATAGGTTGTTCATTATCTTGTAATATCATTCTTCTTAATGAAAAGAACGTTTCTATATTATATTCATTAAAATCTTCATTAGTTATTAATGCTAACTTTTCACGTAGAGATAGACGTTCTTCTGCTTGTGCACGTTGAATAAGAGCTCGACGTTCTTCTTCTGCACGTTGAAGAAGAGCTCGACGTTCAATAAGAGCTTGACGTTGAGCTTGACGTTCTTCTTCTTGTGCAAGTTCAATACGAGCTTGATATTCAGCTTCTGCTCGTTGAATATAAGCTGGAGGTTCAGGTTCTGTTATAACAAAATTTGGATTTTGTTCCTGGTTTGGAAAATGCCATTGACTTTGACGTCCATTAGTGTAATATACTCTACCTAGATCAACATTATTGCTAATACGTCTTTCCCAACCTATTGGAAGTGGCCGTTCGTCATTTTGCAAAGGGTCACGTGGCTGATAACGTTGTGGTGAACGAGATCTATTTTCTGGTATATTATTAAACATGTTTTTATAATAATATAAATATATTTATATTTTCAAATTTATATTTATCAAGTTGTTCGATGGGTACTTTAGTATTCTACATCGAAAATGTATAAAATTATAATCTTGCATTTGGTGTTTTATAATTTTTCCATTACTAGAATGTAGTTCCTATAATTTTAATTGGAAAATCCAAAAATACAACCATTTCATAATTGAAGTTTCTAAAAAGAGGTTTTTGAATACAAATTTATTATGTTATATTATTTATATAGAATTTAATCCATTTAATTGTCGAATTAAATATGCAGTATCATATTCATTATGTGATAAATATCCATAATCAATTATTTGCTTTTCTTTGGCTAGTTTTTCATACATTTCTTCAAAAAGCTTTTCGCAAAGATGTTTTAAAACAGAATGCACATTTCTATCTCTTAACATATAAATCATTGACTCTAAATTCATTATATAAGACGAAATTAGGTTAATCTATTTATAGGACGCTGATTATCTTCTAATATCATTCTTGATATTGAACCCAATACTTCCATATTAAGTTGATCAAAATTATTATTATTATTAGTTATGAATTCCAAATTTTCACGTAGATCGCTACCATTCCGAGCTTCTTGTTCAGCTTGTTGACGTTCAATACGGGCTTGACATTCAGCTTGTACACGTTCAATAAGAGCTTGACGTTCAGCTTCTGCTACTTCATAATATTGTTGACGTCTTTCCTCTTATTCCGGATAAGGAAAATCCCATTGACTACGCCCTGTTAACCTATCAACCTAGTATGTTCTATCGGGATCAGCTGTATTACTAAAATGACGAGACCAATTTGGTGGAAGTTGAAAATCCTTTTCAGTCTCCAGAAATAATGAAAGATACGTGTATGAAAAAATACGGTGTTGAATATCCAATGCAAAATCCTGAAATATCTGAAAAATCAATGTTAAAAGATATATGGCTTGAAGAATTTAAAAAAGCGGTACAATAGGTGGCTTCAAGAAATTGAACAAGAAGAAGCAATTGCTAAAAAACGGAGGGCGAAGAACAAAAAATAAAAGTGAAGTAAAATTAAACAACTTGATATATACTTATATAATAATACTCACAAAAGTATTATTATAGACTTTTTAAAACTAAAATTGATATAAAATTATTTGATTATAATAATTTTGTAAAATGCTAAGTTTGAAAGAATGTCAAGACTTGGCTATTAGCAGAGGTGGTGAATGTTTATCAAAAAGAATATATTAACTCTAATATTTCTATGGAATGGAAATGTGAAAAAAATCATAATTGGTTTGCTACTTTTAATAATGTTAAGAACTCAAACACTTGGTGTCCTACTTGTGCAGGAAAAGCTAAATCAACTTTGGAAGAATGCCAAGAATTAGCTATTAGCAGAGGTGGTAAATGTTTATCAACAGAATATATTAACGCTCTTATTTCTATCGAATGGAAATGTAAAGAAGGTCACACTTGGTTAGCTAAGTTTAAGAGTGTTAAGAACGCAAACTCTTGGTGTCCTTATTGCTTTAATCGTTCGGAAAAATTATGCAGAGAAATATTAGAAGAATATACCGGATTGCCATTTGCAAGTATTAGACCAGATTGGTTAAAAAATGGTGTTTCAGGTCATAATTTAGAGTTAGATGGTTTTTGTGAAGACCTAAGATTAGCATTTGAGTATCAAGGAAAACAACACTACGAATATATTCCTCATTTTCATAGAAATGAAGGAGATTTTGAAAGACAGAAAGAAAGAGATAAATTAAAATTAGACTTATGTAAAAAACATAATATAGATGTATTGATAATTCCACACACTCTAAGTTATCAGAATGAAAATGAGTTAAGAATTTTTATCAAAGAAGAATTAGTAAAACGCTTAAATTGCGAGTTTCTATTTCTATAATGAAAATATAATAATACTCACAAAGTATTATTATAGACTTTTTGAAAATTAAAATTGTTATTTTCATTCTTTTTACTGAAATATAAAAATAATGAATAAAGAAATTAATAATTTTTGTGACAGTGTAAATACTTCAATTCCGAATAAAGAAACTCGTAGACAAAATGAACAAACTCTCAAAAATGAGAGACAAAAATCTATAGAAAATAGTGTAAAAATTAGATCAATGATATAACACTTCGTTCATAATCTTAAACATACTTGTCCGACAATAATACTTACAAAAATATTATTATAGACTTTTTGACATACTACTTTTTACAGATTTAAACGAACAGTTTGGTTTCCAAAATCAATTGTTGAATGTATATTATGATTTATAAGTAATTTTCATCAAAATTATTTTTATTTACAAATTCGATAACCCCCCTTATACAATCTTTAATAACATATTCATTCGAATATTTAACAAAACCATAAATTAAATCATCTAATTCATCCAAAGTCCATTTTTCTTCATTACTATTTTGAACATCAAATACAATATAATTGTCTCTAAATCCAGATATATCACTATAAAATGGTCTAAATCGAATTTTTTTAGTATTAAAACCACCAATCCCGCCTTCTGAACAATCAAAATATGGCAAATTACACACTTTTTCTGTTTTACACATAGATAACCATTCTCTAACAATTTCTTCATTTGCGTTATTATATTCACATTCTTTTTTTAATGCATTCCAAATATTTATATATGGTTTAGTTATATATGCATCGATTTTAAATATTAAACGAACATAATGTGTATCTGGAATATTCATTTATATATAATATACATAAATTACACAAATTTGAAAGTTTATGAATATTAAATAGATACAGATTACTCTTGATGAAATTTATGGTAAACAGATACTATTATTATAAATTCCTATATTAGAGATAAAATCTTATTTAAGAATTATATAGTACTAATAAAATGTATTCAGTTGCATATGACACCCAAGTATCAGCAATGCATCTTAAATCTTTAGAGACAAGAAATAAAGATGCTCTTGACTCCTTTAAAGATAAGAACCTCCTTTATAATGAGAGAGATAAAAAGATCATTGAGATGCTCTCAAAAATTATTAGCCAGAATGAAGAAATTAAGGAAAAATTAGAAAAACGTTAAACAATATATTATCGGTAGAGTTAGTTAATAGAATATTTTTTTGATCTTATATTTTGAATATAAGATTATAAATAACTTACCGAGTTACCTTATAACTTTCTTTATATTTAGTTAAACATTCTCTTATAGAAATCTTAATATGCTGTGTATCAGGATAGAGAGTCTCTAAGCGTGTAGTATCCAAGAAATTATTTGACCTATCACTTGTTAATACATTCTGTTGATCTTCAATAGAAAAATTTTTCCATTCAAAATTAGAATCTACAATCTCTTTAAACATTTCCAATACTTCATTATGTGAAATCAAACCTGGGTTTGTTAGGTTAATGGTTCCAACAACTTTATTTTGCATCATATCTAAAATCTTTGGTAATAATTCTGGTAATACGGTCATCGAGTTTGGCATAGAACAAATCTTCTCATACTTTGTAATCTTAGTTATAAAATTACGGTCATTAACTTTATCAGTAATAGGCATTCGAATCCTAATATTTAAAACCTTTTCATTAAAAAAATGCATCAATCGATCGGTAAAGCCCTTGCATACAGAATAGGACGAGCCAAAGAAGTTCGGAATATCACTTTCTGTGAATCCACTACCTAGTTCTTCGTTACCAAAGAGGTGTGTTTTGTCATAATTAAAGATACATCCGGTACCTAAATACGAATAGTGTATTCCCAGACGTTGAGAAATTAATGCTAGTGCTATAGGCGAAAATAAATTATCCCTGATATTTTCTACAATCTTTCCTTTATTCTCTAAATAATCTATAGTGTGGTAAACCTTATCACCAATTGTACCATGTGTACGCCCAATAAAAGATATAATATGGCTCGGTTTTGTTAAAATAATTTCTTGTTCTAAACTCTCAACATTGTCGACTCGAGAGTGTCCTTCTACATAATCAATACCTGAGGTATTCATAATTTCGACAAATTGTGAACCAATCCAACCTTTGGAACCATAGATTAGAACTTTCATTGTTATTTATTAAAAATATTCTTTTAAGTTAAGTTATATACGAAGATTCGTTAAAAGAATATTTTTTCATTAAAAAATCTATTTAAATAAACAAAATTATATATTTATATATGAAAAAATACCGTGCTGTAATATTAGTTTTGGCATCTAATAATAATCAAATTTATAAAAATTGTAGAAAAATATGGAAACAATATATGAATGTTGATCCATCAATAAAAGTGTTTTTTGTATATGGTAAAATACAACCAAATAATATTTTGGAATATTATGATCCAGACAGTGATATTATTTTTGAAAATATTGAAGAAAGTTATCCTGTTTTAATTCAAAAAACAATAGAAGCTTTTAAGATAATTAAAACTAAAATAGAATTTGATTTTTTAATTCGAACAAATCTATCAACTTTTTGGGATTTTAATAAATTACATTTACATTTAAATGACCTTCCTGTAACAAATTGTTATTCAGGTGATGGTCCTTTGCCAAATTATAATGCACAAGGATATTATTTAAGTGGAACAGACACAATAGTAACTCCGGAAATGATAAACTCTATTATTTTAAATGAACATAAAGTAGATTTTCAAACAGTAGAAGATGCTGCAATGGGAAAATATTTTCATGGAGTATTTGGTGCTCCAATGTTACCAAATCGTATTTGTTTTTTTGAAGATATTTATTCAAATAAAGAGTATGATAAAATAATTGAAAGAATTGACAATGCAAAACAAAACAATAAAGACCATTATCGTGTAAAATCGGTATGTGAAAATAGAGAAATAATAGATTATTTTATATATCAATGTTTGTTAAAAAATATTTATAATATTGAAATATAATTAACCATAATATGTTCAAAGGAAGTTCAAGCAAAATGACATAGAGTATGTATAGGTTCTTTTTTGAAACGTTTGGAGGACATTCGTGTGTTTTGAACGTATTACTTTTAATTATGAAAATGATATGATTATTGGGACAGACAAAATAAGTACTACAATGTGGTACTTATTTATGACTTTTGAATATTTACTTGACATATGAATTATTTAATAATCATTAAATAATTCATTAGTTTCAATCTCTCATAATAGAAGCTCATAATAGAAGAAGATTCTTGTAATCAAAATAAAATTTAGATCATCCAAGTTGATCACTCGTATTCTCTCAAATGGTGTCTCATAGAATCCATCTCATCGCTGTCATCTGGTATAATATAAAATTTCTATATTATAATATAGAAATTGTTTAAACTAAGTAGTAATAATGAACTTATAAAAATATCATAGAAATAAATATTATTTAAGATATATATTAGGTTTTGGTTTAATAATAAATATACATCTAAAAATTATATATTTTGATATTCTATATACTCTACATTCAATCCTAAATTATCTATTTTTTTCATAATTTCATTTCTAAAATTCCAAGTTAACATTAATACAACTATTTTGTTTTTATTTTCCTTTAAAAACACAGGATCTTTAACTATTATATTTGTACCAGGAGTATACAATTCCCATTTTAATGGGTTATCATCAACTATATAGTCAATATAATTAGTTGTTAAAAAATTCAATATTGTGTTACCTTTTGCAGATGCTCCGTATGAAATTATAGTATAATTTTGCTTTTTATAATCATATAAAATATTTTTAAGTTTCTCGGTTTTATCTATGCAATTTTCTTCGTATTTTTTATAAAAAATAGTTGAATGTATACCAAATTCTTCTTCTTCTTTTAATACATCATTTATATTCTGAATTTTTTCTGTTTTAGATACTTCAAAAATAAAACTTGTACCATGTATATCAACTTTATCTACGTTATTTAGATATAAATTATGCATTTTCACAATAGTGTACATAGATTTTACTGAGAAGAATGATAAATGTTCATGATATATAGTATCATATTCATTATTACGTACCATGTTCGCTTGAGAAGTTTGAATGAATAGGACACTATCATCGTTCATTACTTCTTTACAGTTTTCAATAAAAGAATGAATATCATCCGTGTGAGCAAACACATTTTCAGCTATAATTATATCAATATTTGTGTACTTCGTTTTAATATTTTGTGCTGTTATTTCATTCCAATAGTCACAATATATGTCATGTCTTTTTTTACAAGATGTAGTTTTATAAATATTTTGAGCTGGATCAACCCCTATCGTTACGATATTTTTGTTATATTGATCTAGTTGAGAACAATCATTACATGCTATTTCAAGTACCTTTATATTTAAATTAGTATCATTATATATTTTTCTTTTAGTAGATGTATATTCAGCAAACCATTTAAAGTAGTTTATTAATGTGCTTGATGTACCACTAACATATATATAATTTTTATATAATATATTTGGGTTTACTATATGACTTAGCTGTAAATGATAACACTGAGTACATAACATTAACTTAAGAGGATATTTATCTAATTCTTTATAATTTGGATGAAAATTATTAGCAAGGGGCTGATCACCAAGATTTAAAACACAAAAAATATTTTTATTTAAACAAACTCTACAATCATTCCTTTCTTTACAAGTCCAAAGATACGTTTTATATGTATCTATATTTCTACTGCAATATTCAACAGTTGTATTTTCTATATAATACAATAGCTCTTCAATTATTGATGGTAAAGTAGAATTAAAAGTAAAATCAAATGCGTTTTTAAACTTTGTGTTATCTAATTGAAAACTATAACTACTTTTATCTACATCTTCTTTTATTTTTACATTTAAGATATGAGATACAGTTTTTGCTATAGATTCTATATCTGTGTTAAATGAACATAAATTGTAAATACCTTTTTTATTTATATCATTATATTCAATAATGCGTTCAATACCTTTATTTAAATCGTTTATTCCGAGTATACCTCTTTTACAGTATTTTGAAGATAAATATATCTGATTATTTGTTAATCCTGAAATAACCATACTATTTATAACCAAATCATTTCTCAACTTTTTTGAAAATCCGTTAACCGTTCCAAATCTTAATCCATAAACATGTTTATCTGATAAAGTTGCATACATATCTACTACTTTCTTAGACAAATCATATTGATTGTAATATTCGGTATTAATAGTAAGTTCATTTGAAAAATTATCTGATTTACCATATATGCTTGCACTACTTGCATATATTAATTTTTGGTTTTTAATTTTTGATAATAGATTAACAAAATTAGAAACGTTATTTATAAAGGTTGAGACCATATCAGATGAATTTTGCACGCTTGAATTTCCAGCTAATAATATAACAGTATCATAATTATCAAGAATATCATCTGATATATTTTTATAATCCATTACATATTTTACATTTTCACCCCATTCAATATCCATAATATCTACAATATATTTTTTGGTTAAATATTCATACAAACTTGTTCCTATATAACCATTTCCTCCTATTATTAGTATTTTTTCAAATAACTGCAAACTATAATTTAAAAAAATTGGATTTATTTCAGATACAAGTGTTATATTTTCCATTATTCTCAAAGCTTGTGTATTTAATAGATCAACAGTTGTTATATGTTGTATACCGTTACCTTCTTGTTTATCACTCAAAGGTATTTGTGTTTGAATTTGTAATTTTCTCTTTAAAATATACTCATTCCATGGATAGAATCCAGCCCATACAATGTAAATTTCATTTGTTTCAATAGAAAAGTGAGAAGATGAATGTCTTCCTACAGAATAATTTCCATTTATATGTTTATGTATAAATCTATGTCCAATTCTCCAATTATTGTTAAACTGTGTCATATTATTAATAAAATCTTTGGTACTTATTATTTTATTTACATCAGTTCTTGCAACTGATAAAGGTCTTATAGCATACATATCTTCTTTTAATATAAATTCAAGTCTTTTTGTACTTATTAAAAATTCAGTCGTATTTAATACTATTTTATATCCTTCTATTGTAGATTCAATCTCCATAACTTCTTCATCAACTTTTTTTGCCTTAAAATCTTTGTTACCTGATTTTATAATTTTCCAGTGTGGGCATATTTCTTTTATAATCTCAACAGATCTATCTGTTGAGCTATAATCTATAATTATACCATCTTTAAATATTTTTTTATGATAATCAAGCCATGTTGGTAATAAATATTCTTCATTATATATATGTGATATGACAGTTACTTTCATTTTATCTAAAAAAAAAATATGTTTAAATAACATTTTTACAAAACTGTTAATATTAAACAAAAAATAATTGTACATCCATTATTAATAATTTATTTAGAGCACTGCGGTTTTTAAAATGGCACTAATTATTTGTAGATTTTCGGTGATCTATGTTTTTGTAAAAACACCCAACCTGAGAGAAACAAGAAATATTACAAGAACAACAAAGAGAAAGTTAAGGAGTTCTGGTTTTTGTGTATAAAATCTACAGAAGAAAAAAGAGGATAAATTAGTTTGTGTGTAAAATATAAGACAACGACCTGATGAACGAACTAGTCAATGTCCGGATAAAGAAACAACCTATTCACGAATTACTAACCTTATCAAGGAAATTATTGAGCGTAATAATGAATAGAGACAAAATGCATCGATAAATATACATTTTATTTTGAAAACACATATTAACCGGCAGATACTTCCAGAAGCATTTTGTCGGAAGTAGAGTAGTTTTCAAGGAGTAGTTGGAAATTATCTTCTGGTGAGATTCTGTGTCTACTACTCTTATAGTGCACGCAAGCAAACTCCCTAACGATAGAATTAAACCCTGATGTGTAAAAAGCCTCAGTTGTCAGCGGGTGACAACATACTTGATGTTATTAGGTTTTTATGTTTCGGAACTAACTCAGAGAGTGGTGATTGAATGTTTTTATTTATGTAAAAGAGTGTCATTAAAAATCCGCTCTAAATTTTGTTTATATTTATAATCATGCATTTTATCTGGAAAATCAGGAGAGTGCATATATTGATTATAAAATATATCTTTTTCAAAATTATTAAGTAATAGTACTTTAAATTTTAATTTTGGATATTTAAATTTTAGTATTTTAACAAGATATTTTGGTTCGTCGTGATGATTATTAAATATAAAAAGAATAGGCAAATCAGCTTTTAAATAACTGAAAAAATTTTCTATACGGTTTTCATATCTTTCTTTGAATAATTTAAAATCATTTTCCATATATTTTCCAGGATACCATTCTATATTATCGTCATTTAATTTTTTTTCCGATTCATGATTAAACCACATATTATATTCATTTAAAATACAGTCTTGTTTATTAACAGGATCGTATTCAACTCTTAAATTAAAAAATTTGTTTCTATCAAAATCGTCTAATATACATTTACATAATCCTAGATATGGTGTGACACATAAATCAAACGGACAAGTTTTATAACCGTTATTTTTTCGTTGATTTAAAGTATTTCCTCTATATATTGCTGGTGAACAATTCCAGCCTAAAGATATAGGTATCATATTATTAATATTTACCTCAGAAAGCTGTACTTCAAAAATAATTTCAGAATCTTTTTTTGCGGGAATAGAATGTTCTAGTAAATTGATAGGATGAAGCAATAAATTTATATCAATCCATTCTTGTGGAATTTGAAAATAATTATTTTGAGTCCAAAAAGATTTGTGATCTGCTGTTATTTTATTTTTTAATGATTCTTTTGAATAATAAAAAGTGTTATTGGGTAATTCTAAAAGAGGACATGCATTTCTATCCATATGTACGTGGTCGTAACCATCAAAATGTCTTACCATTTCTCTTAAAGGAACAAAAATGGTCTGTGATAAAGGATTGTCTTCACTAGGTTTAGAAGTTAGCTCATTTAAAATGGAATCAATTCTAATATGGTCAGTTTTCCATTTATATTCAACAAAAACATAATATAAAAATTTAAGATTAAATATTTGTATGCTATCTAATAATGATAAGTTGAATTTAACATAATTCCCAACTAATGTTGGTTGTTGATATTTTCCCGACATTTTAATAATTTCGGGCCAATGAGAAAGATAAATGCTTTTATGTTTATTAGATTCATTTTTTAAAACTTCTAACCCTTCATTTAATATATCCATATTAAAATCAACAAAAATATGGTCATCATTTTGAGTAAACCACACTAACTCATTTTCCCCGTGTTTTTCGACTAATTCATTAATAAATGGCTTCCATTTTACTTGTTGATAATATCTATCATACGTTATGTGTATTTTGTCTTGATCTAAATTAGAAAATGTTGTATAAATATAATTAGTCATTTGTTCTTGATTATTAAATTCATTATCTAACAAAATAAATAAATAAATTTCGGTAAAAGGTATATCTTTGTAAGTATACAACATATATCTAAAAATGTCAATCCTTGAGTATCTGTTATTGCTTCTTTGATTTGTGATAAAACTACTAACAATCAATATCATTATATTTACAACTTATAAATATAATTAATAATTATTTTTTTAAAAATTATTTATAAATATTTTATCGATGAGTAATCAGTGTAGTCACTATCAACAAGAATAACCGTTTTCCGAATCAATTTTTCAGTTTCTTATATAAGATGTCACAGTTATGCAATTTTTTTTAAACTTTTCTATATTTTTAATATAATATAAGAGTCTACAATGTAAAATAACATCATATTATTTTTCAAGAATTTCTTTATACAAAATCTATTTATTTTCAAGTGATGATATAAAATGCAAAATCTAAACATTGATCTGTATTCAAACCTGGGTCAGATACAGTTTGATGTATTAAATACAAAAATTTCTGCAAATCCGTATATTATGAACAATCTGACTTATGAATCAGATTATAGATATTACATAAAACTGAACTTTTATGCTTGAATATGAATAAAGAAAATAATTTTTACAGTGTAGGGTATGAATTTTCAGGGTTGATTTGAAAATATAAACCTCTGGTATATGTATATCCAACAGTCAAACAACTTTTTGATGTCTTACAAAAGTCTATAATTATTGTGAGTTGATTTTATATATTCTTTAGAATATATAATTTTATTAGCGAGATTGTAGTACATTTAAAACAGGTAAACTTCATCTTATATTAAATATAGAAGAACTTAACTTTTAGTATAATAAATAATTCATTTCAATAATTCAGAATTCAACAAATCCCAAATATTTGACTTTACATTTTCTCTAATAAAATGAAACGTACCAAAAATTAACCCTTTTGTCACATATTTTAAATATTCTAAATTAAAGCCACATAATTGACATTTTTCTAAAAAATATTGTTTCATATTATTTACATACTCATAATCTATTTCTAACCCATTTAATACTAAATCATATCCCAATATGCTTTGATATAATTTGCCATAGTCATAATATATGTCGCCGTTTATGGTCAACACATTATCTACCTGACCTTTCATATCAATTAGTTTATAATTATCATCATACGTTAAAATAATATTAGAGAACCAAAAATCACCATGTATCATAGCTGATATGCGTGGCGAATAATTCTCTTCCAATCCATTTAAAATTTCATTAAAAACTTCATTCGCATTGTGAAAAGGGTAATCGTTACTATTAAACCTATTTTTTAATTTTAAAAAATAATTATTTTTAACATTTTCACCAGTTATATTCAATTTAGATAGATCTACATTTACCTGGTAGTTATGAAGTTTATCAAGAATTCCAAATAAATCATCAAGGTGATTACTCGTTAACAAATTATTTTTGTACAAATAAAATAATGGAATTCCCGAAATATACTCAATTTTCAACTCTAAATTTTCGTCTTTTTTGTTAAAATCTATTAATTTTGAAAAATAATCTTGAAATTCAAATGGTATATTTTGATAATAAAATAATTCACCTTTTATAATATCGTAAGGGCCAGATTTTAAAATACAATTATCAAACTTTTTAATTTGGTTGTATTTGTTATTTTCTATTTTATTTGGTATAAATTCATCGTTTGGATAAAATAATCCAAAATAAGATAACTTATTTATGTAAGGATTTATAGCACGATCATCTATATATATATCCGCAATTGGCTTACCAAATATTAATTCATCATAATGAATATCAAATTTTTCTAATATATTTATAGTTACATATGCAACATCTTTAATTACTTTACCAATATTCCCTTTATGTGTAGCCATGCGTCTCGCTGTATAAATTATGATTTCATGCCCATCATTTTTTAAATTATTAAGTAGTTGTATATTTTTATGAATAGGTTTAACGCTTGAATAATCGTTTATTATTGTAGGATATGTTACTAACGTGTTATCCAAATCAAAACAAACACGCAATTTATTTTTTGAAATAATATCCTTATTGTTTAAAATTTCATAGTATGAACCAATATGTTTAGTGTGTTCAAAAAAATATGATTCAATTAATTCATTTTCTTGAATTTTCAATTTGTATAGTTGAGAAAAATAAAATTCATTCATTCTTTTAAAATTCATATCTAGTAGTTTTTTTGCATATTTTTTAAAACTTTCTTGATTTTTAAAACCATAAACTCCACAACAATAATTGTCTGATATTTTATTTTTTTCTTCAATATCAACTACGATATTATTTACTATTTTTATAAAAGAATAGTTTTGGTTAGAATAATCAACGCCGTAACCAATAAAATCATTTTCGAAATATTTTATTTCATTAAACGTATGGAGATTATCATTGTCTATGAATACAATATTTTCGTTTTCAATATTATTAAACTTTTGAATTCCTATAAAGGCAGACTCTACGGCACCTCTGGTTAAGTAATCAACTGAAGAAAAATGTAAAATTTTATTTTTAAATTTATTAACTAAAATTTCACAAAAATTGTAATCATTCAAGAATATATTATAAATAATATAAATTTCATTATGAGGAATACTTTCAATGACATACTCAATCATATGTTTTCCTTTAACAAAATTCAACGGTTTTGGTAACGAATAATTATTACATCTTTTTCCAATACCTCCGCACAAAATTATAAATTTCATAATTAGCTAGAATAATTGATTCATATCTTTAAATAATATACTTTGAGAATTACAATTGAAGACTATGAATAATCTTGTTATCTATAAAGATCAAAAAGTTATCTCATATAAGTAATATTGTCTAATGCACTCAAACGCATATTCGTATTCACATTAAGCAAAAATTATCTTCCCTCTACGAACAAACATTTAAATACAACTTATCTGGTGGTTTCAGATCCAGTAGCAAGCTAATAGATCCTGAAGTAGACTATTTAAGACCAATGATCTGGTAAAAATGTGGAGAATACAAATTGCACGATTTCAAGACTATGAATACCTCACAATAGAAAGTAATTATGATATTTTTATTCGAATCCTAATATTTAAAACTTGCTTATCGAAGAAATGCATTAATTGATCCGTAAAGCCCTTGCATATCTAATAGGAAGAGCCAAAGAAGTTCGGAATATCATCTTCTGTGAATCCACTACCGGTTTCTTGATTACCAATAACGTGCGTTTCGTCGTAATTAAATATACAACCGGTGCCTAAATACGAATAATGAATTCCCAAGCGTTGACATATTAAGGCCAATATTATAGGAGAAAACAGATTATCCCTAATATTTTCTACTAATTTGCCTTTATTCTCTAGATAATCGATACTATTATATACCTTATCACCAATCGTACCGCGTGTACGTCCAATAAAAGATACAATATGGCTTGGGTTTGTGACGATAATTTCTTGTTCTAAAGTTACGACGTTGTCTACTCTAGAGAGCCCTTCTACATAATCAACACCAGATGTCTTCACAATTTCGACAAATTGTGAACCAATCCAACCTTTGGCACCATAGATTAGGATTTTCATTATTTTATTAAAAACTAACATATGTTTTTAAGTCTTTTTATATTAATTTATTTTATTCTATTAGAAGTTCAAATACTATAAGTTACTAAAACATATTAAATATAATATAAATTATGACAATGTATGTTATGTTTTTAAATAATAATAAATCACAACGTGAGATATATAATATATGGTGACATATCTGGAGAAACTGCAAATTATGTTGCTAAATTATGTAATATAATTGGAAATCTAGAAAGTATTGTTAAATGTATTTATAAAGATTTTAATATTGAACTATAATATCAATTATTATGATTCTATTACAGGTAAAAATGTGCTTTTTGTTGGACAATCGTTACGCGGATGCTCAACAAATATTAACGGATATCCAGAGAAGTTAGAATCATTGGGATGGAGACCAGAATATTCAATTGATAAAATCATTGAAGATTTATCTTCAAATATATAAATGTATTTGTGAAATCAAAAAGCTTAGAGAATCATAAACTAATATATTTAGTTCGATTATATTATATGAATCTTACTTTTTTCATTTAATGTTCCAAATAAACGATCAAATATTGTGAAATACAAAGAATAGTTATATGATGATGTACTACCATACTGATGATGAATCCAGTGTAAGTATGGTGAATTCATAAACCCTGCTTTTTCTATTCTTAATGGATAAGTATGTATGTAGGATGCCCATATACTATTAAGTATTAAACATATAAAAGCACAGTATGCATTGTAATAAAAAATAAAAAATGGAGTAAAAAAGCTAAGATTTTCAAGTGTCGCATCTATCCAATGGCTATATCTTGCACAATGAGATCCAATCGGCTGACATAAATGATGTTTTTGATGTATCTGATAATATAAGAAAACGTGACATAATCTATGTAAAAAGTAAAATGTTGTATCAACAATCAAGAAATACAATAATGATAATAATCCATCAAACAAGTCTGGTATTCCCCATGTAAACCGATAATATATTAAGTACCAAGTAAGTAAATAATTTATTATATTACCATGCCATTCTTCAAGTGCTTGCTTTTGCGTTGATATCTTAAAATGTTGTGGATTGACTAAAAAAGATGAAACTGAATAAAGAGTAAAATCAATAAATGGTGTTAATACCATTCCAATAAAACCAAGAATATAATCAAACATAATTATTTAATAATAATAAATATATTAATCTTAAATTTAGATTAATATGACGTTATAGTTTATCTTCTTACAATTTATACTTAATTTGTTTGTATAGATATAAAAATCTTATTTAAGACTTATACCTTAGTAATAAAATGGCTTTAACATCTTTCTTATACGATTCAGAGTCACCGTCATTGTTTCTTAAATCTATAGAAACAACATATAATGACAATCAGGTATTTGAAGAAAAGAAAATTGCAAATGAAACAAACAAGAATATTACTGATATGCTTTCAAAAATTATTAGTCAAAATGAGGAAATTAAACAAAAATTAGAAAAATTGTTAACCTTTAACATATCTGGATAATATTAAGAAACTGATTCTAGTGGTAAAAATGAAACTATCAATACTCTTATAGGCTCAATAATAGTAGATTACTTATGTAACAAAGTTTAGATTTGAAACACTACACTTAATAATTAATACTTTATAAAGTATTAATTATAAATTTTTTTTGAAAGTAATTGTTATTTAAAATTATTACAATTTAATATAAAATGACAAAAACAATTATAGTTACAGGAGGATGTGGATTTATTGGACATCACTTTATAGAACACATTTTAAAAACTACTGATTGGAATATTATTATTATAGATAAGTTAACATACGCTAGCAAGGGATTTGATAGATTAAAAGATGCTGAAATTTTTTACAATAAAAAAATTCGTATATTTACATATGATCTAGTAATTCCTTTATCTGAAGGATTGATAAAAGAATTCGGGGATGTAAATTATATAATTCATATGGCAGCCGATACACACGTTGACAATAGCATTAAAAATCCGGTAGAAATCATTCATAATAATATCACAAGTACTGTTAATTTATTAGAATATGCACGTTCTTTAAAGAGTTTAGAATTATTCTTTTATTTTAGTACTGATGAAGTTTTTGGCGCAGCACCAAACAACGTGTCATTTACTGAATGGGACAGACACAAACCAACAAATCCGTATTCAGCTTCTAAATCAGCTGCAGAAAATATATGTATTTCATATGAAAATACATACAAATTACCTATAATAATTGTTAATGTAATGAATGCATTTGGAGAACGTCAACATGTCGAAAAATTTATTCCTAAATGCATTAAATACATTTTAGAAGGTAAAAAGATAGACATTTTTTGTGATAAAACTTCCACAATACCTGGAAGTAGATTTTATATTCACGCTAGAAACATTGCAAACGCTATATCATTTCTAATTATTAACGGTGTAATTGGAGAAAAATATAATATTGTAGGAGAAAGAGAAGTTAATAATTTAGAAATGGCTCAATCTATTGCAAAAATACTTGGCAAAGACCTAATATATGAAATGATTAATTTTCACGAAGACAGACCTGGTCACGATGAAAGATACTCGTTAAATGGGCAAAAATTATTAGATATGGGATTTACTTTACCGTTAGATTTTGATCAAAGTTTAGAAAAAACAATTAAATGGACTTTAAAGAATATGGAGTGGTTAAACTATTAAATAGAATGCGTAAATAAAAAATCTTCATCGTCTATCTTTTCTACTTTATTATAACCAAGAGACATAATATTATCAATTATTTGTTGTCGAGTAATTATTATATTTTCTTCTTTTCTTTTGTCGTTATTCCAAATTTCAATTACTAAATCAGGAAGATCTTTTTTAAGAGTTTCTTTTGCACCAATCAAAAACTTATCTTCCATACCCTCGATATCTACAAGCATTAAATCTATTTTATTTAAATTCATATTATCAAGAGGTACCGAGACAATTCCTAAATTCTCTAATTTTGCGATAGAAGCACTCCTTTCACCTGTAATAAGATCATTATTTGTAAATACATGCATTCCTCCGTTATTGTTCTTTAGACGATCGTTATCATCATCCATAAAAAAAACACTTTCGTGCTTATCACCCAAAGCTACATTATATATATCAACATTTGACAATTTGTTAAGTTCGACATTTTTCTTCAAATGATCAAAGGTTTTTGGAAATGGCTCAAATGCTGTCACGTGAGAAGCAATTTTTGACATTGGAAGTGTTATAGTTCCAATGTGAGCTCCTACATTTACAAAATGACCTTTTTGTTTCATACGAGATTTTAAAAGTTTAAGTATTTTAGGAGACCATTGTTTACGGTTTAGAAGTGTTTTTTGAATTACATCGTTTTTATTACGTATTTCGTAAGAAATACCTTCAATGTTTACTATATTAGTATTAGAAACTTTTTTAGATTTAGGTCTTGTATTATATAAAAAGAAAAACAGAACGTATGATGTATAATATAAAATTATTAAAAAAAGTATTATTTTAATCATTATTTATTGTAAGACTTTTATTATTTTTTTACATTAATAAAAATTAATTAGGAGTTGTGAGATGGATATTATTTGATAATGAAGTTGAAACGACATTCAATAAATTATCTTGTATTTCTAGTGAATTAAAACTGCTATCCGATGCTGATGATAGCCCAGACTCTATTGAAGATTTCAATTCATTTAAATTTTGACCCAATTCACACTTTGGTAAACTTAAACATGACCAATTTAAGTGTGTGATTAAAGATTTGGTCAAATCGTTATTATTTATTTGCAACGTTTCAAGATGCATCTTTATATTTATAAATATTTATTTATAATTTTTAAGTAGTTCAATTTTTGAAAAAAATTTTTTTTGCAATTTGTATGCAGAGATACGAGATGAAGGATTCCATTGTAAACAATCATTTAAGATTTCTTCATAAAATTCGCCATAAGAAGTATTTATACGTTTATTTCCATTTTTTCGTGAAAATACCTTTATCCAAGGTTTACATTCAGAAATCTTACCAATTCCAGCTAAATCAATATTTTCTGAGAAATGTGTAGGCATATGTGCAATGTCATCAACAGTCACCATACCACGAATCCTTATAATTCTTGTCATAACATCAATCTGGTTATCTCCTGTAAAAAGTGGACCTCCATAGGCAAACTCTGCCAAGATACAACCAAACGACCAGATATCTATTGAAGTTGAATACATATCACGACCAAGTATAAGACACGGTGCTCTGTAAAAACGAGTGCACACATATGTTGTATTAGGTTGACCTTCTTTTACAAACTTTGCACTACCAAAATCAGCCAATACAAGGCGATTTGTATTTACATTTACCAAAATGTTATCTGGTTTCAAATCGCGATGCATCAATTGAATTTTTTCGAGAAATTCCAAAGCACAGGCAAGTTGCCACATCATATTATACATTTTATCTATTTTCAGTCTCATTTTTTCTACGGCAAGGCGTTCCAAAAGATTACCAAGAGTTTCGGGCATAAACTCCATTACTAGATACAAAGTATTCTTATCGGTCCAATATCCAAGTAGTTGAACAATATTGGGATGGTTTTCCAACGCAAGTATCTTGCACGTTTCTAATTCTCGATTTACGTGACCTTCTAATTCCGGAACACGCTTGACAGCGATCTGTCCTGTTGGTGTATCAACCATATGTACGCTACCAAATGCACCACTTGCAAATTCTTCTCCGAGAACTACTGGAGAATATTGTTTGAGTTCTTTATTATCAGTAAAATTATCTATAACATTATTTAGACAATTAGTAGAATCTTTTTGAATTATTTTTATCATCTTTATATACATCAAGCATATTTATAATTAAGGTATCTATTTGTTTATTTGTTTATTTTTTATGTTTATAAAAATAATTTATAAGTCAATCTTATTTATAAAGAACAGAAGCAATAAATAGTGAAATAATCTTTATTTTTAGATTTATTTACAAAAAGTATCGATATGTAAATCCATTTGAAGGGTTTACACATCCTATTGTAAGACCTTATGAATATATAGTGTTAATTAAGTGTGTACATAGATTTTCATTGATTAAAATAAAACTTATTTTTTTTGAAATAAAAAACCCCACGATTCTTCAATTATTTCTTTCTTTATTGGAGTTGACATTCGACCCCATCGTTGTTTTTTTTCTTTCCAACACCAACTTGAATGTAGTTCAAGATCTTTCCAAATTTCATATACATAATCTTTGTCACCGTTACTTTTAATCCAAATATTCATTTCAGTATGTTTTTGTAAAGTTCCGACTTTTTTACTCTTGTGTGATGTTTTATTTATTTGATAAACAATAAAACTCATTTATTCTATAGCAGGATAATTTACTGTCATTTCTCCACGAAATGTTTTTTCCATAAGTTGGTTAATTAATTTTTTATTTTCTACATTTCCAAGAAGAAAACAAAGTTTTGCATATGCAGCCGATGTAGTCATATCATAACCAGATAAAACACCAGCTTCTAAAAGACTAATATCTACATGAAAATCATTAACTAATAATTCATCACATTGAGAGACTGCTACTATGAGAACACCATTTTCAACTAATTTTTTGATTGTATGAAGAAAATTTTTTGACATAGGAGAATTTCCAGATCCATATATTTCAATAACTATACCATTTACTGTTTTACTATCGAATAAATCAAGAAATGATGATGAGTCCATTCCAGGAAAAACTTTTATTACAATAACATTAATTGTTGGGTTAATAAATTTTATTTGAGGTTTTTCTTGTGGGAAACGAAGACAATTTTGCAAAGTAAGAAATGGATAATTTGGAGAAGTAAAATGACTTAGAGACTTGTGAACAGCCCTACAACCACGTATAAGTTTATTATCAGAAGAAATCATTACTTCTGGTATTTTAGTCATTGAAGCTAATTTTAAAGTCATATTAATTTCAATTCCTGTTGATAATATAACTGGTTTTGTTAAATTTTCCATCATAAATGATAAAGCTGAAGCCGTATAAACTAATGTATCTGCATCGCACACTATTACAAATGTATCATAAGAGTGATATTTTTTTGCTATATCCGAAGCAATTGTATTCCAATCTTTTGGTACAATATCAGAAGATTTTATTAAAGGATTATAAGAATAAAAATCATATTTACCGATTTTACTATCATAATTTTCTTTAAAATCTTTATCGATATCTCCTCCAGTATGAATAATCTGAATTTTGTTAACAAGTATTTCTTCATTTTTTCTTTGTGTGTTTATGCTAAAATAAACTGATATTGCGGTTGCTATTAAAGCTGATATTGTAAGAAAAATTAAAGTAGATTTCTCATCTTTAGTAAGGATCCTCATTTTATTTATTATTACTTGAGAATAAAAGTAATAATATATTATATAAATTTATTTTTTACACTTTCCATATTTTTTTTCCATTGGTTTTTTATCGTCTTTGCTAATAATTCTGTATAATTTTGTTGTACACTTAGTACACTCAGACTTTAAAGCTGGTCTATCATTTCGAAATGTAACAACTCCTATAATATTTTGTGCATCTACCTGAAAATTCTTTCGACATTTTACACAATAAAATTTTTCTTTAGGAGGCATTTTTATTATTATACATTAATAAAAATTTTTAAAATAATTTATTAAATAAATTTTACTCCTAACATTTTTCCAATTGTACTTAAAACTTGACGAGTTGGAATTGTTTTTCCAGATTCATAATCCGATATGACACTGGGTTGCACATTAAGACGAAATGCTAGCTCTTTTTGTGTTAATTTTTTAGATTGTCGAGCTTTTTGTATCGCTATACAAATTGAAATATTTGGTTTTTCTGGTGCAGGTGGATCTTCACTGTCTAGTGCGAGAAATTTTGTATGTCCTGCAGGATTTGGTGGACGTTTTGTTTGCTCCATAGGTTTTTTAAAAGTTATGCTTTCCCAATCTTGACAATTCATAATGTTTATTTATTATTATTTATTTTTTTAAGACAATTATTACTACATTTTTGTAGATAGTAGTAAAGAAAAATGTAATCAAGTTAAATTATTACAAATGTACCCAATAACCAAATAAAAGTTTTGGTATAACTATTTGAGAAGATGTTAGATGTGCATATTCACGACTCCATTTTTCTAATTTTTGAGGCAAGTCATCGTTTAATTCACTCCACTCTTGGATTATTACAACTGGTAATTTATTACTAATAAACATTTCATCGAGTGCAGATGTACGAGTAATTACTATGCATCCTGCTAATATAGCTTCCCATGTTCTGTGACAATCAATACCATTTCCACGTGGAGATATTATGAATTCGTGTGTACCATATAATTCAATTATATCAACAAATGATTTTTTTTTATGTATAAAAACAATATCTTTATTATGTTTTATTGTTTTTATCATTTTGCTACGTTCGGGATGCGATATTTTGAGGTGTGCATCACATAAAACTTTGCGAATTTTAGGTTTAGAACTTTGAGAAGTGATAAATGAAATTTTATCGTATACAGAATTTCCTACAAGCCATTGTCGAGTATGTAAATCAAATCCTATAGGGATATGTTTTAATTTTTGATGTTTTATACTTCCATCATAATTTTGTGTAAACCACAATTTAATTTTTGGAGACTCAAGCAACTTTTTTACTGTAGAAGTTTTATAAGATGAAGGAACAGAACGATCTCCATCTGTAGTAATTAAAATTAATGGTGTATTCAAAAGATTTAAATTATCAGCTACAATATCAAGATCAGATTTTTTAGATTGTGAATGTGAACCATTACGAATCCATAGAATTTTTGAACTTTCTTTCATATATCTAATCAAATTTTTATATGATGAAATTGATTCTGTATTGCATTTTGAGTAATTACTTGTGATTGGACCTTTTGACCATAGTGGCTTTTTCATCATAAACTCATCTTTTACTATTTGTGGATCTTCTTCTATAATGCTTTTGTAAATGAAATAGATAAATAGAATAAATAGAAAAAATAGAAAAATAGATTTTATCATTTATGTATTAATAAGATTAAACTTTATAATAAAAATTAATAAACTATGAAATTTATCATTCAGAATGTAATAATTAAAATCATCTGTTTATACACTTAGCTTAACATTTTGTTTGTTCCGTAGGTTTTTTAAAAGTTATGCTTTCCCAATCTTGACAATTCATAATGTTTATTTATTTTTTTAAAACAGAGATGTAAACATTACTAATGTTTTAAGTTCATCTTTGAAAACTGAAAACTGATCACCTAATTTAATTCCGTGTATTTTAAAATTTTTTATATAAAATATATATTTAGTAACCAAATTATCCAATTGTTCAAAAGCATCTCCTTGGTCAATACTATCAGTATGAGATAAATTAATAAGATGTCGACCCTCTTCATCTAGTTTTTGGATAATTTCATCTTCATCTTTTCCAATATAATAGTTATTTATTGCACTCATACTAAAAAAAGGTAATGGAAAATTTCTTAAATCTATACAAGTTTCTGATTGAGATTTTGCACTGATTTTCTTAAACTGCATTTTATCTAAAAATTGACGATAACATATAGAATGTGAATCTCCTGTATATATTATTATATTATTAGCTCTTTTAGGTTGATCTTTATCATCAGCTCCTTCATAGGGTTTTTTTTCAAGATCAAAATCTTTAAACATACGACAAATAGTATACATATCAACAATACTATATAATAAAGTATGGCATGGCTCAAAAACAATGTTTACAGAAGATAAATAATCGATCATATTCGTTTTTGTGTCTAGTATAATATCTATATTGTCAATCCATTTTTGTTTATTAGAATATACAAATGTACGAATGGTTTGTTCAAAAAAATCCGTAATTTTTTCATATAATTCTCGATCTGTAATTTTTTTTAGTTCGTGCTTAACATATTCATTATTATACAGTCGGTCCAACCAAAAATTTTCTACATTATCATTTGTAAGATAATAAAAGAAATTAGATTTTTTGTTTAATTCAATAATAATATTTTTTATTTTGTCAAATGTTTCTTTAATTTTTGTTTCTTCAAGCTGATCTAATTCTTCTTGTGTTATCTTGTAATCATCATAATCCTTAACAAGTTTATATATATATTCATCGTGATGAAAACTCATAAAATAAATATTAGAAATATAGTTATAAAAATCATTATATTGATTATTATTTATTCTTCTAACATCAACATAGTTAACTCTGGCCAAACGACAAGCATTATCGTGTCTTGTATTATATTGTATACATTTTTTTAATTTATTAAACAATTGTGATATACTTCTGCTGTTACTAATACCATCATAAGAATCATATTCTTTTTGTTTTCTTTTCATAGAGTTAACTTCTAAAAAAATATCTATAAAAACGTCTGTTTTGTCAATGAGCTCATATATAAAATCTTCAACTAGCATGTTTGGAAATTCACTACAGTCTGCTTTATTTGTGTGATATTCTCCAAAAATATATATCATTTTTTTATATTCTTCGCTCCAATGACAAGTGAGACTAAATGGTCCACCAATAAATTCAGGTATAGGTTTTTGTACACCATTTTTATGATTTGAAATAAGCTCAGCAAGGACTTTTCTTGGTCCACCTAGAGCATTTTCTGTTTCAGCAAGTTCATAGAAAGCTTGTTTGATATCTTCTGGAGTAATGATAGGATTATCTAATATTTTTGGGTCATATGTTTCAATTATCATATCAACAACATTTTGTAAAGAAATTTTTTTTGGAGCTTGTAGTTCAGATGTTGTTTCCATTTATTATAACTTAAAATTAAATTAAACAATTTTTTACACCATTTATAATAGTAATGTTTCTATATTTGTAACATTTTTTATGTTACAAATAAATTTACGCAACCATTTCAGCTTTTATTTGTGGTTGAAAATTATAATCAACCAAGATAAAATCTTTTGCAGTTAATGAATCAATTTCTTTCAAATCTTTAATATCTGGAATTTGTAAAGTAGGAAAGGCAAACGGCATACGTTTTATTTGCATTTCTACTTGAGAAATATGATCAGAATATATATGTGAATCACCCATTGTAATATAAAAAAATCTAGGAATTTTATTAGTTAATTTAGCAACAATCATAAGCAAAAGAGATGATGAAGCTATGTTAAATGGAACTCCAAGAAAAAAATCTTGAGATCTATTATAACAAAACATATCCAAAAACTCATTTTGTACATAAAATTGAATAGTGATTGAATGACACGGGTATAAAACACCTAAATTTGCTTGCTCAGGATTATATGTTGTCATCAAAATTCTTCTAGAAGTTGGATCATTTTTTATTAAATGTACAACATCGGCTAATTGATCAATGCCTTCTTTATTAACTACTGGACGACCGTTAGTAAGAGCATATTCAGCATTAAAAAATCTCCATTGATATCCATACATTGGTCCCATCACTCCTTTAGCATAAGGAAGTCCTAAGGAAGATAGGAATTCGTCTGACGTATTTTTTTCCCAAATACGTATTCCTTTTTCTGAAAGTATTGTTGAATCTGTATCTCCTCTAAGAAAAAATAAAAATTCTTCAATAATTCCTCTCAAAAACATTTTTTTGGTTGTAAGAAGAGGAAATCCATTTCGCAAATCAAATTTCATATCATTTTTAAAAAGAGAAATTGTTTCAGCATTTCGAGAAGAACGTTTTTCTCCTGTCAAAAGAATATTTTTAAGAAGATCTAGATATTGTTGTTCACCATCAGATGTTCTGATTAAAACGTAATGAGTAAATTCATCAAATTCAATTTTTTCAGTAATAATAAAATTTTTTAACCATTCCATTTTAAATGAAGTGTCAAACATATGTTCTCCTTTTATAATAGACATATGCACTTTATTTACAAAAGAAGGTCGTGCAAATGCACATTCGTAAATTGATTCTCCACCAGCAATTATAACATTTCCTGAAGAATAATCAATATCATCTAAGCTAGTTTTAAGTATAACATCGTTATTCCATAACGAAGTATTCAAATTATTATTATGCGATAAACATATAACTTTTCTATCTAATAATTTAGGAAGAGATTCTGCTGTCTTTCTACCAACTACAATAGATTTACCTAATGTTTTTTGTTTAAATAAATTCAATTCTTGTTTGCATTTCCAAGGAAGATGATTTTCAAAACCAATTCCTCCTTTTTCATTCATAGCGACAATTATCTCAGCCATTTTATTTATAAAAAAGTAAGTTTTTTATAAAAATCATTTTTGTTTTTTAATCTTTTATAGCAAAAATACATATTTTTTCATTAATAGAGTCAATAAGTTTTAGTTTATCTTTTACACGTCGAAGATCCCAACTACATACGAACATAGATGTAACAGAATCAGTTAAAAGTTCAAAATGCCAGTTTATACATCTTCCTAGTTCTTCTGGAGGAAGTTTTATTCCACTTTCATTATATTTTAGACAATCTATTTCAACTTCTAAAAACAAATTGTTATTAACAATAGACCAAGTAATTTTTTTTCCAACAAATTTATACTCTTTGTCATTTTTTAACTCTTTAGGTGTCATTTTTTGATATTTAAATGATGTGTTTTAGACCAACTTGTCTATTTTTTTTCCAACATAGTTTTCCATAATCTACCGTATCTTATTACATCGTGTGCTTGTACAGAATCTTCTTCATTAACGTGAATTAATACTTTTTTTATTACATAATCGTATAAATCATAATCATCAATTTCTATTTTGTTTGCTAAAAAACCAAGAACATATGCAGTTGGGTTTTTATGTTCAATATTTTTTAATTGTTCTGCACTATCAATCATTTCTTTAATTTGATCTTTTGTAATATGTATATTCTTAGACTTAAGATTATGTGTAATACCTTTTACATATTGTTTAAATCGTTCAATAGGTTCTTGCATAGCATGTTCTAAACGAGTTTTAGGAATGGTTCCATCAAAATCGTTAAATCCAACACGGTCAAATACACCCATCTCTGCTTGAAAATGAACATCTTCATCTTCATAACTACCTTCGCTATATTCATCAAGTAAAGATCCTGTTTCTTCGTCTGAACTCATTGTTTAAGATTTATAAGTTCAAAATATTTTAATATTAAAAAATAATAAACTAATCGGAAACGTTTTGTTGTTTCTCTTCATTCAAAAAGTCATCATATGCTTTCAAAACTTCAGGAGTCCAACTAGAACAATATTTACATTTACAAACTTTCCAATCTGTTTGATCTATTTTACCAGTTTGAGAATCTATTACTTTATGATATTCGTGTAAAAGATTCTTTTGAATCTTTACATCACCATCCAAATATCTCTTTGCCATTATTACCATATTAATACAAGTTTATCTTTTTTTTCAATTTTGTTTTATATACAAGCGTTTTACAATATTAATCAGAGATAATTTGTAAAGGTTTTATACAAAATTTGAATAATATCGTTAATGCACATCAATTAGATTATAATTATTTATCAGAAATTCTACGTAAATTTTCTAAAAATTTTTCCCAGTTATCCGACATCACTTTTCTATCTATTACAATATGAGGGCCAAAATTGACTTCTAATGAATATAAATTCTTTTTTATTATAAGTTGTTTTTTAGCGAAGTCAATTCCTTCAATACTATTTATACGACCGTCACTATAATTAATATTAGCTGATGTAATTACTTTAAATACCATTGCTATTAAAATAACAGAAATAAGATATTTAGCTTGTTTTACAGACAATTGGTGTTTGTTTTTCATTCTAGTAACATATAACTCTATCAAAAGTTCTTTCATATTTTTTTTTTTAATGTCAACCCATTTTTTTCTTGTATCTTTGATGCTATCTTCTAGTTCCGTGAAAACTTTTTTCTTTTTTACTTTTTCCCGATAAGAAAAAAGACCTAATCTTTTAGTTAATAATGCATAAACTTCTTGATAGATAGTTTCAGCAGGTTTCTTTTCGATTTTATAACTAAATTCTTTTTTTTTATAGCCACAGCAGAGAAATTCTTTAGAAATGTATGTGCCATAAGGAGCTTTTCCGTATGCCAAATCTTCAAAAATGTTTTCCCAAAAAGTATCGTCTGCGTATTGGCAGCACTCAAGAAAGATAGGAAAAAGTATTTCTTTCTTTACAAGCATTGTTGTATATAAGATTTTTCTTTTTTAACTCTTGCAAAAATTAAATTGAAATTTTTAATTTTAAAGATTTAAAACATAAATAAAAATGACAACACAATGTGATCAAGATTTATCATATATTGATTCTGAAGTAAAAGCTTATCTTCTTGGATGTATTTCTGGAAGCTGTGATGAAGAAATTGTACTAAAATTTAATGAAAAAAATGTTAACAATATTCAAAAATTGAATGTTTTTGCACATTCTGGTATTTCTATTATAAATTCAGATGGTTTAATGTTTTTTAGAATTACTTCAGAAAATATTATAAAAAATGTTAAAAAACATTTGCAATATTCTAACAATTTTCCACACGCAATTGAAGATGAATTAAAATGGGATTTTTTGAGAGGTTTTTTTGATAGCGTTGGATCTATTTCACTTATTGAAAGTGGATATCCAAAATGTATTATAAACAGTTCACATAATAAACTTTTGGAAGAAATTAAAGATTTTTGCGGTGTAAAAGTTCAACTAAAACCAAGTGTTTGTGAATTGTCAGGTGTAAATGCTCTTGATTTTTTAGCAAAATTATACAAAGATGCAACAATATATAATATTTCAAATTATAACCTATTTATTCAGATTGCAAACTGTCATTCACATTCTAACCGATTGCCTATATTTAAATGGTCTAGAACTATTCCAACAGCTCCAAAACCAACAAAGAATCGATTTTCTGATTCAGGTTTTGATTTGCATCTCGTAAAGAAAATTAAAGTTCAAGCAGGAGTTCACTATTTTGATACAGGTATACAAGTTCAGCCAGAAAATGGTTATTACTTTGATTTAGTTGGAAGAAGTTCTATTTCTAAAACAGGATGGATGATTGCCAATAACATTGGTATTATAGATTCTAGTTATACAGGATCAATTATAGCTGCATTAGTAAAAATAGATTGTGACGCATTAGACTTGGAACTTCCTTGTAAACTTGTTCAACTTATTCCAAGAAAACTAATTTTGATGGATGCCATTGAAGTTAATTCGTTAGAAGACACAGAACGTGGAGAAAAAGGTTTTGGTAGTTCTGGAAAGTAAAAAAACATATTTAAACAAATATAATTAGATAATTATCTAATTATATGAAAATTTATACAAAAACAGGTGATGGAGGACAAACATCTTTATATGATGGAAGCAGAGCATTAAAATGTTCTATTGCTTTTCAGGTTTTGGGAGAGATTGATGAATTTTCGGCAAGAATAGGACTTTTGTGTGCTCAATTACCTGATACTTTTATTTTACGAAAAATTCAACGAACACTACAAGATTTTAATTCTCATATCGCTACTATTGATAAAACAAACAGAAAATTACCAGAACTTTCGGAAGATCTGGTAACCGAATTGGAAAAAAACATTGATGAAATGGAAAAAACAAATACAAAATTAACAAAATTTATTTTACCTGGTGTCACAGCACCAGATGCACTCGCTCATTTATGTCGTACACAAGCTAGAAAAGTAGAAAGATTTTTAATAGAGTTAAAAAGTCAAAACGTTACTGATATACCGATAATTATTTTTACTTATATGAATCGTGTATCTGATTTTTTCTTTGTTTTTGCTAGATGGATATGCCAGACTTCGGGTAAACAAGATTGTTTTGTTTAGAAAAACATTTTTCTACTATATATAAAACAATATCATCCGGAATACGTTTTTTTAACACTTTTATGCATTCATAATACAATAAACCTTTAACACCAATTTCCCAAAAGTTATTTTTTAAATAAATGCGATATAAATTACAAAATTTAACATTACATTTATGTGGGATGTCCGCTCTGGCAACCCATGATGTAATTTCGCAACCCGTTTTATAATATGTCATATCTACACAAGTCTTTGCTCTATCTTTTGAGAGAGCTCTTCCGTGAACAATGTCTGAATTATTATTTTTAATGTTAGTAATTTTTGTCATACAGAGATACATTTTATACATTTTATATTTTTAATATCTTAATTCAATTTTAAAAATAGATTTTTTATAATATATAAAAAATTATAAACATTTTATCGTGTGCGAGCTGCTACTTTCAATACTGGAATGTAATTTATTAAATCACCAAATAGTGTTGCTTGTTCAGATATATACTCGTTACATTCCTGATCAGTATGATCAGCACCAACAGCAAACCCATTTTTTGATTGATCAAGTAAATTCCAGTATGTAGACATACGATTGGCAATATGTTGCTTCAAAAACCTGTTTATAATAGTAATACCTAAAAAGTCGGCTGCCTTTAATATTTTTATCATAAAATCATTATCAATATCTCTAAAATAGAACATAGCAAACTCATTTTGATCATCTTCAAAACCATCACCATCAGCTTGGCGATATAACAAACGTTGCTGATATTCACAAAATTGAATAACTTTTCTTAATGTTTCACTATCAATAGTATCAAGCTGAATCATTTCTGAAGCATCAACCTCCATATATACTATTGTTTCAAACATATTTACAATTTCCGGACGTACTCTAATCACAATAGAGTCTTTTGTAAAAAAAGAAATGTTGTTGCTATAATAAGCACCTCCGCGAAGTCTGTGATTTTTTTGTATTTGATACATTCTTATTATATATAAATATAAATTTAGAATCAGTAATTCTTATTACACTTAATATGACCAGTAATAATCATATGACGTTTTATTGTTTTAACTGATAATAATGCCATTCCAACAATATTATCATCGTTGCATAAATAAGTTCGTTTAGTAAGATTTATATTTATTTTTTCAACTATATCACTAAGTTTTCCATAAACTAAACAAACAATTTTTTTACTACGATCATCTTTACTTGTTGTACATAATGTATGATCAGATTCAAGTAATTTTGTTTGGTTTATATCAACTAAAAAAGTAGTTCGTGAATACTTATTACCTTGAAAATAATTTTCTGTATTACCATCAAATTTTTCTCCAATAAATTCTAATCCTAATTCTTCTTGTAATTCTAATAACATTCCATCGTATGGGTCTTGATCTATCTTACACTTGCCAGTTATTCCCACCTGAATATCCCAACTTTTTTCTACAGTTTGTGTGGGTGTAATAATTTGAATTGGACAAACTATCCAGTCATCATCAGATAAAACCTGAATTTTATATTTTAAATATTTAAATCCATACATACTGATAATATGTGGTATGTCTGGGTCACCGTATTTTATAATTTGCCAGTTAGTATTTACATTAACACTTCTGCCGCCCTGACCACAACTTAATGCTTTTTCTTTCAAATCATCAAAAAGACAAATAAAAACAAGATCTTCAACTGACATTATTTATTTATAAAATAAATAAGTAATAATAAAATCTCAATTTTATAAATAGATGATAGAAAGTGTTGGAATTATTTATTATCCATTAAAATCAGTATGGTGTGAGTTTGGTTTGATAAGAGTAAAACCGTATTTTTTTTTAAAAAATGAAATAAATATTCAAGATGCAGATTATATTTTTATAACACACGAGCAAGTACTTTAGATGTAGCATCTAATTCAAAATTTCCTCCATCAGTAACAGCCGCTAAATAGTTATGTTGTATTAAATTATCACGCCAATTTGCGTAATATATTATACATATTGCTAACAATAATAATAAAACACTTCCTATTAAAAATGAACGATTTTTTGATTTTACAGAACATTTTTGATTATTTCTTTCCAAAATGGTATTTGGATTCTCACAATCCTCTTGATCTTTATTACATACTGTCTTTTTTTGATTATAACAACTAATTGGCGACGTTGGTATAAAAGAAAGATATACAAAAACACATCCGATTATAATTAAAAAACCTGCAAACAAATATAAATTAAACAATCGTCTTTTTGATTCGATTTTTCCGACTTCCGCTTGAAAATGTAATAAATTTTTTCCAGAATTATTACCCATCTTTATAATAATATTATTATTAAAATATTTTTACATAATAAACAAGATTAATAAAATCAAAGGTTTAAAAAGAATAATTACATAAAGATAAATGTCAGTAACAAAAACTTTATCTTTGACAAGTGGAAAACAACTGTTAGACTTAAACGGTGGATCAATTAATTTTGATCTTACTTTTAGTGCAAAAAGTCTAGATAATTCTCCCTTTGACGCTATTGTAGTAGACCAATCAACTTTAGATAGCAACGTTAATTTAGATTTTCAACATGCAAATGATGGTGTTATTTCTGCAAATATTGTAAGTGATAAAAATGTATATCAAAATTACTATCTATGCCTAAAGAGCGATAAACCATGTCAAGTAGAAGTTGTAATTGATAAAAAAGAAATTAAAGCTAATTTACCTCCTCTGAACACACAAAATCTCAAACCTCCAATAAAAACAAGTAACACAAATTGGATGTTAATTGGTTTTGTAATCATATTATTTGCTCTATTGGGGGTTTATTATTATTATTACATATACAACAAAAAAAATAATAAAATTGATGATGATGTGCCGTATTCGAATAAAATATTTGATACATCTACTCCACCACACCAATCTAAAGAGTCTGAAAATAAAACAAATTTTTCAGAAAGGTTAGCTAATTTGCTTAGATAATTTTAAAAAGACTTAAAAAGACGCATAATTTTATTAAATATGTCATCATTACAACAATTATTGTCTAGTGGAATTGCTTTAATGGAAGGAACACAACAAAACAACGTTTCAGGAGTATTGGGTGATTTTCTTCAAGCTCAAGGAATGAATATGAACGATTTTTGGCAACCATCCGTAGATATTGTTGAATCATCTAGTATGATTACGGTGTATATTAATGTCCCAGGAATAAAAAATAATAGTATTGATGTAGATTTTTTTAATAATAGAATTATTGTTACAGGAGAAAGAAAAAAACCATTTTCTGATAGAACAACTATTGTAAAAAATGAAATCATATATGGTAAATTTGAAAGACAAATAATAATTCCTATTAGTGTTACAAACAGAGAGAGTGTAAAAATTAGTTCAAAAAATGGTGTTCTTATAATAGTTATAGATAAAGAAAGAGAAGAAAGGAATCGATTTTCTATACGAGTATCTCCAGCAAGAAGTGAAGATTCTGAATAAATTATATAAACAATTTTATATTTCTTAACAAAATATAAAATGGTATCAAATGGACCAAATTCACAAAGTAATAATTTTACACATATGTTTGATTTTGTTGATTTAAGAGGCAAACCTATTACAAAATTTCAAGATAAGAATTCTTTAATGAGTATTATTAATGACACACCTACTTTCTCTAAATTTAAATATATTGTTGAAAAAGCAATGATGTGTGATATTTTTGGATCAATGCAAACAAATGCAACTTTATTTATACCTTCTGATAACGAAATATCAAATTTAGAAGATTTTTTTGGTCGTATGGATGTTAGTTTGGCACGTCATATTATAAAAACATCAATGTTAAATAAAAAAATAACTTCTGAACTTCTGGAAGACAGCCAGTGCTCAATTTTTAATACAAATGACCCTTTTAACAAAATATTAATCAGTAATATTAATGGAGAAATTTATATTAATAATACTATAAAAATTATTCATAAAGATATTATAGCAAAAAATGGAATTATACATGTTGTTGATGATTTAGTATGGCCAGAATATCATATGTAATTTTACAAAAGGTTAAATACTCTTATCAAAAATTTTTATTCTAACTCTATAAATAGGTTGTCAAATCTTTCAAGTATAATTTGCATTTGTCCAGGTTGCAACAAAAAAGAACCAAGTTCTGAAGTAGGTGTAAGGCCAGACTGATAGTGACGAGTTTGTGCAAACAGAATTGTTTTCACCACTTCGTATGCTGTTTTCTTTTGTCTATTTATGCTTTCCATCACTGAGTCATAAAATATATTGTTTGCTTCTTGTATACTATTTCTGCTTTGACGGAGTGTACCTTCAAATAACAATAAATAAGCATTTCTGCCATCCATAAGAGCATTATCAATAATTTCTAAAGGTAAGTTAGGAAATTTTTGGTTTAAATTATTTCTAATTGTATCTGAAATCTCATCTGCAACAGCAAAATCAAATTCTGAAGGTGCATATGCATTACGATCCTTTTTTTTAAAAACTTGATATTCATCATCTGGTGGTTCGCCCCAATCAGCAGAAAAATCGGGATCATATTCTCGATCGTAATTGTCGTCAGGGTCATAGTATTCTTCCCATTTTCGATCTTCTAATTTATCGGCATCACTTTCCATAGCATTTTGCATCTCTTTATTTGTGATGTTTCTTTGTTTTGGACTAGTTAATAAATCCATATAAGTTTTTTGTTTTAAGGGTAGGTGTTTGTCAATTTTTTCGTATAAATAAGTTGGTATTTTACCAATACGTGGTTTTTGTTTTTCTAACAGTTGCGATGTCTTCATAAAATCAGATAAGGTGTTTTTTTCTTTTAGCAAAGGCCTTACAGGTGACGACGGGTTATCTAATCGAGTTTCTTTTGTAAGTTTATTATAGTAATAAACTTTATCATTTTCGTCAAATACTTTTACCCAATTATCCATTTATAAACACTAATCATAATAAAATTTCTAAAAAAAATATTTCTTATCGATTAAAAAATTAATAGATGTTCAAACGTGTATCATAAAGAGTTATTTGTTACAAGTTTTTCAAGATTTGGCAATGTTTCTTCTATTTGTATAAAATCTTCCTCATCTAAATAATTTAATGAAACATCTAAATATGTCAAACGAGGTAAATGAATAAGAGTATTCAAAATAATAACCATTGATTCTTTATCAATATTTGTGACGCTTAAGTTCAAAGTCTCTAAATTAATCATCTTACTAATAATCGAACAAAACATATCTATTGTATCATGATCATCGTCGGATGATAGAAAATCGTTAAAAGATACGTCCAGAAAAGTAAGATGTGTCAAATTATGTAATCCAGCAATTAATCCAGCAATTGATCGAGGTCCATGAAAATTATTCCTTTTTAAACTCAACGATTGTAGATTTGTTGCTTGTTGCAATGGTTGCCACATATATGTAAGTTGTGATTTGTTATTAATAAACGTTTGTCTGGAAACAGAATAAGTTGTGATATTCTTAAGAGCTTTTGTGTATTCATCTGAAAATTCATCTTCATTAAATTCTATATCAGATACATCTAAAGTACAATAATCAAGTGATAAGTCTGTTAATAATGGAATTTTTTGCAAAAACAATACAAAAGGCATGCAGGGTACTTGAATACCTGATAAGGTTATTGAGAATAAATCCTTGTTCTTTAAGAGTTCATTTTGAAATGTATTAAAATATCCTAATCGAAAGGAAAGATCATCTGCGTTAATACTAAACAATGAAATAGTATGTAATATTTTTAGCATTTTATTTATAAGATTAATTACTCTATTATCATATGAATCGGTCGCTATTTGACGATCAATACTATTATTTACGTATATATTAATAGATAATGGTACACCAAGATCACTAATAATACTCAAATCTTTAATAGATGGACTAATGACTGGGATATCACGAACGCAATCAATATTGCATGCAATATTTATAATAAAATGGGTACCATATTTTCTTTGCATAAACCTCAAACAGCTATCTGTATCGTACGTTCTTTGTATAGTAACAATTTCTTTTATTTCATCTTCAGATAATGGTCCAATAATCGTATATTTTTCTTGTTCACCAGATATATTTATGTATATAGTATCTACATTAGGTTCAAATGTATTATGTTCCATTTCTAATAATTCGGGATCGTCATTTTCAAAAAGTCGTCTGTATTCTTCTCCGATAAACTGTAATGATTTTAGACATTGTTCTTGATTTCTGCATATTTTCAAGTTAGAAATCAATATGGTGCTTCCATATTGACAATCATTAGAACTGATTGTTCCAACAACAGGACCCCCATTCAATCTTTGCCATGAATGTTGATAATTGATTGTATGCGACATAGAATCATTCGTATCAAGATAATAGATTTTATGTTCGCTTTGCAATAATTTTTTAAGTTGAATTAATGGTATAAAACCATTAAGCCCTTTAGAATTTAGTGTAATTTTTACATAAGGTGTATCGCCAAACGTATCCATTGGTTTATCAAATCTGCTAGTACGATTTCCTTCACCATCTTTTAACCATATATATCTTTCTGGAGGTGCCGTGCATTCATAAAACCAGTCTGATTTATTAGATACAGCTCTTTGAATATAATCTTTTGACAAACACATTATATCGATATCGTGATTTGTACTTCCTTTAGTAATCCATAAAAATGTATTCGTTTCACTTAAATATGTGTGTATATCATATGTTTCATGCGTAATAATATCAAAACATGTTGCATTTATTTGTTCTGGATCCATATTCATTAGTCTTTCATCAATATCATCTGCTTCTTCAAATTCAAATGAATCAACTTCTGAATCTAAGGGTCCATCACCTCTTTGCCATCTATATCTATCAATATTTTGCTGGTATGGTATATGCCTTTTTTTATACTCTGATATATCTGCTCTTGTTATATTCAATATGTCTATTACGTATCTGAAATACTCAGGAGGGTATCTTTTAACACCTGCTTCTATTAATAATTTCATATATATATCTTTATTAGTATTTATTCCATCCAAAAAAGATGGTGACATCGTTTTTCGAATAAGATTAGGTAGTATTGTTTTAAAAGCTTCTAATGTATATTTAGGCAAAGGATAAGTACATATTATCTTAAGTGCTTCCTTTTTATTATATCTACAAGAAAATACAATATAATTATATAGTTTTTGTACAATCCATTCTTCTGGACTTATTACATTTTTTCTTTCCTTTTCAAATGTATTCATTTTTGTTTCAGATTCATAGGTTATACTATAACCCTTTTCTATATATTTTTGTAATCTTTGTACAGTAAATTTGTTTAACGATACCAATAATTTGTCTACATAGTCCTTTTTTAATTTACCTGTTTTAGTCATAACTCCTTCTGGATCTACTGCAAATACATTTTGTCCATCGTACCATATTTCGCAAAAAGTCAAATCAAAATTGGTTACCACATCAAGAATAGATCCATCGGGTGGGTCTGGTATGATCATAATATCTATATCAGGGAATATTTGTCGAGTTTTTATTGCTTGATTTCTATTTATTGCTACACCATTTATTATAGGGTAATCCCACGTCTGTTGTAAGAGAAATCTAGATAAAATATTATTTTTTCTAAAAAAAGATTGATCGTAGGATGGACGTAAATAGTTTTTTACTGTCATTTTATATATTCCATTTGCAGTTAAGATATCTACCAATTTAATTGCTTTACTTGCATAAATATATATATCTATATCATTAACACTGTCATCAGAATAAGCCGCTAATACAGAACCTCCTGCTATAATTGCTTCTGCTTCTATAAGACTCTGTTTTATAATATTCCAATAAGATCCAAAAAAGTTGTGCATATGATCTGTAAATATTGTACTATCTAAATTCATTTATTATACATAAATATTAAAAAACAAATTAATAAGTTGTAAAATTGAAATAGTTTGACAGATAAAAAATACTAATTAAGATTGATTTATAAAGATAAAAACAGCCTAAAAATGACTCAATCATCTCAATTTGATAGAATTTTGTTTGAAATTCTCAAAAGAAAAAGAAAATCTGTTCCAGACTTGATATTAACTGGAAAACGTTTTACTTCTTCTAGCAGTGAGTATAATATAATCTATGTAGATAAAACGTTACGAGAGACAAATGTATTTCGTTTCACAGAACCAGATCCAAAAGAATTTTGGTCACTTGGGTCTGTTAATTTTAAAGATTTTGAAACCGAATTACTATATTTAAAACTATTTACCAAAAGCAAAACAAATATTACTCAGGAAATTAATTTAGGTACTTCAGAAAATAAGTTTTCACATATGACAAAAGCAACTAGTATCATTAAAATTACTGATTTTGAAAATAAAATCTTTTATATGTACATCAAACTACACCTTAAAGGTCATTATGAGTCATGTGATGATGATAATGATTATCTGAATTACAGAATTGTTTACTCATCATCGTTTGATGATTTAGTAACTTTTATATACAAATCTAAAGAGATTCCTGACTTTTTGAATTCAGAAGCATTTATATCCAAAGAAGATAAAACAATTGAACAACTTGCTATTATTAAAGAACACGATGATTATTTTATCAAAAATGTTGAATATTCTGGTAATCTTGTATCACCTACTATTTTATCCGATTTGAATCATTTTGATGGAACTATTAACATTACCGTTAATTTTAAAATATGCACTATAACAGCATCTACTTCAAAATATACATATTCAACCAAATATAAACCAAAACATGCATCCTTTGTGAATGAAATTATTACAAAGGGTAGCAATACAATATCGGTTAAAATTTTTATTAGGGATAATAGTATTGATATTATCATCAGAAATGATATTGAAACATTAAAAAGTTTTTGTTTGAAAGAAGTAACAAACAATACAAAGTGTAATTTGCATAAAGAAATTAATGAAAATGAGGTTGAAAACGAGATTAAAAATGAGGTTGAAAATGAGGTTGAAAATGAGATTAAAAATGAGGTTGAAAATGAGGTTGAAAATGACACAAGATCCTATTGTAAAATACAATAATAATATTAATTTTTGAATAAATAAAAAGAAATTTCTTTTTATTTAACAACTGTTATTCCAAATATGTAAGACCTTAATTAGACAATTTAAATGTAAATTATTTAATTGTTTGTTTTATTTTAAACAGCCAAAAAGCCGCACAAATAGTTATTGAAAACATTATCACAACGTAAATTAATTTTTTGATAATATTATTATTACTACTTGGAAAACTATTGAATATAGTTGTAACCAAATCATTAATACCTAAAGCAACAGAAAAAGATAATGCATTAATAAGAACCAAATGGACATTTGTTAAAATAATTGTTTCATCCTTTTTTATTTTTTCTTGAGTCATTTTATTATATATAATAAAAAAAATATATTAATTATACTCTTTTAAAGCTAAAAAGAGCACTTATTTGAATATCAGGATTTGGAGTATAAGGACCATATTGTTCTTGATCAAGAACTTTAAAAAGTTCTCCATTAGGAAGATGAACTGAAAAGAAAATGCTTTCATTTGGCTTAAACTTAACTGTTTGAACCATTCCATCTCCGTCAAGTTTAACAAAAGCAGAAGCAATAGGATTTTGAACATCATAAATAGGCACACGAAAAATCATACTTGTAGCATTTGGATTATTTGAATAAATAGTATTTTTCATGCCGACATTTGCTCCTGAAATATTTGTTAGCTCAACGTATAAATAAGGATAAAAAGCTATACGACTTCCGAATCCACAGTTTAAGATTTTGTTTGGTACAATAAGATCCATAAGTTCAATTTGATAACAAACAGCTTCTTGTTGCGATACCATACTTCCTGTATAAACAAATGGATTGTGATTATCGTGTGAAAATAAAAGTAATTCAAAAGGAGGAGTCTTAATCTCAAAATCAAAAGCCGGGCTAACAAAAACACTGCGAAAAGTAAAATCATTACCTGCAAGTACAGCAGATGAAAAAAATCCATCGATTGTTGCGGTTTTGGTTAAATTGGGTTCAATACCGGTAACCGTATAACTAATAATTCTTTTTACATCTGTTCCTCTTTTAATATACGCATTATTATAAAAACCATTTATGTTAGATGCATTATTTGGGAATAAAACAGTAGTTGTACTGCCACCAATTGCTTTGCCAGAAAAAGTTTCATAACGAATAATTTTTCGTACTTCTTTTCCGATTTTTATATAAGAGTTTTGATATGTGTTTTGTTGATCGGAAAATGTATCAGGTAAAGAAAAAACAGATTTTGAATAATTAGTGTTTTCAATACTGTTAATCTTTATTGGAGCTTGTTTACGTATAGAAAAGGTATGCGATAAGGACCAGTTTATATTTTTTTTTACTTTAACAAGTTTAGTAACGCAATCATATCCTAATATATTTTCATATGAATTATGTGTTTCATTATATAAAATACAGCCAGGATATGCATTAAAACCAGGACGACCATTTGGTACAAAAAAGTAATAATAATCGGTAAGTGATATTGAAGTTGAATCGCTAATTGAAATAGTATCCCCATCTGTAAATTTTATTGCTCCGTCAACTGTAATTTGGTAAGCATCCGTACTAGCATTAATTTTTCCGAGCCAAACAAAAGAACTAATTCTGCTAGCTATTGTATTACCTGCTGTTGATTGTGTATCATTTTTTAGAACAATGCCGTTATAGTAACCATCGATATTGTTAAAAACGTTAGCAGCAGGCGAACTGTCAACTTTAATTATTGTTTTTTGATCACTTGCGTTTCCAACATCTACATTTTTAATTGTAGCCACAATTTTTTGTGAAGGAGCAATGTTAAAAGTAGAAGGAGACCATGAAATTCCTATAGGAGTCGCTAAACTTACAGGATCCTGTGAATTATGCATATCTTTTCTTCCAGTTTGAGAAATAATAATTTCAAATTCAGATGGATTAGGCCATTCATTTCTATTACGATAAGAAGAATCAATTTCAATGTATCTAGTATTAGACATTTATTACTCTAAAATATAAAATTTTAAGTAACAATAAACTTTTTTAAAAATAATTTTTTTTTATTCTTCTTCTCTGTAAAAAGATTCTCTGAGAGAAGTAAGTATTTTACCTAGTTTGTTACGTCCAGTCCCGTCACCTCCATCTCCCCAAAAATAATCACCCCTAGTGTGTTGAACAATAGGTCTTAGACCTGTACGAATCAAATTTTCTTTTAATTCTGGATTTTGAGTAAATTTAGCTTCAAGAACTTGATACATTAATTTATTACATACTTGAACCCAATCTGGTCTCAATTCAGTTTTACGTCCTAAAGCTTTGGACATAATAGGACTTCTAGAATTTTCTAGATTTTCAACATATTCTCTATCGGTTGGATTTTTATAAGCTTGAATTGCAGCTTCTGAGGTTGGAAATGTTCCAAAACCTTTAATTGTTAATGGGTGCAAAGTAAAATTTGAAAATCCAGCTGTTATACCATTTTTGTAAGCTCTATAAAACATAAGCGGTTCAAAAAACTTGTACACAAAGTGTTTTTGATAGTATGTTTGAGGAGATCCAAGTTTTCTCCATTTTTCACGCATAATATTCCTTTTACTGTGAGATTTTGTTGTCTGTTCAAGAGCTTTTTCTGGCGTAAATCCAAATATATAACAAAGTAAACTTGCAACAACTACACCAGACCTACCATGTCCTCCCTTACAATGTAAGTAAACACGCTCTGTTTTTTTTAACGACATTATGATGTCTGAGACACGAATTATAAAACGAGCGAATTCTGTCCAATCTTTAGGTACTTGACGATCAAGAATAGGAAATAATATTTGTGTCTGATTTGTTGTGTACGGTGTTATTTTTTTTTCATCTTTATGGGTTAAATTTATGAAATATTTTACACCCTCTTCTTCAAGCTCGTTAACTGCTTCTTGTGTTGGAAAACTTCCAAATAAAGCTCTATCTTTAATAAAATACGAAGAGCGATCCATTTAGTTTCTATCTTTTATGTTATAAATCATAGAAAAAATCAATTTTGATTTTTATGTTATCAAGTGTTTGTAAAATTGGACGAAAAGAGTCTGATCGTAAAAAACTATATTGAACAATCTTGTAAAGTATTTTGATACGAAAGATATTGCATAGAATAAATTGTAATATTAAAAATATTACAATTTTTATAGTTGACTATATTTAAGATTTTACCCATAATATTATGTTACAAAAATAAAGTTTTATAAAATGTCCTCCTAACAATACAATTAGGTTTTTATCTATGTCTATTCATTTACAAATACACTCAAAAAATGCATATTCACAAACGCAACATAATTGTAGATTTCGTCTGCAAATAGGACATGGTATTCCATCATCAATTACATGCTCATTGTCGTCGTCTGTAAAATCTAGTTTACTTTTAACATATATATCTAGACATTCCAAACAAAATCTATGTTCACACTGCGTTTCCTCAAGCATATGCATCTGCTCATCTTTTAGACATATCGCACATTTTTCGATTGGACTTGTAATTAAATAAGCAGAACAACTACCTTGACAGTCTGAATGTCTTAAACAAACATCTTTTTTACCAATTTTTTCAATTAATTCCTCAAATAATGAAAAAATAAAAGATATATAATTATGCTTATCTTGATTAGCAATACAATATTCAACGTATCTGCTAGTATGTTTACGAAACCAAGTAAATTTAAACTCTCCATTACGAAGCTTTTCAAGACGAATATTACCTGATTTTCGAGAAATATAGAATGGACTTATATCTAAAATTAATTTATCAGAATTAATAAAATCATCATATGCTTTTTGTGTGATTTTACTAGTCATTTTGTTTAATATTTAACGTTTATTTGACAAAATATTTCATTTTTATTTTTAGGTAATATAATCTTGTTTAAAAAGAGATACAATTTAATTAAAATGCTTACAATAATTACACCCTGTTATCGACAAGAAAATTTACCTATAATACTAAAAAGTATTCAGTTAGATAAAATTGCAAAATGGATTATCGTCTATGACACAACAAAAAATAAAAAATATACACATTGTTTTAAAGGTGAACCAAAAATTTGTGAACTTGATTGTGATCAAGTCGGTATTGCCGGTAATGCACAACGTAATCATGGTGTAAATTTTGTTAAGAAAGGTTTTATTTATTTTTTGGATGATGATAATATTATTCATCCACACTTTTGGGATCTTGTTGATACATTTGATACAGAACATTTTTATACATTTGATCAACGCTTTTTTGTACAAGATCCTTTTCGTACAACAACAAATTTTGTCTTTAAAGGTGCAGAGCCTGTTCTTCGTAAAATTGACACTGCTATGTTTGTAGTCCCAATATCTATGTGGATACCTTGGCGTGTTGAAATATATTATGCAGATGGACTCTTTATAGAAGATGTAGCTAAACAAAATCCTCAAAAGCACTGTTATATTCCTGAAGTTGCTTGTTACTATAATTTTATTAACGATTCCGAGAAATTACCAACATCTGGTCTTCAGAATATTTTTTTTATTTCGGATGTGGAACCACCTTTCTATCCCATAATTAATAAACATTATACATGGATTCCAATATTGGGTGATCTAACATTTGAAAGATTATCAAAGTTATATCATATTTACAAACCACTCGCTTATTATACATATTGTTCTAGTACGAATGTTTTAAACAAAATATTTCAGATTCGCAAAAGATGGATAAATATAAAAGAACTACCTAAAGAATTAGATGTCTGTGGTAACATTTTTAATTCTATGTTTCCGGGTGCACACAAATTTGATTCAGATTGGCCATTAATGTCTGTAATTACAAGTACGTTCAATAGTGGTCACAAAATCTTACGACCTTGGCGAAGCCTACAATCACAAACATATCAGGATTGGGAATGGATAATTTGGGATGACTCCAAAGATGATGTTACTTACAAACAATTATTGGAACTTCAAGAAAAAGATATGCGTGTTCGAGTCTTCAAGGCACCTTTACATTCTGGTTACATAGGTGAAATGAAACGTCTAGCAGGATCAATGGCAATGGGTGAATATATTATTGAAATAGATCATGATGATGATTTTCATCCAGATCTTTTTAGATGGATTCGCGAAGCAGGTATTGCTAATCCAGACTCTGGATTTTTTTATACTGATTGTGCAGAATTAACTGAAGAAACGTATGAACCAGCAATATACGGAGAATTTTTTGGTCTTGGATACGAAATGCATATATTTCAATGGTCAAAATTTCATAACTGTTATGTTCCATCTATAAACGCAGCTGCACCGAATGGTCTAACCTTAAGCCATATTGTAGGTGTACCTAATCATGCACGAATATGGAGAACTTCATTATATGATAAAATTGGTCGTCATAATCCTTTACTTTCCGTTGCAGATGATTATGAATTGATATTACGCTCTTATTTGGCAACAAAATTTTGTCATATTAGAGCATGTGGTTATTATCAGTATAGAAATCGTGATGGTAATTTTACTTTTCATCGTAATTCTCTTATTCAACATAATGTTGCAAATATTTATCAACATTACAAAGATAGATTACCTCCCCGTTATTTTGATATTGAAGTTAAAGAGCAATGGCGTGTAGACGCATACCGTTATCCTGAAAATCATAAAATCTGGATACCTCCAGAATTAGAACTGGATGTAACTATTGCAATGATGAATCCATCTTTAGAACAAATTGAGGAAGAAGTAAAGAAACAAAAGGAATCAGAAAAAAGATTTCATATTTTTGTTATTGGTTTATTACCTCCGATATCAGATGACATAAAACCTTACATTTCTTGGTGGGACATGAAATCAACTGACAATGCTGAAAGGCAAGAATATGTTAAAAGATTTTTGCATGTTAGTGGAGAACTTTTATTTATTTAAAATGAATTGTACGTTAAATGTAGATTTAATAGATAAAATATATCTTTACAAATGGAATGTTTCATTTGCACTGAAAGTAATCCTAAACCTATTCATCTTGGTTGTGCTTGCCGTTCTGATTTAGGTTTTGCTCATGTCGAGTGTATGGCAAAGTTTATAAGAATATCTCAACATTTTAGTCGTAAATGTCCAACATGTAAGCAAAAACTTACAAGTGAAATGCTTCATTATTTAAATGCTTACTTTACAGGACAAGGTGATCTTGTATGTAATATTCAAGAACTTGCAGAACAATTACTTGTACACAAAATTCCTATAATTAGATTTCCTATTAATGATCAAACATCTTTTCGTGTCTCTTTATTAAATAATAACTATTTAGCATTAAGTATTTTAGCGTGCAAATCAAATAATGTAAATGAAGAATATTTTTTTCAAACATTATTAGTTGATAAAAATGATCGTATTGTAATGTCCAGTATCAAAACGTTTAATAAAGTTGATACAAATGAACTGATTTATTATATTCAAAATATTATGAATTCTAAAAAAGAATCTTAATGATAAAAAACTTTTAATTTTATAACCTGATTATAGGTTATAAAATACTCTTAAGAATAAACCTACGAAAAGAAACTATGAATATAATTTATTCTCTTCTTTGTATTTTTCAGACTTATAATTTGCACTTATCACTGCTAAAGTATTTTTTACCAACAATTAATGATAAAACAAAAGTAAATATGCAAACACCCGCAATATATTTAGATTTATTATTAGATTTATTATTAGACTTATTTGAAGAATACCAAGGAGACTTCTCTATCCATAGATCAGGACAATAAATATTTTTATGTGTCAACGTTTTTAACATATATGTTTCTTCAAGATTATATCCAAGTTTTCGATAATAATTACGAGTACCAATACCTGCAATGACAGACATTCTATTATAACCTTTGTTAATTGAAATGTACTCAGCAATATACATTAAAAACTTACCTATACCTAGATGTTGAGTTTTAGATGTGATATTATCCAAACCCTTTGCAATAACGCTACCGTAAACATGAAGTTCGATAATCATTGAAACACGAACTCCGTCTGGATAAGAGTCTGAAGGTTGCTGTTGCTTCAAACACTCGAAAAAGACAAACTGGTTTGGGTTTTCACCTCCATTAAACCTAAGTCGACAAAAACCATACAAAATATCTCTTTTTGAATTTTCTAGACTAATAAAGTATTCAGTTCCATCACATGCTTCATACTCATCTATAAATATCTTTGAATCATTAATATCAATAAACTTACCTTTAACCTCCCTTGCACGAATATCTGTCTCTAAACCTCCTTCTAACTTTACTTCTTTTGTAATATCACCACGCATACCAAGACGATCGGCTCCACCACTAATATCCTTTTTACTAAAATCTCTAATTACTCTATTAATTCGAATATCATAAGGACAATGAGTTGAAACAAATTTCATTAATTCTTCAATCTTACCAACGTCTGTTCCATATGGAACATAAATTCCTTGACTAAGATCAGTTTTAGTTGCTCCAAGAGCTTTTGCCTTATCATGCCATTTCTTAATTTCAGTAAATGGAAGAACCATTGTAGGATACCACTTCCATTGATTTGAACGAAGATGTGTGTTCTTACTTTGAAGAAGTGTCATACCTTGCTCTCCAATAATAATCTTAGCTTCATCACTAATAGACTCAAAATCTATAGGTTGCATACATAACCATTTTGCCATTAACATATCAACTTCAAAAGTTGATCCCGGAAGGTCTGGCATCCAATGATTATCAACCTTAAATCCATTAACTTTCAAACGTTTATTAGCAAGCATTGCCGACTTAGTTGTACAATCTCTTCCAACATTATTAAGAAGATTATCAAAAATAGATTGAACTCCCATCTGAATACGTGTAACACCAAGACTTCGATAAAACTGCAGTGTCTTCATACATACAGAATCTGGACGAGTCTCAAATGTGAGACCAATAACACAATGTGAAGAAGATTCATTAATTAACATCTCATCTTGAACAGATAAAGGCTCACGATGCGGAGACATATAGATATTAGCATTATAATATAAATCTCTAGTAAATTTTTCTATATAATCAGTTGGATATGCATCAATAGTTCCTCCCTCAAAAATTACTTCCAGTTTATCAATATCATGCCCCATATCGTCTAGCTGATCACATCTAGATGTAAATTGAAGTCCGCAATCCCACCCATTTTCAGCACCACGATCGACTGCTGGTTCTCCTAGAAGATAACTTCTAGAAACTCCTTTATACCACTCAAAATCATCTCCATATTTTATCTTACGTTCTTCGTCAGTCATTTCTTGAAGTTTAGTAATAGAAATTCCAACTTTGAAAAACCGTTCCTTCATTTCTTTTGTAGAAATTTTTGGAACAATAGTTGTAGTGTCATTTGGACAATATAAACAATTATGAGCACAAGAAAATTTTCCTGATTCCAGAACCATTGTAAGATTGATAACACCAGAATTAGATCTATTAGGCTTTGCCCGAATAAAATTTTCAAATTGCTTATCAACTTTAATAAGACCTTCGGATATACAGTTACGATAAATTTTTACTAATACGGTCTTTTGATAACATTTTTTCATTGGACGATTAAAGTAAACACGAACATAATTGTTTTTATTTTTTTCAGTCCATGTATTAGGATCATTAAATTTTTTCTTTACGTCATTGTACATTAACACCATTTGCTTACTAGCAATATCAATCTCGTCACAAGAGAAAATATACTCATTGAAGGTGATGCAGTCTTCAAGATCAATTGGATGTGGAGACATTTTTATTTATCTAAAAAATTATATACATAGATAGTTAAAACAATTTTATATTTGAAGTTTTATTTTACTAAAAGGACATAAGTACAAAAATTATCACCACTGAAAACTGAAACGTGATACTAGGATCTGTTTGCATCAAAAAACATTAATTTCTAACAGGTTCGTAATGACCACCAGTCCATTCTAAGTATATAGTTCTATCATATTGTCCAGATAATTGAATAAATTCAATTGATCTATTTTTACAATCTCTATTATTTAATACAATTATTCTTACATTCCAAATATTACATGCACACTGTATTTCAATAGCCCCACCCCAAGTACATGTATTTCTCATATGTTGAATGTAATTATCATTCTCATAATTTAATATCTCTTTTGTATCCATTCCATCTATAATTGGTTTGTTTTCTTCTAAATAATCACATATTGTCTGTCTTATTTTGAAACTATCATCATTGATAAAATAGCTCAAACTATTAAACAAACAACTCATTTTTTTATAATAATTTTTATATTATAAATTATGTAATTGAATTGTAAAATATTTTTATTTTACAATGTTTGCTTTATTTCAAATGATTAAAAACGAGAATTAATATTCTTTTAAAGTTCGCATGTGTCCCCGGAGCAAAATTTTGATCCACTTGGAACATTACCTCTCACACTCTTGTAGTCAATAATCTTGATATTACCCTTTCGTTTGTTATATTCTTCTTCTGTAATAGGAGTATAAGGAGCTTGTGCATAGCCGTGACCGCTATGAGGAAGCATAGATACTGATTTCAGATTTGGTATAAACATAGCGAGCATTTTCTCAACATCTGGGCCGTCTTTTTCTTTGTCAAAGTATATAGTAGCGGAAACACAATTATCAGCATAATGTTTTTGCATCAATTGCACCAAAGAAAACTGCTCCCACGGTGAAACGTCTTCGCATGGCCTAACATCACCGTGATCAATAACAAATTCAAAAACATAAGTATTTTCGGAAACAATATCCTTTTCATGCGGCACACCTGCCGCTATTAGTGGTTCAATCAGAGGAGAAGTCATACCGATTCGCACACGACGAATAGCATATCTGCTGACGGGACTGTGTACGCCTGCTGTACAACCTGCAAGGAGAGAAATGGAACCACTCGGCTTTACCGTTGTTACTCTAATTGATTCCGGCACTCCTGCTTCTTTAGCAAGACGCGTGTTTGTTTCTCGAACAACTTTATAACCTTGTCGAAGATATGTAATCATCTTGGTATAATTCATTTTGCCCCACTCGTCAGAATCAGACTTGCTAACCCATTGTGCGATTCCAGAAATACTAACTCCAATTCTTCTATTTTTAGCGATTACAGCATTCGTCTCTGGACGATGAGTTGGTAGTAGAGATACTGTGGATGCGTAAAACGTTGCATACTCGAGTGCTTTGTAAAACTTTTGTGGATCAGAGCACCTAGGAGGAAACACTTCTGCCAAATTGCACAATTCCCAGTTAGAAAGTTGAATTTCACCACAGGGGTTTACCATTGTCGCATCGTCTGGAAGTTCTTTACCAAACCGGCCATACTTTTGAATATTGTACAAATTGATCATACCTGGCTCACCATTATCAAGAATACGACGAGCAAGTTCGGGAATATATGAAAAATCTTCATAACCACGATCTGCACGTAGCACAACAGAGTTGTTGCTCAACCAACCAATCGCAGAACGTTCTGGATTGAGTTCGTAATTCTTCAGATTCATAAAATCTTTGTCATCTACATCACCAAGGCAAATTTCTGCGGAATTGTGACAGATAATTCCATTGCAAAAGAATTCATGACGATTTTCAACTTCAATATCATATGTCTCTTCTTCTACGTCTTCAACAACTTCAACAACTTCAATTGGGGTAAACGAACATTCTCCATACTGTTTTGCATATGCATCAATATTAAATTGCTTATTTGAATACAACCCATATAGAGTCTTAACTTTTGAATTTGTTTCAAAACTACTTGGGAAACCATTTGCATTTTGCGATTTGGAATTCACTCTAAGATCCTTAATAAGCTCTGGAATCTCTGAAAATTCTGTTTGGGATCTCTTGGTAATCAAACTCAAATTATGAACTTTTTGCCAGTTATCATTCCTACTCGGATAATTTTTAGTACAAATATTCAACCTACTTTCAATACCACAAGAATAAAGGACATTTTGCAAATCACGAGCAAATTTTTCATAAACAGTAGAAACGACAATAATTGGTCTATTACCAGTGCAACCATCCCCATCTGTAACACCAGCTACATATGCTAGCTTGACATGATGACGCGCTTTCAAGATAAATTCAGGTACTCTAATTTCAGTATTAGCTTTCTTGAAGTTCTTATCAAAATACCACGCAACTTGTTTTGATTGACAATGAACCATTAGACTATTCTCATCTTTTCGTTTCTTGAGAGTAACATGAAGATTTTCCCCAAAGCGTTCAAGTTGCTCTCTAGCCTTTTCGGCGATATCCATTTCATCAATACCAAAAACTAAAGAAACATATGCATTAAATCCATTTTTGTTATAATTTGGATATGTATAACCGTCTGCATGAAATAATCCTACAAACCAAGCCATATCAGCATCCAATTCAGGAATAATAATATCTTTACAAGTTGTGCTATGAGATGATGGCTTTTCATAAGACCACTCTGGTAGAAAAGTTTCTTGACCTTCGATAAAATCTCTAGCTCCAATAAGACGATCGCCTTTTACAAGTTCAGATGCCATTTTCCAAGTATAATCAGAATAGGACGTTGCAATTGCGACACGATGATTTGGTGTGCATCTAAAATCACCATCTTGTGTAATAATCTTTACTAACTTCTGAACTCCTTGTACAAATTTATTTGTAATTTTTTGATAACCATTAAAAGTCAACGCTTCTTGACCAATTTCTACATCTTTAATAGGAATCAACCCAACTTTTGTATGAACAAGAGCATCACCAGGGAGACACCTTCTAACGTTACCAGCAACAACACAAGCACCAATAGCGTTGAAGACGTCTGCTACAAGACGCGTATGAGAGTACGGCTTGTCAACTTCAACGTCAACTTCTCGCCATTCACTTTTAGCTTGTTCCAGATCTTCAGACTTGAATTCTTTCCATGTCTTAGAAGTACATTGCAACCTTCCAATACAGAAAGCATCTAAATAGCTTTCAATACGATCATGCATTTGCTTAAGCGGATCAAATCCGGATGCAGTACCTCCAAAACCTTTGATTGGTTCTCCATGTGCTCGAATTTGAGAATAATCAAAAATAGGAAACTTGTTCTTACCATACCGAGGACTATTAATATATGAACACATCAACTTGATAAGACTTTGTACCCAACCTTCACGAGAGTCAGGAATAACAAAAATTTCAGAATCACTCTTGTCAGGCATGGTAGCTTCTCCACGCCAGTTGGTTGTAAATCCAACACCAACGCCGTTCATCAGTCCATCCATAGTCCACTCGGCAGAATGGACAAAATCGTCTTCTGTATCGGTAGTACTGCAGTTGTTTAGTGACATTGATCCACGTTCATATGTGAACTCAGTTCCCATCATCCACAAACCCCTTCCAGGTGGCAACCATTCCATATGGAACAAGGACAGAGCCATATCAGACGCAAAAGTTTGCCACTTTTCATCTTCCCATAGAAGATAAGAACGGTAAAAATGCTCTTTGCGGATAGACATACAACCCTGAATAACTCGAATTACAACATCCGCCCAATCTTCATTATTTCTGCTGTATGTTCGCCTGAACACTAGTTCTCCAAGACCATTAAATCCAAAATTTGGAGTAAGCTTTTTCAATTCTTCACAGGTTGATTCATTTAAATTAAAACGTTGAATAACAGGTTGAAACTTAGTTTGAGACATTTGATTTTTTGTTTTTTATTTAGAAACAAAATCTTAAATATCATTTTTATTTTTGCAACAATTAATAAAATATAAAATATTTCCGGATATTAAGTAAAAATGAAGAATTCATACAAGTCTGTATCTGATTTTGGATTAACTGAATTATCTTTAGCAAATCATCCATTAACTTATTGTGTTGGTAATAATATGGATCAACGATTTTTACATGGTGGAAATCCATCATTATACGGATCTAATAGCGGACAATGTCAAAATTTTATGTCTGATTACTGTGCTTATGGGTGGGACGAGTTTTGCGAAACAGAATCAAAAAACCAAGACCGAAGTTTAGTTTCTCAAAACCACAATGCCGGTGAATTATTAATAGCTAATACAGCTGCTAGAAAATATTTAATTAAGATGCATAATGCTATTGAAAAGCACGAACCTTTTGATCCAACTGTTGCAAATTCTCCTATGATTAGATATTGGGTTACGGGTTGTGGAGGTCATAAAAGAGCAGAATATGCGGTAGATCCATCAACTATTGACAATGATATTTTGATGGATAAAATCTTAGAAAATCCAAAAATCGCATTTCATATTTTAGTTAATATTTATAATACTATGAAAAGGGATGGTACTTTATCTGGCTTAAAAACAACTAAATTAGGATCATTTTACAACTCACACAGTTATTTTAAAGAAAAAGGAGGAGTTTAATAACTGAATATTTTACTTTCTTTTAGACTTTATCTTTTCTTTTAATTTATCTTTTAAAATTTGTTTATCTTTTAATTCTTTTTCTTCGTAAAATTTCAGATTAGAAATATCTATTTCCAAATTTGCTGCTTCTATCGCTTTGACGCATCCGTTCTTTCCTTCCTCGTAATTTCCCGAATACCACCCAGCAATTCCAAGCAAATGCCACCTTTTATATTCATACATTTGTTTATCAACAAAAAGAATACAATCTTCAGGATAAGCTAATTTACATGCTAACATAGCAAATATATAACAAAGATGCCAATTTCTATTTCTATAATGTTCTACTATTTTTAAAAGAGGTTCTACTCTAGAAGTATATTCAAAAGCTGCGAGATACCATTTCATTGACTCATTCCATTCTCTACCTATTACTTCTAATAATTCTCCACAACGAAACAAAGCTTGAAACTTTTCTTCCCAAAATCCTTCTAATGTAGAACGTAAAGAATAATATTTAAAAGCTTCTTCAGAATGACCCAAGCATGAGCAAGTTTGTGCTAAATAAAAAAGAGTTCGTGTATCAGTTGGATCATTGTCGTGTTCTTTTAAAAGAAGAATTTTATCTCTTTCGAATCTTTTTAAAGACTTATCATCATCTGCTGTTCGATCTTGATACAATACAACCTGTGGTGGCATACGTATCTTTTTGTCTTCAGAAGCCATCTCTTCTTGATCATTTTTAAATCTTGTGTTTTTCATCCACTCGTGGACTGATCCAACATATCTCCATCCTTGACGAGCTTTTACCATACGTAAATTGAAATATTTAATATATTGTCCGCTCCACCACTCTTGACAAACAAGGAATCCTGTGTTTGGTAAGTCAATTGATTCTTTACAAAATTTTCTCATAGCTGACCCTCCTCTTAATTCATCATTTGAATCCAAAAGCAAAAGATAATCAATGTCTTCAAAAGAATCTGCAAAATCAAGAGATTCATTTCGGGAAGTTGAAAAATCAACAAACGTTCCTTGTTTCAAACGAAAAATAATATTATTCTTTTTACAAAATTCTGATGCAATTTCAATAGTATTATCTTCGGATCCAGTGTCATACATTACTATTGAATCTACATATCCTAAAACGCTATTTAAAGATACATGTAATCTTTTGTGTTCGTTTTTAACCATCATAAGCAAGGCAATATGAACATCATTTTTATTCATTTATCTTAAAACTCATACGTCTTTAAAATAATAAAAATAAATTATTTTAAAAATCTTACAAATAAATATTTGTATAAATTAAATAAGTTAACCATTATGACTTCTTCAATTAATGATTTTGATAAAACATTAGATAAAGATTCTGTAAATATGAATAATATATTAGACTCTATTATAAATTACAAGAAAGATAAAACAAATATGAGACTTGCACAGCGTAAACAATTAGAGTTTTTACAAAATGCGAAAACAACTAATAATCTTCAAGAAATAAACGAAATTAAAACCTTTTTATTCGAATCAGCAAATAAGAAATATAATAAACAAATAGCTGAAATACCAAAAAATATTGATCAAGACATTAAAAGAATACATATGTACAATCTTAAAAAAAAATTTAAAACGGATAGTCAAAGTATAATGAAAGAGTTTAAAGATTTTGGTTACATAAAAAACTTTCATGCTGACGAATTGCTAGAATTAAAAGAATTACACGAATTGAAAATTAATAGTATAATATATATGTATATCGCAAATTATATTTTTAATGAACAAGATCCAATAAGAAGTAGCGATTTATTTATACGAATCAATTATTATTTGTCTTCCAAACTATTAAACATACAAATTCAAGAAAAATTAAAAAATGATCCAACCAACACAAATTCAAACATAGATGTTTTACAAACATTAGACAAACATATGAAATATATACTTTTAACTTTTTATAGAATATATGAAATCGGAATAAACGAAGTAAGCATTTTACCAGAAGGTAAAAAATGTCTAGATAATATGTGTAAAATAAGTAAACTTAACGATTCTTTCTTAGAAACAGATACTATTTTATTTATAACTATTAATAAACCAAACACAGACGGTAATATCGCATATAATGTTTTATGTGTAAAAAGAGACGAATTTTTACGCTTTATACAAATGAAAGATACCAAAAAGTATCCTTGTAAATATAATGACCCAGTAACTTATATTTCTGTTCCACTAGGTCCTAAAAATTCAAATATATTTATACCTTATTTATCAGCAATAATGATTTACAAACAGACTAGTAAGTCTATTTTTTATCTATTACATAATAAAGAGTATACAGACGTACAAACTTATTGCGATGATATAAATATACCTATTATGCATATAGCTACATGTGCAGGTGATAATTGTTATAGAAACCTAAAAAATCAGTTTAATACATAAAAAGTAGAATAAAATATGAAAAATTTTTTATATGAAAACTTTATTTGTAAATTGGGTGAAACGGCTAAAGAAAATTGGTCTCTTTTAGACAATTCAGACAATCATTATCTTTTTTTTCATTTAGCATCATTTCCTTCTTGCTATGTAATCCTTGAATACAAAGATTCTGAACTAACTCCTTTTATGATTCAAACGGCTGCTCAACTCTGTAAAAATGGTACAAAATATAGAACTTTAAAAAATGTAAAAGTCGATTGGTGCAGATGTGATAATCTTGAAAAAACAGATAAAGTAGGAGAAGTTATTTTTAAAAGCAATCGTAAAGTTCAACAAATTACAATTTAAGAATGCATAAATAATGACACAGGAATTGAAAAACTCAATTAATTTTTTGAGGTTTGTAAAGTTCCATTTCTTCTTTTGTATACGGAGTGTACAAAGGGAAACCATATTCTTCTAAAGATTTAAGAAATCTATTAACTAGTTTATAAGCCGGTCTATTTAATTTTGAAATATGAACAATGTGTGTTTCAAATTTATTTTGAATTTTGTACATTGATTCTGGTAATATTTCAATTACACTGTAAGGTACACTTTCTTTTAATTTAATCACTACTAAATCATTTATATCAAACTTTTTTTTAGGAGGATGAGCACTATCATATTCTTTTAACACCTTTTCTGAAAAAGTATTGTTTGACCACTCAATAAGATTAACTTTATATGTTTTATCTTTTGGAATAGGACCAAACTCTTTCCACAAATAATATGAATTGTGACTTTTACCAAATATTGGTGGTACTTGACCGCTTGGTAAAGGCATTACCGCTTGTTGTCGCATTAATTTTTCTGTATCTGGGTGTAAATAATCTGTTGATATAGTAGTACGCCATCCCGTAAAAAGTCTCATCATATTGTTCAAACCTTTAATTGGTTGCGCAACAACCTCGTGAAGAATGTATTGAGGGAAAATAATCATATGTCCGGGAGGAACAACAAATTTATGACGATATTCGCTAATAGCATCTATATTTTCCGCACTAATCGTTGCAAATCCTTCTTCTAATTCTCTTTGCTTAACATTAAGGTGTGATCCAGGAATACAAGAAAAATATTGATCTGTCGTGTCTAAATTTAACCATCCGCCAAAAACTTCATCATTTTCCTTAATATATTTAGCAGGCATAACATCTCTATGCCACGATTCTGCAATTGGTTTTTGACTAACTATACGATACATCATTCTATCAAAAAGTATTTGTAATTTAGTCTCTGATTGAAGTTTTTTGTTAGCATAAGAATTTATTAATTTTTTAAACAAAGGTTTTGCAGCAATCTGACATTTTTTGCGCAAATCGCGAACCAATTCATTATGAAAAGAAGCCGGATTTCCTAAAGCTGCAAAACCGCCAAGAACATATACAAGAGTGTTACCAGAACTATCTTCATCCGGATTATCAGGATTCCTTTTGTATTCTGGAAAATTCCTTAACGTATCAATAAATTCATCTCTAACAATTGGAATATCTTTTAAAGGTATAACTGGTACTGTAACAACTCCAAGCCTTTTTAAAGATTCATATCCTTCTAAAATACACCCGTTTTTAAATTTTCTAAAAAGTAGTTTATGTTTATTAACTTTTTTTCCATCTGAGTCTACATATTCAATGTTTCCATATTTTTCAGTATTAACAACTAATGAATCGGCGACTGTTTTAATTTCATTGTAATGTTCTAGTATTATTTTTGCAAGTTCTATTTTTCCATATTTTTGAAACAAACAATTATAAGATTTATCAATAAAAAATTCTTTTGCTGAAACACTAAGTTTATCAAGAAAGTCAACATTTAAAGTAGAACAAAAAACTTTAATATTTTCTTCATCGCTCATTTGTTTAATAATATGTTTGTTTAATTTTAAAAATATATTTAATCTTTATATAACACAAATATGTTATATAAAGAATTATTTATTTCAGCGGTTATTCTACTTTTGTTAGACTCGATTTATATTTATTCTACATCAAATATGTATAAAAAGCAAATTTTAAATGTTCAGGGTTCGGATATACAGATTAGACCTGTAAGCGTGATTATATGTTACCTATTTATCATTTTAGGACTTTATTATTTTATTTTAAGGAAAAAACGTCCTTCTTGGGAAGCATTTTTACTTGGAGCTGTTATATATGGAGTGTATGATGCAACAAATCACGCTACAATAAAAAATTGGTCTCCCTGTTTAGCAACTACAGATGTTATCTGGGGTGGACTTTTATTTTTAATTACTACAGAATTGACATATAAGATTACACAGTCAATTTAACAATAAACAAAATTAGTCTTTGAAAATCTAACTTACATTTAGATTTTAGTCCGCTGCTAGATTCATACGAATTCATATGAATCCAACTCTTTCGAGCTTCTAACCCCTTACATTTTATTTAAAACTGAATTTCAAAAAGGCGGAAGAGGCGGAGGAAAATAAAAAAGATAATCCAAAGGAAATTTTCTACGAATTTTTGAAATTATTTAGAAAACAAAAGAAAAAAGAAAAAGATTTTTCCTCCTCCGACATTTTTAAAACGTGAGAAAGAAAATATTCAAATTATTGTTATCTTATTATATAATAAAATGCCGCCAATATATTGTGGAAATAATGCTCAAGATGATCAACTTCTAGATGGTACTAGAATAATTGGTACACGGCATAGTTGTATGAAAAAAGGTTTTGGAAAAGGTTTTAACATGTCATATGACTCAAAGTTTGCAGGTCCATACACTCCAATTGATAAACGTAAAATATATTGTGGAAATAATTCAGAAAAGCCAGAAGGTTATGATAGTATCGGAAGTTTGTCTCAATGTCTTCAAAAAGGAATTGGTATTGGAAAGCGTAAACGAGCAGATAAAGGAATTCTTGGATATTCACCAAATTATTTAGAAAATAATTATTCACAAAGTAATGATTATTTTTTTAAAACGGTAGTTCTTTTTATTGTTATTGAGGTTCTCATATTTTGTTATTTGTATTTTTCAAGACCAAAAATCGTAACTACTACAGATCACAAAAACATAGAACGAATTAATTGGAGTAAATTTATATTGATATATCTAATATCTGTGTTTTTATCAAGTTTAACTGTTTTCGTAATTTATATTAACCAAAATGTAAATAATTCTTGAATAGTTCTACTTTTTTCATATTATTAATATGGTCAGTCAAATTACTGTGTAAGTTAGGTTGTTCTAATGCATCTGAAAAAATGTAACGACAATCAACAGGATCGGCAACCGCAAGAAGGGCAACGATACTTTCTAATTGTCCTGTTATGTGGTTTCTAACTTCGCCCGGAAGAGCCAATCTTACATAAAAGTCATTGACAACGGTAATATTTATATTTAACAAATATTTTAAAATGTAAAAGAACTAAAAGATTTCTTTTATGAATAATGAGAGACAAAATCTGTGTACGAACAGTCGATTTTTTATGTTTATAAATGTGGTCCAAATAGTAAAATTTAACTTTTTTTATTTCTTTATAAAATAAAGTATGACTGAGCAAGCTTATATGTCAAAAGAAAATTATGATCGGTTGACATTATTAGACCCACGAACATTATCAGAAGAAGAGAAAAAAGAGATGTATGCATATACTGTTTTTAATATGATTGCAAATATAGCATTAGCTAAACAAAGAGGTAGTGAGATAGAAAAGAATGGAATGGCAAAACAATTGTTAACATTACCAAATCAAATATTAAAATTTATTGCCGACTCTATGATTGAAAAGATGAAAACGACACCTCCTGTTATTGTTCGTGTGACAATTGACGAAACTTTTATTAATGAATTTACTGGAATGGGAAAAAAATTTTTTGCTAAAAATCCACATTTAATATCGGTATTAAAAATGGATTTTCGTTGGCGAAAGGTTTTTAAACATAGAAAACCTGATAGAAAATTGAATACTATAGAGGTTGAGATTGAACAATACTCGGATTCCCATAAATACGACGATACAATTCAAGACTCGAATCCACATAAATACGACTATGAAGAATATACAATTGCAATTAAAAATTTTCTTATAGATATTATATGGGAAAAAAATCTTCTAATTGATGAAATTGTATTTGATTATATGATATGATGTTAAAATTAATTTTCCCCTGGTTATAACGTAAGACTATTAATAAAAAATCGGTGTGCAAACACTCGATTTTTATGTTTATAAATGTGGTCCAAATAGTAAAATTAATTTAACTTTTTTTATTTATTTATAAACATAAAATAAAGTATGACTGATCAAGCTTATATGTCAAAAGAAAATTATGATCGGTTGACATTATTAGACCCACGAACATTATCAGAAGAAGAGAAAAAAGAGATGTATGCATATACTGTTTTTAATATGATTGCAAATATAGCATTAGCTAAACAAAGAGGTAGTGAGATAGAAAAGAATGGAATGGCAAAACAATTGTTAACATTACCAAATCAAATATTAAAATTTATTGCCGACTCTATGATTGAAAAAATGAAACCTAAACCTCCTATTGATGTTAGTGTGTCATGGAACGAAAAGTTTCGTAATGAATTTACTGGAATGGGAAAAAAATTTTTTGCTAAAAATCCACACTTAATATCGATATTAATAATGAGATTTTATTCTGTAGAGACACCTAAAAAACCAAATACTATAATGTCATATTTTGTTACTGAATGTTTTACTCCTAAGGAATCATTAAATACTATAAAGGTTAAGATTACTATGTCACCAGAATACGATGATCAGGACTATAAAAGCCATAAAATTGCGATTAAAAATTTTCTTATGGATATTATAAGAGAAAAAAATCTTGAAGTTGATAAAATTGTATTTGAATATTTCAAAAGGATCGCATAATAAAATTAATTTTTCCTATTAATAATTTCTATATTAATATAAATTGTGTTTATGATATTTAAACTACTTAAAATAAAGATATTTTATTGATATTTATTAATAATAAAAGTATGAATGAATCTAACAATGAAGAAATTGAGTCAACTTCAAATAACCAACAGTTGAATATAGATAAAATGACTATCAAAAAATATAGAAAAATTGCTATATTTGGGTTTTCTTTTACTATAGTTGCGTCAGGATTATTCTTATTAGGCTACTATTGTTTCAGAGATTAGAGGAAATTAGTATTTTTATTAACACAGATTGAACGTATGAAGAGATAATAAAGATGGTTTATTATATAATTTCTTATGCAATTTTGTGAATAATTTTACATAACAAAATCTTGCATTGCTCAATAATCTCGGAGTTGTATAAGATTTTACAATTAAATATAAAAATGAATTTATAAGATTTTACACAAAAAATCTTATAAAAATAAGATGACATCAGAAAACAGTTCTAATTTATATATTAACAATTCATTATCTGAAAAATTTGTTCTATCTGGAGCTTCACCGCAAGAACGATACATCATTCTTATGAATGAAACTCTACAAAAACAAAATCAAGAATATATGCTTAAAATTAAGGACATTGAAAATCAGGTAGAAGAAGCGAATGATTGCTTAGGGAAAGCCGAGACACGTGCTAATAATTTAAAAGGATTGTTGAAGAATTTTCACTCAATGGACTCTCAGCTCAGAGAAATTGACGAAAATCAAGAAAATATTATAGAGATTACTCGTTCAAGCGTCAACTATTTCAAAAATAAAACCAGAAAGCATCTTATTTGTTTGCAAACTTTAATAGTAGCTTTCATCGCATTTTGTTATGAATTTTTTGATTTTAACGTATGTATCTTAGTCCTGATTATGATGAGTTTAATAGTTACTTTTCAAGAATATACTTTTGCAAATCTCTTACTACCTACTTGCGAAGATCAAGAAAAAATATGCAAAGAATTAAAAGATAAAATTAAGAAAACTGTAAAATCACAAGATTATATCTATGAATTTTTGGATGAAATGTAAGTTTTGATTTATAAATTATCATTTATAAATATATGTTTCTTTTAATAATCATTACGTACTTTTAATTTACTTTTAACACTAGAAGTTGATTTTGGCAATGACTTTGGTTTTTTACCACAAAATTCATTTGTATAATCAATAACACGATGTAAAGCATTATTACTAATATCATCAATGTTTTTTGGTAATTGATCTAAAAAAGTAGTATAAGAACCAAAAGATTTTTTATTGCGATTATTTTCCATTAAAAAGAAAGCTTCCAACATCTGACGTGTCTTTAGTTTATCAATTGGTGTAGCTTTATCATTGAATGTTGGAAAAATACAATTTTTATCAGTTGGACATTGTTTATCATCACAACCAGTAGTACACTTTGTGTTATATATTTTATCTGCTACATCATTCCAATCTATGCATATAAATTTTTCATTACCAATAGGATTTATATCTTTACATACTTCATAAAGATTAGATGCAAATGATGAACCATCTATATATTCCACAAGTGTTCTATCTTTTGAAAATCTACTATAATACTTCCAATATATAGATGTAAGTACACACGAAGAAAGAACTTCACTAAGACTGTGACCACCATCTGCACACAAGACTAAAAATGCAGAAAATATAAGCATACGAGTTTCAGTCAAATCTAAATTGGCTTTTGTATAGAGAGCTGTCCATATCCAAAAGTTTGTAGAACCAGATATTCCACATTCAATAGGAATTGACTTTTTATATGCAGAATGTTCATACATACCTTGAAATGGAATTGTTCCACATTGAACTCTGCCTGGATGATTCCATGCCAATCGTTTGTACCAAGAATGTGCAAATTGAAGAGCATCATAATCAAAATTAGGTATACCAACTTGTTTTGTCGCAGAAATTTTGTTTATTTCTTGTGAATTTGTTCTGTAACCACGTAATCTCTTCAAGATAGTATTGAACATATAATCTCTTATTGTTGTAAATGAAACTGGTAAAGCATAATTAAGTTGTTTTAGGAAACCACCACTAAGCAAAATTGTTGTTGGATCATGACTTAAGCCTGTGATATTCATTAAAATATCATTTTTTCTATATTTAGACCAATTACGATTTTTTTGATTTACTGGAAAATAAGGAGTTTCAGCATCTGCCCATTTTTTATACTCTTTTAATAAGACAGATTTATCAAAACTATCAAATATCTTTCTATGTACAAGTACAATATCATAAGTTATCTTAATATCTTCCAAAGAATATTTAGCAAAAAAAGATTCGTAAAGTTGTTGGAGAAATACATTATGACATTGAATATCACATATTGGTGAATCAAATATTGTAGAATTATTATGATTACAAAATAATTCACGTTTATCAGAAAATGATATATTGGAATGAAGTATATAACAATATTCAGATTTTTTTGTAGTACCTTTTTTGTCCATTGTGGGAATATCTATATCAGATAGATTTGTAATTGGATAAGTCAATTCTGATTCACATTTTGATTTTGATTCTAAAATACTATCATCTGGTATTTTAAATTGTGTTTTAGATGTCAAACTGTTTTTAAAGTAAGGAATATTATTTTTCGAATAAAAAATATCCCATGCATCAGGTATAGAAATCATTTGTTGAATATCAAATGGTTTATATTGTTGAGTATCCGTTATTGGATTATAGTAATAATCTTTTCCTGTATTTTTTGAGCGTAAATGAATTCCTTCTTTAGGAAACACAGTGATCATTTATTATATAGAAAATTTATTTGGTATTAGTTTTTTGTGATTTATAACTTTTTTAGAACTAAAATTCAAAAAAGGCGGAGGAGGTGGAGGAGCAAAATAAAAAAAGATAATCCAAAGGAAATTTTCTACGAATTTTAAAAATTATTTAGAAAACAAAATATTTTTCTTTCTCCGCCGAACTTTTTCTTTTGAACTCCAAAATAATTTTTGCACAAAATGATATTTTGAATATAAAAAATTTAGACTTTTTTCAGATAAAAATTGTTTCTTCCGAACTCCAAAAATGATTTTGCGCAAAAATTAAAAAATGCGGAGGAGGAGGAGAAAAAAGTTTTTGAATTGAAACCAGATCCTATGGGAGCTTCCAACTCTCTCACAATTTTTGTGTTTTTCCAAAAATATTGATTAAAGTCACATTTTTCTGTATAATGATCTATAATTTTCCGTAATTTTCCTGGAAAATCCTGGATTTTACGAAAAACATTTTAAACACATAAAAATGCTATAATAAATGGAGTGCGAATACTGTAATCAAATTTTAAAAACAGCTGGTGCTTTAAAAAAACATCAAAATACAGCAAAATATTGTTTAATCAAACAAAATAAATCTGCGCCAGAAGAGCATTCTTGTATTTTTTGCGGAACAAGTTTTACACTTAAATTTACATTAGATACTCATTTAAAAATATGCAAAATGAATACTCCTGATATTCAAGAACTTAGAAAAGTCTTAGAAGTGACTAAAAAAGAATTATGTGTATCTTTAGAAACTATAGAAGAATTACGAAATGAAATAAATGATTATAAGGAAAAAATGTTCATTTTGGCTTCTAAACCAACACATCATATTAATAATATTGGTAATACTAAGACAACTAACAAAACTCAAAATTTGATAGTATCTGATTGGAGATCAGAGATTATACAAGAAAAAGTAGAAGATAATTTTAAGCTTGAACATGTAAAGGATGGTCTTATAGGTGTTGCTAGGTTTACATCTCAATATATAACAAATGGGGATGGGGAAAACAAAAGTTATCACTGTACAGATAGAAACAGAGATGTTTTTATTTATAAAGACGTTGATGGTATTGTTCATAAAGATATACAGGCAAGAAAGTTAAAAAATGCTATTAAAGATCCTATAATAAAGAAATCGTCTTTGTTGGTTTTAGAAGAACGTTCAAGACTTTCAGATATTATAGTGAAAGAAAAAGATATAGATATTGTTACTCTTAGTTCAAACACAATGAACAGGTTGACAGACAAATTTAGAGAAATCAAGAATATAGAAGATAATGATACTTTTACAAAAGAAATGGCAATTTTAAGTTTGTAATTATATGAATAAAATTTATTGATAAATTTTATAATAAATATAATAAATGGTAAATAAACTAGAAGAACATTGTGAATGTCCGATAGATACATACATATTTAAATTTATTGATACACACTTACATATTTTTTATAATCTTGGTTTCACTCCAAATATGGTTACGACTCTAAGCATTATTTTTGGGTTTCTTACAGCATATCAAATTATGCAAAACAGGCTTTGGTTGGCTGCTATTTGTTGGCTTATTTCTTATTATCTTGATTGTGTTGACGGCAAACTTGCAAGAAAATACAATATGGTATCAAAATTTGGTGATATGTATGATCATATAGGAGATTTGTTAAAATTCATTGCTGTATTGGTTGCTCTTTTTATTAGCAATAAAGAAAGACCAAATGTTAAACAATGGTTGTATGTTACTATTATATTGTTGCTTGTATTATTACAAACAATTCATCTTGGACATCAAGAAAGCGTTTACAACAAAAAAGATGAATCACCCTATTTAAATATAGTCAGATTACTTTTTGTAAATGAAGAAAACGCTATAAAAAATATAAAATATACAAGATATTTTGGTTGTGGAACTTTTTTTGTGTGTTGCGCAATTTTAATTCTTTTTTGGAGATAAGTTATTAAAATTCTCAAGGTGTCTAAAGAGTCGGAACTACGAATGAGATTATAAAGGTGATGATTGTTCTACGTTTTACTCTACTGTTGGCTCTATGGTTGGTTTGTGAAGAGTTGGATCTTCAAATTTGCTTACAAAAGTGGGATCTATAAAGGCATTGACTGTTTCTACTATTGGTTCTGTTATTGGTTTGTGAAGAGTTGGATCTTCAATTGTGTTTATAAACGTGGGATCTATAAAGGCTTCGATTGGTTCTATGAACGGCTGCTCGACCTGTTCGAATATTGGATAAATGGTTTGTTGTACACTTGGAAACATTGAAAATGATATGTTTTTTGAATCAAAAACATCTGTTTTTATGTATCCGAGATCTTTTAAAAAATTAAAAAACTCGATTGTCGCAATACCAGAATTGTTCATTGTTTCATTATATACTTGTACTAACAAATCTGGTTTATCACGTTTTAAAACAGAAATCCCTCCTTGCAAAATAAAATATTCCCATCCTTCGGCGTCACATTTAAGAAAATCAACTTTTTTATTTTCATATAAACTATCAATAGTATCTAGTGTAATTTCAACATTTTCAAAAACGTTTAAGTCAACTGGTACATTCATTAAATTAGTAGATTTTTTGTTAGAAAAACCAATATTATAAGAAAAAACTCTATCACTAGTATTGTTTAACACAATATTATCATTTAGACATTTATAAGACAATGGAAAAGGCTCGTAAGAATCTACTTCTACTCCGTTAAAGTATTTAGAATAAAGAGAGTATAATCCTGCCTGTGAACCAATATCTAATAATTTTGCTTTTCCATTTTTAATTACAATTTCGGATAATTTTTTATAAACATAATCTATTGAATTAAATTCTGCAACTCTTACATTATCACTATCTGATGTAAACATATTACATGTAACAGTATCATCAGTAATATAAATTGGATAATTATTAGGGTAAATAAGTGTCTTCATTTTAATAAATAAAAACATTAAAAATAAAAATAATAATATATTTAGAGCACATAAAGTATTTTTCTTCTTTTTCTTTTATCGATTTAGATCTTTAACCTATTTATTTTTTATAATTCGTTTATTCTGGTCGGTAGAATAAAAAAAATTATTGTTTTGTTAATCATTTTAAAATTGGATTTTAATCTATAATTACAAAAGAAACTAAAAAATGCAAAGTGTTGTAGATAAAATATCTAATTTACAAGATGAAAAATTTACCAATTATCTTTTAACTGAGGATCTTTCAATTCTTCATCAAATAAAGATATATGCGGACGACTTATATTATAATACAGGGAAATCTTCCGGTTTAGAAGATTGGAAGTATGATTCTATAAAAGAAATTTTAAGTATTCGAGATCCAAATTACTTAATTCCGACAGGAACTCGAATTAGAGAAAATGAAAATCGTGTTAATCTTCCTTTTTGGCTTGGGAGTATGAATAAATTTAAACCGGAAGATGAAAAAGCTATGATAAAATGGGTATCTTGTAATAAAGCAACAAACTATATTATTCAAGATAAGTTAGATGGAATCTCATGCCTTTTAGTTATAAAAAATAGTAATGTGAAATTATACACTAGAGGGGACGGTATTATTGGTGCTGATATTTCTTATTTAGCAAATTACATAAAAAATATTCCAAAGATAGTAAAAGGTTCAGTTTGTGTCAGAGGAGAGCTTATAATGAAAGAGAAAGTATTTAAGGAAAATTACAAAGTTTTGTACGCAAATCCAAGAAATATGGTAGCCGGTTTGATTGGTTCAAAAACTATGAAAGAAGGCATTGAATCGGTTGAGTTTGTAGCATATGAGGTTGTTAGTAAAGAAAAATCTGTATGTTCATTAGAACAACTAGAATATCTTGACTCACTTGGTTTCACAACTGTTAACAGAAATGTTGTAACGGATTTCAATGTTGACAGTTTAATGGAGACATTAATTAATTCAAAAAATAAATCTAAATATGAGATAGATGGTATTATTGTTCAACCAAATGTAAGTTATGAAAGAAATACTTCTGGTAATCCAAGTTATGCTTTTGCTTTTAAAATGCGATTTTCAAATAATTTGATTGAGACAAAAGTATTAGGTGTTGAATGGAATGTTAGCAAGTGGGGTGTTCTTAAACCTAGAGTTGAAATTATTCCGGTGCAGTTAGGAGGTGTGACAATTACATGGGCTACTGGTTTTAATGCTAAATATATAGTAGAAAAAAATATTGGACCTGGTGCGATAATTAAAATAACTCGTTCTGGAGATGTAATTCCTTATATAGTTAGCGTTATCAAAAAAGCAGAAGAACCTGATATGCCTGATATTCCGTATACTTGGAATGATTCGAATGTTGATATACAAACAGATGAATATTCAGATACTAGTTCTGTTAAAAGAATTGCTAGTTTTTTTGCAGATTTGGGCATTAAACATGTCGGTGAAAAAAATGTTCAAAAAATGTACGAGTCTGGATTTGATACTTTGATTAAAATTATAAGTGCTACGGAAGATGATTTTGCAAAAGTTCCAGGTTTTGGAAAAAAAATGGCAGAACGTACATTTACTAATATACACCAAGGATTAAAAGATGTATCTCTTCCTTTGTTGTTAGGAGCGGCAGGTGTGTTTGGATCTGGAATGGGGACCAAAAAGATAACAACTCTTTTTAATGATTTTCCAGACCTCTTGGATAATATGGATATTGAATATATATATGATCGTGTTTTACGTGTTGAAGGATTTTCTCATAAGACAGTAAAAAAGATTGTGAATAATCTTGAAGAAGCAAAAAAGTTTATTAATGATATTAAAGAATTTATTACTTTCAAAAAAGATTCTGAGAAAATTGAAAAACAAAGTTTGGGGGGTATGAAAATAGTTTTATCTGGATTTCGTGATAAAAAATTAGAAGAATATATTGTGAATAGAGGAGGTAAGGTTGTAACTTCTGTTTCTAAGCAAACTTCTATACTTGTTGTTTCTTCTAATTCGGGAGAGCCTTCTGGAAAAACAGCAAAAGCATTAGAATTAGGAGTTAAAATTTTAGAATTAAAGGAATTTACGGATCAATTTAATATTACAAAATAGAATATTACAAAATAGAATATTACAAAATACTTGTAAATATATTTTTCGCATAATTTATACAAAATGATAAATTATGCACGATCTGGGATTCGAACCCAGGAAGCCGAAGCAAACGGTCTTAAGCCGTTCCGTTTTAACCACTCACGCAATCGTGCTTATTATATAATAATACTATCTCTTTAAATTATTTTCTTTTATAAAATTACTTATATAAATACCTTACCAATATGAACATTGTCATCTATATAATTATTTAAATTTGTTTACCAAATATTTTGAGATGGTAAAAATTTGCTGATTCCCAGTCACCAGAATTATGTAGAGATATCAATTTAATTCTTATCATTTTTCTAAACTCACCTCCTCCACGAAGTAAATTCTTATTATGAGAAATAGTCTCAAAAATATTTCTAAAAATAGAAGATCTCTTGACTAGATCTCCAGTTGAGTCTGCATAAGCAAACATATTTTGACATCTTATTCTTAAAAAAGTTCTTCGTCCAAATCTGGTATCAGATCGTGTCACAACTTTTACATTTGATATATTTCCACTACATTGTGGGCATTTAGCATATAGAGGAACAGTAATTAGTATTTGTTGTTCATAAATATAAGTAATTACATTTGTATAATTTTTCAAGTATTTACCCCAACAATGATAGTGTGCATAACACTCGCAAGTAGTACACACCTTGTTCTTTGTACTGTTTAAACATACAAAACAATCACGATACATTAGGTCTATTTACATTAAATCTTGCTTTTATAACTATAAAAATTTATTATAAGTGTTAGTTATGTTATCTCTTTACGTAATTCTTTTGAAATATTTTTAAAAAGATAAATTATAAAAATGACAAAATCAAATATGTTTTTGACTTGTTCAAAACATTGGGATGAAAAATCTCAAAAATGGACTGAATCAGATGTGACAGATATGGCTAAATGTTGTACAAATGAGTGTTTAGAACCAGTAAATTTTTGTTATAGTTATTGTGAAAAGAATTACAAAGATAATTTGTCTGTGTTAAAATACAGATGCAAACAAATGTGTGAAGATCAAAGAGCTATGTGTTTAGATACATGCTCTTTAATTAGCCCATATGTTAGTAAAGAAGACAATAGTTATATTAAATGTGCAATTGATAATAAATGTGTATCTATAGGTTTAGAACCTGACGTAAATTGTTTATTAAAACAAAAAGATAATATTTTTGAATGTTGTACTAAAAAGTCTATATCATCTTCTGAAGTAGATAATATCAAACATTGTAAGTATTTAGAGTCAATGTATTTAAATCCAGTTCCTACTTTAGTACATCCAAATAAATACACACGTATTTCATCATTATCTGAATTTAAAAAATCACGTTTTGGTTCAAAAAATAAAAAAACAAGTTTATCTATAAAATTATTTATAAGTATATCTCTTCTCTATTTTTTAATTTCTGGACTTATTGTTTTCTTAATATCAAAGAATATCATAACTTTTTAGTTTAAAAAGAATGACTGAATTGAATAAAGAGTTTGATAATTGTATGTGAAAATGATGGAATATATCTTATTCTATTCGACTAAAACTTTTTGTTTAACAAAAATTCTAAATTGAATTTTTTTATGCTTTTTGTAAACTAAATAAAAAATGACATCTATCATAAAAAAACGAGTATATTTAAATCCTAAATATTTAGATGAAAATATGATGGAACATCTGTTGACGAAAATTAGGGAGTTATACGTTGGTGAATGCAGCAAAGAATACGGTCATATTCTTTCAGTTAATGAAATAAAGAAAGTTCTTGATAACGAAGACACTATTTTTACAGTATTGTTTGAAGCAGAAACATTGATGCCAAGTGTTGGGACTATTCTTGAAGGAACTGTTTGTATGTTGTACAAAGATGGTATTTTTACTCAAGTTTCGGAAAAACAAAAAATGTTGATTCCAAATCTTTCAGTAAAGGGATATACATATGACGAAGCATTGCACATTTATTCAAACGGTAAAAAGAAAATTAAAGAAGGTGACAAAATAAGAGCGGTTGTAACAGCATCTCAATATAATAAAAAAAATTTTAGTTGCATTGGATGTCTTGTTTAAAGATTAAGAGAATATTAAAAAATGTCCGAAATTGAGGTGTTAACAGAGTTTAAAACACAACTAATACTTTTTTTTGACGAATTAATAAGTCAATTTCCTGGAGAAGGAGATTTAGTAGTTATTAGATTGTTTTTTTCAAATCAAATACCTATACAAAATATTGTCAATATTTTTAATCACAAAATAAACACAAATGATCAGGAGTTACGAAAAATGGTAAAAGATCGAAATGAGTCTTTTTTTTTAGAACATAATATTTTTGATAGTTTAGGAAAAGATAAAGTAATTCATTTCAAAAAACTATGGCGTTCGGAAAGATTAGATAAGGAAGATAAAGAAGTAATATGGAAGTGGATTGATGCTTTCATTTATTTAGGTGATAAGCATGCTAAAATTGTTATGAGCAAGTAAAATTTGATTAAAATTTATAAGATGTATGAAATATTCCTTAATTTAAAAGTAATTTATTAGTGATATTAAATATGTCAAATCATAAAAGACCAGAAAAAATTGAAGGATATGTACATCCTTCTGAAGTTGGTACTTATTCAAGAGAAGGTGTTTATAAAACATTTACAGAAGGTGAAAAAAAACACGATAATTCTGGAAATACTTCTTTTATAAAACAATATGCTACTTATGGAGATTGGGAAGATGAAAAATGTCCAGAATGCAATGAACTACCTATTAAGATTTGTCCTTGTGCCTATAGCGACAAAGAATGTAATAAAGGACACAAATGGTATACAGATCGAGATGGAAAACTTAAAAAAGGAACTCCGCATTAACATTTTCAAGTCATCTGCTACTTAAAGATTTCTATTTACAATGTAAAATAGAAACTAAAATGACAACTGCCGGACTGAAAAACGATCAGTTGCCAAATAATAGACTCGAAGTCTTTAAATCAAATACTCAACTAGTAAAAGCATCTGAAGAAAAAACAAGGTTCTTGAAAGCAAAGATAAAGAGATCAAAACATTGAATGAAAAAACAAAACAATTTCAAGATTCTTTAACTACTAAACAACAAAATAAAATAAATTTTGAACAATCAACAGATATAATAGAATTAAAACTTATATTACAAAATAATAGTGAAATAAACATACCAGTAAGCAAAGATGGTTATGTTAACTGTACTAAATTATGTCAAGCAGGTAATAAACGAATAGATAATTGGAATCGTTTAAAACAGAGTAAAGAGTTGATAGAAGCTTATTCTAAACTACCTCACTTTAGAGGTAGTTTAATTTTAAGAGCTGTTGAGGGTAAAAATGGTGGTTCATATTATCCTATGGATATTGCTATACAAATAGCTCAATGGGTTGATCCATATTTTGCTTTACAAGTATCTCGTTGGACAAGAGAGTTACTACTTTTTGGAAAAGTTGAGTTAGGTCAAGAGAAATCAAATAAAGAGCTAGAAGAAAAATTTAACAAAAAGATACAATCTATGCAAAAAACAATAGAAACTGTTGTAAACGAAAATTTAAAAATCAAATCAACGTATTCTCACCTTGCTGAACTAAACGATAAACTCCGAATGAAGAGAAATTATCATAAATTTAAGAAAGGAAACTGCCTGTATATCATAACCGATAGATGGAGAGAAAAAGATTATCTTAAAATAGGTTACACAGATAACATTAATACACGTCTTCAAACATATAGAACAAGCATGCCAGATGTAAAGATAGAATTTTTAGTTTATCTTACAGAAAATAAGATTCTAGAAAAATGTTTGAAACTACGTTATGCTACTAAACTTATTGAAAAAAATCATGAATATGTTATTGATGCAACTGTAGAACAACTAGTAAAGTCTATCAATACTTTAACAAAATATCTAAGTATTGAAGCAACAGAAGAAACCAAGTTATCTCTGTATAATGAACCGTACAAGATATATAATCTAGTTTTTTTAGATCAAAATGGTAATGTAGAAGATAATACGGATCCTATAGTGCTAGCTTCGTCTGCGAAGCCTATGGGATTAGAATTGGATTCATCAGATGATGAAAAAGATAATGAGCCTGAGTCTAATACGGAAACAAACAATGATCCTGAATCGGAGCCTGAATCGGAGCCTGATTTTGATTCTGATTCTGAAGTATACAAGTGTGATATATGTGGTACAGAATATAAAATGAAGGGGCGTTTATTAAACCATATGATTAAAGTTCATAATATCCAAAAAGATGTGAAAGATGATGGAAAGACCTGTCCGATATGTAAGAAAGTTTTTAGAGATCGTGGTAAGAGAAATAGACATGTACGTAGTGTACATGAAAAATCTAGTATAGTGAAATGTATAGAATGTGATACTAATTATAGTTCTAATGATGCTCTTATGAATCATATTCGTAATGTACACAAAAAGGTTACACAGTCTAAGTGTGATCAGTGTGGAAAGATATGTTCAACTGTAGGTAATCTTAAAAAACATATTGAACAGATGCATAATAAAACGACTTCTGTATCTTGTGATATATGTCATAATATATTTACGACTCAATGCAACTTGACACAGCATATACTTAAAGTACATCAACGTCAAGAGAAATGTAATTGTCAGCTATGCGGCAAAGAATTATTGTCTGTGAATGGATTGGAATATCATATGAGAAATGTTCATAAAATATAAATAATTGAGATTGATCTTACCAACGTGTTAATTATCTTATACTATATTTAGTATAAGATATATAATATTCTGACATTTACTTACTTAGGAATAACACGCTTGACTTTGCGAACAACAGGTGCCTTTTTTGGTGAAGGAATCTTTTTAGCAACTTGAGAATCTTCATCTCCAGAACCAACAAGGCTTCCTTCATTACCTCCATCATCATCTGCCTCATTAACACCATCATCATCATCAAGAGCGGATGCTGCTGAACGATTTTCATTTTGAGAAGCTAGAACCTTAGATCGAGCTTTAGGACGAGCCAAAAGACGCTTCATACCCATCTTGCTTGGCTCTACAACTGCTTCATAAAGTTTTACTTGAAGAGAGATTTTTGCACCAATAAAAATAGATTCAATTTTAACAGCACCAGTTGAATAGCAGTGCTTTCCCATTAGTTGACGTGCTTCAAGAATATTGTCATCCTTATCAAAGAATTGAGTAAGAAACTTATCTTGCTTCTTTGAATAAATCAACTTTGCATACAAAGTTGGACCACGACCTGGAACATTTCTAAGAACAGTCTTACCCTTATCGTCTGTGAACTTCTCCTTTTTGTAATAGAGAGGGTTCAGGCCACCCTTTGCTTTAGTTAGATCTCCACGTGTCAGCTCGAACAAATCAATTTCTTCTCGATTTTCGAGAAGGTGATCGATACATGCTTCAACAATCTCATTAAAAGTATCACACCAAGTCTTTTCAGCTGGTGTTACACCATCACGATTCCACAAACAAAGAGGGAATGTGAAGCCAGTAACATTTCCAGTTTCTTGACTAGTATTTTCAGAAACACCAAATGAATATAGACGTTCTGTTGGAATAATTAATTCTCCAATTGTTCCATCTTCATTTCGAGTAGAAATATTAATTCGTTTAAATTCAATCTTAACCTTGCTATCTGGAATACTACCAACAATAGGTTCAGAAAAAATCATACGTTGTTTAGGATTATAACCCTCAGCGGGCGTCAATTGCGTGTTTTCGTTATCGGACATTTGTTTGTTTTCTTTTATTCTGCTATTTCCTTAAACTTATATTAATTTTTTTCAATTTTATTTTTGCGGATTATTTTTAAATGTCAACATCTACAATAGAAATAAAAGATATTCTTCAAAAATGGGCAGATGCTAAAACAGAAATTGCAGAATTAGAAAAAAATATAGAAAAATATAAACGAGTTGTTAATCGTATTATGGATCAAAAAGGTAATAATACAATCACAAGTTCAAAATTTACTCTTCGGCGTAAAGAAATGTCTCGTTCTACTATGTCAAAAAAAAATGTTCCAACAGAAATATGGAATAAATACTCACGTCCGTGTACATACAAGGCCTATTATATAAGTAAAATAAAGTAAGTTACATTTTAGTTACATTTATTTTAATATTTTTAAAGTATTAAAATTTAGTCTTTTGGAAAATGATTTTGATTCTTCAAATAAGTTTGAATTCCATAGTAATACAAAGGCTTTTCTGCTTTTTCCGGATTAAATCCAAGAAGTTTTTGAAGTTTAGAATCTGGCCAAATTTCTCGTTTATCCTCTGGATTTTGTAACTTATTAGTCGCAATATAATCACATATATATTTCGTAACGTCAACACGAGACCGAAGTTCGTTTTCAGACCATCCACCAAATTTAGCAAGTTCACTTGAAAGTTTTACAGGTTTTTGAAATCCAGAATTATTATTTTGACGAACAGTTGTATTTTTTTGTTTTAATACACGAACACATTGTAATTGAAGAGATTTAATGTTTTTATTCACCAACCGAAGAAATTTAACATTTGTTGTTTTAGAAGAACTTTCACGACTATTTTGAATTTCTAAATTGATCATATTAATAAGTAAATCAAACTCGTCCAAAATATTTTTTCTACTGGCAAGATCTTTTTCTTTTTTTGAAACACTTGTATCAGTAAGATTAGGAATAGGATTAGATAATTCCTCCTCTTTAGAAAGAGTTTCGATCTGAATTGCCTTTTTTTTCTCAGATATAATATTTTCTACTTTTTTTGGCATTTAATTTAGTATCATAATATCTTTAAGTCAATTTGTTTTTATTTTAAACTAAATGTAAACTAAAACTCAAAATTACATATACATACCAATTGGTGGTGAATCTATCTTAATTTTTTTTTTCGTTTTTTGAACCATTATTAAACCTTTTTCTAAATCTTCTACTGTTAAAATAAACTTATGTTCTTTATTTAATGCGATAACACGTCGTGCGTGAGCCATCTTGCATTTAGATATAAGATTTACAATATCTCTTCCAGCATTTGAAAATTGTTCTTTATTTGTTTCTATTAGTTTTGATATTATTTCTTTGTCAATTTTTATTTCCCAATTAATATGTTTAACTTTTTTAAGAAAGATATCAGATAATTCGATTGGTGTATATTCTTCAATTTTATGTTTCCATTGAAAACGACTTTCTAATCCATCGTTTACAGCAAAAAAACACTTTTGTATATCTTTTTCATAACCAGCTGCTATACAACAAAAATCAGTTGTATGTTCTGACAAAAAACTACATAACGTATCAATAGCTTCTTTAGAAAAAGAATCTTTATCTTCTTCTCCTGGTCCCAGAGCATAGACTTCGTCAATAAACAAAACACCACCTATACATGAATTAAGTAATTTTTGTGTTTTAAGAGCTGTTTGACCAAGATAACCAGCAACAAAATCATCTCTGTGAGCTACTTTAAAAGGACCGGATGGAGACAAAATATCCATCGCTTGATATATTTTTGCTATAATATGAGCAACTGTGGTCTTACCTGTACCGGGTGGACCCATTAATATAGTATGCAAATATTCATCTGATTTGTTTCTTTGATGCATTCCTTGCAAATAGTACAAAATTTGATAAAAAATTGATTCCTTTAAGGTTTCCATACCAATAAGATTGTTTAATTCATCTAAATGAGGAGTTAGACGCCAAAGCATTATTGTATCAATGTTTTTATAAAAAGTGTTATTTTTTCCTAATTGAATAAGATCTTTAATAGAATTAATTGGAGGTGCATCTAAAATTTCTATTTTAGGTCGTTTCTTTTTTCCAAAATCATTTAATTGTCTATCTCTTTTTAGCATTAGCAACCTTTAGAAAATAATTTTTATTGTTTAGATAATAGAATATTTTTTAATTTAACAGGCATATCTACATCCTTGATTACATAATTTCTTCCTTCCATTATAATAGTTTTTATATGCAGTCTCATATGCAATTTTTTCTTCTTTTGTTGGGATTTTATGTTTTACTAAATCATAACTCATATAAAATGGGTTAAAACTGCATTGATAATTGTAATTCTGGATTGATTCTAGAAATTCCCAAGTAAGAGCGAAATTGTACCAGTTTTTTGCAGACATTAAATGGTCTGGATACGTTTGTAAGTTGTGTAATCTAGTTCTTTTTACAGCAAAACCAAAATCAATTATAACAAGATTATTATCATCTGTACACATAACATTTTCATCGTGTGTGTCTACATGTAACCAACCAGCATCACGAATTATATCTAAACTTTCTCCTACTTTTTTCCAAATTTTATGATGACTAAATTTTGAATATTCAAAGTCTTTTAGTTTTTCCATTACAATAAAGGCTTGCTTTTTACAAGTCCAAGCTGCATATATTTTAGGAACAATATTCGTTTTTTGAAGGTCATTTAATGCTTCTATTTCAGTTAAAAAAGAATTATTATTTTTTTGCACTTTAAGAGCATATTCACGGTTGTCATATTTGGATAAGACTAAATAAACAATTCCATACGATCCTTTACCAAGTGTACGCAATTTTTTCCAATTATCAATTTGACTACAATCTTCTTTAACTGGAAAAAAACTATACTTAACTGGTGTAGGATTTATTGTCGGAACACCATTTATAATTGTCGGATTCATATTTATTTTCAATGGAGGACGTCTTACAATTCCAGGTGTTTTGTTTATTATTGACTTTATAATTGATGAAGTCGCAGTCGGTGTAGGAGGAGTCGGGGATTTTATTTTTTGTGATTCTTTAAATTTTTGCTCTAACAATATAAATTTTCCTACTCGACCATCTTTCAAAACACAAAGTCCTGTCTTGGGATTTAGAATTTTACCAGGTGGGCATGATTCTGATTTAGACGCAACATTTTTTGATACAGTTCCAAAAACGGAAGTTAAACTTGATTGGGAAGTTGAACCAGATCCTATTGAACCAGAACCAGAACTCAAAACAAAACCCGAACTAGATCCCGAACCCGAACCCGAACCCGAACCCGATCCGGAACCCGAACTAGATCCCGAACCCGAACCCGAACCCGAACCCGAACCCGATCCGGAACCTGATCCGGAACCCGATCCGGAACCCGATCCGGAACCCGATCCGGAACCCGATCCGGAACCCGAACTAGATCCCGAAGTAGATCCCGAACCGGATATTTGTGTTTTACCTTTCAATTTTTGTTGTAATTGTTGTTCTAATAATATAAATTTTCCTATACGACCATCTTTCAAAACACACTTTTTTGTCCTAGGATTTAAAATTTTATCAGGTGGACAGTTTTTTCTGCTACTAGATTTTGGAGATCTACGTTTTAATTTTTGTTCTAATAGTATACTTTTTCCTATACGACCATCTATTAAAACACAATTGTCTGTTTTAGGATTTCGAATTGTACCAGGTGGACACTTTTTTCTACCAGAAGATTTTGGAGATCTACGTTTTAATTTTTGTTCTAATAGTATACTTTTTCCTATACGACCATCTATTAAAACACAATTGTCTGTTTTAGGATTTCGAATTGTACCAGGTGGACACTTTTTTCTGCTACGAGATTTTGGAGATCTACGTTTTAATTTTTGTTCTAATAGTATACTTTTTCCTAAGCGACCATCTATTAAAACACACTTTTTGGTCCTAGGATTTAGAATTGTGCCTGGCGGGCATTTTGTCATTTTTATAATAAAGATGGAAAATAGAAATTTAAGATTAAGAAAATTGCATCCTCAAAAGTAAAAATGAACTTATCAAGTTAAAAGTATATAAATTAATAAATTAAAAAGATGGGTATCAAAAGCTCGTTTAACAATTTTTTAAGAGAAACATGTCCTGATATTTTTGAACCTATTCACATTTCTGAATATAGTTTTATGAAAGTAGCAATTGATATTTCCTTATATATGCATAAATTTAAAGCAGTATGTGGAGATCGATGGTTGTCTGCTTTTATAAATTTAATATCTAGCCTAAGACGAAATGAAATTCATTGCGTTTTTATTTTTGATGGTCGAGCACCACCAGAAAAATCTGGCGAACAAGCAAAAAGAAGAGATAGTCGAGAAAAATTAGATAATCAACTGTATGAACTTGAAGAAGCAGTAGACGAATATAATAAAACAGGTATTGTTAAAAGTTGTCTTGTTGATATTTATAAGAAAAGACGTTCACCAAAACGTCTTCTTGTAAAAAATTCAGAAAAAGTTGATATGGTTTGGATTGAAAAAAAAATTGAACAACGCCGAAATCAACTCTATAGTATTTCATCAGAAGATTTTGAAACTGCAAAACAACTTTTTAATATTCTTAAAGTTCCTTATTATACTGCACCAGGAGAGGCTGAAAAAATGTGTACTGCTATATGCATTGCTGGTTTTGTATCAGCCGTTTTATCTGAAGATACAGATGTAATGGCTTATGGTTCTCCTGTATTTCTTACAAAAATTGACACTGGAGCAGACACTTGTGTTCGTATTACGCATTGTCAAGTATTGAAAGGTCTTGAACTAAGCAAAGAACAATTTTTAGATCTTTGCATAATGTGTGGCACTGATTATAATCCTAATATACCAAAAATAGGAAGTAAAACTGCTTACAAATTAATAGCGGAACATAAAAGTATTGAAAAGATATTATCAGATACATCAATTGATGTTTCTATTCTTAATCATATACGTGTACGAAATCTTTTTACGAACTTTGAAACTGAAAATAAAGAAATTGCAAAAATTCCATTTTGTGGAAGTCCAGATTTTCCAAGTTTAGAAAAATTTTTAATATCTAAAAAAATTCAAGTAAATATTGAAAAACTTAGAAAAGATTTTACACACAATATTATTGTTTTTGAAGATTCAGACGAAGATTAAAAAACAACAAATATTCTTTAAAAAAAAATAAGGTTTTGTAATAAAATGCCTCGAGGAAATTATTACAAAACATCAAATCTTTTAATGATCTCATCACCACATAAAAAAAATGAGACGAATGAGCCAAAAATGCAAGAAGATAATGGCGAATCTACATATAAAAAACAATTTGTAGATGAATCAAAAAATGATTCACAAGAGATGAATATGAAATGGACTACTCTTAAATATGCAAATTCAAGCGATCCTAACGTATGGGGTCCAGCTTTTTGGTTTACTTTACACAATGGTGCAGCACGTTATCCCATTAAAGCGTCACCTATTTGCAAAGAAAGTATGAAAGGATTTATTATGGGTATGCCATATATGATACCTTGTGAAAAATGTCAAGATCATGCGATTGCTCATATTGAACAAAATTATTACAGAATTAACGAAATTGTTAGTGGCAGAGAGCAATTATTTAATTTCTTTGTATCTTTCCATAATTATGTAAATAAACGTTACGGAAAACCCGAAATGGACTATAAAAAAGCATATGATCTCTATACTAGTTCTACAAATGTTACAAAACTTACCTATTTTGATTCTAACTCTTAACTCTTAACTCTTAAGTAGTATGTGAGAAATTTAAATTTATCTTATCCTTCCTTAAAAGGGTCTGTTTTCTTACAATCAGGGCAGATTGTATATTGAGGTAAATTATCAGGTTGAACAATAATAGAACGATTAAAATGTTTTTTATCTTTTTCTGTCCACCCATACATAACTGCATCGTTCATAGCCTTTCTCTCGTCGTTATATTGAGACATAAAATGATCAAATATATCTCCTTTGTCTAAGTTTGAACAACAGTGTTGGCATACGTAATTATTCATTGTTATTATACTAACTGTTTTTTTTTAAATTGTGTAATAAATTTTATTTGTTAACAAATAAAATTGTTGAATTTATGTGTAAGGTGTAATATTCCAAATTTCTTCTTGATTAAAAGTAACAGATGATGCACCTGTAAACATATCTGTTGTGTTAATTTTACTTCTTAATCGTTCATTCAATTTTATAGGTGTGTTAAAAGAAGTTGCGTTATAAAACATTCTTGACATATTATTAATTTTTGTACCCCTCTGCCACCACCATCTAAGTGGTTGATTAAAAGCGTACGCATAAGAAAACATATTTGACATATTTCTTACATTAATAACATCCCAATCTCCTATCTTACCATTAAAATTTATAGCGTAACTAAACATTTCAGACATATCTGTTACTTCTTCAGTAAACAAATTATCAAGTGACTGATTAAAAGAATGTGCATGTTTAAACATTTTTGACATATCTTTAACATAAATTGTATAGAATTTTATTCCATCGATAGGTTGATTAAAAGATATCGCCGATTCAAACATACTAGATGTATTGCTTGGTAACAGTTGTTGGTTAATAATAAAAGGTTGATTAAATTTGATCGCACCCTTAAACATTCTAGACATATTACACAAAACTGTAGGCCAGATACTAATCGGTTGATCAAAATTGGTAGCATCTAAAAACATAGATGTCATATTAGATACCTTAGAAAGATTTAAATTATTAATAGGTTGATTAAACTTTATTGCACCGGCAAACATTTTTGACACATCTGTAAGTGATGACACCTGAGATCTAGGAACTGCATTTTTATTAAAATTAATAGCGTTTTTAAACATTCCAGACATACTTGTAACTCTTGACAAGTCCCAATTCCAGTCACCAAATGGTTGGTTAAAAGATGTGGCACCACGAAACATATCATTCATCAAAATAATTCTGTTTGTTTTATTTAATGTAATTACTTCGTTAAAAGAAGTTGATCCCGCAAACATTTCAGAGACATCAGTTAAATTTTCAGTATCATATAATATTACAGGTTTATTAAACCTTGTTGTTCTTGCAAACATACCTATAACAGAAGTAACTTGTCTTGCATTAATAAAAGTAATAGGATTATTAATACCAGAACTATAAAACATACCATTCATACTTATTACGTTGTCTGTTTTCCAAACGAGAGGTTGGTTAAAATTTATTGCGTTATAAAACATTTCAGACAAATTTGTACAGTTTGAAGTATTCCATTTACTGTCAAGAGGCTTGTTAAAATTTATTGCGTTATAAAACATTTGAGATAGATTAATAACATTTTTTGTATCCCATTTATTGAGTGGCTTATTAAAAAGAGTAGCATTTGCAAACATTTTTTCCATAGTTCTAACCATACTCACATTCCAATTAGAAATATCACAATTAAAGTTGTCTGCACCTTCAAACATAGAATTCATATTCCTAACTTTTGAAGTATCCCAACGAGAAATATCTCCATTAAAATCTGAATTGACAAACATATGAGAAAAATTTAGTACATTACCAACATTCCATTCAGAAATATTTTTGTTTTCCATCAATGTATCTGCAAACATATAAGACATATTCCTAACACAAGAAGTATCCCAACGAGAAATGTCTACCTCATCATCATTTTGAAATGAATTTCTAAAGAGGCCAGACATTTTTGTTACTTTACTAGTGTTCCAGTTTTCATACCCAGTAACAGTTATAAGACCCCGTTTTGGTTCTTCTTCTTCTTCTTCTTCTTCAAAATCAAAATTAAACATATCCGACATATCAGATACATTGCTTGTATCCCAATAACTTAAATCTAAAACAATGTTTTCTGTGTGGAGTTGGTAACGAAATAAACTACTCATATCATTAACTCCTCTTACATCCCAATATTTAATTGGTATTAGTCTTGGTCGACGCCATAGTCGATTTGTAACTGGATCACGTGGACCATTGAAAGCTAACATGTCATGATAATTAATATATAGATCTAAATCTGATTTAAGCTTTTCTTTCGTTCTATATCTGAAACACTGAGTTCTTCCATAAAGAAAATTTCTTTCTTCTTCAGAATTTGCATTTTCGATAAGATTCTGTAAAAGTCTCGTTGCAATAATTCTACACTCTTGTAATGCATCAGAATTCTGAATATCTACAAGATCATGCACTCTACTTGTATATTGTCTTTCATTAACCATTGTCATAATATAATTAACCATATCTGGCCTCCATTCAAATCCTATTAAGTGTACTGGTCTTTCAAAAGTATTAAAGTCTGGATTGTATCCCATATCATGTATTAAGAATATCCAATTACGAGTATTCATTAAACCAAATGAACGTACACTACCAGACGCTAGAATGGCAGATGATATTACAGAGTTATATTGTGAATTTATATATGGTAATAATACAGATGATTTATTATCTGGATTTCGATCAATAGCTGCTTTAAGAACTTTAACCATAGTTGATTCTGGTAATGAGTATAGTTGACTTGCTAGTATAAGTTGATCCATTTGTAATGTGCTTTCATTCATTTTATTTAAATGCATAAAATATTATTTCATAATTATATAAATAAATAACGTGTTTTTTTTTAATTTAGAACATTTGCACAATGAATGATTAACTTGTTATGTTATATATAAATATATAACATATGAACAGTGATTATGATACAATTGTATTATTTAATAAAGATCATTTACACAATGAATGATTAACTTATAAACAGTAAAACTTATTTTGTTCCAAAAGAATATGTTAATGGATTTGCGGAAGGAGGTTTAAATGTAGTTTGCGGTTGTCTAAGTGTTCCAAATGTACTTGTTGGTTGTGTTCCAAATGCACTTGTTGGTTGTGTTCCAAATGTACTTGTTGGTTGTGTTCCGAAAGTACTTGTTGGTTGTGTTCCAAATGCACTTGTTGATTGTTTGTTTGTTCCAAATGCACTTGTTGGTTGTGTTCCAAATGTACTTGTTGGTTGTGATCCAAATGTACTTGTTGGTTGTGTTCCAAATGTACTTGTTGGTTGTGTTCCGAAAGTACTTGTTGGTTGTGTTCCAAATGCACTTGTTGATTGTTTGTTTGTTCCACCAAATGCACTTGTTGGTTGTGTTCCAAATGCACTTGTTGGTTGTGTTCCAAATGCACTTGTTGGTTGTGATCCAAATGTACTTGTTGGTTGTGTTCCGAAAGTACTTGTTGGTTGTGTTCCAAAAGTACTTGTTGGTTGTGTTCCGAAAGTACTTGTTGGTTGTGTTCCGAAAGTACTTGTTGGTTGTGTTCCAAATGCACTTGTTGGTTGTGTTCCAAATGCACTTGTTGATTGTGTTCCGAAAGTACTTGTTGGTTGTGTTCCGAAAGTACTTGTTGGTTGTGTTCCAAAAGTACTTGTTGGTTGTGTTCCGAAAGTACTTGTTGGTTGTGTTCCAAAAGTACTTGTTGGTTGTGTTCCGAAAGTACTTGTTGGTTGTGTTCCAAAAGTACTTGTTGGTTGTGTTCCGAAAGTACTTGTTGGTTGTGTTCCAAATGCACTTGTTGGTTGTGTTCCAAAAGTATTTATTGGTTGTTGAATAATATCTGGTTCACATAAATTTTTACACAAATGTATTAATTCATCTGATTTGTAAGTCCCTTGATCATTAAGTTTCTCGATAAAATAGGAAGGTATTGATTTTAAACCTACCCTTGCCCCAACAATTCCACCAACTATTGATGCTATACTTGAAACATTTCCACCAGACCTAACAGACATACAAATAGAAGAAACGAAAAAATTTGGAATACACATAAAACAAAAAATTGCAAATAAACAAGATTGTACAGGTGCGTATGAAATTACCTCGCCATCATTATATAATTGTTCACCAAACATTTTATTACACTCCTTTGTAATTATTTTAATTATTTGCCTATCTGCAAAAGCAGATGCAAGTATGTATTCAAGTTTTGAATCTTTAATTATACTTTTTCTTGTTTTTATTAAAAATGGCATGCTCAAAACATATGTTCCTAAAGTTGGATTAATTGGCATTATTGAGTTGGAAAGTTGTTGACAAAAAATATGAGGGCTAGTTAGGATATCATATCTAGAATATGGTTTTATTTTATTTTCAACAGCAAGCCTAGTCGCTTCTGCAATTAATATTGAACAAGCTATTACTATTTCAGAACTATTAGTAACACTAGCTTGGTTAGTTGTAGATAGTTTACAAAAATCTTTTCTACTCATATAAACAGCCCCTAAAGGAGCTGCCCTTGCGCACGGTTCATTTTTTTCTTCCTTGTAAGGAGTGCCTGTTTTTATATTCTCTATAAAAGATGATTCAGGAGTTCCAATAAGAGGTGTTTTTGAAATGTTATTTTGTTCAGAGACAATTAATCCAGCGAGTCCGTAAAGAGACATCAGTCTCTTTTTAAAAGATTCAATATTCAAAACTCCGTTTTCAATTGATAATAAAAGTTCTCTTGAACATTGAGTATTCACTGTATACTGTCCATATTGAAAAGCTATTGTATTTTGATTACCTTCAATTTTGCAATAACGAGGGTTGCCAGTTCTTCCTATATCTTTGTCGATTCCATATAAATGGACACTTTTAGATGCTACTATTTTTTCTACATATTCATAAGAAGAGTCAGCAGAATGACCTTGAATCAAAAAACTAATGGAGTCGCCAATTGCTTTGCCAATAAGAGATCCGGATATATTATCAAGCCTACTAACATACTTACTTTTAAAATTTGGGTTTTCTTTTTCGTACGTTTCTATTTTGTCAGAATTTTTAGAAAATACATCACTAAGAAAAACAGAAAATTCTAAGATTTTTTCCAAATCTATATTATCATCATATAATATTGGATTGTTGTTATAACTTTCCTCAATAGCGTTTCTAATAATAACAAAATTGGAAATTGGAATATAAAAGATGTCTGATAACAGTATCATAAATATATCTCTTGTATAGTTTCTAATATAATTAGAGTATGGAAGGTGAAGGTACGGAATAATAAAAATTATTTTATTTGTCAAGTTTTCACCTATCCACTTATCAAAATATTTTTTGTTGAATAATATAATTTTTAACATCACTAAATTAATAATAGTATCTCCTTCTGTATTTCCTATAGGAGATTCTATTGTTATGTCTGATTCAAAACATAAAGCAATATAATAAGTTACTTCTTCTGTCATTTGATTCACAAATTCTATTTTCTCGTCTGCCGTTTTCTTGTCGTTTGTCTTGTTATATTTAGAAATGATGTTATGAAACATTTTATACTTAATTAGAAAAAAGATATAATAATTCAATTTCAAAAAAAGACTAGATCTAAATATTCAGTTGCAAAATTAAAACTGAAATGTTAGATTTTGAAACTAAAAATAATATAAAAATGTCAAATGAAAATCAAATTAAACTTAAGCCAAAACAAGAAGAAGCTTTTGCATCAATGGCAAAAGGAGAAAGCATTTTTCTTACAGGTCCTGCTGGTACTGGAAAATGTTTAGGATTAAATACGCCAATTATAATGTTTGATGGTTCAATTAAAATGGTCCAGGATGTAAAAACAAATGACTTAATTATGGGAGATGATTCTTCTAGCAGAAGAGTATTATCTATAACAAGTGGGGAAGATGAATTATATAAAGTTTCAACAAATTTTGGAGATTCGTATATTGTTAACAGTGCACATATTCTTACTTTTGTATCAATTAAACATTTTAGATACAGAAAAGGAAAAACAATTTTATCTTGGATGAATGAATTTGGAAATGTATTAAGTAAAAGTTTTTCTTCTAGAAAAGAAGCAGAAGAAGAATCTTTACTTTTACCTTTTTTTGTAGATTTACCTATAATTAATTATAATCAAAATACTAAATATTTTCACGGAGTTTACACAAGTGTTGAATTTTCAGAAAAATCTCTTGAAATTAATCCTTATATGCTTGGTATTATATTATTAGGTGGAAATTCTGGTGCTAAGTATGAATTAAATCAATTATTATTAGATTTAAAAATTGTAACAAACAACACTATTCCTCATAAATATAAAACAAGTTCTCGTAATCAAAGATTGCAATTATTAGCTGGTATAATAGATATTGGAGGTATTTTATTATCTGATTGCTACGAAATAACTGTATTAAACAGTATATTAGCAAATGATATTTATTTTGTTGTAAAGAGTCTTGGATTTCATAGTTTTACAAAAACATATAATTTAGAAAATGTACCTTATACAAAAATTTTTGTATACGGAAGAATCGATACGATTCCTGTCTTAATTGCCAAAAAAGCTACTCTAAAATCAATTTTTAGAGGAACTTCGTTCGGATTTGAATTATTAAATGATCGTTTTATTTTATCATCTCCTATAAAAATAGAAAAAATTGGTGTTGGTACATATTATGGGTTTGAAATTGACGGTAATCACCGTTTTGTTCTTGGAAATTTTATAGTAACACATAACACTGCTGTAATTAAAATGTTTATGAAAGTATATCAAAATTCTCGACAAATAGCTGTTACTTCAACAACCGGTACTTCTGCATTACTTATAAATGGTACAACAATACATTCTTATTTAGGTATTGGGTATGGAAACGGAACTGTAAAATCAATGACCGACAAAATTTGTTCATGGCCTTGGTTGAGAAAAAGATGGACTGATTTGCAGTGTTTATTTATAGATGAGATTAGTATGATGGATCCTGACGTATTTGACAAGTTAGAAGAAATAGCACGTATTGTACGCCGAAATGTAGCACCGTTTGGAGGTATTCAGATTGTACTTTCAGGTGATTTTTTACAATTGCCTTGTGTTGGAACTAATAATTTTTGTTTTGAAGCTCAATGTTGGAATAAATGTATAAAACAAACAGTGTACCTTAATGAAATTATGCGTCAAGGAGATAATATTTTTCAAGAAGTCTTAAATAAAATTAGAGTTGGTAAAATAGATAAACAAGTTAAAAAAGTATTAAATTCTCGAATTGGAGTAAAATTGAATAATGAATACGGCATTAAACCAACAGGTCTGTATTCACACAATAGTGATGTTGATTTAATAAATGACGAAGAATTAGATAATCTTGCAACAGATGGAAGACAATTTTACGAGTATAAAATGGACACTGTAGTTTATTCTGGTGTGACTAATAAATCAGCCGCTTTAGAAAAATTTAAAAAATATTGCACAGCGCCAGAACTTCTTCAAGTTTGTATAGGTGCACAAGTTATGTTGCTAAAAAATTTGGATATACCTAATGGTCTTGCAAATGGTAGCAGAGGAGTTGTGACTGGTTTTGTTTCCGAAATGCCAAAAGTACGATTTTTAAATGGAGAAGAACGTATAATTGAACAAAATGTCTGGGAAATTGAAGAAAATGATAAAAAAATTCTGAGGGCTCAACAAATTCCTTTAAAAGTTGCTTATGCTATATCGATACATAAATCTCAAGGTTGTTCTCTTGATTATGCAGAAATTGATTTGTCTGGTGTTTTTGAATATGGTCAATCGTACGTGGCACTATCAAGAGTTAAAAGTCTTGAAGGGTTGAGCATAATTGATATTAATTATGATTCTATTCAAGCACATCCAAAAGCAACCGCATATTATGAAAGTTTGTAAGAGTTAACAAAAAAATTATCAAATAATTTTTTTTGTCTATATATTGCTAATCACAATACTTATAAACTCATCCTGAAAATTAGAATCTTCTATATTTCCGTATTCAAATGATATATTTTTGTTCGATTCTATTAACTTATATGTTCTTTCTCTT